GGGTGATGCCCCCTCCGATGTCGTTGCGTCTTTCGTTGACGCTTGGTATTTCGTTGAAGTTTCCGATGAAGTTTCCGATGAAGTTTCCGATGAAGTTTCCGATGAAGTTTCCCATGACGTTGTCACACGGTCTTTCGTTGACGCTTGGTCTGCGAGGGTCTTTCCGTAACACCAATTGTTGACATGCGACGCAACCAAGGGTACCACTCAACTCAGATTTATGCACAGTATGGTTGCCCAAAGATGTAACACCTGGCTGTGTAGCCAGACAAATTGCCATTTGGCTGCTTGTATAAGTGGAGGATGTGCTATTGCGATTCAAGGGAGTCTCGGTGGAGCTATGCGGTGTGTCCCGTGCACCACAGTTGCCAGGATGGTGATATATTTTCTGAAATCTGATTTTTTTTTTCAAATGTATCCGTCCGCCTGGTCTGAGATCCTGGACCTAGTTTTTTCATCGTCGGCCTATGATAGGAGTTTCACCCTTGGTATTTTCTTAACGAGGGGAAACAACAAATTGATCTCTTGGGTGATGCCCCCTCCGATGTCGTTGCGTCTTTCGTTGACGCTTGGTATATCGTTGAAGTTTCCGATGAAGTTTCCGATGAAGTTTCCGATGAAGTTTCCGATGAAGTTTCCCATGACGTTGTCACACGGTCTTTCGTTGACGCTTGGTCTGCGAGGGTCTTTCCGTAACACCAATTGTTGACATGCGACGCAACGAAGGGTACTACTCAACTCAGATTTATGCACAGTATGGTTGCCCAAAGGTGTAACACCTGGCTGTGTAGCCAGACAAATTGCCATTTGGCTGCTTGTATAAATGGAGGATGTGCTATTGCGATTCAAGGGAGTCTCGGTGGAGCTATGCGGTGTGTCCCGTGCACCACAGTTGCCAGGATGGTGATATATTTTCTGAAATCTGATTTTTTTTTTCAAATGTATCCGTCCGTCTGGTCTGAGATCCTGGACCTAGTTTTTTCATCGTCGGCCTATGATAGGAGTTTCACCCTTGGTATTTTCTTAACGAGGGGAAACAACAAATTGATCTCTTGGGTGATGCCCCCTCCGATGTCGTTGCGTCTTTCGTTGACGCTTGGTATTTCGTTGAAGTTTCCGATGAAGTTTCCGATGAAGTTTCCGATGAAGTTTCCGATGAAGTTTCCCATGACGTTGTCACACGGTCTTTCGTTGACGCTTGGTCTGCGAGGGTCTTTCCGTAACACCAATTGTTGACATGCGACGCAACCAAGGGTACCACTCAACTCAGATTTATGCACAGTATGGTTGCCCAAAGGTGTAACACCTGGCTGTGTAGCCAGACAAATTGCCATTTGGCTGCTTGTATAAATGGAGGATGTGCTATTGCAATTCAAGGGAGTCTCGGTGGAGCTATGCAGTGTGTCCCGTGCACTACAGTTGCCAGGATGGTGATATATTTTCTGAAATCTGATTTTTTTTTTCAAATGTATCCGTCCGTCTGGTCTGAGATCCTGGACCTAGTTTTTTCATCGTCGGCCTATGATAGGAGTTTCACCCTTGGTATTTTCTTAACGAGGGGAAACAACAAATTGATCTCTTGGGTGATGCCCCCTCCGATGTCGTTGCGTCTTTCGTTGACGCTTGGTATTTCGTTGAAGTTTCCGATGAAGTTTCCGATGAAGTTTCCGATGACGTTGTCGCTTGGTATTTCGATGACGTTGTCACACGGTCTTTCGTTGACGCTTGGTCTGCGAGGGTCTTTCCATAACACTAATTGTTGACATGCGACGCAACGAAGGGTATCACTCAACTCAGATTTCTGCACAGTATGGTTGCCCAAAGGTGTAACACCCGGCTGTGTAGCCAGAAAAACTTTAGACTTGTGCGCGCTCAGGTGCGTGTATTCGCGTACTATAATACTCCTTCCCACCCACATTCGCACAAATAAAGTCTCAGTTGTGTATTCGTCAGACTCCGCCTTCCCACCCACATTCACACAAATAAAGTCTCAGTCGTGCAGCAAGCAAGTCGGTGAAGTCAGCGTGGTACACGAACGCGTCGTCCGCTACGTTCGTCGCTGACCCGTATAAACTTGGTCAATGAGAACTTCTACCACGGAGGGCGTGAAATCATCCGAACCACGGAAAGACAAGCAGCCGTGTCTTGACATCATCCCTTCTTGTCGTCCTTGCGTTACCCTCCGAACGCGCCGTCCTGTTTGTTGATGTACCTGGCGGCGATACACGAGGATTAAGTCAGGTCGTCTTTTGTTTTGAACTGTCCCTGTTAATATCACTCAACCTACTGACACCACTCCACGCACCTCCCCATTGCCGCCAATAGCACCTTGGGCCTTGAACCGGGCCGTATAGGCTTGCGAACGATTTTCGTGGCACGATCGGTGTCGGTCGGCCACGCCCAGGAGTTGGCGTGAACTGCATCCTCCTGCTGAAGGAGACGGACGACTCCCTTCAATCCGTCCACCCCCTCCGCATCTGCGTCTTCGAAGTAGGTCTGTTCGTGCCGTAGAGTGATCTTGGCGGCTGCTAGAGGTTCGTCTGTCATCTCCCCCAACCCTTCTATTTCGAAACGCACTTTCTTCTTGGTATCGGCCCCGTGGTCAAGCAAGAACCTCGTTATCCTCGGAGCATGTCCGCGTCCCGTACCGAAGGCACAGAGGAGGGGATTCTCGTAGGCGTTGTCGATGTTTGTGTAATTGCGCTCCACCATGTGAGCATTCCCCCCTCGTCGGCTCACCAACAGCTTCAAACACGCCTCGTTGCGACCCTCGATAGCATCGCACAGGGCCGTACCATCCGTGTCTATGACACCGGCGTCGAGTAAGAACGCCAGAATAGTTTGGTGATTCTCGTATGCGGCGGTCTCGAGGGCGCCGATGGCGCCTTCGTCGGCACAGCCATCTATTCCGAACCGCTGCACAAGCTCCTGTACAACTCTCAGGTGTCCTCCGTGTGTGGCGATGTCGAGAGGATGGGTTGGACCGACGCGTAGTAGGGGGTTTGCCTTTTTCTGAAGGAGAATCTCTATCGCCTCCAAGTTTCCCATGCATGCGGCGATGTACATAGCCGTTGATCCGTCGCTCATGCGACTGTCGACATTCGCACCGGCGTTGATCAGTGCGACCATCCCTTCGCAGAACCCTTCTCCCGTGGCCAAGTGCAAGGGTGTCTGACCTTGAATTACCTCGGACTCCGTGCGAAGCAAGTCGGCCTTTGCTCCGACGTCGGCACCGGCCCTAATGAGTGCTCTGGTGACGGCCAGGTTTCGACCACCGATGGCGAAGTGTAGTGCGGTGTGTCCATCGTCAGTACTCACCGACACGTCGGCCCCGAATCGGAGAAGCACCCTGACAATACGCAGATACCCCTTGTTGGCGGCACACATGAGAGCCGTCACCCCATTTTCATCGCACCGCTTGTCGATTTCAGTAAATCCATCCGAAAGCAGATCAAGCGTGCGTTCGACCGACCCAGTCGACGCGGCGCTGTAGAGTGTGCTGACGGTAGATGGCATGATGATGATGGTGTGTCGCAAAATGGTGAGCACCATGCCTACAAAATGTTTGGTAAATATTGTTCATTTGCACCCTTTCCCTTCCCTCGCCGCCCCCGGTCAATCCCTCCATCCGTCCCTCCCTTTCAGGCTCTCGGGAATGGAGCACTTCTGGTAACTGCGAGCGAGGATTACCTTCAGCTACGTTTCGACTGGTTGGTGGAGAGGTCAGCGGCAGCCTTTCCGCGAATTGATCGCTTCGTTTATGACCTGTGATTTCTATTAATACGCTCACAAAATAGTATTGATTCATGCCGATTTTGTATTATAGTATCGAGTGTCAACTTAATTGTTGGTGGAAAAATGGACACTCTGATCTTCTTGACCACCAGTCTCTCTTGCTCCATGATTTTGATGTATGTTGTACATATATAATTTTCAGTCGCTGACATCATAGAGGGCACTGTGCATCTACCAGGTACGTGCGCATGTGCTCGTCGATGACGTGTCCGACGCTACCAATTTTTAACATTCCCCACGGGCACCCGTGATCACGCACGTACTTGAGCGCTTGCAGATGCCCCCGCCTGGCCAAAAGCATACAGATGCCGTCCGACCACGGGTAGCCTTGCTCTCTGAGCCACTTCACAGTCCGTAGATCTCCGCGCAGAGCCGCGTGTAGTATCGCGGCAATGGAGTATTCGCGCAAACCTTTGAAGTGAATGTACTTGACAAGCTCAAAGTGACCATGTACGGCCGCGGTGCCTAGAAGCGCCGAGTCTAACTCTTGCCCTTTTTCGTGCGCCCACTTTACAACTGGGAGAAACCCCCCGACGACAGCGTTCCTGACCAACAACCTACTTGTGTCTAATTGATCCGGGAACCACTTGTCCCCCGGAAACAACCACTTCAGAACGTCGAGTTGCCCTCCCATCGACGCTCCGGTGCACGCGCAGTGCGGGCACAGGGAGCCGACGTACCAAATATACTCTATAATGCGCAAATGACCGCACCGCGCGGCAACTTCTACGGTCCCGTGACTGATGACACACCCGTGCTCGACCGCAAGCTCAAACAAATCAAGCCTGCCGAGCTCTGACGCCCGGAAGGGTGGGTGCTCTGAAACCGGCATCCCGTTTTCGAAATACTCCACCATGTTGTTCAAAGACGTGTCCTTGTCGATCTGCGTGACTGTCGGTGCGTAATTGGCAGAGAACAGCTTGGAAACGGTGGCCAGATCCAAGTACTTGTTGGGCATGTAGCCGAGTACGGTGGACACGGGCAGGTCGATCTCCATGGGGCTCTTCATGTTGTGCGTATGGCGTATGTAGGGAGAAGGGCGTCTAATGTTTTCTGTTTTATTTGGATGCTGGGTAAGGATTAAAAACTACAGCATATCGTACGGAACTTCGCGTACATTGTCCACTAGCTTAGCAAGCCTCAGTATGTTTTTCGCGTCTTGAAGAGAATCGTTCAAAGATGCTATGTCATGGACGTCCATGGTGGTTTTATTTAGTATAACTCCTTCAATACTGGCGATTTGCGTTTCAATATCTGTTCTCCCCGCATCAAACCACGCTTTCGGCTGTGGATTAGGCTTTAGGGCTTCTGTGTCCATATCCCGAAGGTCCTCCGCGGCATAGTAGGTTCCATCTGCGGCATCGATGGCGTCTTGATGCGTACTGGTATGGCGCATAACGGATTTATGCAACAACTCGCCGACCTTGACCGAAAAGTAGTGTGTTTTCCAGCCACGTAGGATCTGTGGCTTGCCTCTGCCGATGTATCTGGTCGCAAAGTACTGTGCTTCTTTTCCCTGTAGTTTCGCCATTGCCTTGTATAGCGCTTTCCTGTTGACGTCGTTGTCCGCCGTTTCCAGGAGTTTCAGTGCTACACGCGCCGCGTGCAAATCCTTTTCAGCATCTGTGAGTGGCTCCTTGAGATAAATCATGCGCAAGTTGTGCACGGGGGGAAGCAGTGGTTTGGACGGATTGAGCCCGATACCGGCCTTGATCATGGGTGTGCTGTGCGCGGGGGGACGACCAGCGGCGCTCAGACCGCTGCGAGACATGAGTCTTGCTGTCAGCGGATCCATTTTGTGGTGTCTTAACACACGTCAATATTAAAAAAAGCCAAACTACACTTCGTCCAATGTTTACACGTCATCCGGAAGATCACACCGGTCGTCCTCGACCAGTCGAGCGAGGCGCTGACATATTTCTGCGTGTCTAAGAGAAGCTTTAATAGATGTAAGGGAAGCTTGTTTCGTTGTGTCAGAGTCCGGGAGTGTCAACACAACGCGTAGATGGTTTTTAATGGTCTTAATCGCCCTTTCGAGTGCTGTCAAATCGGTGCTAAATGTTGATGGCTTTGTTGGTAGTCGGTTGCCACCGATGCTGAAATACCATTTGTCGTTCATGTTGTTGAGCCGTGAAGACGCATTGGCGGCCGATATGGCAGCCCCACGTGCTGAAATATGGTACCCTGGTTGTGTATTCGTAGTACCTGGTACTGTAATCGCAGTAAGTTTATTTGCGGCGGTATTAATCAATTCTTCAATTTTTTGTTTGAATTTTTCAGCGTTCCAGCCTTTCAATATAGCTTTGTCTCCATCGAAGTACCGTCTGGCGAAGTAGTCTCGTTCGGCCACCTCCAGCTTAGCCATTGCTGCGTACAAGGGTGCCGTTGGACCACCATTTTGGACACTTTTCAGCGCAACGCGCGCATCGTGCAAATGTATTTCGGCATCCCCGAACGGCTCCTTCAGATAAATCATGCGCAAGTTGTGCACGGGGGGAAGCAGTGGTTTGGACGGATTGAGGCCGATACCGGCCTTGGCCATGGGGGTGCTGTGCGCGGGGGGACGACCAGCGGCGCTCAGACCGCTGCGAGACATGAGCCTTGCTGTCAGCGGATCCATTTTGTGCATTGTGATAACAACCAATGTTATTTCGTGAAAAGTTGAGCGTTTGGAAAGCCAATATATTTCCATGCGATAACAAATCGACGCTATTCAGCGACGGTAGGTTTTGTCCAACGCTGGTTTCAAAATAAGTTTCGTGAAAGAGTCCTCCGGGTGTTCCTTCTCGTACTTTAGCGCAATTCCCGGGTCATTTGCACCAATTGATAAACACGAGTCGAAAAACTCGTACATTTTGTCTATGAACATCTGGTCGTTTGTTGCTTCTTCTACCACACCAAAATCTCCCGCAACTATCGCCTTTTGCTTCAAGGAGTGTGCATAGAAGCCGTCTACGTTCAATAATCCACCTTGCCTCATTTTTTTCCACACGCCAACAATTCCACCAGAATTCTTCAACAGTTCTTCTTGATCCGTCATCTTTTCAATTTTTTCCATGACAACAGATATTATTAGCCCTTTTTCAAATTTGGGTATGGTGCTTTTGTCAGACAGGTCAATGACTCGACCATCTGACGAAATCTCGTATATTTGAGGGCCGAACCCCTGCTCACACGCGATCCTGTCGTAGACAAACTGTTTTGTGGTGAGAAAAGCAAGTGTTCCAGGTCTCCGCACACTGTACCGCTTGACAACCTTGTCCGGGTGGTTAATCACGTGGTAAACGATTCCCTGGACACCATGACCCACGCTCGCCTCTTTTCGGAATTTGTATTTGGAAACTTGGTTGTGCCAGCCCCGAAGCACGGCTTTGTTTGTCTGCAAGTATCGTCTTGCAAAGTATGCTTGTTCTTTTTTTTGTAGCTTCCACATCGCTGTATAGAGGTCGCTGGTGTCACCACTGGCACCGGCTTCTTCGAGTGTTTTCAGTGCAACGCGCGCGGCGTGCAGATCGTTTTCGGCATCCGTCAACTCTTCCCGCAGGATGATCATGCCCACATTGTGTACTGGGGGTAAAAGGGTATTCGCGGGGTTTATCCCGATCTGAGACCAGATGTTTTTGGTGAGCATTGTTTATTGTAAATAGACTGGCATTATTTGCCGAAAATATAACCCTTCATCACACGACACGCGTGGCCCGGCAAGTTGATTTGGACTTCAAATGATTTCAATCGTCAGAGTATCGACGCTGGACGTTACCGTTCTGCCTTCCGCCACCGTCGTCGTTTGAAGGGGTATGTCCGCTTCAAACAACGGGGTATTGCCAACAATCGGTTTTGAGGCAATGATCTTCCCCAAAAACGTAGACGTTCTCACATGACGAAGAATGAGATTCATCTGTCGCCTGCGTATTCTCGATCCGTCGTTGTTCCAGTTGCACACAAGCGAGATCTGTGACCGTCTCTGCACCAAACCGGTCTGTCTGTCGAGGGTACGTAAAACAAGGGAGAAAAACTGGAAGGCCGAAACGGGAGTGTCGTACCAAAAAGTGTAATTTCCATGGCTCAGGCTCGGTAACGCCTGATCTCTGTAATATTCCGCGGCGTGGACGTGGTAGATTATTTTGTCATTGTTCCGCAGTTCAGGAGGTAAACCCACAAAGATTTCCGCACATAACTCGACCAGAGAAACTCGACGCACCCTTACCATCAAACGCATCAAATCAGTTGCACGTTGTAACGTGCAAGCGGGAGTATTTCCATTGATAACTAGATTCAGTGTCACGATACCATCGTACAGACTACCTCCGCCTTGGTTCGGGATATCCAAGAACGCAAGCATGACCCCGAGTCTCTGTTTGAATGCCACCACTTCGGCGTCGTTGTAGTGACTCGGGGCCTGGTGTATTGCTCGGACGGTGCGGAGATAGACTGCGTCATCTTCGACCTCGCAGCACAGGGGTGTCCCTTGATTCTGTAACCTTGGAGTACCTATGGCGCAGCTGTCGGATGCTGCTGGCGGGCACCGTTTTCCCGCCGGACAACCATACGCGCAGTAGTCAATATCGTTATTCATTTGTATTATTGTATAATATTTTATTTTGAGTTACTTCATCTCTCGTCAAACTTTATAAAGAAAATGCGCAAATGACGACACTCCATATCCTGCTTGAAAACAGGGTGCCAAGCCGAGCTCGGTGGAGCTCGTGTCATTCAGGCTTTCCATGCACGAAAAACACCGAGTATCGTCGATTTCTGTGATGATCGCATGAGCCATACGTCTGCATGACTCCTTCCACGAATTGTGTTATTTTGTTGAATGCTACATTTGGTCACTCTTCATACAATAACGTAATGATCCTAATCAAGTGTATGATGCCGAAAAAAATGCGCAAATATCCATACTCTTCCTGAATATCACATATCCTGCTTGAAAACAGGGTGCCAAGCCGAGCTCTCAACCAACCCTATCGTAACAAACACGTGCGCACACCTCGCGGGAAGGGCGTACGAGCAGCGCGAAGGAAAGTTCATCACAACAAACCGAATTCCATTGGATTTCAACACTCTCGCGAACTCCGGAAGCGTTCGCGGCGGACCGCCGTACTGACTGGTGGACTCCTTGTCGGTATTTATTTGCAAAGTTTCAATCACCCTCAACATATCGTCCGCATGCACCACGATGGCCTGTTTTGCCGGCCCATCAGCGTGGTTGACTCTGCGAATAACTCCCGCTGCGGGCATGTGGATTATTCTCCCTGTTCCCCCCGGGACAGATTGCACGTCCACGTGTGGGTTTGTCATTCCACCGTCTTTGGCAAATAGCATGCACTCGCTACCCGACCACGCAACGCCGTCAGCCGAATCTCCGGTCAATGTCCCACATTGGTGGTGGTTTCCCCTGCGTGGAAAACAAAGCTCTCCCATCCGAGTCCCTTCTCGAATCATCGCAGTCACGGTGTCGTTTTTCAGCGTGGCGTAACACTTCCTGTCCGTGGGCTTATCCTCCTGTCGCACAACAGGCGACCACGAAAGGCGTCGGCGTCAGTTTGACCAGTCTGGATATTGTGCTTTCTACCTCCTAATTGTACGGCGGCAAGGTTTTCTATTAATATTTATCATACGTGAGGACGACAACATCTTCGCCGACATTTCCAAACAACGCACCTCTGTGTTGTCGATGGTGAACGTTCCTCCGTTGAGCGTGTCTCGCAGTTGTTTGTCCGACACGGCACCAATGCGCCACGCATCCGTCAAGTCCGGCGTCAGTGTGAGAGGCCCCCGTCCAGACGTTTTGCCGATGTAGCCGATGCGGGCCACACCTTTACCAGCGGCGTACTTCATCATCTCACCCATTGGTGATTTTTCAGGTGCGTCGCCCTCCAGTACGAGGGGGATCTGTGCTTTCGTACATGCGATAGCGACATTCTCTGAGAGTTCTTTCCTGGAACCGTTGCTCCAGAAAGGACAGGGTCGTCTAGATCTATCCTCCTTGGGGGCAGTGTCTTTGCGAAGGAGACATGAAAACAGTCCGTTGTTCAAGCCCTCGTCCTTGCCGTCTTCTCCGAACGACTCAATGCCGTCCAAAACGCTGTTTGTCTCAAGTAAACCCATCAGTACTTTGCGTGTCCCCTTGTCAAGGTGGGATATGAACGACTCGAATCGAGCCTCCAAGTCCTTTCTCGTACCATCCGTCACCGTCGCTGCTAAACCGGGTACGAGGACAGCGGGCTGCCTTGAAACTGCGGATGGCGCGGAAGTGGTGGCAGCAGCAGCAGCAGTAGCAGTAGTAGCAGGGGGTGTAGCACCCCCCTCCGTCCCCGCATCCGACACGGCACCCGATGTGCCACCGGACCCGGCTCCCGTTCCCGTCCCAGCACCGTTTGCGATATGCTGTATGTGGCCGCGGTCAAATATCCCCAAGAGCACCGTGTGCGTTTCTTCGTCCATTCCGCCCGATTCCTCCTCGAAAAGAGTCCGTGTCTGGGCGCCAGTGTACTCGTGTGCAGAAGAAGCGGTAGCAGAGGTAGCAGCAGTGGCGGCGGCAGTGGCGGCGGCAGTTGTGGCAGTGTCATCCGAAGGCGGAGTGGCTGCGGCGACGGGGGTGGAGAAGGCAGCGGACGCGACCGTGGTTGCAGCAGGGGTGTGTGTAGAAGCAGTAGCGGTAGCATCGGCCTCGGGCCCGTTGATGCTGGCTTCAATCTTTCCAAACGACGGCAACGTACAGCCTGCTACCGTGAGGTACATGTGCCCGCGGACGTTCTCGCTCGGGCGATCGCCGTCGGTACCCATTCCACGGTGCACGAGAATGGAGTAAAACACCGCCGCATATCCGATTGGGATGTGGTGGGCGTGGGGTGCATCTTGGCTGAAGTCGTTTTCCTCCCCCCTGTTGTGCGAACCCCTGACCACGTGAAGCACGGTGTTCTCCTGGAAAGCAATCACGGCGGAGAAGGGGTGTGGTTCCGGCCTCGTCCTCTTGTCCTTGTGAGACGGGTGCGTCTTGGCCAAAACCTCCTTGGCTCGCCCGTCCCGGTGCCACATTTGCACCCCCGTCCCCATTGCGTTGGCCAGTGCCGCGTGCTTGTGGGTTACCACCCCGACTGACGCGCCGTCCACGACAGCACACAGGACCGCGGCCAGCAGAGAGGCGATCTCCTTGAACGCGGCAACTGTCCCGCCCCCCATGTATATCGCCTCTAGCGCGTACCGCGTCTGTCCCTTGATCTTTACCCTCTCCCTATGGGGCTTCTCACCCAGCACCAAGTCTTGCGCCGCACCACACACAACGCCCGCCATGCTGAGAGCGTCCGCTTCCGACGCCCCGTACGGGATGTTCACGATCCCGTCGGAGCGGGGATTGTACCTGACCTCTTTGCCGAACTCCGTCTCTTGGAAGGTTTGACACGCAACCTCAGTGGCGAAGCTTCGACCCTGTGCCGCATGGAGTGACGCAAAGAGATTCTGCACCGCATCCCTGGCGTCCTGTGCGGGGGTCGGCACAACTCCCGTGGTTTTGCCGATCGGGCGGTCAGCAGCAGCAGCAGTAGCGGCGGCAGCAGGAGCAGCGGGTGTCGGAGCAGCAGCAGCAGAAGCCGCGGTAGCAGTAGCCGCGGTAGCAGCAGCGGTAGCGGTGGCAGCAGCGGCAGCAGCAGTAGCAGTAGCGGGTGTAGTAGCAACCGTGGTAGCAGCAGTAGAAGCTGTTGTAGCAGGGGTAGCGGTCGTAGCAGCGGCGGCTATAGCAGCTGCGACACGAGCGGTACCAGCGGAGATCAGCAGCGGATCTAGCTGACATTAGTTTCGTATGTTTCGTACGATTCTGCTTGAACAGCAGTGCGAGTTCTTATAAATATTACCATAGGCGAAAGAAGCTGCTACACTGCTGTCTTTTTCTGCACTTGCTGCTGCTGCAATTCACGCACTATGGCACACACGCCTGTCGTGACATGTGTCTGTGTGCAAAAAAACTCACCGGCCTTGGCCGCTTCCCGCTTCTTCATCCTTTGGCCCTCGCGCTTATACCATGTCCTGTGGGTTCCCTTTCTCTGTTTCGAAGAAATTCGCAAAAAAGACAGGTGACGAGAGTGTGAAGTGGGCATTACGAAACGCTGCGCAGCCGCGTGCACGCCCAGTTTCGCGACCACTGGGCTGTGTGTTGGCAGCAATTGATAATTTTGATTGGTGTAGGGTAAATGTGGGGTGAGGACTCTATTATATATAGCCTTGTACGCACGAGGAACCTATCTAGCCTGTTGTATTGCTGTAACAGCTTTGAGTTATGCTGCTGTCTCGTCGTGTACCTCGTTGATCCTGCAAACAATCACCTAGTATCGACAAATCCACACCTTTTTACAACCTGGCTTGGTAATCCACTGTTGTCGCTCCATCTCGGCAGAAGGAGCAGCAGCGGCAGCGGAAGCGGTAGCAGCTGTGGAACGAGCCGTAACAGCGGCGGGTGGCAGCAGTAACGTAGCTGAAATGATTTTCGTATGTAATATTTTTTCCTCTGCCTATCTGGCTCCTATTCTCCACTTATTTTATTATAGTTTGGGTCACACAGGAGAGGGGGGGTCACCCTCCTGCCGTTCGTACAATACCTGAGATATTTTTATCGCGAGAAGGGTACACGTATGCTTGATCCCTTTGTCCCGCATGCCCTGTTACAATTAAAATGTTCTACGCTGTGCTGCTGTTTTGCACCTTCTGCCTCTGTCCCTATTTTCTCTATGTGTCTGTATACAAAGCTCGCCGGCCTCGGCCGCTTGCGACCTCTTCTGCTTTTGGGTCCTGGTGCTTTTCGCCCAATGGAAGCATTTACTCTGTTTTGTAGAAATGAGGCGCGACATGATGGGGGAAATTTAGAAATTCACCGAAAAAACAAGTGACGAGAGTGGGCAGTGGGCATTTATTTCAAACGCTGCGCAACCGCGTGCATACCCAGTTTCGCGGCCTTTGGGCTGAGTGTTGGTTGCGGTTGATTGGTTAGGAACCTAGCCTTGCACACAACCTATCTAGCCTGCTGTAGTTAGTCTTCTGTCTCTCTGCACCGTCCTTGATCCAGATCAGCCGTGGTACTGCTGCGCGTCCTGCAAACAATCGTGTATGATAGTATCGACAACCACACCTGAGGACCACCTGGTTCGGGAACCAGCTGTTTACGCTCCACGTCGCAGGAGCGCAGCCGATCACAGCAGCGCCGGCAACAGAAGTGGTGCTTGCTCCACGGAAAGCACGGCAGCAGAGAGCTGGTGAAAGGCAGCAGGGTAGCAGACCAGAGGTGAGAGATGCTCCGCGGAAACTCATATTTCCACGGGTATATGCGATAACAGTTCATGCACGTAGCCCCTCGTTCGTCACGCTTTTCCGCAGCTTCGCATTCCACCAGCTCCACTCCCCCCAGTAGAGGGCGTGTGCCACTGGAGCGACACAGTGAGGAACGTGTGCAGGGCAAGTGTTCAGGGTAAGTGTTAGCGAAATCGACACAACGGGAAACGTGTGCGTGGTCAGTGCGTTGGGTAAGAGCGACGCAGCAGGTATCGTAGGTGTGCATCTGTGCACATCACCACGTAAGGTCGATTGCATGCCATTCAAGTGGGTGGTAGTTGTTACGCTAATTTTACCCACCCTTTCCACACACAGGGCGTGAATCAATCAAGAGCCACGCAACGGGAAGACGTGCGCAGGGCGTGTGTTGAGCGGAAGCAACACAGCGGGAAACGTGTTTGGGGCGTGTGCAAGGTGAGAGTGATGTAGCAGGGGGCGTAGATTAATCTAGAATGTGTTCACGTTTGGTTCGAGCGGCATGTGTTTATTTCGTTCCATGAGCTGAGTGAGATCTTGCGCTCATGGTCGATCGCCCCTGATGCTTTCAGACCGGAGTGTTGTTTATTTATGCAAAGGAGAAATAGTGCGCTCGGCAGGCAACCTACACATTCAGCACACACAGCAGGCACAGCAGTGTGTAGCAACACAAGAGGGAACCAATCTGTTGGTGCTGAGGTACACGTGTTGACTTTTCACCGCAGGACAGTGCGCTCATGGTCGATCGCCCCTGATGCTTTCAGACCGGAGTGTTGTTTACTTGGGTAAAGGGGAACGAGAGCGCTCATGGTCGATCGCCCCTGATGCTTTCAGACCGGAGTGTTGTTTATTTATGCAAAGGAGAAATAGTGCGCTCGGCAGGCAACCTACACATTCAGCGCACACAGCAGGCACAGCAGTGTGTAGCAACACAAGAGGGAACCCATCTGTTGGTGCTGAGCTACACGTGTTGACTTTTCACCGCAGGAGAGTGCGCTCATGGTCGATCGCTCCTGATGCTTTCAGTCCGGAATGTCGTTTGTTTATGCAGAGAAGAAATAGTGCGCTCATGGTCGATCGCCCCTGATGCTTTCAGACCGGAGTGTTGTTTATTTAGGTAAAGGGGAAACAGTGCCCTCATGGTCGATCGCCCCTGATGCTTTCAGACCGGAGTGTTGTTTACTTGGGTAAAGGGGAAATAGTGCGCTCGGCAGGCAACCTACACATTCAGCACACACAGCAGGCACAGCAGTGTGTAGCAACACAGGAGGGAACCCATCTGTTGGTGCTGAGGTACACGTGTTGACTTTTCACCGCAGACAGTGCGCTCACGGTCGATCGCCCCTGATGCTTTCAGACCGGAGTGTTGTTTATTTAGGTAGAGGGGAAATAGTGCGCTCATGGTCGATCGCCCCTGATGCTTTCAGACCGGAGTGTTGTTTATTTAGGTAAAGGGGAAAGAAATAGTGCGCTCGGCAGGCAACCTACACATTCAGCACACACAGCAGGCACAGCAGTGTGTAGCAACACAAGAGGGAACCAATCTGTTGGTGCTGAGGTACACGTGTTGACTTTTCACCGCAGGACAGTGCGCTCATGGTCGATCGCCCCTGATGCTTTCAGACCGGAGTGTTGTTTACTTGGGTAAAGGGGAACGAGAGCGCTCATGGTCGATCGCCCCTGATGCTTTCAGACCGGAGTGTTGTTTATTTATGCAAAGGAGAAATAGTGCGCTCGGCAGGCAACCTACACATTCAGCGCACACAGCAGGCACAGCAGTGTGTAGCAACACAAGAGGGAACCCATCTGTTGGTGCTGAGCTACACGTGTTGACTTTTCACCGCAGGAGAGTGCGCTCATGGTCGATCGCTCCTGATGCTTTCAGTCCGGAATGTCGTTTGTTTATGCAGAGAAGAAATAGTGCGCTCATGGTCGATCGCCCCTGATGCTTTCAGACCGGAGTGTTGTTTATTTAGGTAAAGGGGAAACAGTGCCCTCATGGTCGATCGCCCCTGATGCTTTCAGACCGGAGTGTTGTTTACTTGGGTAAAGGGGAAATAGTGCGCTCGGCAGGCAACCTACACATTCAGCACACACAGCAGGCACAGCAGTGTGTAGCAACACAAGAGGGAACCCATCTGTTGGTGCTGAGCTACACGTGTTGACTTTTCACCGCAGGAGAGTGCGCTCATGGTCGATCGCTCCTGATGCTTTCAGTCCGGAATGTCGTTTGTTTATGCAGAGAAGAAATAGTGCGCTCATGGTCGATCGCCCCTGATGCTTTCAGACCGGAGTGTTGTTTATTTAGGTAAATGGGAAAGAAATAGTGCGCTCGGCAGGCAACCTACACATTCAGCACACACAGCAGGCACAGCAGTGTGTAGCAACACAGGAGGGAACCCATCTGTTGGTGCTGAGGTACACGTGTTGACTTTTCACCGCAGACAGTGCGCTCACGGTCGATCGCCCCTGATGCTTTCAGACCGGAGTGTTGTTTACTTGGGTAAAGGGGAACGAGAGCGCTCATGGTCGATCGCCCCTGATGCTTTCAGACCGGAGTGTTGTTTATTTATGCAAAGGAGAAATAGTGCGCTCGGCAGGCAACCTACACATTCAGCGCACACAGCAGGCACAGCAGTGTGTAGCAACACAAGAGGGAACCCATCTGTTGGTGCTGAGCTACACGTGTTGACTTTTCACCGCAGGAGAGTGCGCTCATGGTCGATCGCTCCTGATGCTTTCAGTCCGGAATGTCGTTTGTTTATGCAGAGAAGAAATAGTGCGCTCATGGTCGATCGCCCCTGATGCTTTCAGACCGGAGTGTTGTTTATTTAGGTAAAGGGGAAACAGTGCCCTCATGGTCGATCGCCCCTGATGCTTTCAGACCGGAGTGTTGTTTACTTGGGTAAAGGGGAAATAGTGCGCTCGGCAGGCAACCTACACATTCAGCACACACAGCAGGCACAGCAGTGTGTAGCAACACAGGAGGGAACCCATCTGTTGGTGCTGAGGTACACGTGTTGACTTTTCACCGCAGACAGTGCGCTCACGGTCGATCGCCCCTGATGCTTTCAGACCGGAGTGTTGTTTATTTAGGTAAAGGGGAAATAGTGCGCTCATGGTCGATCGCCCCTGATGCTTTCAGACCGGAGTGTTGTTTATTTAGGTAAAGGGGAAAGAAATAGTGCGCTCGGCAGGCAACCTACACATTCAGCACACACAGCAGGCACAGCAGTGTGTAGCAACACAGGAGGGAACCCATCTGTTGGTGCTGAGGTACACGTGTTGACTTTTCACCGCAGACAGTGCGCTCATGGTCGATCGCCCCTGATGCTTTCAGACCGGAGTGTTGTTTATTTAGGTAAAGGGGAAATAGTGCGCTTATGGTCGATCGCCCCTGATGCTTTCAGACCGGAGTGTTGTTTATTTAGGTAAAGGGGAAATAGTGCGCTCATGGTCGATCGCCCCTGATGCTTTCAGACCGGAGTGTTGTTTACTTGGGTAAAGGGGAAATAGTGCGCTCGGCAGGCAACCTACACATTCAGCACACACAGCAGGCACAGCAGTGTGCAGCAACACAGGAGGGAACCCATCTGTTGATGCTGAGGTACACGTGTTGACTTTTCATCGCAGACAGTGCGCTCACGGTCGATCGCCCCTGATGCTTTCAGACCGGAGTGTTGTTTACTTGGGTAAAGAGGAAAGAGTGCGCTCATGGTCGATCGCCCCTGATGCTTTCAGACCGGAGTGTTGTTTATTTAGGTAAAGGGGAAATAGTGCGCTCATGGTCGATCGCCCCTGATGCTTTCAGACCGGAGTGTTGTTTACTTGGGTAAAGGAGAACAAGCTGTCTCTCTGTAACGAGTATTGTCGTAACTATCGTCTATCACACCTGATTGCCTTTACATTGTGTGACAATCCCGCAGCGGTCTGGCTCGCTACGCACAGCATACACTTCACAGCAGTATTTGCGTGACAATACCGCAGCAGACTGGCTCGCTACGCACAGCACACACTTCACAGCAGTATTTGCGTGACAATCTCACATGCTATATTATATATATAGTTAATCTTGAAGACTGGCCCAGTATTCGGTCCAAAAATCTCCCGCTGCTAGACCCCTCGGTCTCCTGTCGACTCTTCGGAACACGAGTGTGTTGACCTCGTCGACTCGTATGTAGGTCCGTATATAACGTTCTGACAGTGTGTGTGCCTTGTCTGTTTGCAGAAAAATATGCGCGGGAAATGTGTTCAGAGTGGTTGCCACAAGCGGCCGAGCTTTGGTGAAGAAGGCAGTCCGGCGGCGTTTTGCGCAGCGCACAAGCAGAGCGGTATGGTGAATGTCAATGCCAAGCGTTGCAGCCGCAGCGGCTGCTTCAAGAGGCCGAGCTTTGGTGTAGAAGGCAGCCCGGCGGCGTTTTGCGCAGAGCACAAGCAGAGCGGCATGGTGGATGTACACTCCAAGCGTTGCGGCCGCAGCGGCTGCTTCAAGAGTCCGAACTTTGGTGTAGAAGGCAGCCCGGCGGCGTTTTGCACAGAGCACAAGAACAGCGGCATGGTGGATGTCCGCTCCAAGCGTTGCGGCCGCAGCGGCTGCTTGAAAAGTCCGAACTTTGGTGTAGAAGGCAGCCCGGCGGCGTTTTGCGCAGAGCACAAACAGAGCGGCATGGTGAATGTCAATGCTAAGCGTTGCAGCCGCAGCGGCTGCTTCAAGATTCCGAACTTTGGTGTAGAAGGTAGCCCGGCGGCGTTTTGCACAGAGCACAAGCAAAGCGGCATGATGAATGTCAGTGCCAAGCGTTGCGGCCGCAGCGGCTGCTTCAAGAGTCCGAGCTTTGGTGTAGAAGGCAGCCCGGCGGCGTTTTGCACAAAGCACAAGAAGAGCGGCATGGTGAATGTCCGATACCGGCCTTCGACGGCCGGTAAACGCAAGCGCGTAGCGCGCGAGGAGGACGACTGTGGTAGCGACAGCGATTTCACCAAAGGGGACAACGACAGCGAGCCACAGCAACACCGTTCTGTGAGTGCCGAGAGAGCCCTCCGTTTCGTATATAGCTCGTCCGCCGTTTCACACAACCCTTCGTCAAAGCGAAACCAAACATATCTAACACAAACTCTCGCTTTTCCGGTTCCGTTTCAACACAGCAGGACGACACCGTCGCAGCACCGGCGAACCCCGTGGCGGCAGCTTCTGGTCCCACACTCACGCCGCCGCCTCTTGCCCCTCCTGCCCCTGCTCCTGCCCCTGCTTCGGGGGCGGGCGGTGATGACAGTGACGCCGTGGCCGATGGTTACGATTTACTGCTTGGCGTTGCTCCGTCTTCGCAGGCTTCTGGTCCTTCGGCTCCGGTTCCAGCGCTTGTTGATGTAACAAGCGAAGACGAAGTTTCTGACGACATGAAGCCGCTCGTGCTAGTGCTCCTGTAGCAGCAGAAGGAGGCCACCGCGCCCCCAAGGACAGAGCTTTGCGTCGCTGGGGCTGGCTCATCATGCTTCGTGTGCACGCGATGGCGGCGGGGGAAGCTGTGGTCATCCCCGAGCCGAATATCGGCGGGGGTGGGTGTGAAGGCAGTGGCCAGGAGGCCTGTCCAGACGGAGAGGAGGGTGTGTTTCGGAAGGTTGTGGCTTTCCTGCGAGAAAAGGCTTGTTGCGTAGCGAAGTCTGTAAGGGACCAAACGTGGCTTGGCGGTAGTTCGAAGCAGAATATGGCCCTGCTATCAAGGCGAGTGTCTTCTGCGTAGCCCTGAAACGGTCAAACCTCATGAACTTCCTTCCTGTCTGCAAAGTCTCTCGGAATAACACCGGACCATTTACACACCACCGTCTGCAGTACTGGATGAACGTTGCGAGACAGGAAGTTCTTTTCTTCTCGTTGCCAAGACGATCGATGGCTACTCCATACGGCTGGCCCTTGCGCCTGAAAGTCTCGTACTCGTCTGAACGTGATGCAAGAGTATCACGACGATAATCGTCCCCGAACACACACGTCGAAGTTTTGAGGATGACGCCAGGGTCTTGCTTCGCCCAAGTTCTAGCCATAGCCGAAGAAACGTTGATAACCTTGGCCTGGCCCGGGTCAGCGGACATCACGACGACGTCTTCCCTGATGCTTGTCGACTTCAAAAGGCTGGATATGTTGTACACCCCTCTTCCCTCTCCCAAGAGGCTTTCTAGCTGAACGTCAGCCCGGGGAAGCTTGTTGTACCCCTCCTCGTTCAGCTCGCTGGACCCGGAAAAAGCTTTCCTTCCGTGTTCTAGTGTCTTAAGCAAAAGCTTGATCTGTACACCGTCCGTCAAGAAACTCTCGCCAATCATCCAGGGGCACTTGTCCGGACCACTTTCTAGCAGACTCGAGAGGTAGCCATGCTCGCTTGACGCGTACCTGGCGTTCTCCTTGTTCACGAGACACTTGACATTTGCCTCTTTGGAAAAAGGTCGGAGGACGTCCTTGTACCACCAAGCATCGTTGGAGTGCAGGAGCCCCCATGACCCGAGCGTCTTCATGTCGATGTAGATGAACACCGCCCCCGTTGAGCAAATGGGTAGCACCGCAGTGTCTTTGGGGGGAGCGTAGGTGAACTCCTCGCCCAGCTCGTGCTTCACGAACTCGTCCCTTTTCTTTCTGCACGCCTTGTCTTTACCGGGAGCGAACAAGTGGGATCGGGACACGGCCTCCTCGTACATTCTTCTGGACTCGGCGACGTATGTGTTGAACATCCAGTTTAGGTGTTTGATCGTCTCTGCGCTCTTGCCGTCTCCACGGTCTCGATCAGAGAACTTCTTCTCCTGCCATGCGAAGTCGATGATGATGTTGGTGTCTGTACCAGGGTCTATCGCTCGTGACATTGTTCGAAGCTTTTGTGTGTCTTCGGGTGTGCCGTCGAAGTTTGTGATGATCTTCTCCGCCAGGTTGTAGAGCTTCGTCGCGTACTTCTTGCAATCAAGGTCGCCTCGAGATATCCGCCCTCGCAGAAACCACCTCGTGATCGAAATCCTCCTCTTTTCCGCGTGGTGTGTTGCACGCGTCGACGTTGCCGTCGCCATACGCTGTGCCTCGTGCTCTCGTTGTTGGTCAAGGTTCATGCTTTTGGGAGGCACGAGTCTTGTCAAACCTGTTATCTCGGAAAAACGGTCGAAGTCGGCGTTGAGACTTCCCCCTCCTCTGCTTAAGATGCATGATGACAAGCACGACTTGAAAAAAGCCCTGTCGGGCTCCGGAAGGGCTGACCCGTTTTGAAGACGTTCCATGAACACAAAGTTGGCGAAGAGAGACGCCAGAACTCGTTCACGGGAGAGATGATCGACCGCATCTTAGCTTCTTGGTGATTGACCCTCCCCTTTTGATGTAGGTGTGTATAGATCGAAATTACCCTCCGCAATTGTTGGCGTAACCCTCCACAATTGCTTTTCACATTTTCGCGTCGCGCTTTCGTGTCACAATCACAAACAACAGCAGCAGCAACAGATCCAAAAGGAGCGTCCAGCACACCACCCAGATGTCGGATTTATCCGGGGGTAACCTACACAGTGCCTCTGAAGACGGGGAAGTGGGGAAGGTGCGAGCGCTGGTGAAGTCGGCTGACGGAAGGCTTGCTTTAAATAGCGTCCAGGATGCAGGGAGAACCCCTCTACAACTCGCATCCCGCGAAGGCCACGTGCTTGTCGTGGAGGAATTGGTGGCTGCCGGTGCCGATGTCAACTTCCGTAGCCCCAACGACGGTCGCTATGCCATACACCTTGCTGCCGGTAAGGGGCACAACACGGTGGTGAACATCCTGTTGGAGGCGGGGGCGGAGGTGGATGCCTCCAGAGGATTGGCCCCAACATGGGCAGTTGGGGCCAATCTGAAAACCCCGCTGGTGGAAGCAATCGAGAATGGTCACTTTCCCGTCGTGCAAACACTGCTCTCCGAAGGCGCCGATGCAACACTTGATGTTGGGTGTAGCACGAGAGACCTCGGAGCTTGGTCATTGAACGCCATCGACTTTGCTGCACTGCGAGGAGACAATGATATCATGACCGCCCTTTTGAGCAGCATCGACGAAGAATGCTTCCTCGAATTCCCAATCATACTGGCGTGCCGCAGAGGTCACTTCGCCGTGGTGAAGACTCTTCTAGACAACGGTTGTGACGTTCAATCCAGCCAATACGACTTTGACCAGCCACTCATCTGTGCTGCGAGCGGTGGACATGATGCAATCGTGACTCTACTTCTGGAGAACGAAGCGGACCCGAATGAAGTCAGGATGGATGGGGAAACGCCACTGTCATCGGCCATGCGCTTTGGTCATGTTCGCATCATAAAGGCTTTGTTGAACGCTGGTGCCGAGCGCAAGTACGATTATAGCGCTACGAAGACTATGGCGGTGATGAAGGCCATTCTCGACAGCGGAGCAGAGCCAGACGAAGAAGAGCTGGGATATTTGCTCTTCGTCGGCGTTCGCGAAACAAGCACGCTCGAGAACATGTACGACGCTCGTCTCATGCTCCTGCAACGTGGAGCACCGGTCAACTTTCGTTCGTATGGCGGACAAACGCCTCTCCACCATATAATGAACCGTAGGAGCTGCGTACCTTCTGTCGTGGATCTTCTTCTCCGGTGGGGAGCGGACGAGACCATGAAGGATGAGAGGGGCAATACTCCCGCCGATATTCTCGGCCGCAACTCGAATCTCGAGCCAGCTGTGGCGGAGCGCGTCCGCCACCTCCTGGTGAACGCTCCCAAGGACAGGGCATGGCGTCGCCGGGGCTGGCTCGTCATGCTTCGTGCGCACACGCTGGCGGCGGGGGAACCTGTGGACATCCCCGAGCCGAAAAAAAGCCAGGGTGGGGGTGGTGCCTGTCCATTGAAATTTTTGTTATGCCTGGCAGAGGACTTTATGTTCCGTAAGGTTGTGGCTTTCCTGTGAGAAAAGGCACCAAAAGTGACTTGGCGGTATAATATTATAGTTCGAGGCTGAATTTTCTCTTGTTAATTCCTCAGAGCCAAAAAGTGCAGCAGAATGTGGACCTAAAACGGGCGTTTTGGGTGCAATTTTGGCGCAAATTGGGCATTATTTACCGTTAGTTCTTGGACGTGGCGATTGTGTATTGAAGGGAGCATTCAGGCAGTGTCCGTCGCGCATTATGTACGGCTGGTGGCAGTTCGACACTTAATTTACCCTTGTTGAATCTTGTAAGCCAAAAACGCAGTTGAAAATGGACAAATACGGGCGTTTTGGGTGCAATTTTGGCGCAAATCGGGCAATTTTACCGATTCGTCTTGGACGTCCCTTAAAAGGGCCCTTTTAAGGAACGTCCAAGGACAATCGGATGGAAATGCCAGCTGAAAATCAGCCGGGAACCCTGGAGGTAGGGTTACAAAGGGGAATTAAAGGGGATTCTATAAGGCGGATTTTAGGTTTGGGGAGGAATCAAGAGCTGTTGATTTCATGGATTTCGCTTGAACTATTCGCCCCGAGTCACAACCAAAATTTTGTTCAAGGAGGGGCACGAAAGCTGAAGGTTTGAGTCGTTTGTGCTCAGAGAAGAAATCAGAAATTTTCGCCACGGGGAGGCGCTCACGGGACGCGGTTGAAGCAACCGCACTTTTTTGGGACCGTGCTATAATATCCGTAATGACACTCACAGCTCAAATTGTACCACTGGTGCTGCATGTCAAATTCGAATATAATAAGAATTTAAATGTATGTTCACGTTGAACTACGATGTCGAGAAAACAGGCTGCGAAGACCGTTGTCAAAGTTTTGGATGATTTGAAGGAGGCTTCGACTCTACTAGACAATGACTACGATCCCACCTCACTTCAAAAAATGTCATGGGAAGCTCTGATTGAAGGATGTCGTAGAAAGCTAGTCAACCTCCGGTATATACAGAGCGATGAGCAAATGGAATCGGTTTTAAGAAATATGCAAACAAATATCGTCATTGTTACGGATGCCGCGATATTGACGGCAAAGACGGTGGCGAGGTTCGGCGAGCAAAGCCTAGACCAAACTTTTCACATTCGCAAACCGGCCTTTAAGCGGTCTGTCCATCTTGGTCGTAGGATATCTCGGATATCGCCACAGTTACGGTTATTTATAGCCGACGGTCAATTTGACCCCGACTACCCGGCTACATTGGTCAAGATAGATCCGCAACACCTTTTCTTTGTACATGACGGCAATTCAGATAGGATTGATGATCGTGCAACGGGCCCCCGTCACGAGGTTGACGCTCTTTGTAATCAGCCATTAGATGGAAATGCTGTTTTACACAGAGGAAAAATATTCTTTCATGGTAGAGCAGCGGGACCATTTGATAACCGTGTGCGCACCATCAGCTCCTCGACACAGTTTTGGTCAGGAATTACCAATTTTAGTGAAGATGTAATCCTAGCGTATGAAATAGAAAAATGAAGTGTGGATGAGAAATTCGGGGAGCACACCATATCTGCGCGACAGCAAGGGGGGGGGGGCACACAAGGGAATTGTTTTTCTGACAGTCTTTTTTTCGGACAGTCTTTTTTTGAGCCTGCGCTCTGCGTCACTGCTGCCACACCACCACGCCGCCACGACAGCAGTCAGCTTTCACCACACACTCTACAAAAGCAGGCACGCCAGCAGCAGAAGTAGCGGCACCTGCACACCCCCCCCCTCACCGCCGACGCCCCTCCGGCATCGCTGGCGCAGTTTCAAATGAGTGCATTTACTCCACCTGCGCCCGAAAGGCACCTCCCCGCTTGGGTTTTCCTGAGCTCAAGCGAGGCCGATTGTAACTACGCGTATCCGCGCCCAAATGGAGGAATTCATTTCGAAGCAGCGCGGGTGACTTCATAAAACTTCCATTTTAAACGTCTTGCTAATGGTAATACGATTTCGTTGTAAGTCGTAACTCAGCGCAGTAGAGTAATGCATAACTTTGTCGGAACTATGTGCACGCTGTTTCCGTATCGGACCAAGGTGTCTTCTACGCCTGTCAACCCATCTGGGAAAGTTGTTCAGCAGGGCCTGTCCCACTGCCTGCACTCCGACTGCCGCAGGAAGCCCGAACTCGATTTCTGCATCTGTGGTGTATGTGGCGTCGTTAATTACAGTAGCCACATCCGCAACGATGAGTCCTGTCATGTCCAATGGGCAGTGAACGACCATTTTTTTGAATTGAAATTTAGTTCGTATGATATCTGCAAATGAACTGAATCTTACCGATGCCCCAGGAGCATTCGCGTTGGCACGCACGTGTACAATTCCCTGGAGTACTTCTATACCCGGGTCGAGAACCTGTCTTGGTTGATGAACACCGACGTTGATAGTGACATCGGTCGTCACAAGGACGGCGAGCTTGAAGATTTCAAGGTCGTCGTCCTTCGACAAGTCCACGTAGACTTCTTTCGTGGGAGGTAGCATGTCGAGCTTATATGTTTGCATCCATTGATGTATTTCACGCGCGACCCTTCCACCAAGGCGGCCAAGTGATGCGCTATATCCAGCGCCCCTCATGACGGCAGCGACGTTTGCGCAAAAGACCAGATCATTTTGTTCACAACACTGCAAGGCATTTGGTGTGGCGAAGGGCCCGCAGCCACTGATTGGATCAGGGTTGGTCCTAAAGGTGTTGCCGGTGGGGAGACACACAATGTCTCTGTGCACGGGATCGACGAAGGACCCGCCGTCGGAAGGGTTAAGATGCGATCGATCGCGCGCTTCGGGCAAAAACTCTGAAAGAAGACGTCCGATAGCAGGCTCGCCACGAATTTTTTGCAGTGCATCTGCTCTTTCGGCTGCCGGCGAGTTTTGTGGTCCAACGCGTCGGTCAATGTCGTGTAAACCAAGTCTGTGCCGTCGTGCTGCTTCTTCATCACCATCCCTTTCCCTGTTGGCGAAATCTCTTTGGCGTTTGTTATACCCCCTGATGTCCCATCGCTCTTGTCTCGGGGTTCTTCGGCTCATCTTCCTTTGACATGGTAAACATAATTTTCCCGACAAATGACTTTGTGTTGTACCAGATTTCCGTAACGTCCGCCCGGGTCATAAAAAATGTTGATTCATTGGAAAACAACAACCCATGTCCCTTCTCATCCCTGTCGCGAAAAACAAGACCGGTGAGACGGTGACACCGACCTGTAACAAAGAGGACGGCCCGTTCGCGTGTCTCGGTTGTGCCAAGCCGCTGGTTCTGCGGCAAGGTCAAAAGAACCAGTGGCATTTCGCGCACCATTCCAACAACGATGACGAGTGTTCTGCCGGTGGAGAGACCTACATCCACCTGGCGGCCAAGCTGTTGTTGGTCACGTACATCACGAGGTTCGAGTTTGCCTCAAAGTGTGGCCGCCTGCGTCACGATCACGAAAAGCAATACCAAGGATGCACGGCGGTGCAGGAGTACCGCTACGACGGCGTACACTCCGCGGATGTGGCCGTGTTGCGTGACGGAAATTTGGAAGCTATCATTGAGGTCATGGCGACGCACAAGACAGAGGGAGAACCGTTGGCATCCAGAATAGAGCGTGTGGGGGCAGACAATGTGTGGGGAGTGGACGCAATGGACGTTTGGAGACAGCGGAAGCGTCTGTCGTTGACGACCGACACCATTCATGTAGCCAGTTTGCTCAAGTTAGAGGACTGTGCCGAATGTGCGCAGGAGGGTAAGGAGGCGCAAGAACGACGGGAAAAACTTATGGCGATTGAGAAAAACAAATCCGAGGCATACAGTCAACAGTACAACGAGCGACAGAACACCACCGTGGTCATTATCGACGACAACACCCTCCGGCGCAACGGCGTGCTGATGAAGAAGTTTTTTTTTAAGCCTGGCGACAGCATTGATCGTAGCTACGGATGGATGAAGGCCTCCGAAGCATCCCCCTGAGCTGCAGACTACGCAACGGTCTGTGCCAGCGCGAGGGAGCGCGTAGAAACCAATGCCCCCGAAACGCGTAGAAACCAATAGCCCCTCTCCCTCAAACCGCCTTCCTACTTTTTAGACGACGCAACGGTCTATGCCAGTGCCAAGCGAGCCCCGCCTCCGTCATATTCAAATATACTCTACATCCCCGTTCGTGGTGCCCTCCTCCTCAATATTAAGATATGGTTGTACGGATGCTATTCGATATAGGATTTTTTGTTGATCGTTGATACCACAATGGCAAACCTGACCAACGAAGCACGGACACAGCTGAAGGCCGCCGTGAGAAACTTCATGGAGAACACTCCGAACGTGCATTCTGTGAATCAACACGCTAAACGTGCTTCGAACACCAATACGCTCATGAAGTACATGTCACAAACTTTTTGCAGCTCCGGCCGTCCTTTACACGAAGGCCTTTACCGACTGAATTTCCAGAATCTACGATATAATCCCGGGCTCGCGTCTGACATAGCAGTGATTGAAAATTTCGCATTATCTCCTGCACATGCTACTTCCATCATGCAAACTTTAAACAGGCGGAGGGGCATCAGTGTCACATTCCTGCACGTGATGTCAACACAGCAAAATTGTTCCCACGCATGTCTTATTCTGTTCGATGCTCGAACCAGAAAACAACACTTCTTCAATCCGGAGGCGCACGTGGGCTGCTGGTACAACATTGCCTTCAGCAACAGACCTTCACTCGTTGAGGGCTTCCATACCGCACAACTGAACGAAGACACTTGGCCAACCTATCAGCAGTCAATGCAGGGTGTTGTGGACAACAATCACTACGGACTGCCTGGCAACTGTATGCTGTACTGCACACTGGTGGGCGTTTTGTGTACGCGTTTCGGCATAGGAAAGCCCAAACTGATGGGTGAGATGATCGTAGAGGCCCTTCAAGAAATTGATACGTACAACAATGTTGACGTTCATCATGGTATCAACCACGTGGGATCGCACATGACCCATCTCTGGAATTGGCTGATATCCATGACAGATCACACGGAGACAATGTCTCTACCTCCGCTCAATTATAACTCAGTAAACACTGAGGAGATGGTAAACAAGAGGATACACCTCAGGGACAAAGCAAGACAATGTCTGCTGGATTTTCCACCTCTGCCAGGCCCTCCGCAGTTCACGGTATCAGAAACCGCAAGAAGAGCTAGACTCCGAAACAGGCAGACGCAATACCTGCAGACACACCCCGTGATACACGTCGGGCATGTCGTCGCCCCCGACACGGTCGCTGAGCGGCGCGAGTCGATCAGAGACGCCGAGGTGCAGCTACTGAGGTTGATGTTTCCGCCAACGATTATGTGCAACGTTGTTCTGCGTACGGGAAAGTTGTGCTCCAGAAGGGCGTGTGTCGGGCAGCCCCTCTGTTGGCAACACAAGTTCCTGACCAGAAACCACAGGCGCACGGGTGCCGGTAGGATGAGGTGTGTCGCGCCGCAACACCCCTGCTAGCTACCCTCTTGGCCGACTTTGGGTTGTCCCTCCTATGCCTGCACGTCAAAATTACTCCACCTGCGCCCGAAAGGCGCCTCCCCCCCCCCTTGGTCTTTCCTGACCTTTAGCGAGGCCGATTGTAACAAGGGGGTTCCGCCCTGGTCAGAGTCGTGCCTTCCTTGGTCCGCCGTAAGAGTTCTTTCACAGCGTATGACAAGGACATGTGGATCTTGTTGATGTACCCCGTCGATTGGAGGTTCTCCAAACATGGTTCTGAAACAGGGCAAGATAAATGTTTTTCACTTCGCGCACCGCCACCTGTCGCCCGGCTGTTCGGTACCGAGTAGGCCAGTTCCCTACGCCCAAGACTAGCCCCTCTCCCCCAGAGCTCTAAAAACTACGCGGCGGACGTAGCCATCTTCCAAAACGGTGTCATAAGTGCCATCGTCATTACCGTCAGCTTTTTGATATTTGACTTGAATTTTTTTGATCGGTAATGGTATACGTACCCAGAAAATGCATCTATTTTCATCCCATGCCTTCGTGTGCGCGATGATGGTACTGGTGACGGTGTTCACGGCCCTCACCATCAACACGGAACGATCCATACTGTCTCGGATATCTGAGAGAGGCGCATACATCAACGTCAGCGGCCTACAGAGAATGTATTCGCAGCGCATCAGCATGCTCAAAGCGGTCGAAGACACGCGATCGTGCTTGAGCTACGGGGACGAGTTTGATTACATCAACGAAACGTTCGTGGAGGCCCACGAAGAACTGTCGACCATTCCCATGTCGCGTACAACTCGTGACGCATACTTTACTGTGGACGACACCCTGAAAGATTTCCAGGCACAACTGTTGTTCCCGTCCACCGAGTGCAGCCTGGTCGAAGCGGCCACCACATTTTTAGGATACATGAACGAGCTCGTAGGACTCATTGAGACCGACTTGAGCGACGAAGTCAGCGACTTGTCACTGACTCTTACCGCATTTCAGTGCGCTTTGTTCTGCATTGTTGTGCTGGCGGGAGTGTGTTCAACGTGGAGATCCGAGCGAGAAAAGAAGGGCTACGTGGCGTCGACAGACAGAATGATCCAGTACCTGTTCCACGAGATAAGAAACCCTCTCAACCACGTTGTCAACGGGCTGGATCACGTCCTTCAGACGGGACCGGCGAACATGCCGACCGATGATATCACTGGGGAACTCGGCAGGTGCTCGGCGGCCGGTGTCATTATCACCGCATTGCTGGACGACGTGCTTGCAATGGCAGCGATCGACTCCAAGGCCACCATCCCCGTGTATGCGACAAGAATCCCCGCAATTGTCAACAACGTGTCGGACATCGTGTCTCTCTCCTCGTCGCAATCTCACTGCAATGTAAAAGTCGAGACCCATGTGGAACTGAGCTGCGAATCGTACATGACGAATGCAGTCAAACTTTCCCAAGTATTGATGAACTTTGCGACCAACGCCGTAAAGTACGCGGGACCGGAGAAAACCGTGACGATTGGCGTAACAACACTTGGTCAAAAATCATCACACAAGAAAAGCAAGGACGTCTTGCAGTTCTTCGTCAAAGACAATGGCGTCGGTATGACCAAAGAGACTCAGAAGCAGCTTTTTTCCAAGTTTAAAACATTTCATCGCGACTCCGGAACAGGGCTAGGTCTGTTCATCGCAAACTCGATTGTTCGCGACATGGGTGGGAAGATTGGTGTTGTCAGCCCCGATCCGGCGACCGGGTGTGGAACTATGTTTGAATTTAAGCTTACCATGGACCGATGTTCGGAAACAGACTGTGTCGGCGGAGACCTTCCGAGCGCCACCAGCATACAACCAAACCTCACCATTCTTGTGGCCGACGACGAACAAATCAACTGCAAGATTCTCCAAAGAAAGCTGACGTCCAAGGCCGTGTCTCACCTGAAATGGACAATTCTACAATCGATGACGCTTCCAGGCGTCCTTGACACGTGCAAGACGTCGCACGTTGACGTCATTCTGTTGGACGAACACTTTGGGAACGGCCAGCTGGGCTCTGTGTACATTTCAACGCTAAGAAATAACGGCATTCGCTGTCCGGTGATCACAGCCTCCGCAAACTGCTCGCCTTCCGACAGCGCCATGTACCAATCGAGGGGGGCTTTCAGCACGATCGGAAAGCCGATGCCTGCCTCGGAAATCTTGGTGGCAACGATCGCTCAAGCTTACGAATCCGCTAAAATCCCGTAAAATTTGGGGAAGGGACCCGCGTTGCACAAGTCACAAGCGCATCTACTTTACTTCGAGCAAGCGAATCCTTTCGAGCAGTACCACAAATTGATTTTTAAAACCTCAAAAAGCAGGTGCGAAGACAGCCCCGTCAGGAAAAGACTGAGATACATTACCGGACGGTGATCATCACCTTTCATCGGCAGAAGTTTGGATGCAAGCAGGCCGCACGGATACCCCGCAAGCATCATGACCACGCCAACAACGACGGCCTCGATAACCAAACGAATCATGTTTCATGACAGTACGCAACATTAATAATGATAATTCTCGCGATCGGCGTAGCGTGTTTCGCCCTGTCAAGATTGACATCCAGCGGTGACGATTGGCGGCGGCGTGTAAACAAATCGTTGCAACATTTTGGCGTAGTCCACCTCCTCGTAGGCCGGCTCTACAAACGTTCTGTCAACGCGCTTGTACGACAGGAGCGATAGGGCACACCCGTCTCCAATCGCCTCGAGTGGCGTCCTTTTGTCAACGGGGAACGCCAAAACACCTTCCGTAAAAATGTACACACTGGTATCACCAGGTTCCAACGCCACGTTGACTGTCCTCGGCAACCCCCCGGCCTCGAGGCAAGTTTTTCGTCGGTGACAAGGAAGGCAAAGGAGGTTCATATTTTCTGGAAGCGTTTTGCCCCCACGACACACGCTAATAATGTGATCCGCGTCGCAGTTGGCGTACGGGTAGATATGTATGCGATCACCATAAGAGTTACAGCGCGATCGCTGGCGCTCAAGTATTGCCCATTTTTGTGGTCGCGTGAGGTGTTTTCGCGCCACGGGTCTGAGGTTGTGCGACGGGCCGATGTAGGCGACCGGTTTTGAAGCAGTGCCGCTGAAGACGGGGAGAAACAAGTGTGTCATGGTTTAAACAGAACAAGTTTTTTTTCATGGTTGCTTCTGCAGTTTTTTGGGAAATATAATCTTACGTTAAGTTAACCCCAATCATGTTTACTGGTTACGACGCAACCCCTTATGTCTTCGAGATTTCATTCATCTATGATTCATTGCCGTACGAACCCGGAGAAACGAGCATCGAAAGTATAACGGGACGTTTGCTTAACGCATCTTCAGTCGACGAACGTAACGATGAGGGTGTAACTCCTCTTATGGAATCAGCCTGGAACAACCACGCGAGTCTAGTCGCTGAGCTCATAGATAAATCGGCCAATGTGAATGCTAGGGACATCTATGGAAGAACAGCTCTCCTTCTCGCGTCATACAATTCAAACGTTGACATTGTCCGAAAACTACTCAACGGTGGTGCAGCTGTCAATCTCGCGGATAAAGATGGTCTGACTCCACTGATTACGGCCGCATATCGTTCAAAATATCGTTCCACAGACGGCCTAGTGACAGTATTGATAGAAGGTGGTGCCGATGTTAATGCTACTGATAGCAAAGGCAGTACCGCACTCATGGCAGCAGCATCACAGTGGAGAAACCGCGATACTGTTAAAACTCTCGTAGACGCCGGTGCCGATGTGAAGGCAACGAATGCATTTGGTGTTACGCCTTTTCATTTTTTATGCAGGAATAAATTAACCAACATCAAAGCATGTGAATATCTCATCGAACATGGTGCCGATATCAATGCCGCTGACAGTGAAGGACGAAGACCACTTATGGTTTTCGATGGGATTGTTGATGATATTGTTCATGGAAAAGAAGTTCATCGTGGTGCTGGACCATCGCCTCTACTGTCACTAGGCGCAAACCCTATGGATGTAGACAGCAATGGAATTTCGGCTTTGGTGTATGTAATAGCCGGGAACACGACCAAGGGAGGCGACGTAGAGGAATTCTTGGCAATGAAGATGTTTGACCACTTGGCTATCAAGGCGGATTATTTGGAATTGGGCTGGTTTCTATCAGATCTGTCAAACAATCATTGGTTTTCGCTATTAAAAAAAGTCATCGAAAGAAAATTCAAGGATGGTGATGTATCAACACATACTGATTTCCATACGAGAATTAGTCGCGTATTTGTAAAATCGGACCTGGAAATTTCCTTCTGGAGAGGTCTTGACCCACCACTTCCCTGGAAAATACTTGAATTTGACGCAAACGATGACGATGACCGTATTCATGGCATAACAAGGCATTTTGCGTTAGACGACTACCCTTCTCGACTTATCTATACTACCGAAGACATGAAAGACCAAATGCTGCGCGGCTACTCCCTGAACTTGACGTCGGACATCCTAAGAATCGTCGAAGAAAACACGGATCTATCGGTAAAAAAGCCGTACAACATATCACTGGACTCCTTTGAGGATGACAACAGCCACGCTATATTCTTTCGGTACGGCAGCGACACCGTGATGTCAATTTACAGAGATGCTGACGGCGCTCCGCAAGTGTCGCACCTGAAAGCGACCGCGCCCATCTGTGCGGGAGAGGGGAGGGTGATATATACAAAAGTGACATCCGGTGGCACCAGTCGCGTGTACGAAAACTCGATCGATTTGAAAGGCGAGGAGAAGGAGCTGTGTCACTCGCTTTCTTCCAGATACGAGAAAAACTGGGGTTGTTTCGGGCGCGATGGCACGGGACCACTCGATAGGTATTTTGTTGTGTACAGCGTATTCCCTCTTCGCATATTCGAGGTGCGCAACGGAGCCGAGTGTACGGAAGTCCAGAGCGTGCTGCGCGACTACCCCAATTTTGACAGAATCGAACAGATGTGGGTAGATGAGAGAGATTCTAGAGACACGAGCATATTCAGGGGCGGGTCAAGAGGTATTCAATTTGGGCAAGAGTACCTTTTTGTCGGACACGTGACTCTTTCTGACAGAAATTGCTTCCCACACTGGTTTGTCGACAAAAACGCTGGTGACTTCGGCTACAGCAGAATGTACTTTATGTTCTTCTACACTCTCAAGTACGTTCGCGGGTCATTCAGTGTATCTCGCATATCTAGTTGTTTTCAGCCGCCGTCTCGCGGAAGCTTTCACAAAGTCATATTTCCGGTGGGGATAGCGAGGAGGGGTGTGAGTGATGAGGTTGTGGTTTCGTTCGGGAGGGATGACACCGACTGTCTCATCACCGCGTATTCCAATGACGATATAGACACGCTTCTGCTTCCCGTTGGCGAGTGGACTTACAAAAATTACGTGTTCCACCCCAACTACGCGACGTCTATACTCAGAGGTTTCAAGATTAGGCATACCAAACCACGTGACTCTGTGCGAAAATCGCTGTGGAATTCTCTCGGTATGATAGATTCCCGGTCGAAGTCCTCGAACCACATGGGGCTGACGGGCACCTCGCCGGAGTCAAACGGCCTGTTCAACCCCTCGATCGCGGGCAGTTCAAGTGGGAGATTTGTGACGGCGTGGAGGCGATTCGCCGGCAATGTTAGGAATTGGGACGGGAAAAATGCCGTCTCGATCGAAGCGGGTACACTTACAATGGACGGAGGCTCGCTGAGATACAAACGTGAATCCCAGGCCTACGAATTCCAAGTGGGTACCACTGAATTCTCTGGTGAGGACCCTCGCTTATTCACGGGAAATGGATGTCCGATACTCATGATTAACGACAAGGACGGGGAAGGGAACCGCAGAATGTACGTACACAACCTCGACACAGACGAGGGTGCCATGACGATACACAAGTTCTGTCACAACATGTCAAAAACATTTGAGAAGAATTGGGGCCCCTTCTATGTCAAGGACGAGCTTTTTTTTGTATACTCCGTCGCCCCGCTGGTTGTTGGCAAGGTCGATGGCCCATCATGCCCATCGGGTCCACCCATGAACATTGAATGTACTCGGCAATTTAGTGAAGACATGCCGTCGGACCTGGGGCGTGTATTTAAAGCGAATGGTTTGCAAATGAGGGGCGGGACGCCAGGGATACAAGTGGGTGCCAACGAGTACCTTTTCGTGGGGCACGCTGTACAGGAGAAATCGGAGTGTTTCCCCGACTACCTGACACAGAGGTCGATCGCGCGCGGAAGAGACAGCTGGCACACGGGGTACGGCAAACTGTACACCGTGTTTTTTTTCACGATAGCAGAAAAAGATAACTCATGGGAAATGAGACGGCTTTCGTGCTGCTCTCACCTCCCTGGGAAACGAGAACATTTCACGAAGATTGTTTTCCCGTGTGGTTTGGCCAAGGCCAAGTTGTCTTGGAGCGAAGCAGACTCGTTTGTGGTGTCATACGGGGAGAAGGACACCCATGGAAGCTTCTGTGCAATGACAAGGGAGTTCTTGGAGTACATTCTCCGTCCGGTGGAGTCGTGGGACAAGCATAACTACGTCGTAGACGTGAACTACTTTGAGAACATTGCCGCATTGAGCCCCGTTTTCCGTCTGCACAACTTCGAGAGGTACCAGTGAGAAAGAGAGAGAGAATAGCGCCTTTCCGGTACCGAGTAGGCCAGTTACCGACGCTTGGTGCAGTTCCAAATGCAGAAGATGTTAATTGTTAATAAAAAAATGTTGCTGGTATGTAAAACAATACGGAATGGATTCGCTGACAGCGAGGCTTATGTCCCGTGCGGGTCTCAACCCTGTTGACCCTAAGCTGCCTCCCGTGCACAACATGCGCATGGTGTATCTAAAGGAGCAGTTCGGTGCGGCGGAAGAGGCCTTGCACGATGCGCGACTGGCGCTCGAAGATTTGCGGGATGTCCAAGAGACTAAGCCTTACGACCAGACAAAGGTTGACGCCGCCGCTAACCTATTGTATGACGCAATGGCTAAGCTTGCGGTAAAAGAACGAGACTATTTCGCCAGCCGGTACTTTGGTAGAGACAAGGCTGTGCTGAAGGGCTGGAATGTCGATCGGAAGCAAGAGCTATTCGCCAAGTTTATCGATGATTTGAGGAACAAAGCGAGTGGACGCTTACGGCCAAACATGTTTTCGCATATGGATGTACAAAATGCAGCAGTATATTGCTCACAAGCATGTGTGGCGTTGGAACAAATGAACAACTTGTGGTACAGCGGCGGTGTGGCAATTCCCAGTAACCGCCTCACTGATACGCCTGACTTCGGTAAAAGGCAGCGGGTCATCAATCAGAGACTTGGTCAAATCCAAACCAACTTACGATCTATTATGGCATCCGGTACTCAGAGAGACATTATCACTATCAAGAGTTGTCTCCGTGACGCCGAGATATGTCAACGCCTCGCCCGTCTAGTCGCGAGTGACCGGTGGGATCTTCCCGACGACCTGAGGACGCCACCCTAATCACAATGAACGAATGAACGACGGTGTAAAAACATTTGTAATTCGCGCTCCTCGGGCGTCAAGTTTTGTGCTGGCCCGATGTACGCCACCGGTGCCCCTGTCTTTGCACGCCAGATTGGCACAAATTTATGCCTTGGTATGTTGTTTTGTGTGTCTCGATAACCGCGACCCCTGCGGCCCTCCTGTCAAAATAAATAATATATATTGTTCATATTAAACCATGGATTCCGTCAGGCTTTGCGCGGCCAAGCTCGGCTACACCGTGATCGACAGAAAGATCTCTGCCAAAGCGGTGCCTGACGTGTACGCCGAGCTCGAAATAATCACGCGCGTGTGCGCGAAAGACAAGACGAAGGTATTCGTGTTCTCGGATAAAGACGACATTGCAAAGATTCAAGAGTGGCGCGAAGGGTTCGGAAACGAATCACGGGAGTGTCACACAATCTTTGTGTGGGACAGCCTTATTTACTACATCAGCGAGTCCGACAAACCCAAAACGCTCAAGGAGTGGGAGCTTTTGCTCTCGAAGCAGCAATCCCTCGAGTGTGTCATTTGCTTCGAACGTATCACCGCATCGGCAGATGCCCGCCCCTGCCTCACGTGCCACGCAATGTGTTGCGCTGATTGCAATTGGAAACAGTCTCTCCCGGAGTGCCCGGTATGCAAAGCCTTCGACATGAAAAGCTATGTGCGTAATCGGGGCGTGTACGCGGCGCAATTGCTTCCACAGCTTGGTATCCCGATGGCCGACGTAAAAAAGTCGAAGGACATGTGCGCGAGCCAAATCAAGGAGCTGACAGGGTTCGATCACCTTGAAGACCTGATTGACAGCGCAATGGTGGCGGCCGGGGAGAAGGTTTACGACGTGCGAGACCAGTTGACCCTTTCTCGAGAGCAAGCGAGGCAAAGTGTAGCTTAGCGTACATCCGAGTGCGCGCCCCTCTCCGTCAACCACACTGCCCACGGGTGGGCGAGGCCTCCCGAAGTGCACATTGTTATCAAGTTAAGGTTTTCTAGAACAATTTGACGAATCTTACCGACTCGAAACGTTCTATTCCGGTGGACCATAGTTAACAAGTCCAAATGTGGTTCATTCAACAAAAAAAGTAAAAAAAGATGAGCTAGAATTAAATTTTTGAAATACGACGATGGATAACATATCTGCAAGAGTTTCCCCCTGTGAATAGGTCTCTGCTAAACCACAAGATTGTTTTCGATGGGGATGTTTTTGATGATCAAACGAACATCACCTTGGATCTGAAAACACCTTCAAATGATGGATAACTTAGAAATGCATGAAATGTCTATAATAGAATGGTTGCTTGTTTTCTTATATTGCTTCGATGAGGAATCACCGGACCGAATAAAAAGAGGGTTTATACGACTTTTCTTTTCCAAAGAAGTCGAAGCGAGTCCATTCTTATGGCTCAGTGGATAGCAGGGTCAACTTTCAAACCTCAGGGTCTGGGGTTCGATACTCAACGTCGCCTTTACTGGCGGAAAAAAAGCGCTTCCAGACTTATTAGTCTGTCCACTGCGTAATCTCTCACACTAAAAAGGGGTGTCCGGCGTGTACAACAGTCTACCACTGTTAATTGTAGGCGTCGAGATTCCATGTACTCGAATGAGTGCAAAAAAATTGCCTTCGGGCAATGGCTTAGCTGCATAGCTTGAACGGCCAAGCCTTCCATTCACACGGGAGGTTTATTACCATTGAGGGGATTCGGTTGTATGGATCTTGGTCCTGATAACTGCAGTCCTCCGTAATAGAAGAAAGACCACATACTTCAATTTTATATGTAAACATTGGAGTGTCTTGGTCGCCCACGCTGCTCACAATTCACCTTCACCATGGCAACCACCATTTCAAAATCGAAGACGAAGAAGAAAAAGAAAAGGAAGAAGAAGGCCGACATAACAACACTGCTACACGAGGTCTTCAAAGTCAACACGCTACGAAGAAACGACGACAAGCTTTCGCAACTGAAATTTCAACGAACAACTTGCCTGGAAACAGTGGGATATTCCGAGGTTTAAAAAACCCTAAAAGCTGGACCCTTGAGGAGACAACGTAGTTGTTTCTATCTGTTTTTGTTCACTACAACTTAATAGTTCCGGTTTTCTTAAGTTGATAGTAGTGAAATGTACATCAATGAAGTTCGTTCGTTTGATTGTGGTGGATCTTTGAAATACGCATGTATTAAACTCAATGCGTCATCCACACCATGAAAGTCGTATCCCGACAGTGTCTCGGCCTTGGCGATAGGGGAGAGAAGAAACCGGGGGTTCCACGGACGAAGAGCAGACACAATTCTACGTAAACTTGGTCAACAAGTACTACGGGGGAGATTGGTGACTATTTATCACTGTGCCGGCCACGACGGGGCGCGTTGAAACCTGTGGCCCCGAATGGCGCAGCCTGGTACAGATTAGGGTTAGGCACCAAACGAACATGTGATACAATCACAATTCGTCAAGCCGAAAGGCCGACGGCGTAAAAACAAACTTTAAAATGTTGTTATAACAATAACAATACCGTGTACCATGTCGATCGAAAACTGCTTCAGCAGGGGCGGCGGAGCCGAGTGTACTCGCGATGAGCTGTGCATACTCCAACCGAGTACACAACCTGGCGGTGGGAACATTTGCGTACCGGCAACCTCCCCACCCGTACTCAGCGAACCAGCCGACATTTCTGACCCCGAAATCAAGCTTTTGAAGATAATGATTTCATCTCTTTCGAACATCGACTTGGGCGACCGTCTCGACAACGAGCTTAAAGAAATGTATGCACCATTGGTGTATCATGTGAACACAAAAATCCGGTCCGAGGTGGCTGGTGCGTCGGCAAACATCCCCTGGGGAACTTTGGCCGACCGACTGGCGAATATGATACTCCGTGAGCTAGAGCACACAACGTGCCCGATATGTATAACCGAGCTTAATGACAGAGAAGATCGTAGTTCCGTGATATATCCGAGCTGCTGCGGAGGGCGACAAGTGTTGCACCAGAAGTGTTTCAGAGAAGCAGTCACAAATTCCGGCAAATGTCCTTCCTGTAGGGCCACGATAACCATGGAGAAACTTAGAGTGGAGGAGAGAACAGCCGAGCACCTCGAAAGAGCACTTCTTCCCTTTCCTTCACGAGCAATGCAATTTTCACTGGCCGTTTTCAGAGATCGAAAGCAGCGACTTGTGGAGCAGCTCAACCACATGTGGGAGCGGGCGCAACAAATGCCGAATCTTTCGCGAACGAATGAGATTCAGAGGCGCAGGTTGGAATTGTATAGAATACAGCGGCGTGACATTGCTTGGGGGGTCGATAACGGACTTGATGACGATGGAAGATTCGCCCAAACATTGGAACGTATCGACGCAAACATAGCTCGGCTGGTGTACGAAATCTTGGTGAGTAGAAGAAGCCTCGGGATGGCGACAGTTGGACCAAATGGATCGATCGAGCTGAAAAACGGTACGGTGTATCTTATTTTCTTGGTCATGGGGATCGTGGGGGGTTACCTCATCCACGGCGCGGGAACAGATTAGATTTCGTGCATCATTACACTGCCGAAGTGCAATAATAGCCCTTTCAGCCCACCCCTCTGTTTCAGGCTGGTCCGATGTGCCGCCACCGGTGCCCTCGATAACCGCGACCTTGCGCCCTCCTGGAAGACCTGATTGACAGCGAAATGGAGGCGTGTTGATAATAGTTTTGGGCCATCGTTCCCCTCGAGAACGCGTTGCACAGATTTCAGTATGCCGTTTTCGTTCAGGTCTGGCATAATATGCTTTATATCATGGTCTTCACGGCTACGTCACCCGTGGTAGCATCGATGGCAATGTCGTTCATCATTACATTTCTTAAAAAATATAAGACATTTTATTCTGGCAATTTTGTACGCACTAGTTTGACCAGTCCCAATTTCTGTTCATTCTTCTTTGTTTCTTGTTGTTTTCAGGGCTCTGGGAACCCTGTGTCGATGCAGAACACACTTCAAAAGCTCGAGTGGGCGCGAATCGATGCCGGATACTCTCCTCTTCACGTAGCTTCGGAGGACGGGCGAACGGAGGACGTGGTGAACATGCTGGTGTCGAGCGAGGGAAAGGGCACGGATGATTTCCAGGGCGGCGGAAAAACAGCGCTGATGCTTGCAGCCCGCGAAGGCCACGCTCATGTCGCCCGCGAGCTGCTGAAGCATGGCGCCGACATCGACAAAAGAAGCGACAAGTGTAAACGGAAGACTGCTCTTCATTTTGCCGCCGGCTGTGGGCAGGACGAGGTAGTCGTTGTTCTCGTGATGAGGGGAGCGGACGTCGATTGTCAAATGGGCGACAGAAGCACAGGAAGAAGAACCGCGCTGGAACTGGCAGCCGAAGGCGGTCACCTGCGTGTCGTCAACACTCTGGTTCTCAGAGGCGCCATTGTGTATCCTGACACTATCGGACGCCTACGTTTTGGCACAGAGGAAGAATTCCGTGCGGCGTTCAACAAGGTCTTCGACGGAAACATTGAAAGCGGGCATAAGAGTCATGGAGACTTTCTACAAAGCGCCTTGCTGTACGCAGCAGAATACGGCAATCTTCCTGTTGTCAAGGCCTTGTCGACCAAGGGTGTCGATCTCGACGGCACGGCAGAGTACTACCCTAGTCATTCTGACATAGTTCCTGGCCAGGCGACTGCTCTACACGCTGCTGCATCCGGAGGACACAACGATGTAGTTAACTATCTCCTGGACAACAGCGTTCGTATCGACCCAGATGACAAAAATATGATGACACCGCTGATGTGGTCCGCGATGAAAAACCACCTTTGTGTGTCGGCTACCCTTCTCGAAGCCGGTGCCAACGCATCAGCAGAAGACCAGATGGGAGAGTCAAGCCTTTCATCCGACAGCTGGTCATGCTCGGTGGATATGGCTCTACTTCTCCTCCGCTACGGGGCAGACGTCAACGCTAGCGGTGGTTTATTTGGCTCGTCCGCCCTGCACAATGCGATCAAAAATCGTGACAACACTGAAGCTATGGTGGATCTTCTTCTGCGGTGGGGAGCGGATGAAACTGTGGTGGACGACAGGGGAAGAACCCCCCTGGATGTCTTCACGAGTGGCACACGGTTTCAGCGTACCGCAGAAACAAAGGAACGGGTGCGCAAGCTTTTGGTCAACGCCCCCGCCGACAGGACATGGCGTCGCCGGGGCTGGCTCGTGATGCTTTGGGAGCGTGAGCGTCGCAAGACAGTGAAAGAAGGTTGCAAGTTGGCGAGGACGGAGGAAGACATCGTGGTGGGAGGCGTGGCGACGTGGCTATTTGCAGTGACGGATGAGGGAGTGTTGCGCACGGTGGTGGCCTTTCTGTAGTGTTCTTGTGTGCGTGCGTGCAAATGAGCATGAAGTGACGTGTGATAGGGATGCGAGTGCCACCCTCAACTTTTGTCTCGCGGGATACTGTGGGTTGGTTCGCAAGTCGTGGCCAACTCATCTCCTGAGACGTCAGTAAGAGGACAGAAAGTAGTCCCTCTGGGACATGGCCGGTAGATTGACGCAGATGTAAGGCCAGGCCTCTCATTCACACGAGAGGTCTATTGTTGGACGAGTACGTTGGTTGGATCATTTTGGTCTTGTTAACTGTATTCCTCCGTAATAAAGCGTGCATAGATTTTGAGCTCACGAAGCACTTCGATGCTCCGAAGTGTACAGAAAGGTGATACGTTGTTGTTCGACAGAGGATACTTCTCCTAAGACTTACTTCACAGTGTTCACGGCTCTCACGCATTTGGCGTTTGGCGACTCTACATAGACGCTTTCAGAGGTACCAAGTCTTTCTTCAACTCGTGCCGCACGGAGGCCACCTGCCTCATTCTCGGTCGCGAAAAGCAAGACCGGCGAGACGGTGACACCGACCTGTAGTAAAGAAGACAGCCCGTTCGCGTGTCTCGGTTGTGCCACCCTCTGTAAACCGTGGGTGACAAGTGCCCGCGCTTCTCGGGCACCCTTCCCGTCCCACATCGGGAATTTTAATTTTTGACCGACGCGCGGCATTTTCAGAAAAATCGCGCACGTCTCGCGGCCCGCAATTCGTCCGACGCCGCTCTGGCGAAAGCGTCGAGCTGCTGAGTCAGCTGTTCCTGCTTTTGCAATTTCTGCCCCAGCTCTTCGACATTTTTTGTCGATTGCCCCATCTTCTCTTGCAGTTGCTTCACCTCGCGCTGCAGAACAACGACCTTGTCCTCCAAATCGTACACCTTCGAATCCGTGATGCCCATTTTTTCGCTAGTTATACGCACGCAGAGCTACCTACTCTCCCGCTGTTTCCGGTAAATAATCATCCAGGCGAGGAAAGGGTTCCGTTCGCACGGAAAGTGGCGGGAGCGGGTAGGCTTCGTCGGAGGAGTTAGACGATGGCGCAGAGGAACTGCTCGACAGCCAACGGCTTTTGCCGGAGAAGCGCGAGCCGCAAGCCGTGTCGATGTTGGTGTGCGGAAGGGTTGTGCTCGAGAAGCGCGAGCCGCAAGCCGTGTCGATGTTGGTGTGCCGCACGCCGTCCATGGAAGGGCTGATAACGTCGGGAAATAGGGTCGGATTAAGCGCAAGGTTGTTTCTGGACAGCGGAAGGCTTGTGCTGGAGAAGCCCGAGCCGCAAGCCGTGTCGATGTTGGTGTTGCGCACGCCATCCATGGAAGGGCCAATGACGTCCGGAAATAGGGTCGGATCAAGTGCAAGGTTGTCTCTGGAGTTTGATGCTGGTGAATGGAAACTGGGTGTGGAGAGAAGGGAGTAGGATCTACTTGTTCTACTTGTTTCACTGCCGTCGTCCAGGCTGCTATGTACGCTGTTGCCTAACCAAGACCCGGGGCTTGGGATCGAGTCTGAAAACGAGTTTGAATACGAGTTTGAATACGAGTTTGAATACGAGTTTGAAAACGACGCATGTAACGAGTTTTCAAACGAAAACGAGTTTGAAAAAGACGCATGTGGTGGTGATTGTGATGAAAGTGAGAAAGGTGATCGTCGTCCGCAAAGAGAACAGGTGTGGTGGAAAGGCGCATCGTTCTTCTCAACGTCGACGTCGTCATCGTCAATTGTGTCGGTCGATCGCGTGTCACGAACGGTTGGCACCGTCCGCGAACTCCGCGAGCCACCACAGCCCATATTTCGATGTTACTTCAAGCGATAGTATCTGTAAATATTTTGTTGGGGTACAGTATTGATCAATGGCGACTTTGCCAAATTACGAGAATGATCTTGCAATCGCCGTAGCCATAGCCATGAAAAAGAACGGAATCACCTTCGCCCCAGTATCCGCAGAAAAGGAAAAGAAAAACAGTGTCAGGGAAGCGGAGGCCAAAAAGGCCAAAAAGAAAAAGCAAGCGAGAGCGCTGCTGCGACTTCAGGAGGATCTTGTTCCCTCGAAAAAACGGGTTGATGTTGGAGGGATGGTCGGTCGCAGCGGACGTCCACGAGCCAAGAGAGTCCGGTACGACCCTAGCACCGCAAAAAAGCGAGTGTCTCCGTCAAAATCTGCCCCGGAGATACTTAACCCGACCAGGTCGACGGTTGACGCCCGCGTAGATACAGCAAGAACACGCGCACAGGGTCGAAATCAGGAGACCCAAAAAAAAAACCAGTGCAATGTGATCGAGTTCATGAAGCGGGTTGCTGACCCGACGAGGAACAAGGAGGAAAAGTACGCAAACACGAAAGGGTTGTTGATCGCACACGGCATGGGATCCGGGAAGACCCTCACGTCTCTCTGGGTCGCAAAGGAGTACATCGCTAAAAACAGGGTGAAGTTTGTCAATATTCTCGCTCCAAACGTAGCGGTTGGCGAGTTCATTGACTCGTTCGAGAGAGCTGGCATCACCCCTCAGACTGCGGGGAAAATCAGGGTGTTGACACACGACGAGTTTGCTCTGAACAAGAAGGCACGTGAGTTTAGCAAATCCCTTGTGATTGTGGACGAGGCCCACATGTTCACCGGCATGAAGTACGACGCTCTTGCGAAAGCTGATGTGTCGTACTTGATGTTGCTAAGTGGGACCCCTGCCCCCAATGCGCCGTCTGAAATTGTCCCTCTCATCAACCTGCTCCACAGGAAGAGAGAGGACCATTGGACAAGGCAAAAATGGGACAAGAGTACTACCACGCCGAGCGAGAAAAAAAAGTTTTTGAGGGACAAGGTGTCCATGTACAACATCGGCCCCAAGTACAATTACTTGAGACAACGTGGAACGGAATTCCCGAGTGCAAACAACTTCCCCGGCTACAAAGTTTCTACGAGAAACGTTAAGCTCTCGCCGTCGCAGAACGCCGCATATATGAAGCTGAACAAGACGGTCAAGAAGGAATCGCCGGGAGAGAGAGAGAAGCACCCTTTCTACGCCAGAGAACGAGTGATTGTTAACACTCATCCGAAACGGAGACATGTTGGAAGGGGTAACGTGACTCCAAAGATTGCCAAGGTCGCCAGTGACGTTGCGAGGGATATCAAGAAATCCCACGGTCGAAATCAGTCGAAGCAAGACCCTAATCGTTTAGGTCGGGGGAGGCTCTTGTTGTACGCGTATCATAGAGACACGATCACTGACTTGGAAGGAGAGATAAGACGTCTGTGCGCCGACAAGAACATTGTTTCGCCTCAAATCTCCACATACAATGGTGATACTTCCGCTAGAGAGAGGATGCGTATCAAGGAAGCCTTTAACAATGGAGAGATGGACCTGCTTATCATAAGCAAGGCGGGGAGCGTCGGTCTAGACCTGCAGTGTACGTCAAAAGTTTTCATGTTTGACCTTTGGTGGAACATCCCCCAGATGAACCAGGTCATCGGGCGCGCAATCAGGTTCAAAAGTCACCACGAACCATGTAAACACAAACACGTGGACGTGTATGTCTACCAGTCCGTGTTTGTGACCAAACAAGCAAAGGGAGTCAAAGTGTTTGACGCCCAGGTCCTGTTTGACGCAGTGAAGAAGTGGAAAAAAGTAGCCCATATGATTGAAAACGTTATGAAGCCAGCGTCCATAAAAAACGCTGCGAGTTGCGACAAATAAAAATACCTTTCAACATCACAAGCATGTCACCCCAACTTTGGAAACCAATCTTAAATACGTGTGTGCCAACGTGAAGAAACTGCGTACATCGAGAACGCTACAGCTGTTGTATATGAATAAATATTGATATGATAGAATCGTCCGACCTTCACAAATTCCCATACCCAAACTCTCTACGGAAGAAAAGTACCGCTCAAGAAGTATGCACCGGCCGCATCCATCTCGTCATAATGGTGCTCGATGATGTACTGCACGATCGACAGCGACGATACGTTGGTAGTGGGGTATCCATCCCTTCCGGGAATGTCGTCTGCCATCTGCGACATGGTCATCGAAGTCTTGCGTTCACGAAGTGCCTGGACCATAGTGCCAAGAATGTCTTCAAGGTGGTTCGATACCCAGTAAGCAGCATCGGGTTCAGGGTCTCCGTCTGCGCCGGCCTCCGTCGATGCTGTCTCCATTTCCTCGTTTTCATCGAATTCCCACGTCCCCGCCTGCTCATCATTCTCCTCCTCCTCTACCCCCTCCTTCTCCTCCTCCTCCTCTACCTCCTCCTCTTCCATCGCATCTTCGGCGGGAGGAAGCAGAACGCTCCCAGTTTCCTCCTGTTCCATCGCATCTCCGGTGGGATGCAGCAGCACTTTCCCATTTTCCTCCTGTTCCATCGCACCGCCTGGGGTAGGCAGAAAGCTCTCGGCTTCTTCTTTTTCCTTCGCATCTCCGGTGGCAGCCAGGACGACGAGATGTTTGCGCTTCACTATGCGCGTTACCTCCGTGTGTTCCCCGGCGTACGCGAGACACGTACCCCTTCGACTATGTCCCGTTGGACCGACGGCCTCAAGCACACCCGACTTGACCACGAGCTCGCCACCTTCCGGCAAGCTGTTCGCATTTTTCAGCAAGTCCCTCACCACCTGGAGAGGAGTGTTGCCTTGCCTCAGTATTTCGCGGCATGCTTGGTCGGCGATGATAGATTTGGTGAGAAGGAGCTGCATTGCTTTGCTTCCCCACATCGTTGGCCCTTGATCCAGTGGACGACGGTCGACGCTTTGGGCGCGTCCCGCTGCCTGCCTCACGCCTTCGGAGTGCATGTGGAGATCCAGAAACAGATGGTCCAGAGGCCACTCATGGTTCGATCCCTTGATAGATCTTGCTCTGCCAGCCTTCACCTTCGAGAAGGTGAGTATTTTTGGCACCATTTCCTCTCCCTCTTCCGCTTCTCCTGCACACTTCTTTGCCCCAACTGCTTCTTTGATTTTGTCGTGGACATAGGTGATGAACGGAGAGTAGTCGTTGTCTTTCACACGAGCAGGTACGTATCGGAAGACCTGTGGGAGTTGTTTTACCCCACCGTACTCCTCTTCGGGCTGTTCTGCATTGACGTGTTCTTCTCCCGACTTGTCCGCGCCTTTCCCCCCCTTGGGGCTCTTCTCCCCCTGGTCCGCGCCTTTCCCCCTCTTGATCCTCTTCGAGATCTTCTCCCCCTGGTCCGCGCCTTCCCCCCCCCTGATCCTCTTCGAGCTCTTCTCCCCCTTCTTACGCCTCTTACGCTTCTTCTCTTTCGGGGCGTCCTTGGATCCTGCCTCTCCTTTCCGTAGCCCCCTCTCGATCTTGGAAACCTCTCTGTCCCCGAGCTCCATGGGTGCCTTGAAAAACTTCCCGCTTTCGAACAATCCTCTCATACCGATGTGCGACGTGTAAACGATGAGCTGATTCGCCGTCCACGCAAGACAGATGAGACCTTCTCGTGCGTATCTGACTGCGTTTATCTTGGCTTGCTTGTCGATGTCGGCGTTTTCCGAGACCGAGCTCTGGACAGCTAGTGCGCATTGTATACGCTTCGTCGAGAGCATTTTGCGCACCATGCAGTGCAGGTCACCGATCTCCCGGGAAATGACCCTAGCGTTCGGAGGCAACTCCTGCGAGGGGTGCAGGTAATCCCAGTAGAAGGTTGATACTGTGACTTCTTGAAACTCGTGTTTCTTGGAACCGTGTTTCTCGGAACCCATCTGATTTTCGCTGAGATGGATTGCAGCTGGTGTCGCAGTGACATGGACGATTGAAGAGCAGGCTGCGGGCAGAGACTCCCATTCATCCAGGGGGTCTGTCCAGCTTTTTGCACCCGCCGTTGTCTTGTCACGGATTGTAAGATCTGCCTCGTCTATGAAGAAGCACATTTTGAGGGCTCCGTCGTCCGTTGTTCCAAGTTCGCGAATCATGGGCACCACCTTTTCCCGAAACTTGTTCATTCGAGCCGGGTTGTCTATCAGACCATACACCGGGATCACGTAGCCACTATCCATTAAACGACCCAGGCCTGTCTCGTACCTGCCGACGTCTTCGAACATGTCTAAAATGGGTTTCTCTCTTTTGTCGAGACCGGCGAGCTTCCAAATGCGTGCGGAAAAGGCGTTGAACCTGAGCATGTCTTGGTTGTGCCGACCTAACTCAGCACCGTCGTTTTTCGCTTGAAAGATAGGTACCAAGCCGGCCTGCAGCCACGCCTTCAGAAAACCAATGTAAGTCTCTGTTCCCTTTCCAGCCTGACACTTTCCGTTTTGTAGCACGACGGTGTTTCTCTTCATTCGCGGAAATCCGTTTGTCTGGCAACGTGGTAGCCTCCGACATGCACCCAAGACATCAACGCCTTCACTCACAAGCTTCTCGACCCGATCAAGAAACTCATCCTTTGAAGTCGGGTCCTTGTCCACCTCGGCGAAGATCTGGAAAAATAGGTCCACCGTTCCGTACTACGGGTTTCAAACGGAATTATTGCGGAGGCACGTAGGTTAAACCATCGGTTAGCATTGATCGTTTATTACAAGGACATTGCTTTCGGAAACGCGTACAAGCAAGGCGTCGGCAAGGAGCAACGATCTTCGGTCCAACTGTTTCACCGGAGATAAGAGGTCCAAGGAAGGCGCTGATTCGAGCGCTGGGTGTCCTTTGTCCGGTGGTATTGGTGGACGACTTTCAAACGTCAAAATGCTGCTGTGGTTGCGGCGTTCCACTCAAGCAAGTGGATGGTTCTCGGGTATTTCGCTGTTCAAGTCAGATACTCAAGTACCAAACATGATGATTAACTGCTGTAATATTAAACCTGCACATAACCTGCACGACGCCTATTTAATATTGCGTCGAGACCTCAGGCGAGATTTCCCTCGAATGATGACTGCTTACCCCGGCATATACAGGCTGCTCCGACTCGTCTTCCTGAGGTGGTGGAACATCGTGATCGCTGGCCGGCACATCTGCGCCGCCCGAGGCTGTCCCCCCTGTCGGCATGTCTATGCTGTTCTCCCCCTCCTCTGCAACCGTTGACGTCCGCGTGCTAGACTGAATCGTCTCTTCTTTGTCTGGGCCTCCGGAGTCAACCTGTTGTTAATGTTACAAAGGGTTTACTGGTCAGCCAAATTCAACCATACACATTGTCGCTATTTTAAGCTCTTGGAAAAAAACAAACGGATCTTGGCGGTTGGCGGGAGAGTTTGCTGAGAAGTAGGCAGAAGCGTTGGCCGGACGGTGGGTATCTAACGTTAGAGGGAGAGTTTGCGCAGGAGTAGGCACATGCGTTATTGCAACGGTGGGTGGAACTGTTATTTCGCTGTTTGGCAGAATGGTTTGCTCGACAGTAGATGTCGTAGGCTGAAAGGTCATTACCGTCGGCAGCATTTGCACAGCAGTACGCGGAAGAGTTAGCGCTATCGTTGGCGGGAGCGTTTGCTCAGCAGTAGGTTTATTACAATTGAGGGGATTTGGTTGTACGGATCTTGATCCCGATAACTGCTGCACGTACATGCTGCTCCGACTCGTCTTCCTGTGGTGGTGGAACATCGTGATCGCTGGCCGGCACACCTGCGCCACCGGAGGCTGTCCCCCCAGTCGGCATGTCTATGCTGTTCTCCCTCGCCTCTGCAGTCACTTTTTTGTCTGGGCTTCCGAAGTCAACCTGTAGTCATTATTACAATTACAAAGAGTTTACTGGTCGGGCAAATTCAACCATATTATGATAATAGTTGTCGCTAACTACAGCTCTTGAAAAGAAAACCAAAAGACACAGACAAGAGAGCTTGGTATACTAAATAACGCAGTGGTATTTCACTCTATATAATAGCAGCTGCTGCTGTTGCTGTATTATAACAGACCAGCTTCGTGATGTTGCTATCTTGCCGGTGGGAATTCACATGTACATAAATAGCAGTAGCAAGAAGTGGGAGAGGTCTTTGGTTGTGCACATCATCACAGGCACGGATCTCATGCTAAATGATAACAACACCTCGTTTTTCTCTGTAGGTCAAATCACCATTGCTGCTGCACTCGGCTGCTTTTGGTCACCGTTGCAAAGTTGCACCCTGGACGGATGCGTGTGTTACGCGAAAGAATGGCTCGATCTTTCTTTGTTCTGCTATTAATATCGTCTCTCTTTTCTATTTACTATTTAGACGCCGCCGGTCAAAAATCGCCAATTTACCTCCGTTGTCAAGGCGAAAGCCTGACACACGTCCTCGGCATCAAGGGAGAAGTTGTCGCACGCATCCAATCCGATAAAGGACTGGGCGTCCTCGTCCACGGACATGGTTTGACTGCAAGTGCATTCAATTTGTTGAGGGAAGAAGCGGGGCCGTGGATTTATGCTGAAACGTAAACTGGAACGCTGCTGCAAAGATGTCAAATTTTGAATTTCGCACTGGATCCAATCTGTTTGTTCGGTCAACAGCGACGTACACTCAACTCGCAATGAAGTTCAAAAACAGTGCGAAACCAGCGCCGAACGATAACAAATACAAAGATGTGGCGGTATGCGGGTGGGAGAGATTGTGGGTAAGCACATACTTTTCAACCAACTGCCAGCTTCTGGCTAGGTGGCCGTTGATATTTTTTTGCACTGGATCCAATCTTGATCGTGACAGTGTGTCTCAAAAATTACTGTTTCTGAATGGCTGTTGCCGTTGTATGTATCGCAAACAGCGTCTACTTATTCGCACCTTGTGTACCACCAAGCTGAAAGGCAGTGGAGGAGTAAAGTCGAAAGACGGGAACTGGATGAATGTGGCGGCGTGCGCGGGCGTGAGAGGGTGTGGGGAGAAATGGGGTGTGGATCCGGTCTGAGCAATCGACCCGGGTACGCAAACGACGTCGTACGGTAAATGGCAAGTGATACCACCATTCCCCACGTTATTTCTTGCCACATCACACGATTTGTTTGAATGGGGAGATGTAAACATGGAAGGATCCAACCGGAAGTTTAGCAACTGCTTACATTCCACCGGGTCGCATTGCTACCGATGTGCTTATCCTCATCGCGCAGCTTGATATGAGTTACAGCAGAGCAGGATGCACATGCGAATAACGCAGAAAACTAACAGTCCCGTAGCTGAAAAAGTCAGATGAAAAGCCAGAACAATTCTAAGATAAAAGTGTCAGGTGAGGAAAAGTCGGAACATTTTCAAGATGCGGTGAGGTGCGCGAGCACCCGCCATCAAGCTGAGCAAAGGGTGAAGGGATGGTTAGGTGGTTTATCGAAAGGAGGGAGAGGATCTTTCAGCGCCGGACTGTGGCTGTGACGATCTGACAAGGTGGGATTATTTTAAGAAGGCTGCACCATCTGGTTGTTAATGTCGCACCCTGCTTAGCTCTCAGAAGACAGGCACACTCTGCCAACTTGTTGCACGATACCCCCCTCTCTGATTTGTTGTGAAGTGCCAACAAAGGATCCAACATGGACTTGAGCCACGGCGCTCACTTCGTCGCAGAGACATTACTGCGCAATTGCTAGACGATCCGCTGTTTTTCATCCCCGCTCGGATTCTTCGCTCTCGGAGCAGTATACAGCAGTACAGTCGCCAACCCAAGTTGCACCGTCCGAATGACGCAGACATTTGACACGTCATCAGCAAGACATCTAAGACTGTCTACAGCATTCGGCCCACTTGAACACGCACCAGCACAGCACGACGCACGTCTAAGGCTGCACCACCTGCTACTGTTCACATCGCACCCTGCTTAGCTTCCAGAAGACATACACTCTGCCAACTTGGTGCACGATATACCCCTCTCTGACTTGTGTTGAGAGAACCAAGGATCCAATCTGGCGATAAATCGTATTACGTTGCAGCACGATTTAGTGAGCTGCTTATCCTCATCGCGCAGCTTGATATGAGTTACAGCAGAGCAGGATGCACATAATAACGCAGAAAACTAACAGCCCCGTAGATGAAAAAGTCAGATGAAAAGCCAGAACAATTCTAAGATATGTCAGGTGAGGAAAAGTCGGAACATTTTCGAGATGCGGTGAGGTGCGCGAGCGCCCGCCATCAAGCTGAGCAAAGGGTGAAGGGAAAGCGATAGGGAAGGTAGATTGCACGACAAGGGGAGGAGGACACATGGGGGATGGTTAGGTGGTTTATCGAAAGGAGGGAGTGGATCTTTCAGCGCCGGACTGTGGCTGTGACGATCTGACAAGGTGGGATTATTTTAAGAAGGCTGCACCATCTGGTTGTTAATGTCGCACCCTGCTTAGCTCTCAGAAGACAGGCACACTCTGCCAACTTGTTGCACGATATCCCCCTCTCTGATTTGTTGTGAAGTGCCAACAAAGGATCCAACATGCACTTGAGCCACGGCGCTCACTTCGTCGCAGAGACATTACTGCGCAATTGCTAGACGATCCGCTGTTTTTCATCCCCGCTCGGATTCTTCGCTCTCGGAGCAGTATACAGCAGTACAGTCGCCAACCCAAGTTGCACCGTCCGAATGACGCAGACATTTGACACGTCATCAGCAAGACATCTAAGACTGTCTACAGCATTCGGCCCACTTGAACACGCACCAGCACAGCACGACGCACGTCTAAGGCTGCACCACCTGCTACTGTTCACATCGCACCCTGCTTAGCTTCCAGAAGACATACACTCTGCCAACTTGGTGCACGATATACCCCTCTCTGACTTGTGTTGAGAGAACCAAGGATCCAATCTGGCGATAAATCGTATTACGTTGCAGCACGATTTAGTGAGCTACACACCCTTTTGTCCCCTTGCAGCACGATAAATCGTATTACGTTGCAGCACGATTTAGTGAGCTACACACCCTTTTGTCCCCTTGCAGCACGATAAATCGTATTACGTTGCAGCACGATTTAGTGAGCTACACACCCTTTTGTCCCCTTGCAGCACGATAAATCGTATTACGTTGCAGCACGATTTAGTGAGCTACGCACACTGTTGTCCCCACACCTTTTTGTCCTCTTGCAGCACGATAAATCGTATTACGTTGCAGCACGATTTAGTGAACTGCACACCCTTTTGTCCCCCTGCAGCACGATAAATCGTATTACGTTGCAGCACGATTTAGTGAGCTATGCACCTTTTTGTCCTCTGAAGCACGATAAATCGTGCTACGTTGCAGCACGATTTAGTGAGCTACACACGCTTTTGTCCCCTTGCAGCACGATAAATCGTATTACGTTGCAGCACGATTTAGTGAGCTGCTTATCCTCATCGCGCAGCTTGATATGAGTTACAGCAGAGCAGGATGCACATAATGATATCCCCCTCTCTGATTTGTTGTGAAGTGCCAACAAAGGATCCAACATGGACTTGAGCCACGGCGCTCACTTCGTCGCAGAGACATTACTGCGCAATTGCTAGACGATCCGCTGTTTTTTATCCCCGCTCTGATTATTCGCTCTGGGAGAAGTATACAGCAGTACAATCGCCAACCCAAGTTGCACCGTCCGAATGACGCAGACATTTGACACGTCATCAGCAAGACATCTGAGATTGTCTACAGCATTCGGCCCGCTTGAACACGCACCAGCACAGCACGACGCACGTCTAAGGCTGCACCACCTGCTACTGTTCACATCGCACCCTGCTTAACTTCCAGAAGACATACACACTCTGCCAACTTGGTGCACGATATACCCCTCTCTGACTTGTGTTGAGAGAACCAAGGATCCAATCTGGGCTTGAGCGACGGCGCTCATTTCCTCGTTATACACTGTTGTGCGATCTTCCATTTTGTGAGATGCACTCCTTTTTGTCCTCTTGTCGCACGATATATCGTGTTACGTTGCAGCACGATTTAGTGAGCTACACACCCTTTTGTCCCGTTGCAGCACGATAAATCGTATTACGTTGCAGCACGATTTAGTGAGCTACGCACACTGTTGTCCCCTCACCCTTTTGTCCTCTTGCAGCACGATAAATCGTATTACGTTGCAGCACGATTAAGTGAGCTGCACACATTTTTGTCCCCTTGCAGCACGATAAATCGTATTACGTTGCAGCACGATTTAGTGAGCTGCACACCCGTTTGTCCCCTTGCGGCACGATAAATCGTATTACGTTGCAGCACGATTTAGTGAGCTGCACACCTTTTTGTCCCCACCCCTTTTTGTCCCTTTGCAGCACGATAAATCGTATTACGTTGCAGCACGATTTAGTGAGCTGCACACCTTTTTGTCCCCACACCTTTTGTCCCCTTAGTGAGCTACACACCCTTTTGTCCCCTTGCAGCACGATAAATCGTATTACGTTGCAGCACGATTTAGTGAGCTGCACACCCTTTCGTCCCCTTGCAGCACGATAAATCGTATTACGTTGCAGCACGATTTGGTGAGCTACACACCCTTTTGTCCCCTTGCAGCACGATAAATCGTATTACGTTGCAGCACGATTTAGTGAGCTGCACACCCGTTTGTCCCCTTGCAGCACGATAAATCGTATTACGTTGCAGCACGATTTAGTGAGCTGCACACCCGTTTGTCCCCTTGCAGCACGATAAATCGTATTACGTTGCAGCACGATTTAGTGAGCTGCACACATTTTTGTCCCCTTGCAGCACGATAAATCGTATTACGTTGCAGCACGATTTAGTGAGCTGCACACCCGTTTGTCCACTTGCAGCACGATAAATCGTATTACGTTGCAGCACGATTTAGTGAGCTGCACACCTTTTTGTCCCCACCCCTTTTTGTCCCTTTGCAGCACGATAAATCGTATTACGTTGCAGCACGATTTAGTGAGATGCACAACTTTTTGTCCCCACACCTTTTGTCCCCTTAGTGAGCTGCACACCCCTTTGTCCCCTTGCAGCACGATAAATCGTATTACGTTGCAGCACGATTTAGTGAGCTGCACACCTTTTTGTCCTCCGAAGCACAATAAATCGTGTTACGTTGCAGCACGATTTAGTGAGCTACACACCCTTTTGTCCCCTTGCAGCACGATAAATCGTGTTACGTTGCAGCACGATTTAGTGAGCTACACACCCTTTTGTCCCCTTGCAGCACGATAAATCGTGTTACGTTGCAGCACGATTTAGTGAGCTACACACCTTTTTGTCCTCCGAAGCACAATAAATCGTATTACGTTGCAGCACGATTTAGTGAGCTACACACCCTTTTGTCCCCTTGCAGCACGATAAATCGTGTTACGTTGCAGCACGATTTAGTGAGCTGCACACCTTTTTGTCCTCCGAAGCACGATAAATCGTGTTACGTTGCAGCACGATTTAGTGAGCTACACACCCTTTTGTCCCCTTGCAGCACGATAAATCGTGTTACGTTGCAGCACGATTTAGTGAGCTACACACCTTTTTGTCCTCTGAAGCACGATAAATCGTGTTACGTTGCAGCACGATTTAGTGAGCTGCACATCTTTTTGTCCCCTTGCAGCACGATAAATCGTGTTACGTTGCAGCACGATTTAGTGAGCTACACACCCTTTTGTCCCCTTGCAGCACAATAAATCGTGTTACGTTGCAGCACGATTTAGTGAGCTACACACCCTTTTGTCCTCTGAAGCACGATAAATCGTGTTACGTTGCAGCACGATTTAGTGAGCTGCACACCTTTTTGTCCCCTTGCAGCACGATAAATCGTGTTACGTTGCAGCACGATTTAGTGAGCTACGCACCTTTTTGTCCCCTGAAGCACGATAAATCGTGTTACGTTGCAGCACGATTTAGTGAGCTACGCACCTTTTTGTCCCCTGAAGCACGATAAATCGTGTTACGTTGCAGCACGATTTAGTGAGCTGCACACCTTTTTGTCCCCACCCCTTTTTGTCCCTTTGCAGCACGATAAATCGTATTACGTTGCAGCACGATTTAGTGAGCTGCACACCTTTTTGTCCTCCGAAGCACAATAAATCGTGTTACGTTGCAGCACGATTTAGTGAGCTACACACCCTTTTGTCCCCTTGCAGCACGATAAATCGTGTTACGTTGCAGCACGATTTAGTGAGCTACACACCCTTTTGTCCCCTTGCAGCACGATAAATCGTGTTACGTTGCAGCACGATTTAGTGAGCTACACACCTTTTTGTCCTCTGAAGCACAATAAATCGTGTTACGTTGCAGCACGATTTAGTGAGCTACACACCCTTTTGTCCCCTTGCAGCACGATAAATCGTGTTACGTTGCAGCACGATTTAGTGAGCTACACACCCTTTTGTCCCCTTGCAGCACGATAAATCGTATTACGTTGCAGCACGATTTAGTGAGCTACACACCTTTTTGTCCTCCGAAGCACGATAAATCGTGTTACGTTGCAGGACGATTTAGTGAGCTACACACCCTTTTGTCCCCTTGCAGCACGATAAATCGTATTACGTTGCAGCACGATTTAGTGAGCTGCACATTTTTTTGTCCCCACGCCTTTCTGTCCCCTTGCAGCACGATAAATCCTATTACGTTGCAGCACGATTTAGTGAGCTACAAACCCTTTTGTCCCCTTGCAGCACGATAAATCGTATTACGTTGCAGCACGATTTAGTGAGCTGCACACCCTTTTGTCCCCTTGCAGCACGATAAATCGTATTACGTTGCAGCACGATTTAGTGAGCTGCACACCCTTTTGTCCCCCTGCAGCACAATAAATCGTATTACGTTGCAGCACGATTTAGTGAGCTGCACACCTTTTTGTCCCCACACCTTTCTGTCCCCTTGCAGCACGATAAATCGTATTACGTTGCAGGACGATTTAGTGAGCTGCACACCTTTTTGTCTTCTCGCATCGGCACGTAGGCACTGTCCCCCACTCTGTTCACTCCGTTCTCCACCCAGCTCATCTCTACGATGCACCGCACACCCCTATCCTACACGGCTATGACGGGCAAGCCCGTCGTGAACGACGTGGTTTTGCACTCCATTATCTCAGGGGATAATCTTACGGTATTCGCCAACATCGGATCGTTCAAAGAGCACCACCTGCGCGTGCTCGTAACCATGCCACGCACCCCGCTCTATGTCATCCGGATGGTTGCACGGGAGCCAGGCACCAACCCGGCCAAGGCCATCGACTACTGTTCGTCGGCCGCCATGGCAAGAGCTTTGATAAAGATTTGCCGCGACGTGTCCCGCTTCGCTCTGTACGAACAAGAGTGCTTCCGTGTTGGTGGCAAAAGGCTTCACGAGTTCAGGAGGGGTGGAGATCGTTTTCGGCGTAGAGAAGTGGTGTATCAGGTGCTTTGCGAGAGAGTTCTGTTCGGTGGAGACGTACTCCCCCCCCATGTTTCCAAATGGTTCAACAGTTGCGGTGGCTACTGGCATGAAAAATACATGGAGGGGTATGGATCGGGGCACATGAAAGCATGCTACAATATTTACGAGGAGCAAGCGCTCGGCGCTACGCACGAGGTGATTACACCGGTGCCGTACCAGTTTATGGTCGCCTACCACCGGTATACCAAGTACCTACCGCTCACGATGTATTTTCGCGCGGTTTTTCAGAAGAAGGCCCGGATGGAAGCAGTCGTCAAGGACGCGCTCAAGCAGGGACTTAGCATAGAGCAGGCCCACGCGTCTCTCGTCGTGGAAGATGTTGAGAACATGCGGGACTGGGACTTCAAAAACTCCGCCGACGAAAAGAAGAAGAGGCGCAAGTTATCTAGGGCGCTTAAGTCAGCTGCGGTGAACGATCTGTGGGTGTTGTCGCTCAGAGTCTTGGGATTGGAGTGTTGTGAGAAGGTGATTCTTTCGTTCCTGTGACGTTGAAGTAATGAAAAAAACGCCTTCGGGCAACCTTGTCTCGCCTTCAGGCAACAAAATCTGGGAGTCGCGCTTCGCGATTCGTTGTCCCGGGCGCAATTTTTTCGCGAGTGTGGTGCCATTGTTGAACGAAAACAATGATCGCGAGGACCACAACCACACAACCACACAACCACACACTCCGAAATTAAACATCGCACATGGCAAGTGTTGCCCACATGGTCGCTGACGCGGCGATCGTTGTTATTTTCTGTGTTGTTTTTGCATCGGGACTATGTGCGATAAAAATCGCCCTCTGTGCATCGGTCGACACGCGCCCGAAATTCAACAAGTACATTTCTCCCGGTTTTCCGTGCGACGGCACCCTCGTGCTTGTTGCAAGAGACGGCGTAATGTACGTGGTTCCGGAAGGAAAAGCCGTTATCAAAACGGACATGGTGCGCGAAGTTCACGGGGGACGAATCGCTCGTGTGTGTGACCTCGACGGTAATTACACGTATTTCGAAAACAACGTGAACAACGTTGCTCACGAACACCAGCACGGAGAGAACGCGGTCGACCATCTACACAACCACTGGTCTATTGGAAGCGTTCGCTCGCAAGAAATGACCGTCTCGGAATCAGACGACGAGTCGCTTACGGCGTCGCCACCACACAGCCCGTTGACGGGGGAACTTGTGTCCACGACTTCTGAAATGAAAATGATATAATCTTCGTATTGCAGTTCGTGACCGACAGTTTGTCAGGTTTAAAATCTAGTCCCTATTTAACATAGACAAACTATGATTCGGGTGAGGAATCTAAGGCACCGGAGTCTTGTGCTGAGCTTTGACGCCGTTGTGGGCGCCGTGTCTTTCAAATTGACCGTCCAAAAGCTGGGCGGGGTCGAAAAAATTGTCGCCGAGGGCACGGAAACACAGTATGCCGTGGACCGCCTCGAACCCAACACTCAGCATCGCCTGCGCGTGTATGCCCGCGGCGCCGGTTCCGAGAAGTATGAACTGCGCTTCGAAACACTTGTTACGACGCCGTGGGCAAACTTCGATGACTTGGGACCCGATGAGCTGCGCCACGTTTCAATGTTTGCGGGTGGTTTCGACACCGACCACGCTGCGCTAAACGAGGTGGCATGTCTTCCGTTCCCGAACCAGTATCGCACGCTACCGGACGCAGATGGTAGTTGTGGTCCGACGGCCCCGACGCTAGACCCGTCAACGGGATGCTGCATCGGCGGCGCTGATGGCCATGAGTTGAGCTTCCTGCAGGCTCTAGAGACGGCGTATGATGAAGTGACCGATCGCCACGTAGTAGGCGGATCAGTCGAGTACGCCGTTAAATGGATTAGGGTTAACAACAAACAGAGTGTGGGTAACTTTGTGCAAATCGGTCAGCAGGAACCTTGGAAGGAAACGTTTATTAAACTTTTGTTCGCGGGCGGTGTCCGTGCGCCGCCGAATGGTTTCAAGGTGTACTATAACGGCACCTGCCTCGTAATGCTAGGGAAGTTTTGGGTCCAAGCGGATGATGTTGAGATGAGAGGGTGGATGTCCGACACGGGCGTGAACGGCCAATTGCGCGTGGTCGTTAGCGCGGGAATGCAACAAGCCGTCCCTTACGCGACCCGGGCGAGGGACAGTCACTACTGCTCATCGCGCGTGGCGGGCCAAGAATTAGAATATTTTGACGTTACCAAGCTCTCGACGGTGCTCTCAAGTCCTGATTGTGGATTCAAGGGTCAGTGTTTCATCACGTTTGGAGCACAGCCGTGTGCTATCGATAGACAACGGTATGCTTCTGCTGTCGGGTTCTTATCAGACATTATGACCGCGATGGTTCGGAACAGGGACATCTACGACTGCGCTGTCTCTCTCCGCCACGTGAGAGAGGGTGGTTTGCATCTGCCCCCGGCAACGGTTGCTCCTTTGGAATTGATTCGTGACTTCGGGTTGGGGGCTGTTAATAATACTGACAGATGCATTACCATTGCCAGGAAGGTTCTTCAGAGTTTGCGTACCACCGTGAACACACTTGGCGTTGAACCAGCCCCAGGGACAACAATCGTCAGATATACCGACCGAACGTCTCCAAATTTTGATTTCCAGCTATCGGTCCGAAGTGAAATCGTCGGTCCGGGTGTCGGGCGCGTTGTTGTGAGAAAATCTCGGTGCCCGATTTCCGGAACACGGTTTTGGACGGGAACGACCAGAGTCGAGGGCGGCCGAGCGCGCCGGCTGTACAATACGCGCGACCTAAATACATAATTTGCCATCACTCCAAGAAATTAAAATCGTAGCAATATCCATGAACTTTTTTATTGCACATGAATAACGGAGCACCGACGATGGCGTCAGCGACGGGTTCGATCAACGTCAACCTGAAAAGGTTTGACTGTAGAGCCGCAATGTCTGTCAAATGCAACGCTGTTGTCATCGGCAAGAGAAACACTGGAAAGAGCGTCGTGATCGCCGAGCTGCTGTACTACCTCAACAAGCAGAAAGTGCCTAGGGCGTGTGTTTTCTCGGCTACGGAAGAGAGCAACCGGTTCTTTTGCAGACACATCCCTGATTCCTTTATTTTTGACGAGAAGAACGTGGAACTCAAGTTGACAGAGATTGTCGAGCAGCAAAAACGTCTGCAACTACAGAAGGACATTGGTGAAATTGATCGCGATACAGACTTGCGCGTCGCCATCGTCCTGGACGACATGGGTTACAATCGAAAGGTGCTGACGAGCCAGATTCTCACGTTTATCTTTATGAACGGGAGACACTATGATATCACGCTGATTGTTGCTATACAGCATGTCATGCAGCTCACGCCTGCACTGAGGAGCAACACCGATTATGTGATTTGCCTCAAGGAAGGAAACAAAAATGTCATGCGAAACCTATATGAGAATTTTTTTGGCGTGTTTGAAAAGCCCGTGCATTTCAAGAATGCGTTTGATGCGTGCACGAAAGACTTTGGTTGTTTGATTCTCAACAACACCGTGACAAGCGTTCTTGTTAACGACACGGTCAATTGGTACAAGGCGACTCCCAATCGCGAGTTCAAGTTCGGGTCGAAGGAGTTTTGGGAGTACCACGACGAACGATATGTCTCGATTCAGGACAGATATCTGCTTGAGAAGAGGCCAGCCGCCGACACGACGATGTCGAGCGACGGCACCTTTGTGATTCACAAACACGTTTAACGAAACAACAAATTGACTCATCATAATGTTGATGTCATGTAAGATCAAAGCAATATCATATTATAGCATGGCTCCCACACTTGCGCTCAAAATGGTAAAGAAAATCATTGTCGGTATCATTTGCGGCGTGTCATCCATCGTGATTTCTACTCTGGCAAATGCAATCCTCATGGCTGTGATTCTGGTGAGGTTTGTGGTCATGACACTTCTGCGATCACTTGCATCAACAGTGTCCTTTATTGGCGAGACCACCATCAATACGCTTTCTTTCATCAGAGAGACAGTCTTCTCCATTCTGACATTCATCGTACAGACAGCGACAAGCACCGTGCTGTTCGTTCTCAGCCAGCTTGTGTCCGTTTGGAGGCTGGTGGTTACCATACTCACCGCGACTCTTGGCGAGACATGCTATCTTGCAACCAACGGCATTGGCAGGGTTTTCGACTTTTTTTCAGACTACTTGCTTTCTCTGCAAGCTTTCAGTTCGGGTCTACCCGGACTGGCCAAGGTGTTGAAAGCACAGGCGGATGATGTCAAGACGGGAGTCAATTTGGGATCAATTATCAGCCAGGCGATCCAATCATTCGTCGACACGTTGGTGTATATTTTGAAGGGTGATGAAAACAAGTTTAGCGACGGCATAGTACCTAATTTATTCACGGAAGTGTTTAAGTTGCTTCCCCTTTCTTTTGATTTAGGGAAGCTCATCCTACAAGGAACCTTTGATATATCGAAGGAAACTTTAGGGGTCGCCTTCTCTTCTTTGAAAGAACTGGCATCGCTGAGAGGGATCGTCGCAGGATGTCGCGGCAAAGCGTCGTAAAACCAAGAAACAAAATATATAGACACAGAAAACATGGTGTCGTCGATTGTAGACAAGGATGGTATTTTCGAGTGTAGGAAATCCAAGCAAGGTGAGAACGCCGGGTCAGGTGTTTTCTGCGCGCATGATGTAAAGGCCGGCACGATCTTACCCTATTACGGCATCACCATAAGTGACGACGTCGAGGTGCACGATGACATCGTGAGCAGCGACAATTATCGCACATACGTTATCTCCGCGGACTACTGCACAAAGTATGGAACACGGCGGACTGCCAAGGGTTTGTCGGTGGATGGCGACCCGCGACTGCCTCGAATTCAGAAACTGGAAAAGTATAAGAAATTGGCGTGCCAAATCAATGAGGCCAGCGAAGGCTGTCTGCCGAACTGCTTGTTGACAACCAACCCCCGCATATCCAGGGCGGACATCAATCGTTCTCTTTTGAAGAAGGTACCAATCCCGATCGCGTACATTGTTGTCCTCGAAAGCCTTCCGAACGGAACAGAATTGCTGACGTTCTATGGAAAAGAGTTTGGTGACAGGGCATACTCTTCGTGCAAAATGAATCGGCGCACGCATCGCCAGCTGGCCGACAGAGCTTACGCACACGTCGACGCGTTGCCCAAGCAAACCAATTTTTACAAATGACTATGGCCACAGAACATCTCGTTATCGTTTCAGACTCGCGCAATGGCGACGGCAAAGCGAGCCAAGCAGAACGAAGTGGTGGGGTCGACGATAAAGTACGATGACAAAACACAATGCTACAAAAGGAGCGGAAAGTTCGTGAATTTTGGCGTCGGCGACAACAGGGTTTACGATGTAGGCGAAGTTTTCCTGAAGAACACCGTGTTTTTCGGCATCATCAGCGAGACTGCGAGAGTCATCACGCTCGGCAGTCCCTCGTCGAGCGGCGACAGTGAGTTCGATAAGAACATCGCGTTGGTTTGGGCACTGAGTCGCGTGGACCACGCATTCTCGAAGAACTGCACACCGGAAAACCTCTCCGGTGTTATCAAGGCGTGCTCGGGAAACAGCTGCGCATCGTCCTGTCTGCGCGGCATCAAGTACACGAACAAATTCGGAGCCGAGTGCCTGATCCACCTGAACGGCAACGGCATGAAAGACGTCTGCCGCATCATGGGGCACGACGCGTCCGGTCTCCACGTCCGTGCTGCCGATCTGCTAAACGAAAGCTATCGTGGCCATCGTTCGAACGGCGATTCCGTGATACCCGTGTCAGGCATACGGGCGAACGACATGCCCGCCTTCAAGATGATGTACCGAGAAAAGATTGTCATGCCACAGAGGATTGGCTCAAAGGAGTTCTTGATTACCAAGGAGGTTTTCGACGCAGAGGAGCTCTTCAAGGCGTCTCTCAACCACTTGAAGACAAACTTTGTGATGGAAAGCAAAATTGAGATTGGAAACGATCCCGACGCAGACGAGCAGCTGATTGAAGAGCAGCTGAACGCGTGCAACATTGCCATGAACAACGGTGTGTCCTACATCTGTGGGATGCCCGGTGTGGGCAAGACCTCATCTCTCTGCAAGGTGATTCAGAATTCCGACGGGACGGTAATCTTGACGCCGTCGCACGTCGCCAGAGAGGTTGTTCACCAGAGGGCGAAGAAGAACCTGATTCCCGAGTCCACCTTCAGCGTGGAAGTTTTGGCTTTCGGCATCCGGCACGTACACACATGGCACCCGGATGCCGACACGTCGGAGTTCAACCCATCCGACAGGTCTTGCCAAATGATGAAGAAGTTTCAGCAGTCGGACGGCAACATCCAGGTGGAAACTCTGATCATCGAGGAGACTTCCATGGCGGATATCTTCCAGACATCGGCCGTCCTCGCGGCATTCTGCAAGTTTCCGTCATTCAAGAGGGTTGTGTTTTGCGGAGACCATAATCAGCTGGAGTCTATTTCCAAGGGTTCTGTCCTGAGGGACGTCATGGTATCGTCGAGCGTACCGGGCACAATTCTCCAAGTCAACCACCGTTCCAAGTCTGGTTTGTCACAAAATCTTCCGAGGATCATCACGTCTTCGCTGGCCTTCATGGAAGAGGACGACACTTTCGAAATCAGAGAGCACGGGATAGACGATTGTCACGTGGAGACCGACAAATTCAACAGGCGCCGCGTGATCATCCGCGATCCTATCATCCGGTTGTTCCTCGAGCACGTAGAGAGGGGGATTCCTTGCCACGTATTTGCGCACACCAATATAGAGGTGAAGCAGCTGAACTCGGGTATCAAGCTCGCGCTGTTCGGCGATGACTCTGTGCTTTTCCCGGTCGGATGCAAAGTTCGTGTGAAAGACTGCGAGGTCATAAGCCCTGCCGTTTTCCACCACAACGACTTTCTAGAGATTGTAGAAGTCCGGGGATCAAAGGAGTACTTGGTTAAGAGGTGGTCGGATCCACAAGACTATCCTAGGCTTACGGCGGTTAAGATAGAGGGTCGTATCAGGGAGGCCCTGGACCTCGGTTTCGCCAGCACCATCTTCAGCTTTCAGGGCAGTGAGGTGGACAACGTCATTTGCCACACTGTGCCAAACTCGGCCTACTTTCACAGGAACGCTCTCTTCACCGGTGTGTCCCGGGCTAGGAAGAAGGCATACATCATGGGTGTGCGTGACGATACGTGCTCGTGGAAGAAAGTTCTGTTCAAAAAGGCTGTGCCCAGAATTTCTAATCTGTCAAAGATGATCTGAGTTCGGTTTCGTTTGGCAAAAAAATATGATATGGTTATTTGACATTTGACTAAATGAGTGACATTGTTTTCGGCAACAACGATCTTCTATCAGAGATTCTCTCGTTTGGGCGACGAGACGAGTATTTGTTTGTCGGTACGGTGAACAAAGCGTTTCACGCTCTTTACCATGCCCGACAAACAAACGTGGCTGTGTGCGTGGAGACTGTTTCCTGCCTGAAGGATTCGGGAATCCAATCCCTTAGAAACAGCAACCATGTGATGCAATGCGGCTCGGTCGACGTGATGCGGCACGCTTTGTCATCGGGTCTGGTCGACAACCTAAACGGGGCCCTCGAGCACGCCATTCGATCCAATGACTGTGACATGATCACAGTTCTAGAGAAGGAGTTCCACGAGACAAGAATCGGCCCGGCGTGCTTGGTGGCCGCGGTCGAATCAGGTTCTCTTGCTCTTGTTCAAAAGTACTGCGTGGACGGCGTGCTCGATGCCAGGGCCGCTAACTTCGGCCTCGAGGACAGTTACTGTTATCCTTTCGACATGAGCGCAAAACGAATGATCTGTCGCTGCTGGAAAGTGTATGTGGGTGACTATCTGGTCGAAGCCGCCAAGCGATGTGGTTATTTTGAAATATTACAATGGCTGCACACGCAACACATTCCGTGCGTGGACGAACTGTCCGAGACGCACGACATCATAGGGGAAGCCGCCGCCCACGGAAACAGAGAAATGGTCGAATGGATGTTGCTCGCAGGCTACCACCCGTCGGCGTGCGAGATCCCATACGCCGCCCACTCAAACGACGTGTGCTACCTGGAGTGGCTGGTTGCAAAAGGTTGCATCATTGACCCAGAGTCGCTAAACTTCTGCTCAAACAAGGACGCACGCGTAATCGCCTGGCTTCAATCCAAGGGATATGTTTTCTGTTAATATTGGATGGCGCGCTCGCACAAACGCCACAAGTAGAACACCGCAATGGTTCCCAGGTTACACCTGATCGTTAGCATCTACGAGATTGCGCGGTTAATCAGGGAACAAGGCGCGGACGTCAATCGTAAGGACATAGACGGCAGCACGGCTCTCCACGTTTCGCGGTCTTCGACGGTCGCTCGTACTCTGATCGAACATGGTGCCGACGTAAACGCCAAGAATTCCAGAGGAATGTCTGCACTTCACCGTGCTCGCAACATTGGCGTGGCCAAAGTATTGCTTGATCACGGCGCTTTCGTAAACGCGGTGGACAACTACGGCAACACACCGCTTCATCTCTGCAACGATACGCAAATGGTGAACCTGTTGCTGCGTCACGGTGCATCAATCACCCATCGCAACATGAAGGGAGAGACACCGATCCACATGTCGACGTACGGCTCGAAGGTTATCGCCTTGGCGAAGGCCGGTGCGGACATAGATTCGGTGGACAACGTGGGAAAAACTCTGTTGATGAAGAAAGCCAGGTGTTTCTATGTGTTCCGACTTCTCCGACCGCTTCTGGCCCTCAACCCCTCCGTATTTTTAAAAGACAACGAGGGGAGGACGGCACTAGATTTCACCGTCGAGGAAGAGGTGAAAGCTCATTTGATTCGGTACGGGAGAGACCAGAACTGGCGTCGTAGGAAGACGCTGATTCTCTTGAGGGAGAAGACCCGGGTTTTTGTTGCGAAGGAAGACTGCGTGCTTAGGACGGTCGGGTTACCTACCGGTATTTTCAGGAGTATCTTGGCTTTTCTGTGAAACTGGTTAAACAACGTGAATACATACAGTTTAAACATGTATTATAGTCAAACAATGGTAAACATGGTACTGCTGGCTCCTTTGCTGGTTTTCACATCAACCCCAGGTCTTTTGACCATCGACTTCTTTTTTTGGAGAAAGAGACGCAAAGCGGTGCATGATGTGGGTGTGCCGGACACCACTCAAGCCCTGGGCTCGAGGCATTTGGGGTCGAGGCAAGCTCTGGGCTCGACCCCTGTTCTGCCACAAGCAGGCTTTGATCGAATTTTCGAAAACCAATTCAGAACTCACCAAAAGTTTTAATCGTTCTGACCAAACAACCTATACCATCACAACGTAAATTTTAATGTTACCATAATTTAATCAATCAGCAACATGACCTTGACAGTAGCCATCGTCCTGATCATCACCTCTTTGGTGGCATTTATCTTGTACAGGAAGAGTAGCGACAACACAGGTAGCCAAAATCTTGGTATGTCTGCCGCCGAAAAAAAGAAGAAAACCCGATTAAAAAAGAAGAAAATGAGAGAGGAAAGATTGAAAAAAGAAAAAGCGAGAGAGAAAATATTGAAAGAACAAAGAAGGAAATTAAAGGATCCTTGCGAATGGGTTAAACGCCTGAAGAAACTCTGATTTACAGTTTTATTATGTTTACCTAATCCTAATGAATAACATGGCCGACGCGGTGCTAGGTGTCAAAGGCCCCAGAGTTGACAAGAAGAGTGTCAGCTACGTTGTGGCAGGCTGCTTTTGTGTGTACGCACTCGTGTACAAGATTCCCATCCCGTGCTTCGGCTGTCAGAAGAATGGATTCTGGTACCGCTGTGTCATGGACACCGGCGACGGCACGGCATCATGTGCCGCCCACAAAGCAGCCAAAAGTCGAGTCGAAACAGCCGGGAGGATAATGGATGAGGCGGGCGTATACATGGACAATCTGTGGGATTTCACCAAGACCGAACTACCTGGGGTGATCAGCGACTTTATCGCCACCCTGAAAGACCAGGTTCTCGGTCTCAAGGACAGGATGGCGGAAAAGATCAACCTCATCATCGCTTTTCTTCGCGATAAAATAGAACTATTTTGGTCCAAGATCAAGAACGTCGCGGTGTCCACATACGAAAAGTTCATGGAAGTCGTCATCAACCCCGTCATCAAATTTTTCGTCGCCAACCTGCTGAAACCAGCCATTGTCGTTTTTGAAAAGAACATGGAGTTCCGTGACCTCATATGGTCAGTTCTATCCAATGCAGTCGATAAGTTCGCCAACATTCCTATTGGCGACTTTGTCGGAGACGTGGTGGACGTGTTCCAAAAAATCCCTGAGGCCATGGATAACTTGAAAGGCCTCCTTGTGATGCTGATCAACAAAATCAAAAACGACACGATTGGTGTGGTGAACACGGGCATCCGTGAATCGATCCAAGGCGTCGAGACGTCTGTGAACTTCCTGTCGGGCAAACTAGACGACGGGGTCAATTCGGCAGTTGGGGGATTGAACCACGTCAAGGACGAGCTGGTAGGTAATCTCAACAAATCGATCAATGGTATGGCCTTCGGTTTAGAAACAGCTGTGAACACGTACACGGGGGGAATCGAGACAGTCATCAACAAGAGCGTTGGGGGAATCACAGACGGCATCAATAACAACATGAACAAAGTTGAAAAGGGTGTCGGCAAGGTAATGGAAACCACGAACGATGTCATCAAGGGGGCTGAGATTGCTGTCAACACCATATCCTGTGGGATCAACAACGCCTTGAACAAAGTGGAAGATGGCGTAAATAATGTCACGAAGGGGGTGACCTCGGCAGTGAACAAGGTGCTCGTCCCCGTCAACGCGACCGTGGGGATCATGGAAAAGGTCAGAAATGTCAAAGTTCCGGTCATCAAAAAAAGGATCTTCTCTTGGATAAAAACGCCTGGCAAAGTTAGAGATATCAACATCGACGGGGTGGAGCTACCGACAATCCCAGTCGAAAAATTCGGCAGGATCAAGGAAGGCCTCAATATTCCAAATATCCCCTTTAAAAACATCGATATCCCCGCACTTGACATACCTACGGTTAACATCAAGGCCCCGGCGGACATAAAAGAAATCGATATTCCCGACATCAATATACCGAGTGTGGCGATCCCTATTCCCCGTGATGTTAGGGAAGAAGATTTCGATCTTCCCTCTATACCGGGCTTCGGTTTTATAACCGACAAGGTGGAGAAAGTAAAGGAATCTATTAGAGAGATTTTTGAGACCGCCATGGCCCCCCTGTACGACGGTTTGGCCACGCTCATCGCTCTGGTCGGGAGTATCATTTCGAGTGCCAAGCACTTCTTCTACAACTACCTGACGTGGACGGCCATTAAGAGCCGGGTGACTCAACTGATGGGATTGGCAGGAGAAGGTGTTTCATTACTCAAAGACCTGTTCGTAAACGAAATTGTACCCGCGTTCATGAAATTAATTAGAGGGATGGCGGATCCGATCTTGGCTTTCGTGAAAGCGGCCACTGATCACACGTGGCGTTTCATGAAAAAGCTCGGAGCAAACGTCGGCTCGATTTTCAACAAATCATACAAAGTCATCACCAAGGTCACCGGAGTTATCGCTAAAGGAGTATTCCATACAGGATTGTACATTATAGGGACAACTGTCGAGAGGTACACGGGATTCATACCCTTGCCACTATCTGTGAAGCTGATGCTGATAATGGCTTCGATTATCTGGATGTTCTTTGGAGGTTTTCTGAGTAACGGAAAAGTTATAGTGGACTTGTCGCTTTCGGTTATTCAAGGAGCAGCCGTTGCGCTGACCGACTTGGACCACCAACTTGACTTAGGATTTGGAGTCATTGAAAAAGCGACCCCAGCTGCTTCCTCCTTTTTTATGCACTAAATTGTCCACGTTTTTCTGTTCAGCTGTCGTAAACTTTCAACCTCGTCTTCGTGTGCCAAAAGACTCTTGGTAGTGTATAAATCAAGCAAGAAGATAAAACAGTAAATAACAAGCAAGATTATGTTTGGTGTATCCATGTTTCTTTTTTATGTGCAAACATTTTTGTTGGTGAAAATGTTACCTCAGTGTGCCACTTGGTCGAATATAATGTTATGTCTACTACATAGAGTTGTCACAGATGATTCTTTTCGGTTTTCTGGCACTGATCATGATTATGTGGACCCTCAGTATCAACAACCAGCTACGCATGCTTCGGAGTAGCACTGAGGAACTTAAGACGGAGATCGAGGAGGCGGCGCAGTCGTGCGGACAGTCGATGAATTAAGTCATTCATTGTAAAGGTATTGCATGCTCTATTATATAATCTATTTAAGAACACATGTTCTCAGCTTCGAATTCGTCGTTTAGCTTGTCGTAAAGCTCCTCCAGATCGAGCAGGCCCTCCTTTGCTTCATTCTCCCTATATTTCTTGTCCAGACGGCCCACCCCCACATGAAAGTCCGTAATCCCCAACTCTCGATCCATTGTGTACTTGGCAACTCTCTTGTCCAGACCGGGGTCGAACTTGCTGTTGACGTGCACAACGCGCGCATCTGGCCGTACAAGCATTGCCTTCTCGCGATATGCGAGAGCCTTCGCGAATAGAGGAGCGTCTTCCAAGTTTATGTTAGTCATCAATCGTAGCGTGTTGGAAAAGTCTGCTTCCTCCTTTTGGGACGGGACGGTGACGGCACCGGGTGCCACCATCAGGGTTTCGCCGATCTCAACATCCCTTGTAGCTGCCAAGAACGTTTCGCCGTTTTCGTAGCAAACACGGAGGCAGTTGGCTTCTTCGCTTTGCCCAAACACGCCGATCGTTTTATACAGGAAAGGTGCATTGCTCCTGTTGTGAGCGTAGAGCGCGAGCGCTACCTTTTCGGACAGGCCCCTCCTGTATGTTGTGCGGAAAACGTAATCGAAGAACACCTTGATGTCGTCCGACGGAGCTTCTTGGTTGAACGCGCAAGGAAAGAGACATTCTCCGCTGTAGACACACTGCATGGTGTACCGAAATATGTCGAGCTTGAAACTTTGGTCTGTGGATTTGGCGGGTATTTCGTAGGCCACTGTTTCTCCTGCTTTGATCGAGCTCTGACAAACAGGATGAATCAAACCATTATCCATTCGCTTGAATTGGAGATTGGGATGCAAGAAGCACTTGTTCATCGTTTCAACCATGCTTCGGATTAACAATAAAAGTGTCAATATATACCCGAGAAATGCCACTCGAATCGTGCGCTCCTACTTCGCCAACGACAGACCCTTTGCATTTGCGCACAGAGACATGGCGAAGATGAGGGCGAGACTGGCTTGGTCAATATTGAACAGGCGACTTGACAATTATTTATTTATTTAGACGATTCGCCGCATGACCTTCTGTACGTTCTCACCGACGAACCACGTGCTCACCGCCTTTCCAATTTGCGAGGGCGTGGGCTTCACGGATTCTGTTCCCATGATGTCGGCAAGCTCGCGCAACAGCAGTATTTCGGGGGTCGCGACTTGTGTACCAACACCAATGCTGCCACTGGTTTCCGAGTCCGATGAAAAGAATGAATTATTGCCACTGCCACTAGATGTTGTGCTGTTATCATCGTCAACGCCGAAGTTCAGGACAAGGCTCCTTGTGTTGGAAGAGATCGAAGACACCGAGACGGTCGGAGAAGGCACGACCAATGTTGGCGATGGTGGCGGCGGTGGCGGTGGTGTCGGCGGTGCCGCCAGTGTTTCAGAGCCAATCTCTATCCTCTTCACGCAAAGCCGGCTTTTATTTTCAGTTGCGATGGATTTGAGAGAAATCGCATCATCGGCGCTCAGCTCGTGAAAATTATATTTTCTTTCAATCTCAGATGTCAGAGTCAGATTACTTCGCCGGCCTTTCAGGTGTGCCTTGTATGATCTGAGAACGGTAGCCACCTGTCTATCAATGTAGCTCTTATCGTTCAAGGAGTCCACGCGACAGACGAGGGTGACGGTTTCGGTCATTGACGTGTTTGTGTTTGGAGTCAATCTACATTTTTTTTCGCGTCCGATCCGCCAATAAACTAATCTAGGCACATGAGACATACAGACCGCAACAATGGATCAGACAGACAGCGCGTGCTCCGCTTTCGCAGGCGGCTTCGTTCCGATTGGAACCGACGTGGTGGTTGTCGTCACCGACGTCGGCGACAACAATGTCGCGATGGTAAAAACAACCGCTCAGGCTGCACCATCTTCGCCTCGCGAGGCAATCTCCGCAATCGCCGAAGCGTACGCGAAAGCAACGGAAGACGTGCGCGCAACAGTCTTCGTTGTGGTCGGCGGTGCCGATGGAGAACATATTTGAAAACACATTTAAATTAAAACTTGAGGAACTCGTCATCCGAGTTGTACCACAGACCACTCGTAGACGATTCTGAATCCGAAGACGAATCCGAAGACGAATCTGAAGACGAATCCGAAGACGAATCCGAAGACGAATCCGAAGACGAGGATGAACTTGCAACTTTTCTCTGCTCTACCTTTTCCTCAAGCACCACCGTCTTGTCTGCGTCTACACCGCTACCGCTCTCTTTGCTGCGAACGGGTTGATCCCTCTGCTTCCTCTCTGCGTTTTTTAAGGAACGCTCTACCCTGTCGTACATGCCGCTGGCGGCTCTGGCGGTCTTTGTGCTAGCGTCAGCTTTCAGTCGCTTCCATGCCCGGTGGTCAATTTTATCGCCGTGCACCGTCGTTGTCTCGAGGCACGTTCGATCTTCGTGTCCAAAGAGGCCACAGAGGCTGCATCTCTTTTTGCGGAGGTCGTCGCCGTACACGCTGTAGACTTCGATGCAGTCCCGCTTCAGATGTCCATACCGCGCGCAACGCTGGCACCAATCTTTTTTCCGCGACGACCTGCGCGGGAGTATTGTACAAAATATGTTGAGTAGCTTGTTGCAAGGCACGGATGTTTGTTTCTTCACAGCAATTGGTCAGATGTTCAGGTACCCAAAAATCACCTTTCGGCGAAGAAGCTCTTGTTGCTCATGCTTGTTGTGGGGTGGAGAGGGGTGGGGAGGTGGGAGTGAAAAGTGGCGGGGAGTGGCGACAATGGGTGTTGTCTCAAGGGAATGTGGGACCACGACGTGCAACTTTCCAATATTATTATATTTCCCCAAGTCATCTAAAAATTGTATAACAGTCAACATGTCTACTTCAATCTCGACTCTTCCAAACTGGTCCGGAGTAGCGATGTGTTTCCTGGATATGTTCAACCCCGTCGAAGTCCTGCTCAAGGACCTGACCTCCCACCAACTTAGTATCTACAACATGGTCACCAATACTGTCACAGACATAGGAGACCCACTTCCCGGCCTCCTTTTCGTGAAGAAAAACTATGTGACCAACGAATTCTACTCCTGCTCGCACATGGGTAATGGTCTGCATGTCTTCAACCTTGGCAAAGATTTGGCAAACATATATGGTGGCATGACGTTTACTCAATCGCAAAGCGAGGAATACAGGGTGTTTAGTTCATCGAGCTATATCAAAGGACTGGATGTCTCCCTCGATGGCACGACGATATACTACAGTAATGCTAGCAACGAAATCCGTTCTGTGGGAACGGACGGTTCAAACGATCAGCTGATACTCGAAACAACTGGGGTCCCGGGTAAGGTGTCATTAGACCCGTTGAATTCGGCGACACTGGTATATGTTGACGGTAGCGACATCAAATACCACAACCTTGCATCGGGAGTCACGAAAGACGTGGCGGATGATCATCATTGCATCGAGATGACGGTGCTGAACGGCACCCTGTACGCGACTTTCTACTTCAAGCCTGGACTTGCGTACATCCGCATGAATCTGGACGGGTCAGACGTCTACTCGGTCACCGATAGGATCACTCTACGGAGTCAGCTGGTAGACACGGTCAACAAGGTCGTGTACTCGGTAAAAGCAGATGGCGAAGCTTACATCACCGCTGACCCAAACATCGCCGACCTTCCCGACGCCCCCGGCCTAGTGTCCGTGGTTCCACGGCCGATGTCGATCGATCTGACATGGCCCGCAGTGAGCGGTGCCACCGCATACGGCGTCAAGTACTCCGTTGGCGAAATGGACGCCGAAGCGAAGACGACGAGTGCCGCTAGCACGACGGCGCTTAGGCACTCCGTACGAAACCTCTTGTCTCAAACGCTGTACTCGGTCTACACGTACTACTCCATGGACGACACCGATCCGTCCGTCCCGATGAGTTCTGGTCAGTACCTGACGCTCCCCAATGTCGCGTCAAACCACGACGTTTCATCGTACGCGGACGAACGCGGAGGGTTCGATCTTCGCGGGTTGAGCACCGAGTCGCTAAGTGCGCTGGACGACGTACTGAACGATATTTTCTCGACCGGCGACTCCGTGACATTGTCGCTTCGCGGGAAAGGTGAAACAAAAACCAAATTCGTCAAGAGGGGTGATACCGCGGCGATCGACGACGGCGTCTCGATAGCGATGCCTTTTTCGGCATCCGCCGGGCCTGGCCAGTCGGTAACCCTGGCGCTGACAGACGCTACGACCGTGGCCGTCGCCTACGACGATACCACCGAAGCAGTTTTGATCGGGGGAACGACGTACGCCGCCGGAGATTCTCTCGTGCTTGACGGCCAGAAGGTCACCATATTCAGCGTCTAAAAATCACTTTTCAATACACAAGGACATCAAAATCCACGTTCCCTTCGGCGAATATTCCGGGTATCTTTCTATATCGAAAAGGTAGCCATGTGTGTCGTTGTTGGCAATCGTGTTGGACGATAGAATCGTGGGGATTTTGAAGGCTGTGCCGCTTGATAGCGATGCCAAGACGTTTTTCTTTCTCCATCGATCGTGCCTGAAGTTGACAACGGATGCCGTCACAGTGATGTTTACCGAAGGATCGCTCTTGTTTGTCTTGCCATGAATGTTGCCGCTGACATTGAGCGATCTATCGGCGTGGTACACGGTACAGTGAATAAAAACACTGTGGAAGTGCACGGGGGGGAGGGTCATTGCTTCTTTGGAGGAGAAGTCGAAAGCAACGAAGAGCTTGATCTTGGAGTCGTCCCAGTACGAGATGTCTGTCTGTGGCGACGCGAGCCCATGGAACTCGAGGTTTCTCGGGTAGAAACTTATCGGCTGGAACGTCTTCCGCTTCTTGGACAGATGAACACCAACGACCTCGTCGTTCGCACTGGCACTGCTCGGCGGTGTGTCGGCGGCGGCGGCGTCGGCACACGAGTAAAGAAACGTGATGATCTTGAGCGCGTTGTCACTTGAAAAGCACTGTTTGTTTTCTTTGATAAACTTGACAAACTCTCTCATCGAGATGCTGGACAGGCGTATTTTGCTCCACAGAGACGACCCCCGCTCGGCAGCATCGTCCGTCATAAGCGCCCACGCTGACCCCAAGCCTCCCGGCTTATTATCCGCGGAGACTTTCTTTTCGCAAAGCTTGTAGACGCACTGGAGCAGATCAATCTCCTTGATATTGAGATCGTCCCTCGCGCATATCTGCGAGACTCCCGGAATGCTATCGGCCCGAAGCGCGTAAAAGCTCTTGTGCTTGAAAACGACAAAGGCGTAGATTGAAATGTAGTCCTGGATGTCCGACAATAGCCCCGCGTTGCTGTCGCCGTCACCGTCTCCGGAGCATACGGCCGAACTCATGGCGTATTCGAGCGCTTGTATTGCGTTTGTGGGATTGATCACGTCCATCACGAGCTGTCGAATAACGTTCATTCCTCCCTGCAGACTGTAGTAGTGGAACGCGGAATACCTCTCCATGGTTTTTAGGATTGGTTCCCCCTTGTCCACCTGAACCATACCTGTGTGACAAAATACTCTCATCATGTCGAAGATGTGTCTCTTGGACATGGGGTGAGAAACGCTGTAGGCCGTGACACCCTCAAACTCCTCGGTGCCTTTTCTCATGCTGCTGGAAAAGAGACACTTGAAATAATCGGACCGCGAGGAGTAGAGTTGTTTGCAGTCTCTGTAGTAGACGCCGTCGAACAACCACGCCATGTCAAAAAAATCGGCGTTGTTGGCCTGTAGAGCTTCGATCGTTTCCAACTGCCACCGCGATACGTACCCGAGAAGGTTTTGCGAGATATATTTTTCCATTTTATATATAATATTGTTTATATACACAGCCAAGAGTTTTGTCCGTGCTCAATGAACGACGACACTTTGGAAAAAAACATCTACAAATCTCTGTGCGAAACATCGACACCTTCTTCCGACGTTAGCGAGCCGAGCATAAACATGGTGAGGTGCCCCTTTTACGAAAAGCCCGTTGATGAAATCCAGAGCATCCAGAGCGCGAAGTACGCCAAGCGCTCGCAGAGACATAGGTCGACGGCGCAGTCGCGTCTGGGAGACATGACGGTCGGCGACATTAGATACTGTTTTCAACAATTGCGGAACGCTGGCAAAGATCTGAGTCCAGATATGATGCTGTACAACGGCCAGTCCGCCGGCGAGTTTGCCCTCAAGTATTTGAGAGAGACATCTACGGCGACAAGGAAAAGAAGAAAAAGCTCGTCGATGGTTGCTAGTCGTTCTGTCGCCAATCGAAAGGACACCGCATTTAGTGTGGATGGGTGCACGTCTATAGGAGCTTCCGGCTTGAACGTCCTCGAGTTTTAATTTAAACCTTTTTTGGTGTTCAACGCGCTCATCAGCTCGGTATTCTGCATGATTTCTTGCAAGATGATCATCGGGTCCTGTGCCTGGCTCTCGGTGAGCTCCCCGTTCTCAACTTTTTTCATGCAACCGTTTGCCAACTGCTCTATTGAGTTGAGAAGTTCTCCGGACATGGACAAAATGGTTGTTCCAGTAAGGAAAAGTTGCTGGATGTAGTTCCAGATGGCTTCTCTGTTGTCCTCTTCAAGATCTTTCCATTCCTTGGCCATGTCAAAGTCTCCTCCGGTAATCATGGGAATCTCGCACACGTCAAACAGGCTCGGGTCTTTGGCCATAATGAGTTCCGCGTGTGGTTTAAACACATCCACAAACGTTTCCATCGGTACTGTGCTACAATCGTCGGTGGAAATCACTCCATCTAGCATGACCTTCGCATCCATGATAATGGTATACTCGTCGAAAGTGTCCGCGAGATCGCGGAAGAACTCCGACAGCATAGAGTTGAAGGCTTTGTACGTCGTCATATTCGTAAGACTCTGTTACAACAAGGCTTTGAAAATAAATGCGAGTGATGGTACGAGAGCTAGATTTCTGGCAGAATGTCCTTGGAAACGTGCCTCACCCCGTTGATTATCTCCTCAAATGTGAGGTGAAGTTGCATCATAGATTTTTCCACGTCCGAACTCTCCGGGTAGTTCTTAGCTCTACACGATATTAGAAGAGCGTTCATGCTCTTGGTCGCCATGATGGAATAGTTCGTAATCTTCCTGCAATCCATGATGGAAGCTTTGTCTTCGCCCTTGTCCAGAAAACGCTTGTACAGGTATGCGACGCTCTGGATGTGTCTGCACGCATCATTGAACGCTTCCATGTCACACTCCCTTGCGCTGTGTATCACGAGGAGGTCCTTGTAAATGTCGAAGGACTCGAGCACCTCGAGGTCGGCAAACTTTTTGGTAGTTCCCCGCCGATCTTTCCAGTATACCACGTCGACAGTAGACAGGCCGTCTGCAAATACATTTCCTACCGCCCCGAGCACGAAGCCTCCCAAAATCCCGAACATAGCTCCTCGGGCTCCTCCGCCGAAAGCTTTCGATGCCGCGTTCTTGAACATTTCGCGCGTATACTTGAGTGGAGCAAAATGTTTGCCGGTATGCGAACGCAAGATAAAAACAATGTAATACAAATTTACAAATCTTGGTCGTCTGCAGACGCGTCGATAGTGAGCGTTTCCCACTCGAGTACGTCGTCGACATCATCATCTTCTTCGCCCGCTGTTTGGTCCTCCGACGTGTCACTGGTGTCGTCGTCTGCTTCCTCGGACGAGCTTGAGTCCGAAGAAGTGGATTGGTACGAGCTGTCGTCATCAGAATCGGATTGGGTGAACTCGCTCTGTTCTGAGTCCGTCGTTTGCTGGTCTCCACTACCGTCGTCGGTCTGTGCCTCCTCTACACATCCCCAGTCGCTCTCTGCTTCTTCACTAAAATCGTCTTCCATCACCTGGTCGGAATCTGGTTCGTAACGAACGGGTGGCTTGACGGATCTACCCGACCTCGTCATCGTTCGTATTCTCTGTTCGAGTCGATCCGGTGGCATGGCCATCTTGACACAACAGCTTGTTTGGCATATCTCTACAAAAAAAAGCCATGGGAGTCCGCGAAGTTTCTCCGGGATCGAATACACGAGGGTGGCAAATATTTCCATCAAACATTCGTGCTCGGCGCCTGGTCCGTAAATAATAATTGCTTTTTAGTGTCAGTACCGGACTGCACGATGCTGAAATGGCTCCGCGACAAAGACTTCATCAACAACAGCGACATGACGACGACGCAAACTGTCATGACGGGAGGTGTCGTCAGTGTTCCTGACGAAAATTACGACGAGTTCCTAGCGCTGTATGCCGAGGAGGTCAAGAGCAAGAACAAAACGCTGTCTTTCTCCGAGTTGAGATCTGATCCCGTGTTCTGCATGTACTTTGACGTCGACATGCTGGACACCGACGTGCTGGGTGTGGAAGCATCGTCCAGGATATTTTCGGTCATTCAGTCTGTGATTAAAAGCTACTACGCCGGCGACCAGAATGACGACCGTTTCCGCTGTGTCGTGTGTGACACGACCGTGAAGAAGGTACCGTCCTCAGACGGGGAGATAGCTCTGACAAAGAACGGGTATCACGTTATATACCCAAACCTGAGGATCAACCTTTCGCAAGCGCTTCAGCTCCGCTACAGCGTGGTGAATGAGCTGGAGAAGACGCTGGGACCGCGGGCAGATGGCATGAACGCGTGGTCGGATGTTATAGATAGAGCTCCTTACACCAGCGGCCTGAAGATGTGCGGGTCATTCAAGCGTGTCAAGTGCACTGACTGCAAGAAGGCAGACCCCACGTTCAAAGACAAGAAGAAGGCGTTGCTTGCAGAGATGGCAAAATTGCGGAGGAAAATCTTCCCCCGCGAGCCCGGGTTTGACTACACCGACCTCTCGGATATCCACTCGGATGAGTTCAAGGACGCGGTCTTTGGCGACAAATATGGCAAGTACCTGGACCTGACTGGCTTCAACTCGTGCAAGATGTGCCTCAACACCGGCAAAGTTATGGAAAAGCGCACGTACATGCCGTGCCTCGTGCTAGACGGTGGCGGCGACGTGGACGTTTCTCTCCTTGACGTCTTGCGCGAAGACTATTTCGAGGTGATGAAGTACACGAGCATAAGGTGCCAGGACGGCGAGAAGGAGACGCGTGGGTTCACAATCCCCAAGGGTGTCCCGAGGGCCCCGACGGAGGAGAACGGTGCCAACATGCGGAGCTTCTCGAGCAAGAGCTTGACACATCTTGGCAGCGATATGCGCGCCTTCACCGTGAACAACGACATGTACCTGAGCGACGCTCAGACGATGCGCTTGTGGAAAGGACCTCGTGTCGAGGATGCGCGAAGACTGTCGGTGATTGAAACGTTTTTGAGAAAGAACGTGTGCAGCGCCTACTCTTCCGTGCAAATCAGGAAGGTTTTCGAGAGCAAGGTCAAGAAGGTTGCGCAGAAACCAAGCGGTGGAAACAAGATGATTAATGCTCTCATTGGAGCCCATGCTGGCACGACGCTCCCGTCGACGGACGTCGCTGTGAGTAATCGTTACCTGGTAAACGTTGCGGGCGTCGGGTCGACATTCTGCATGAACAAGGGTTCCGAGCACACTTCGAATTCGGTGTACTTCATCATCACGGCCTCGCAATGCTTCCAGAGATGCTTTTCCAAAAAGTCCGACATTAGGAGTGGGGGGACGACTTGCGCCGATTACAGGTCGGGTGGATTTGCGGTGCCGTCGTCTGTGTCGTCCGTCTTGTTTCCGGGTGAAGCTGTGAAGACCCCGGCCATCGCCTCTTTGGCCTTGTGCCCGGACCACGGTGTTCCAAAGACTTTTGGGAACAGGGGTAAGAAGCGTCGGCGGATGGAGTGGGGGAATAAGAAACTGTAGTTTTGGTTTTAAAATTCCAATTTTTTTAATTGTTTGGTTATGATATGATATGTGAACAAAATATGTTTGAACCAAATCTTTCCATCGACGTGAGTCTCTTGGCCATTATCCTTGGTCTTTATGCGACGAAAAACGACAGAAACCTTATTCTTGTGCTGATTTGCGCTCTCTTCGCGCACGTCTTGTTGACCAATGACGACGACGACTTGAGCGCTGGTGTTCTCGAGCACGCGAGAACTGCGGCCGCCGCGAATGATGGTGCGGGTTTGGGTGCTGCCGTTTCAGACGCCGCCGCCACGGCCGAAACACCCACCGCTGTTGCCGAAAACGAAAACGCCGTAGCAACCGACGGCTTTAAGAGCACGCTGTCGTCCGGAGTTTTTGATCGCCAGCTGAGCACCCCTCAAACGAAGCTCACGTCGACGGTATTCCCCTCCACCTCGGAGGAGGCGAATGGGAAGCTGGCATCGGCGAGAGATTCCTTCTTCGAGTCGCTCGTTTCCTGACAAAAAATCTAAGCCTAGTGTAATAAGCGTTTCGATTCAAATGCCGTCGGCGGTGCACGAGATCAACACAGCCTTCAACCAGCGCCTCAAACCCGTGACCGGCCTCGGTGCTGCTAGACCCGTGAACCCGTTCGCCTCCACAGGCGTGCAGACTTCGCGAACGAAGCGCGACGAGATGACGGTCAGGTCGTCTGTCACGCTCCCCGGAACGCTGGGTGCTCAGTACAAGGGAAAAGTATTTGACACCAAGAACGACGACTCTGTGCGGTTGGATACATACACGATTGCCGAGAATCCGAAAAGGAACATCACAATGCATTCGACATCGCGACTGAAAGTCGAACACACGAGGGAACGATAGTCTGCACGTCTTGTCTCCCCTAATTATTTTGATTGCGAGTTAGCAATACAACCAGACACCAATGTGGTCTTCGAAAGACGTGCTCTTCATTTCAATCGCCACAGGGTTCGTCTTCTGTTTCGCGACGATATATGCGCAGAATGCAATGACAAGATACGTTAATCACCGTGTCGCAGAGAAAACGGCATCAAACCCTTTGATCGGCATGGGACTGGTGTCGAAGCCATCGCAACAGCACCAACAACAAAACGTGCTAGTCAAGGACCACGCACGCGTCTCCGAGATCCACAGCGCGCCCCCAGGTTCAGGGGCACGGTGGACCCCGTTGTCTATTATTACTTGAGGACAAGGCTTTGTGCATGACCCCTATTAATATTATTGTTGATAATAGGCTTGTGGTGCCGCACCGATCGACTCCTTCCTTCCTCCATGAGCTTGGCGTTGAAAATATGGCCCTCGATTTTGGATATTGCCCGACCATGGTCATTGCAGCCCACGTTGTTGTTAATGACGGATTTGCGCAGCGCGGCCACGTCGGTTTCCAATCTTCCGAGCCTCTGTTTGATGGACCGGACGCTTTCCGCCAACTCAAGCACAAGGCTGTGCGAGATTTCGTTTCCCATTTTGGTGTCCATAAATACCAATATAATAATATTATCGATTTTCCAAAGGTAATAAATGACCGAAACCATGACTTTCGGGATTTATTTTCTTTACTTATTGTATCGACGGCAAAACAGACACACACTCACCAATGTCTCTACAGTTTGAACTCAAGTCTGCGTTTTCGGTGAAAATATCATGGGACTCCTTTGATGAATCGGACGCGTACGCGGTACAGTGGACGCAGTCATCCGTGCAGAAGGAGACGACAGTTTCTACATCCGCCATCGCTCTGGTCAACCTTGAGCCAGACACATCGTACGACGTGCGCGTCACGTCGGCCTCATCCAACACCGTTCTCTCGGATGAATTCCAGACATGGTCTCTCGAAGATCCCCACCTTGAGAACCTCTACGCTAGCGTACGATTGGAAGACGGCACATACGATGCCACCCAGTTCGACAAGAGCGTGCACGACGTGTTCCTCAAGTACTTCAACGATATCGTTCAAAACGGTGACACCATTTACGCGTCCGTCATTCTGAAAGGGGCGCCCAAAAACATCGAGACAAGAGCCGTCACCGAAGGCTCTACAACCGACGTTGTGGGTGACCAGAATTTGTTCCTCCCGTTCAGCAGGGACTCCGGTAGCGCCCAAGTCGTTACTCTGAGCAACTCTATCCCGATCGACGATGTCGAGGCCACTGCTGTATCTGATGTCGCGGTGGCGCAAGACCTTGGTGGTGACGTAGAGCTCCTCTACACTCCAGAAAGTGACACATTCACCATTGGAAACAACGTCTATGGAGTCGGAGACAAGTTTAACCTCTTCGGGAAGATGGTGACGGTGGCAGACGGTTCGATCGTACTCGTGTTCGAGGACACGGTAGCCAAAGTTTACCCCTTCAACACCAGTACCGCTTCCAACGTTATTGGCACACTCGGTTCTCAGTTTGCCAAAAACTACACTTGCAACGTGATCAATGTCGTCGGGTCCAAGACGACGGGAGCTTCTGGTGATACATACTCTTCATCGTGGGTTTACGATACGGAAACAGACACCATCGCCGAAGCTACTCGCATCGTGCACACAATCGACGAGGATAGCGCGAACGGCACAATTTCCATCGGCGTCCGGCACACCGACGCCAATTCAAACACTTTCATCGAGCCGGTGGTCACGTGCGCGTCAGGATCGACGACCATCAGCGCACAAGACGATTCGGACAACACCGTCTCCACCACGATCGACCCCACCGGGATTTCTTTTGACACGGATGACGCATGCATCTACTTTGGAGCCGCGCAAAAGTTCCGCATCATTTTCCGTGACGGCACGCCTTCCACTCTGGCGATCGAATCGTACGATGCCGACACCGGCACGTACATGACTCGGTCGGAGTTCAGCGACGCTACCTAAATCGCAGATTAAATATATGTAGGATAGCAACAATAACAACAATAAATATGATTCAATTTGTCCTGGCCGTGGCGGGCTACCTACTGCTCGTGCGTGCGTTCTTTGACAGAGGCGTTGCTCCGGTGGGCAAGCGCCTACAGAAAAATATCATTCCTCTTCCGAAGGATTCCATAGACGCAGTTTGTTTGTTTGCATCGATGCTTTATCCGATGATGGCCTTCGTGCAAGCCAGAAAGTCAGACTGGAGCCTAGGCGAGTCCAAGGGTGCCATGGCGGTGGTCGCGGGCGTTTGCCTTGGGATGATTTCAAGCGTGGAATAGTTCAGAATGCCTGCTACATTGCACAGAGAAATTAACTCTGATTACGTACGCTTCCCGGCTTTTTTTATCTTGTACCTTGAATATACCTCAAATTAAACCGATGACTCTCTCTTCAAACGTCGGTTCGCGGGCGCAGGTAATGCACGGCACTGCAAAGAAAACATCCGGTGGCCTAGAGAAGGAGGATCTGGCGTATAACAAAAGCGGTTCCATTGTTTCAAAAAAGAAGTCTCTCGAGGCCAAGAAATCTGAGAACGGTCTCCTAAAGCTATGGCGCAAAGCGATGCAAGAAGTGTCCTCGTCTCCAATGTACAAAGACAAGTTCGTCAAGCCCAAGAGAGGCTCGGTCGTACACGCGAAAGTTTTCGCGGAGTACGAGCGTCTCGTTCACGACAAATATGGTGCAACCCACGATGTCCAAAAGTTGACCGTCGACGGTATTACCAAGATGGTGATCGACGAAAGCTGAATCAAAATTAAATTTAAAACAACCCCATTTTACGGCGTGATCTGTTTACAAGACCTTCGGCCTCGGGCACCGCTACGCCGGCAACGGACGCCAATATCTTCTGCGGAACGGTGTCCGAAATGCGCCACACAACTCTGTCATCCGTGATGAACAGGGATTCGTGTAACTCGTGTTCCATGACAACCGACGCACCCAATCGAGACAGCAAAAGATGCAAGCGAAACACATCTAGACACTTGTCCGTGTTCACCCGAAACACGCTGAAGTCATGAGCCAGCGCAGTGATGTATGTCGTCCCCATCCCCGATGCTTTGATGACAGCACGAAGTGTGGCCGCCTCGTCATCACCATTCCCGTTGTCGCCGTCGGCACCATCGTAAACAGAACACGTCTTCACGACGTCGATGTGATCAGACCCTAAAAGAGTCATGGTCTTGCCGGCCGGCTTGTGGAAGACCATGATGGCTCTACGCTCGTCGAGAAATTTCACGCCTTCCACTTTGGTTTTTATGTCCTTCCATGCCAACCTGTTGGAAAGCCGAAAGGTCTTGCACGTCTTGACTAGCGCCACCATTTTGTTGGGTGCCGCGAGGTGTGATGAGGTGTGATGAGGTGTGGGTCTGGCACGCAAATGGTTGCAAAGATATAAATATTATATTTCCAGTATGTAACCCACGCCCAGATGTCGATCCCCATTCCGGCTGCTCAGAAGCCCATCCAGCTTTACCTGTGGTCAAAATGTGGCTTCTGCACAAAGCAGATACGAGTGCTCTCGTCGATGGACTCTGAGATGCAGGACTGGTTCAATCGAAACGTCACAGTGACCACGGTGGATGATCCCAAGAGATATCCAATGGTTAAAGGATATCCGTTTTGGGTGCTGAGCGGGAGGCCATCGCCCGGCTTCAAGACTATGGGAGAAATCGTGTCCATGAGACATATCGCTCCGTGATCGTCCTGCGAACAACTTAAAATATTTGCGTATTCTTAGGGTTGATGAAGTACGAATACACTTGGAACCACCTTCTTCTACTTGCAAGGGTGTGTGGGAAAACCGACGACGACGACAGCGTGACGGCATCGTGGGTTCAAATCACCGAGGAACACAACAGACAGACTTTCCCGTTCACGCTTTGGCCTCTGACGTACAGAACATGCGAAGTGACTACTTCTCCTGCGATGTGCACACCGGTTCAGGTTCGAACAACGGACTACATTGTCAAGGTGTTCAAGGCCAACGAGGTCGTCATTGTCTGCATCCAAGACAGTTTCCAAGACAGTTCGTGTGACAGCGTATGCAGTCACCCATGTCTTGCGGAATTCGATGGTGATAACCTTACAGGGTCGGGATCCGAGCTCTCACCGAGCAATGCTGAAAATCACGTCGACAAGCACTCTCCGTCCAAATCCGAGCCCCTTCTTCCGTGCCACACGGCCCATTGCTACAACCGGATGAAGGCCAAAGTAAATGATGTAATCTACGACATACAGGACAGCGTTGATTGTGTTATATGCACAGGTTACGGTGAAGCTGCCGCGATGGCTTCTTGCGTAGCATGTGACATGAGCCAGTCGTATGAGGCCGAAAAAGAGTTCTTGGGTCTGGAAACGACACGAGTGCGTGTTGACTTTGTAGGGTTTTCAGACTGTATCATCGCATCGCCCACATACTGGAAGCAAAACAGCGTGTCCATCGATCAATATATATTGGTCGTATTTGAAGACCAGGAAGCGACAACAGTGGGTAACCTCGTTGTGAACCCATACTCCTTGAGAGTGACAATCGATGCATTGCCAGCAAACCCCCCGGCCATGTCTCGATCGATGTCCGTGTTTGCCAAACTCAGAGATAAAACCAAAACAAAGCGGGACAAGAAAACGAAAACGAAACAGCCAAACAAATTAGCGCGAAGTATATCCGAGTACGTAGTAGCATTGAACAACAAAGTAACATTACCAGCAACGTCAACTTGAAACAAAAATTGTACCAATTTTGAAAATAAAAATGTTGTGCTAACTCTAACCAACTTTGGTGTTTACAGCATCAATCATGTCGACCGATATCATTGACTTGGCCCAGTATGGTAACATGAGGGGTCGTGACGTGTTCTCTCGCAATCTCTTCCAATCCGTGAAGGGTGACGGGTTGACAGCAGCCTCGCTGACCCAGAGCTTCTACGGCATCCCGTCGGCTAGCGACACCGAATCCTCTCTCGCAACGGTGAAGGTGAGCGAGGGTGTCGCCGACGACACCGTCGGAACCTACACCGTCGGTGTGAACGACGGGGCGGTCATCAACGATGTTCTCCAACTGAGCAGTGCTTCCTCCAAAATTACGTCTTCCGCCATTACTCTCGACACCCCCCTCGTACAAACCGACGGCACAATCGAGGCCCCCAAAGTTGTACAACATGCCGACGCCAAAAGCGCAGAGGTTGAGATTGTAGGTGGCGACGGCGCGACGCCTTTGATTAACTTTAACATCGGCGACACGGCTTCTGGTGCGCCCACGGTACTGTCCGTGTCCGAGACTAGCGCGGACGTAACTGGAGTTTTGAACGTCAATGGAACGGATATCCTGCAGACTATCACCAACGGAAACGCATGGGAAATCGACGGGACGACCGTTCAGTTGAAATCCGAGTATCCTCTCGTCAATGTCAACGCTCTGAACGCCCACACGACTTCTGTGGCCCTGGACGTGAACGGGTCCATCGTCAACCGCGGAAACGACTTCTTCATGTACGACTCGACGGGGCTTGCAAACCTCAGCACCGTGTCCTTCGACAACGCGTCAAACTCCCTGGCCCTACGAACATCTCTGGCGGACCAAGGGGGTGTTTCAGACTCGATGGTGTTTCAGACGACAAGTGGTGTCAACAACACCTACCTCGACCGTCTCAAGTTCGAGGGTGGGGTCGGAGACCAGAGCGCAACCTTCAGCAACGTCAACGTTGGCATCGGTGCCGCTCCTTCTGGGACGCACCGCTTCGAGGTCTCGGGAACATCTCTCTTGACGGGTGATGCCACCGTGGTGGGCAACGTCGACGTTTCCGGGAACGATTTGTTGAACGTGTCCGACATCACCTCGAGCAACGCTCTGGCCGAGCAGGCCACCATCGCTCTCACGTCCAGCGCGACTGACCCACAGATCGACTTTGTCCTCGGGGACCTGGCCGGAACACCGACGACGGCCATGACGATCACTGAGTCCGCCGCAACCGTCAACGTCGCGACGACGGTGACGGATAACCTCACGGTCACCGGAGACTTCACCGTGAACGGAACCACGACCACCGTCAATACCACCGAGGTGCGCGTCGAGGACAAAGAGATCGACCTCGCCTACAACGCCACAACGCACGCCGAGCTTGACCAGGGTGGCTTCACGCTCGGTACAGACGTCACCGGCATCGTCGTGCCGTCGGTGCTGTACAACCTGGCAGACACTCGCTGGGACTCTTCCATCACGATGAACGTGCCGTCGACGAACAAGTTCACCGTGGGTGGGAACGTCACCGAACTCAGCTCATCCGGTCTCGATGTCAACAGCGATGACGGTGTCATCCACCTTGGCGCCACGAAGCAATGGAGAATCCGCATGGAAAACGACGGCACCCACGACCACCTGTACTTTGAGCACGACGATGATGGGACTCAGACCACGTGGCAGACAAAGATGGATATCATGCAGTAGATTTTCTTATTTACTATTGAAAGAATTTTCGTTGTAGATATTTAGATTTCTCGAAATAAAAAATGTATTCCAATGAATAACTACACCGCTTTGAAACTCTCAACATGTTTTCTGCAAGAAAGAATTCTCGTGGTCGCTCGTCTAGGATGGACGTTCGCGCCGTGCGCGCTCATCGCCAACAGCAAGAAGATAACAAGTCTTCCGCTGCTCCGTCGCCTCCATCTACCGCGAAAACCCCAATCGCCGCCACACCCTCTGTCCCGACAACCAACGTGCGTGAGATCTTGAAAAAGACGTCGGCCACAAGGGCGACGAAGAGACCCCTGGTCCGTAGCGCAGCGGCACAACAAGCCCCTGTACAGATCAGTAAGAGCGAGCTCAAGAGCATTATCGGTGGAACCACTTCTACAGACTCCGCGGGACCCTCGGGCCCTAAGGGTCCCGCTGGCCCACAAGGCCTCCCTGGTCCCGTGGGTCCCGTGGGTCCCGTCGGTCCCGTCGGTCCCATCGGTCCCGCGGGTCCCGTCGGTCCGGCGGGTGCCACCGGCCTTTCGCAGACCGCGGGGGACGGCAAATCCAAGGGCGCCGGTGCTCAGGGCCCTCAGGGTCCTAAGGGGCCGCCGGGTCCCACCGGTCCCCAGGGTCTAAAGGGTACAGTGGGTGCACGCGGCCTCCCTGGACCCGCTGGTCCCGCCGGCGCGGCAGGACCACGTGGCCCTCCAGGAGCCGAGGGACCCAAAGGACCCAAAGGAAAAGACGGTATTTCCGTGAAAGGTGTGCCTGGTCCAGCCGGCCCTCTTGGTGCCAAAGGTATTCAGGGGCCAGCTGGTCCGGGTGGTAAGGACGGGGAAAAGGGTGACACAGGCCCGTCTGGCCCCGCTGGCCCCACTGGCCCCGCTGGCCCCGCTGGCCCCGCTGGCCTCGATGGGAAGATGGGTGCCAAGGGTGCCAAGGGTTCAGACGGCTCGACTGGTCCCACTGGTCCCGCTGGTCCCGCTGGTCCCGCTGGTCCCGCTGGTCCCGCTGGTCCCGCTGGTCCCGTTGGTCCCTCTAGTTCTAGTTTCGACCTGTCATCGCTCGGAGTGACGTCCGTCTCCTACATCGGTGCAGGAAAATGGTCTGTGCAAACTGAAGACGGGAAATTCATCGCGTCGTTCAAGAAAGACAACTCCAAGAAATGATTTTTCTTTCAAGACGAATAATAATAGCTGTCGATCATTGCGTGATTTTTTCAAAAATAAAATGTTGCGTGAGCTTAATTGATATATATACTGAAAACCAAAATGTCACACAATGCAATCGGCCCCATGGGTGCCATGGCTACGCCATTTGTAACGGGACGAGGTGAATTCGTAAACAATGAATACAAAGCCGGCTCTTCCTTCGGGTTCGATCCGAAGACAATGAACACTCAACACGCACTCAATACCACGATTGCTTTGGGCGGAGGGACGCTCCCGACTGGCATGGGCATGATGGCGGGAATCCTCCCCGCTGCCCTCAAGATCCAAGAGCACAAGGATATGCAGCAGGTCGCCGAGAGGTACTACGAAAAGTACATCAAGGACTTCAACCGGAAGTATGGGTTCAGTGAACCCCAGATCAAGGAATTGGTCGAGGAGTTCAACGAAGTAACCGACGAGATTAAGAGACTGATCCCTGACGCCAAGATGAAGGAGATGTACGCAAAGTACATCGAATCGTACCCCACCATGTACCTGAGCATGATTCCCGCCGAGGCGCTCCAGACGAAACTCGCGGTGAAATGTGTATCGGACAACAAAGCCCTCCGTACAAAGATCGAGACCATGTCATCGGCCGTGTCGTCTCTTGTAAGGAACCTCACCGATCTACAGATCTCGGCAGGAATCCCTCCGATCGTGAACCTCATGTTCGAGAGCATGCCGGACCCGCTGACGGCGATGACGGACCCCATGTACCAGAAGTACAACGACGCTATCGTGACGTACCACAAGCTTCTCCAGGACGAGCAACCCCATACCTTCGCGTTCGCTCGTATAGATCCCGCCTCCCCCGCACCAGCGAGCAACACGGAATTCCTCCGCTTGGAACCCGTCCAGTATCTCGACAAGTTGGCAGAACACATGAGCTCAGGCGCCGGTGCGGGTCCTCATGCTATCAAGAATAGCGCTGGCACTCCTGTCCAGGATGCCGACAAGAAAGATTTGGTGGTAACCCCTGATGAAGTACAGGACCTTGCGACTGTTCTGAAAAACATGCAGACTCAGTCAGGATGCCAGCCCTTCGGGGAAGAATGGAACCACACCGGTCCCACGCCCCCGATGAACCCGGCCATGTGTCTGGACCACGAAAACAGATTGCAGCCCGGTAACCCCCGCCACAACGTCGGGCGCACCAACTTGTACATGGCCAAGCGCGACCCGAACGGGAACGCGTACTGGGTGCAGACTGGACAGGTCCCGGCTGTTTCGAACGGAGGAGGTCCTCAGATGGTTCAACACCAGCCTCAACCCATGCAACAGCCTGACCCGTGGGCAGGTCAGCGCCACACGCCCGGCGTTGACCCCAGACCGCTTGAGCAGCCCGTCTACCAGAGGCCGAGTCAGCAGCCCGGCTACCAGATGCCGGTGCAACCGGTGCAAGCGGGGCAGTTTAACCAACCATTCATTGGATCGGGCGGAATGCCCGGGTCGGGACCAAAGCCCCGTAAACCCACGAGTCGGAAATCCTCCAAGGGCGCCAAGGGCGCCAAGGGCTCCAAGGGATCCAAGGGCTCCAAGGGATCGAAGGGATCCAGGAACAGAACCATCTAAATAGTAGTTTGAGCCCCAACCCTCTTCGGGTTCTTCGTCTTGGCCGTCGCCTTGTTTGACGGCGCAGAGACTCGTTTAATTTTAATTTTCTCAGTCACCGCTCGCTTGTCCTCCACGTGCTTCATCAGACGCGCGGCCTGATCGGCGCCGAACAGCTCGGTGGCAGACTCTTCGATCAAGGTTTTGTTCATAGGAGCACTGCTCTTGCTACTATAAATCTTAATTTTGCCGGAAGGCGAAATAGTTTCGGGGATGCCGTTTTCGTGCATGTGACGAGCAATTCTTCCTTCGAGCGATGATCTGCTCGATTTCAAGTCTTTGATTTCTTCTGAGGCGCCACGGAGCTCGTCGTCAATCTTGAAGAAGACGTCGACGTGTCCAGCGAACTCTTCCTCCCCGTGGTTGCGAGCCCCGGAATCCATGTTCAGTTTTGTCGTTCGTGTTACAAGAAAGCAACAAAATAATTACGTCGATTTAATCGCGTTTTATCTCTTTTTTTTTGTATCGCTACATGTAACAACAAAGGAACGATGCTGAGGCTTTTGACCGAAAACAAGCTCGCCAGTATCGGGGCTGCCGCAATGGTCACAGGTGTCGTGCTTCTACTCTCCGCCTCGGCCGTCGACACCGAAGCAATCGAAAATGACGACGGAACCACTGTACAGCTAGCCAACGTCACCAAAAAGAAAACGTTGCTGGCGTTGGGTGGATCGGTTTTGTCTCTAGGCGTCCTCGCTCAGGTTTATGACCAGTACACTCGCTACACGTCTGTTGGTAGATCCTTGTCGTCGTCGCAATACCGCTCGTCGTCAGAAATGTCCCCACAAGAGCTCTCTAGATTCCAGGACCGTGTGTCCGCAGCCGCGGCGAAGCTACGTCGAAGTATTGCACAGACATCCGACGAGGGCATGAGAAGCAGTGGATTGGAACAAGAGTCTGCCGCCGAACTCGCGGCCCGCGCCAGCGCGCAGATTAGTTCATTCATTCAGAATTACTCGTAAAAATAAGAGGTTTTTTAATGTTTTCTCTCAAATATTACCTCCGCAGACCATGAACGCGAACTCACCCCCGCGACAGACACCACCACCACCACCACCACCACCACCACCACCACCACCAGTGCAACCACAGGGTGTCACATTCAGACACTCGGACGACACGTGGTATTCGGAAAACGAAGACGAACTGCTTGACATTTGGCACGCTGTGCAAGACATCATCAAGAGTAGAGGAATTGTTATGTTGGATAAATGCAGGTTTAATCATTTTTGTGCGTTCGTGGTATCGATGACAACGACAAACCGGGATAATTGTATCTAAACAGTCCGCACTCGTTTCGTGCCGGTAATCAGACGAGATGATTCTTCCGTCTCTATGAAGTCTTCCGACAAAGACATTGCCTCGACCATGGTCGAAAGATCATCCACGATCGAATCATCTGGGTCGTCTTTTTCCATCTCTTTCACCCTTTGTTCCACAGGTTTGTCGACTGCAGTAATACCTCGCTCCTCCTCGGCAGCGACAGAAGGTTTAGCGGGTTCTTTCAACACATCGACAATGCTACCATGCTTCTTCTCGACGATAACGAGGGGACTGCTGGCCTCATGTCCCTTTTCGTGCTTGATTTCTGGGACAGCTAGGGGCTCCTGCTCTGCACGAGCTCCTTCATTGTCAGTCTCATCTTTGTCATCCTCTTGAAGAAGTTCCGACACTGATTGATTTCCTTCGACAACGTTGTCGAACTCTGTTTGCACCTCTTGCGGTGTTTCGATGGTGGAGTCACGTTCCGGTGTGTCAATGATTGGATCGCGAGAGTTGTCGGAGTCCTCTAGCATGTCACCAATGACCTGTGTCGTGATAACCTGCACATCTCTCTCGTTGATTGCCATGTGACTGTTCTCTTCGAGAGTTTTCACAAGACGAGTAAGCTCGTTGATTCTCTTGATTGCGTAGAGAAGGACGATGCCGACTCCGCCAGCGGCAGAGATGACGATGAAAATACTTGTCCATGTCCATCCAGTGCCCGATCTTACGGCACCTGCTCCCGCGACAACGGAGGCCGCGATCATGGATGCCGTGTCCACGGTGTCTCCGCCGAGGTCGGTGTCGTCGTAGAAACCTCCTCCTCCTTCTTCTTCTTCTTCTGCTTCTTCTTCTTCTTCATCGGTGTCTGCTTCTTGTTCGTACACGTGTTCCGTGCCGCGTTCTTCTTCGTCGCACTCGCCGACGTCGCTCGTTCTCGAGTTGGAGGAATCGTCGTCGCTGGATGATTCTTCGTCGCTATCACAGTCAGACTCGGATTCATACTCGAAGGACTCGGAGGACTCGGAGGAATCGGAGGAATCGGAGGAATCGGAGGATTCGGAGGAATCGGAGGAATCGGGGGTCTCGGGGGTCTCGGGGGTCTCGGGGAACTCGTACTCTGTCTCGGGTTCGTAGAGATGTTCGGTCTCGGACTCGGACGAGGAATCATATTCAGGCACTGGTCCAGGTTCAGACGGGGTCCTAATTGCAGACTTGTCCCCCAGCTCTTCCTCAGACTCTCTCTCATTGTCTTCAATTTCGGTCGCAGTTTTCTTCCCAAATCTCTGGGGGTCATCTCCTCCCAGAAGAACGGACGAGAAGTCTGGCATCGTGACGTCGTCGCAATTCATGATGAAGAGGAACTCGAGTTGTGTCTTCAACCAATATTTTTAGTTTTGACGCTAAAACGCGTTGCTTTTTTAACCGCGAGATTGCATCAGCCTTGCCATGGCGTCGTCAACCGACCCGGAATACTTCTTCTCCGCATCTGCTTCAGATATAGAGACAGGGGGAGAAAAGGCCTTTGAAAGACCACACCCTTTGCCATCGTTCTTTTTCCCACCTTTCCCTGACACCATAGCTTGGAACGAAGACGTCTGATCGAATGCATGAGGAGGGCATCCTTGGCTCTGGTGGTGCTCAAGGCCAACAGACGCCGCAAAATCGAACGCGGTGTCTCCGCAGTACACGTCCTTGCCGACGACGATACTCGGCGTTCCTTTCAGCCACGTGGGAATGTTGACACCACTCGCGACGTCGACCACTTTGCACGGCAGCCGGTGTACATCTCTGACCTCTTTCATCAGATCAACCGAGTGCCGGCACTCTGTCGAGTTGACATACATCGTAAACATCGGTTCGGGCATCAAAGGAGCTTGTCTTTGTATGTGTTGGCCACGCCTCTGTGTGTTGTTCGCTTCTCTTTCAGGAGCCCTTATGATCGGTGCCAAGCGTACTGGCGCCGGAATTGGGGTGTTGGTACCAGGCGTCATCATTGTGACTGGTAAATTCATTCAATATTTTTTATGTCTCTCGTTCGACGCACTTCCAATTTAATATTTCCACACATCAACATTTGCCTCTATATTATTATAGAAGATGCACTCTTCCATAAAAAGGATACTGGATTACCCGAGAATCGCCCAGCGAACACCAGAGTGGTACGAATATCGCAAGAAGCGTGTCACCGCTTCCGAAGCGTCGACCATTATCGCACAGGGCAAGGGGTACGACCGCATCTTCGAACAAAAGGTCGGTATCCGAGACAGCAACATCAGCAGCGAGTACATGACAATCGGGACCGACAACGAAGAAGCCGTCGTCGCGCTCTACCGGGAAAAGTTTCCCGAAGAGGAGGTCTTTCACGACTTGTCAATCATCCCTCATCCGACGCTCGACTTCGTTGCCGCGTCTCTCGATGCGTGCACAGCGAGCGGAATCAACGTGGAGATCAAAACAGTGTTCAAAGAAAAGGTTATTAAAGTTTCCAAGATGTACTACGACCAGGTCCAACTACAGATGGAAGTCTCCGACCTCGAAAAGACGCACCTGGTGCAACACTATATCAGGATGCCGAACCAACCGATCGTAGTGCACGAGATCTTTCGCGATCGTGGTTGGTTTGAGAGAAATCGCGGGATTTTTAAGGGGTTTGTTGAAAAAGTAAGGGACTTCTTTCCGTTTGTCCACGCTGACGAGTTTGCAACGACGACCTACAATAATTAAATAAAAAATTCAATTTGTATCGTTTACGTTTCTGTTGGCATGAATATGTCTTCTCATCCACGCAATCTCTTTGACGACAAGGTTATCTGTGAGTTTGTCATACAAAAGGTGTTTCGAGAGGGGTTTGGTCAGGAAGTCGTTTCCACCGGCTCTGTTGCACTCCAAGATGGCTTCAGTGGAAACTGTGGCGGTAAGGAATAATATTTTCGTGTTTTTGTTTAAGCCATTACCCCGGCGTATTTCTTTTGTGGCTTCGACGCCGTCCATGACGGGCATGACCTTGTCCATGATGATGAGTGAGTAGCTTGATACGTCACAAGCTTCGATTGCTTGGAGACCGTGGTCGGCGAGCTCGGTGAGACATCCAAATGATTGCAAGAGCTTTGACGCCACAAGTCGGTTAACCTTGTTATCATCGACAACAAGAATTTTCGGTTGCGTTCCCGTTTCGCAAGCCATATCGATGTCAAACGTCGACTGACCATGCGAATCGATGGACGTAGCTGTGTCCATACAAGCGTTCTGTGGGCAAACTTGCACATTCTCTGCACCACCAAAGGTACCAAAGGTGTACAAGAGTGGTGGCTGGTCGTTTCGAGAGGAGTTTACCGTACCCTTCGCGAGGACACAAAACGTGAATTTGGTGCCCAAGCCCGCCTTACTGTCGCATGATATTTTCCCGCCCATCAACGTCACCAATTGTTGTGTTATTACCAGGCCCAACCCCGTGCCACCGACGTCTCTACCACGATGAACTTGTGAGAAAGGCTGAAACAGTTTTTTCATCGCACTTTCAGACATTCCGATACCGGTGTCGGTCACGGATGCTCTAATATAAGCCGTTCCTTCGCCGGGGCCGTTCTCTACATCCACGCTGACTGACACGGATCCATTGTCCGTAAACTTGAGAGCATTCGAAACCAAATTGCACACAATCTGTCGAATTCTGGTAGAATCACTTGCGACTTCCGAAGCCGTTGCTGCAGGAGATATCTCGAGATTGAGACAAACAGAGTTTTTAAAATGGGGACTTCTTGTGTAGCCCGCCCACGTCGCGTGCACGGCATCGTGAAAGGTACCGTTCGTGTTCATCTGCTTATTTTCGATGTTCATCATGTTCGCCTGTATCTTGGACATGTCGAGGACGTCGTCGATGATGGTCAACAACGAAGTTCCACACGAAGAGATCATGCTCACGTACTCGGTGCACACTGGGTTCAAGTCTTGGTCCCTGAGAAGTTCCGCTGATCCCATGATACCGTTCATCGGGGTTCGTATCTCGTGAGACATGTCGGCAATGAATCTCGACTTGAATTTTGATTCCTTGGCCGTATCGATGACGTACCGATAGCCTTCGACCATGGTCGCCAACAAGACTACGACGAAAAAACCGAACGCTATTGTCAGATAATATGTTGTCGATCGGTCAAGTGTAATGTCGTCAGACACGTACATGAAGAGGGTAACATCTGTGGTCAGTTCCAAGCTGATGCGATCTTTCACATCTACCTCGTGCAGACTGACTGATGGGTTTGGATCGTAAAAAATGTTTTGCGCCCCCCCGTCCCTTGAGATGAACATCTCGATCTCCGTCAAAGGGTACATTTCGGAAAAGGTCTCTACGCCGGGAAAAGTGGAAACTATGGAGGAGCGTATTCCCCGGGCGATTACGCCGATGACGGCGGTTGTGTTACTCTTGTCGTATATTGGCTGAAGAATAACTAGGCCCGACTCTCCCGTGTCAATGTAAATGATGGGGTCGGACAAGTCCACTTTCTTGTTTGTGACCATGCTGTCAATTCCCGTGCGGATCTCTTCAGACGTGTACATATCATACCCGATCAAAGCAGGGTTCTCTGGGTACCTGTAGTAAATGGGCCACGACACACTTTGCGAATCGTTATCGTTTGTTATGGGTGCTAATTCGCCGTCGACTATTTCCGTCATCACAACACCAAAGCCATGCACATTCGATGCTTCTTCTTCGAACTCCTGTTGCGTCAAACCGTTTGGTGACACCAAAGGCGAGTATATCAACAAATCGATTTCGTTTCTGTTTGCATACGTCTCGGCTGCAAGCGTGAAGTCCTCGAGTGACACCTGAAACACATTAAACATCACCGTCAACACAGAGGGTGTGACAGCATTTACCATTAAATCCGAAATGTCAGTAATGACCACGGCTTTCGCCAGTTCATACTTATCAGATCGTGACTTAACAAGCGTTTGGTAAATACTTTCTGATGCAAAGTAGCAACCCAGAAACAGACCCGCAAACGTTGCGAAGCATACCATTCTTGCAAAACCACGCATATTTTTCTTCGATCGTCGTTTCAACCACGTATTAAAAAATATTTTTTTACTTAATGAAGCAGATGTCAATCTGCATTATCTCGCGCCGGGTCAAGATACCCAAAAAGTACATTTCGTTCGAAAAAGTATCGTCCGAACTCATTCTGAGAGACACGAGACCCACTGAGTACGCGTCGCGCGAACCCTTCGTATGCTACAGTGACGGTGGCGATGGCTTCATCGTCCCGAGGATGTACGGCGTCAACTTCATTCAAGCTGAAAATCTCCCGTTCGAGGATCGACAGAACCACGGTGAGTCCTTGCCCCATATCGCGTTCTCGGGGTCTTTGCGTGAGCGCCAGGTCGAGCCGGTGGAGAAAACAATACGCGCCCTTGAAACAGTGCACGGCGGTGTCATGAGTCTCTACTGCGGCTTCGGCAAGACGACGTGCTCACTAAAGGTGTCCTGCCACTTCAAGAAGAAAACAATTATCCTAGTCCACACCACCGCGTTGCTCGAACAGTGGAAGGAAAGAATAGAGCAGTTTGTTACGAACGCGTCGGTCGGCGTTCTTCAGAGAGACAACATCGACGTGACCGGACGGAGTCATGTGATCGCATTGATGCAAAGTGTGTCCAGGAGAAATTATCCCCGGGAGCTACTGGATTCGTTCGGTCTCATGATCGTCGACGAAGCGCATCACGTCTGTGCCGCGCAACTCTCCCGATGTGTCACAAAAGTCGGATGTAAGCTCCGCCTAGGTCTCTCGGCCACGCCGTTCCGCAAGGACGGCATGACACAGTTCTTGTTTGATTCCATCGGTCCGATCTGCGCGAGGGTGGATCGGGGGTACGAAGAGGTTCTCGTCGACGTTGTCTACGTTACCAGTGGGCCATCGGAAACGGTCTGCATGAAACGGAAGGGAAAGCAGTCACCAAACCTGGCCAAAATGATCAATAACCTGTGTGATGTGAACGATCCGGCCGGAGAGTCTCGTACAGAGTTGGTGATCGAGACTATCGTCAACGCTCTCGCCGAGCATCGCCACGTAATCGTGCTCAGTGACAGGAGGAATCATCTCAAAGTCATGGGCTCAATGTTGGCGGAGACGGCCGGCGTGGAAGTGGGGTTTATGGTTGGGGGCATCAAGCCCGCAGATATCGAAGCCGTGTCTGCGCGCAGAGTTATCATGGCGACCTATGCTTACTGCAGCGAGGGTTTAGACATCCCGTCTCTCGACACGTGTGTGCTCGCGACGCCTCGAAGCGACATCGTTCAGTGCTGTGGACGGATCCTGAGGTACCATCCGTCCAAACAGGTCCCTCGCGTCATAGATTTCGTCGACGACTCTGTTGTCTTCCAAGGCCAAGCGAGGAAGCGAAACATGTATTACTCCAAACTGCGTGCTTTTATAAACTACTTTGATGAGGATTTGGAACCAACCATATCAACTGAAGAAAAGAAACGTGATGCGGCAGGCTTCGCGTTCCCTTTCGATTTTGCCTAAGTTCTTCAAGCTCGGGCTTGAACCAGAGCGCTGGTCGCGTCGTCATGCTGTTTCGAAATAAACTCCTTCATCTCGCCAATGTCGACATTCATAATGTGCTTCACCTGGTGTGGGGTGAGGAACTCCGAAACGATGTTCACGGCACACATTGCTTTGGAACTATCGATAAAACTCTGAACGGGGTGCTGGTCTTGCGTGGACTGTATGCTTGCTCTCGCGGCTTCGCGGAGAAGCTCCGAGTATTTCAAAATGTGTTCTCTCGGGAGCTTCGAGCTCTCGTGTGCTCGTACAGACAAGTACGACGTGACGCCAACAAACACCACGACGATCGTCGACAATTTCCAGTAGGCCATCGCGGAACGTTGGTTCATCCGATCCATTGCGTGGGGCACGTTTGATTACGATAAACATTTTTTTAACTTAAAGCGCGTGAAGCCTTGACGCCGCGGGCAACGAATAAGGATTTTCCAAGAGTTTTTTCAGCGCCGAGGAAGACCTCATTCTTCCATTCAAGACGTCACCGAGCTTGCGATTTTTCGTGCTGTCCTTGCTCATGCCGGCGGCTTGTTTGTTGTCCTTGGAGAATCTCACACAATTGATCTTGCCGGATCGGATGACGTTGACTTCTTCTTCTTCTTCTTCGTCCCCCAAACCTCTGCGAGATATCATGCCGGCGACATGGCGGTTCGCGGCCCCCGTGCGGTTGGTGCCGAGAAGTCCTGGTGCGACCAACACTGCGTCGCGCTCTGTCTTCTTGAAGATATCCCCTCTCTCCTGTGTACTGCCCAACTTCTCCTGGGGAAGAGAAACAGACGAGTGGACAGTCGACGTTGAAACCCTGTTAGAACCCCGGAGGATACCGGAGTGCTCCATCTCGGACAAGTGTGTGTCGGTGTCCTCGTGGATCGGTTCGAGGTTGCTCGCGTGCTTGGTGCCGGCGCCGCGGATGAAAGGTGTGCCGACCAATTCCGACACACTCTGTGTCGTGCGGAAGATAGAAGGCGAAGCTGCCGAATTTCCGACGGCGTGCGAAGTGGAAGCCCCGCGAGCGACGCGGGCCGCGTTCTCCGCGACAACCTCTTTCCTGTCCGCGGGAACACGGAAGGCATCGGCCTCGTTCTTGACCGGTAGGAAGCACGGTCCCCGCACCGCTGCGCCGGATTTGATTCCGCGTGTCTCGAGTGCAAGGCTTGTGCTCTTGTTCGTCGTCGATCCGGAGACGGGAGGTTTCCGGTCCTTGCGTAGCGCCGACACGTTCTGCGACATCTCCGGGATCATCATCTGCCTTGCCGTAACTTGCTGGTCGTGGTAGTCAGAGGCTTTAGCGATCTTGAAGTTCGGAACCACGCGCTGCTCGTATGTCGCGACAGGATCGTTGTTTAGCGGCACGTGAACCCTTGTGTCCCGTGTTCCGGACGCCCCGGTCGCGAATCTCTCTCCTCCGGTGACGAGAGATGTGTGTAACACTTCCAACTTCTCGTCGTGTGCGCCTCTGAACGAAACGGCGTCGGTCGATGTCGAGGCCTGCACCGGAGCCCTGCTGCTCTTCGCCAAGTGGTCGTCCATCCTGTAGTTTTCGAGGTGAGACCCAGTGATCTCGAACGAAGGAACGGGAGCCGAGGATTGCGGAACACCTACCGCCACCGGAGGACCCACGGATTTGTGGTTCAGAGAAGACCGCTGTGTCACGGTCCTGTAGTCACCCTTCATATGCGAACCCGACGCCCCGGAAAACGCTCCCCGTGGACCCCCGTCCGACTCGATCGTGGGCTGATCATTCAAAAGAAACTTGTGGAATCTTCTGCCGGAGCCAATGTGGAACCCGACGGCGGACCCGTTGCCGGTGGATATCTGCTCGACCGGGCGGTCGAACTGTTTCTCGCTTGTAATGGGAACAGTGCTCGCGGCGAAGTCGGATTCCATCTGCTTCACGCGCGAGATCATGGTGCGTCCGAACAAGTCTTGAGGACCTGGTATCTCAGACACAATTTCTTCCTTTGGCTTGTAGGGAGCGTTTGCCATTCGCATCCAAGGTTTCTCGCTGACGGTCGGGTTAGGGTCTTGTGGGTGACTGTACTGCTCGTTGTATCGGGCTTCATCGTACCCGATGTCGGCGGTGTTGTCCGTTTTCAAAGTTCGAACGCCCAGGGGAATCGGTGCTGGGGATGACGCCGTACAGTGATGACGTGCCGGCACCGTGTCGGCGGTGACACCGACGGGTGGTTGTTGTTGTTGCTGTTGTTGTTGTTGTTGTTGTTGTTGTTCTATGTAGTTTATTTCTTCATTCAAGTCTACTTCGGAAGCTGAAGCGTTGGCGGCGTGGATGTTCTCGTTGCTGGCACCGCTGGCACCGCTGGCACCACCGGCACCATCGGCACCGCTGGCACTGCTGGCACCGCTGGCACCGCTGGAATCGATGACGATCGTCTTGCTCTTCAGCCTCATGTACTGGTTGGCGACGAGGCCACATGCCGACAACACGAGAATTTCCATCTATCTCTCATTGGATATCATCAACATTATTTCTCAAAACTACACCCTCTGGGACAGCCTGACCAACTTCTTCGATATAAGGTTGATCTCGGCAGCCGTCGAGGCCCTAGGCTTCGGGGCCCTACGCTTCGTGGTCTTACGCTTCGTGGTCTTACGCTTCGTGGTCTTCCTCTTTTTCTTGGTGTCTTTTTTGGTGGAAGATGTTTTCTTGCGTTTCGCCGTCACCGAACGAATCTGCGTGGCAGACGCCTTGGTCTTACCGTCTTTGTTTTTCGTGTACTTGACAGAGTACGTGATAATCCTCTTCTTGCGGTACAGGTAGATTCTGGATGGTCGTGTGCGTCGCTTGATAGCCACTCTCGCTGCAAGGTGTGCACCGGTTTTGGTGGTTGTACGTGATGTTCCCTGGCTCGAAACTTTTTTTTTCGGGTCTAGTGTCGACTTTCGAAGGACCGTGTACGAACGCGATACGCCAGTAGACTGCTTTTTCTTTGTCGCGGAGGCCATATTCGTCAAATCTTTTTATTTGTCGCGGAGACTATACAGTATGTAAACATAATATTTTTCGTTTTGCACGGAACATTCTACCACATACGTTCTTCAAAGGATTAGGAAAGATTCCAAAATTTCCTGAAAAAAATCGTTTGATGAAACAAATGTTGACACTGACAAGGAGAAATGGTGTCTTTGGTTCGTGGTGCAGCAGTCCCCGTACAACTTTTCTCTCACCGCGAGATCAGCGAACATATTTCAGACATGAAGATGGGATCGTGGGTGTCCTCTCTTCTTCGGTCAGCGTTGCAGAGAGAAGGCTTTGCGGACAACGACTTCATGGGACAGAGCGGTGACATTGTTTCCATCGCGGATCTGGTTGAGGCGATGGCATTTTACGCCACCACGATGGGATACTCACCCGCCGCGTGGGAGCCAACACCATCCCCGACCTTTGACAACTTTGCAAGGCGACCGGGAGTCTACAAAACATTGTTGAAGAAAATAGACAACTGGGCTACGTTAAATGGGGGCAAGAAGCTCTCGTCTGTCAAGAAACTCATCCGCGTCAGGGTAAGCGACAAGATGAAGACAATGCGCGAAAAACCGAACGCCCTTGGAGTCTTCGACAACGCCGCTGACATGGCGACCATCTACGGAGATACCGACCACGAGAGCATCATCCATAGCCTTCATCTTCTCGGGAAGTATCCCGAGAAAGATCCTCGATTCTACATTCACATGGTATACCGGTACTACATGAACGAGTTCCACAAGCAGCTCGCCAACGAAGACAGGGTGCTACGATTTCCCAGCATGCAAAAAATTCTGGACATCACGAAACCGATCGATTGTATCGGAGCAATACCAGCGGAGTTCCGAACGTTTGTCAAAAGTAGCAGAGGAAACTCCGTCTCCACTGTCACCATACCCGTCCCTTCGAAGACAAACGCGAACGATGTAGTGTACACGCACAACTTCGAGGTCTCCGTGCCGTGGGTGCCGGTCATGAGGGCCATGATCTTCGATCTGTTCGTCAATCTCAACCCCCGGTTCAGAGAAATCTATCCCAAGTACCTTGTGAGAGGCGAAGGTGGCTGTGAAAAGGGAAACAAGGCGGTCGTCGCGGCGCTCGCGCGATCGATAGAGATGAAGGATCTGGTGCAGACGCTTCAAGGCACTCAGTCCATCTCTGTCTACACCAAGGACCTCCTGGACCAAATGCTGTCGATCGACTCTCGTGTGGCCGACATCTTCCCCAGGTACAACAGCCACCCATTCCTAGGTGAAGGCGAACAGCTGCACGAGCGTCTCGGTTTCTTGCACCAGGACTCCATCAGAGGGGTGTTTCGGCGCATCGCGTCCAAGACGTCGTCTGAGTTCTGCACCGAAATCTACTCTGGACTGAGAATCGAGTTTAAGACCATTGAAGTCTTCAGGGAATACTGCACCACCAAAACCTTCATGGCGTTCAAGAGGAGGGACGAGGGAGAGTGGAGACAATTCATTGTCGACACGAGAAAGATTTGTTGCATCTTGCACGCGTGGAGCCGAAAGAGAGACGCCGATGAGTTCGTGAAAGAATATGGGTGTGGAGATCGATACCTGTGCCGTATCTTGGGAGAGCTTGTGTGATCACCAGAGATTATTTTTGAATGCCAAAACCAGGCAAAATGATTAATTTTATATTGCCTACAGATATCAATAGTAAAAACTATTGGGTGTGGTTTCCATGTCATCCGCCTATGCCACAGACCTATCGCAGTACCCAATTTCTATTTCAGGGGATCAAATCGTTCAAAACATCATACAAGTTGCCCAGTCCGACGGGATAGACGCCGTTTCTCTCGATCACGACTTTTACGGAATCAGTCAAGATGGAAGAGTCTTTTCCATGGCCTCCTTCCGAGTGGTTGAGAGCGGCCCGAACACGAACACGGGCACGTTGGAGTTGCACGTTTACAACTCGGACGGCGTCTCGGTGCCAATCCTCACGATTGGGGAGGATGGGACCACTATCGAGGGGTCTCTCAATGTCAAGGGTGGTCACACATCGCTCGAAACAACCTCGGTCGTCGTGGAAGACAAGGACATGATTTTGGCCAGTGGCGCCACGTCTGTCGATCACTTGGACCAGGGGGGTATCATCCTGGGGACGGACGAGTCGGGTACAAAGAATATGCTCTACGACCTCGACGGCGACATGTGGAAATCCAACATCGGCATCAACGTCGACACCGGTGCCGCCTTCACCGTCGGCGACGCGCAAACGATATTGGACGGCACGGGTCTCACGATCGGAGGCGTCTCTCTCACAGAAGGTAGCCTACAACTCGCGCCAGATATCTCTCTGGGAACGGAGGGCCTGGCAATCGGCGACATTTCGGTCACACCACTCGGCGGTCTTGTTATCGGTAGCCCTGACGGGTCGGATGTCGATTCAACCGTCGTTCTCGACAAGTCGGGATTGACGATAGGCGAAGAAATAAATCTTGGTGTAGATTCGGGATTGTCTATTGGTTCCAACGTTCTACTCGACGAACAAGGTCTATACCTAAAAAATACAGAAGCAGCACTCTACCTAGGTCAAACAGGGTGGAAGATTGCGTACGACTCGTCATCACAGCACTTACTTTTCGAGTTTTACGACGCTGGCTCCAGCTCGTATGTTACAAAGGCAGAATTCAAAGCCTAACCCACCGTCTCAGCTCCACCGCCTTCTTTGGTGAGATTAACGAGGTAGTTCAGGAGGCTCTTCTTTTTGGAAGCTGATGTCCGCACCTTTCGGTATTCGGCCGCGTACTTGGCGCGGTCTTCGGCGCTCACGGTGGTCATGAACTTGGTGAATATATCAGCTTGTTCGTCAGCAAGGATTCGGAGGCGTGTGAGGGCCTTCCTCCCTTCCATTGCAATGTAGTCGTCGTCTTCCATCAACAGTTCATACATGCCTTGAAGAAATTCTTCCTTCTTGTCGGGTGAGTTCTTGACGGACATCCATTCAAGGATGAGGCTCTCGCGGTCTGCCTTGGTCACAGTTGTGAGCAAACGCTCGAACATGTATTGCCTGACATCGGGATCCAACCCTGCGAGAGCTTGCCCGCCTTGATTCGTGATGAAAGCCTCGTCATCATCCAATGCGTCCATCAGGTTCTGTAGAAATGTTTCGCGCTCCGCGACGTCGTCCTTCTTCGCGACCCACTCGTCCATGTAGGCTCGACGCGTCGCTTGGTCGAACATTCCCATAAACTTCGCGAACTTCAGACCCTGGTCGTCCGGCGCGATGTTCATCGCTGTGAGAACTTCGGCGCCCTCTACCCTAACGTCGGTAGGGACATCCACCGCTACACCTGTCCCGTCCACGCCGGTGTCCTTTTTGACAATCGCCGACGCCTTGTTAGCCCCGAAGAAAGCTTTCGTGGTGCCCTCGTCGTCCACGAGACTCACGGCTTCCACCCCAAGCACCGTCGTCCTCTCGACATCTCCAAACATGTCCGTATCCTTGATGTAAACGCGCTCGCCGAGTGTCACATGCGACATCGCCCTGATATTATTGGTTTGGATTCCCTTTACTGTAGACAAATATTATTTTTTCATTTGATACACAAATTGACAACCTCTTTTTGTTATTATAATGTCTTGCATCATTACGCAAACGTTGGCACAACTATCGCGGATGACGGTGATCCGAGTCAGCAAGAAAACAGCGAGGAGATGTCACGTCTGCAAGGCGAGGCTCAAGATACACGAAGGGAAACTTTGTTCGTGCTCCATGCTGCTCTGTATGAAACACCGGTACAAGGCCGACCATTTCTGTCCGGCCGGGAAAGTTGTACATCCTATGGATAAAATCGAGCCGCGAAAGATAGAAAAGATATAATATTAGTACTTTGTGCGTCCAGACCGAATATAAAATAATGTTGCTCACATGCATCAGACCAGAATCCAATGTCCAACTACACGTACCAACCCCAGCAACAGATGCAGCAGATGCAGCACATACAGCACATGCAGCACCAGCAGCAGATGCAGCAGAGACAGGCGCAGCAGCGGCAGATGCAGATGCAGATGCAGATGGAACAGCAGCAGCAACAGCGAATTTTGCAGCAACAACAACAGCAGCAACAGCAACAGCGAATTTTGCAGCAACAACAACAGCAGCAACAGCAACAGCAACAGCAGCAGCAACAAATTCTTCAGGCGCGAAAGAAACAGGTGCGCGACAAGCAACAACAGAGACACCCTCGGGACGGAAACGACGTCGACAACAAGGACGATGGAGACGAAGACGAAGACAGTGACAGTGACAGCGACAGCGACGGCGACAGCGACGGCGACAGCGACGGCGACAGCGACGGCGACAGCGACAGCGACGGCGAAGACGATATGTTTTCAACGCCTAGTGAAATTTCGACAGACTTTGATTCGACGTCGGACGCTAGTTCGACGACTACCGATAAACACTCCGTGAGGTTCGACCTGCAACCCAAGTCCAAGTCCAAGGCGAAGGATTCGTCCGCGACCAGGTCCTCGTCCTCATTCAAGACGAAGACGGAGAAAACAAAAGCCAAGGGTGAGTGTAGCGCCGACACCAAGGCCGCCAAGGCCACGAAGGCTGCAGCCAAGGCCGCCAAGGCTGCAGCCAAGACGGCCAACAAGAAAGCCGATGTCGACGCCGGGAACAACGCGGGTGCCGACGACATCACCAGCGAGATGAAAAAACTCGCGATGACAAGCATCTCCCCCGCACACATCCCGTCGCCCGCTCTGTCTCCCGGAGAGTACATGTATAACGTCATTTCCGACGTCCTCGGGACCAACAACAAGAAGAACTTGCAGAGGATTCTGGCTAGAACCCCGTTGCCTATCGCCATCAAGTACCTGCACCATATCGCCCAGAAAGCTTTCGCCACCGGCAACAGAGACATCCACAAGGTCGTCGTCGACATCAACAAGAAGTACAACATTGTGTCCGACCTGTACCTCGATGCCTTCGCCAAGGGGGACAGCAAGTCCATCAACAACGCCATGAACTACCTCGAAAAGACGGCACAGGCGTTCAAGACGGGTGCAGAGTTCAACACCGACGAGCTACTCAAGTTTTTCACACCGGAGTTCATCGCGATGAACCTCATCCAGTCCGGCAACATTGGAGCGTACGATAAGGTCATGACAGAGTTCAAGAACGAAGAGATTCGCATCTCTAGAGGATTCCACGTCGCCAAGCCTCTTCTAGCGGCCTACTTCGGTGTTCCGTCCTTCTTCTCGAACCAGAAGAGATACAGCTTCAACCGAGACATCATCGTCCTCGCCATCTGCGGAGGCAGCACGGAAACGCTGGACTACGTCGTCAAGAAGACCAAGATCGGCAAGATCTCGCACGACGTCGTTCTCGAGGCCCGGTCTTGCCAACCGATCCCAGCGCACATGATGAAGCATCTGGTGGAAAAATTCAACGTGCCCGAAATGTCCATTTAGGTCTATCATTTTGTTGAGTTGGTGTAAAAGGAGAGGTATGATTCTCATTCATGATCGTCGGACGCTGGCCTTTGTGTTCGTGGCTCTACTCTGCGTCATCTATCTCATTGACTCCATGACGGAAGTTTCGGTACTGGAAGACACATCGTTTCCGATTGGCATGGAGAGACCGGGGCCGAAAAAAACGTACGAAGAATTCGTCAAGCAAGCGGCGTCAATTGATCCAGCCTATCCGATCGGCATCCCCATGATTAGTTCGCCCGAAGCAGCCCACGAGCTACCCAAATATCTGAAATACAAGGAAAAGTTACTTACGCCTGTCATAAACCAGGAAGTCTGCGCTTCATGCTGGGCAATTTCCGTCTGCCATGTGATCAGTGATCGCATTTCTCTGCTGACGGGAGGAAAAATTATCCGCCCACTCTCTTTCCAAGAACTGCTAAGCTGTTTCAACCCGAAAACAAACAATCTCGGCTGCGAAGTCGGTGGATCACCGGAAGCGGCATTTCGACACGGCGTGGAGAAAGGGTTTGCGCTTGATGCCGAGTATCCCTATGTCCAGCAGAAGACGACCCAGATCGTTGCGTGTGATGCCAGGAAACAACAAGGTCCCAGGACTTTCATTCAGAGAGGGTCTGTCAAGTCTCTCTGCGAGGATCCTTCTCGCTACAGAGAGGGAAGCCCCCAATACATGAAGGTTATTGACAACAACGTGAAGCGGATGAAGACCGAGCTGTATCTGCACGGGCCTATCTGCTGCACCATTCAAGTCTACAAATCGATGTACAGCTACGACGGGCTCTCCATCTTCGAGGGACCAGCCGAAGACGACGAGTACGTGGGTGGCCACGCCGCCGTTTTGTTTGGTTTTGCAGAGGAAGTGAATGGAGTCGAGGAGGGATTCGATGGCGACACATGGTTCATTAAAAACTCGTGGAGTGCGTCGTGGCCGATAAAATCACCGGCCTCCAAGGGTCTCTTCTACATGCGCGCGGGAATAAATTGCTGTGGGATAGAATCAAGAGCCTCGTGTGCCCAGCCCGTAATCACAGACGAATTACGAAGGAATATGGTCCCCTTGAAGAAAAGTAGCTACCACGGCTACTCGGAGTATGTTGCCGACCCAGAACGCGCCAACTTCATCACAAAAGCAACGAAGCTACGCACACTCCTGAACGGAAGGACTCAAAAGACCGGCGTTACTCAATCTTTACGGTAAAGTTTGGACAGGAACGCCTCACCCCGTTCACTCACAACCATTCCCCACTCCCTTCTTCTCTTCACAAGCTCAACATGGCCAGCAAGACGAACATGAACTTGACCTACAAGACGTTTCCCGATGTCGACTTCTCGGCGATCAAGTTCGATGGTATTCGTGCGGGAAAGAACGGCATGAAGTTTGCAAGCCTGGTGGGCGGCAATGGACGACGACTGGTTGCAGAGACGCCTGCGATGAGGATCCCATGGAACACCGAGATCAGGAAGAGCGAGGAAACCGGGCAGTGCTCCTCCAAGATCGCTCTGTCGTTCCAGGGGATGAGCGACGATCAAGCAGATGACGGTAAACTCCGCCGTTTCTTCAACTTTCTGAACGGCGTGGACGAAAGGGTAAAGGAGCTCGCCGTACAGAACAAGAGCGAGCTCTGGCAAAAGGCCATGGACGAGGGCAAGATTGAAGCTTACTTCCAGAGCTCGGTGAAGGCATCGACAAACGACAAGTACCCCCCAACCTTCCAGGGCAAGATTCCCCTTCAGGAAGGGAAAAACCCTTCTTCCGAAGATGTCAACGAGGCCATGGACATGAAGATTGTTGTTTTCCGCAAGGACAAGACTCCCGTTTCCCCCAAAGAGCTGAAAGGTGGCTGTCTTGCGAGCGTTATCGCGGAGGCTTCGTACGTCTGGTGCACCCCCATGATGATTGGTATTTCTTGGATTGTCAAGTTTGTTCTCGTAGAGCCCAAGCCGTCCGAGACAGAGTTCCAGTTTACGGACATGGACGAATTCGCAGACATCAAGGACAGCCCCTGCGGCAACAAGCGCAAGAGGGATGCCGACGACAACGATGATGATGCCGACTTTGAGAACGAGGACGAGAACGAGAATAAAGATGAAGATGAAGATCTAACCGAAGATGAAGATGATGAGGAAGAAGAATTCAAGTAACTTCAAGAAGAATTCATGAGTAGGCATGAATCTAGGTGTTGGTTCTCGGAGTGGTGGATTTTGCGAAGCCCGTGAAGACTCAGATATTTTTCTATCTCTAAGCCATGAAGAGACCCCAGATACATTACCATTCCATTGGATCCCGCCGTGTTCTGTATCATGAAGATGTGAGCGAGGAGCCATACATCCATGAACTTATTGGTGTACCTCTTGTAGAGCTGTTTGATTTCTTCCACGTCTTGGGAAAAGTTGGCAAGCGACGGCGCTCTTTTTCGTCTCGACGCGCAGTAATTTTCGTGAAGCTTCACGTACTTGGCATTAATGTCAGCAATTCCACCAGTGATATCACGCACCCATATTCTATCAAAGGTCACTCTCTGCACAGGAGTCATTTTGTTCCGGAAGGTCTCAAAGACACCAACCAGTCTCCCAGCGAGGTTTGCTCTATCGGGCAAGAGACTCGAAAGAGGGTGTACGAGCGACTCAAACACCGTCAACACGGCGTCATCGAAAGACCCGTGTGACGCCTTGTGGTGCGCGTAGAATGATATAGCCTCAAACAACTTTCCGTCCGGGAGCACCGACACCATGTCCACTCGCGGGTCGATGAAATGGATGCGCTTCGCACAACCGCCGGGACAGTGCTGAGAGTTGATCTTCATCACCTCGAGACAGCTCCTGAGATTGTTGAGGATCCCAACATTAACCGCAGAGCAGGCTTGCGCGACGGAGGTCTTGATCCCCGTTTTAGGGGTCGTGATGTCATAGGCGTGGATAAAGTTTTCCACCAGCACATGCACACCGCTAGTTTTCTGGAGTATTTCCGACGCGAGAGAGGAAAAGTGTCTGTTCTGAGGACAAGATCCTTTATTGGCGTGTTCTTCACTAAACACGTACAGCTTGCCGGTGGTTGCTGCATCCCACACCGTCAAGCGCCACGGACCCGAGACCGGGCTGCCTGACCCGACTCCCACAATGTCATCCAACACCTGTCGATCACTCATTGCCTCTTTACCACATAGGAAACATTAAATAGCCTTGAAGCGTCCAAAACACAAACTTTAAAATATATATATAATCGAGTATGCAAACCATGTTTCTCGTTTACCTCCCGGTGATCTCTGTGTCTCTGTACTTCTGTGCGAAATGTGCACACCGCTTTCTGCCTACTCCCGCGCGTCGCGCTGTTTCGCGAGTCGTTTCCAAAGTCGTCATTGCGGCGGCCTTCGCGTCAGCACGGGTATGCAGATACACTATAGCGACACGATCTGCATACATATGGGACAAGCGAGGCCGCATGGGCAATGGGGTCCTCGTGGGCGTTTTCGATGCATTGCTCCAGGTTGATGCGGATCAGACGCGTGTGCACACCTCTTCCGGACACGCATCGATTGAAATACTGGAAGCGGTTGCAACAGTACACCAAAAAGACTGCGACATCACGAATGTTCTTGACAGAATGTGGGCCGACGGCGATGGCCTACGCATGAACGTTCCCATCAAGGTGGCTCTCGGTGGCGTGCGTTGCGAAAATGATTCTGCTGAAGACATGGACGTGACAGTGAGGATCAGGTATCGCGGGCATAGCAACCAATCCAAACGGTACCCGGCGGAAACGTTTTCGGCGAGGTACACGTGCAAAGGCTCACAGACGTTCCGGTTCCCACCATACGCGTCTTCGGAGAGCATCCGCCGCGGACTTGGCACGCCGCGAATTCTCCGTTGTAACTTCGTGGAAGAAAATGGAAAGATGTTGCTCGGACCGGAGGCCACGGAGTCATCCGGGCTCCGACGCAACTATTACGCAGACGTCGAAGACGATCCGTGCCTTCTGAAAAACGTCGTCACATTCTTCAAGCCGTCTACCCGGTTCCAGGAACAGGAGCAACTTGTCGTGACCACATCAAAGTCCAATTTGAAGATTTTCTGCAACCTAAAGGAACCAACCAAGCTCGGTTAGCACGAGAAACTCGATTTCTTGGTGTACATCCATGGTGACCGCAGCCACTTCTCGCAAGTCTTGGACGAAGTTGCACTTGAGTACCTCGTCGTACCCGAGCCATTTCAATGCTACGTGGATGCAAACGATCATGTAGAATTCTTTTGGGTGTTGCTTTATCAGCACATTCGCCCATATCTTGGACCTAACTCTCATCCAATAGGTTAGCGCCAACACAAAGTACTGTTTTGGGAGATTTCTCGCTGTCACCCATTCCAAAAAGTAGGCTCGCTCCTTGTCGGTCACGGGAGATGCGACGATTTCCACTGGCTGCTGATACAACGCGTACGTCGCGTTCACTGATTCCCGTGGCTTCTTGGATGGGCGGTAGACGCTCCTTCTTTTTGCAGGGGCCGGACGAGGTGGCATCGGGATGGACTTTTAAATCGGCGTACAAATAAAAAAACTGGATAATGTTTGCGGGAAAAACTCAGGACTTGCGCTCGAAGCGTTTCTCGGTGACCCGATCGTGTTTCATATCGCCTTGACGCGTAAATCCGAACTCGTCGAATCCACCCTCGGGGTTGCGTACTTTGGTGTACTCGAGGACCTGAAAGCTTCCCCGTTTCAAATCGCCGTGCGACGACGCCAACTCTTCCGGAATGATGGAATCGGAGAACATGTTCTGCACATCTGCCCCAAGAAGTCCCATCAATGAGGACGCAGGCGACCGAGATGGCACTGCTTGCATGGGACCAAGCAGAGAGCCAATATTACCGAGAGCACCACCGAGAGCACCGATGGCACCAAAAGGTTCAAATGGTTGAAATGTTTCGTAAGGAACCATTTTGGTGCCGGCGTCGCGCTCCTCTCTGGCAAAGGTCTCGATACCTATCGACTCGTCATACTTTTTCCTTGCATCAGAATCCGTGAGCGTCTCTCGTGCGCTCTTGAAAAAGCGAATTAGTTCATTTTTTTCGGAGTTTCTCTTATCCGATTCTTTGACTTCGTTCACCAACTGCCGCGTCTTGCGTCTGATCTTGTCGGCGGAAGCATCGGCGCTGACGCCGATGGCGTCGTACAAGTTCGGCGCAGTGTTTTCCATACCTGGGCACTCGTGAAAAGAAAGCAACATTATATTTCTTGTCGCGAAATTCTCTGTATCTATTTATAATAATACCATAAGAGTTCAATGATCAAGCTGGGCGACGACGCCGTGAGTGAAATCCGATCGATGGTGCTCAGCAACGACAGCCGTGTTTTCATATTCTTACGTTTGTACATGATGGAGAAGAACAACAACAACATCTACGAAGTCTTGGATTCCAAGGAGTATCTGACGAAACCGGTTGTGTACACCGCGTGGGAAACGGGTAGAGATGACATCCTCCGAAACTGTGTTCGCACCGGAGTTCCGATCGACGCCAACAGAAGCGTGGCATCCGCAATCAGATCGGGGTCTGTCGAGACTCTCGATCTTTGCGTGGAGCAGGGTGGGTCAATTGAGCATTTCACAAGACCGTATTGCCACTGCACGACAACGGAAATGATGGAGCACATTTGGGCAAAGTACAAAAAAAAGTTGTACGACAGAGAAGCGGTGTTCCCGAGAGACCTTCGATTCTCGATAAAGTACATGGAGATGGGAGGGACCGTCGCGCAAATGGGGAAAGACATGAACGACTGGTGTCACAGAGAAGGAAACTGGAGACGGTCTCTCCCGATAAAACGCGCGTACACGGAGAAGACCGGTCCGTACGAAAGCACGTTGGCAACAGGCTTGCTGTCATTGCCGAAGAGTCTCGTTAATCTTGTGTGCGAGTTCATGTGACCAGACATGAATTTGAGCAAAAATAATACATTACTACATTAATGACGCCAAGCGCAATGAATTTACGGCAATTGAAACGGTGGCCTTTTCCCGAACAAGAGTTTTTGGGCCGAGGAGCATTCGGCAACGTAATGCGAGGGCTCTATTGCGGCACACCGGTGGCCGTGAAGGAGTTGCTGACAGGACAGGACCAGATGTCTGACGTACGTCGACAGGCGAAGGAAGAGCTACTGAAAGAGATCGGTATTCTCATGGAGTTTCGTCATCCGAACATCGTGTGCATGATCGCGTACGACTCGAGATACATTGTGATGGACATGTACAAAGGAAATGCCAAAAAATTGAGATCGGTGGATGAGGTGGCCGTTGTTGGAAGAGATTGCATGCGAGGCATTTCGTACATGCACCTGCACGACAGATGCGTCGTTCACGGCGACATCAAGCCCGACAACATTCTGGTAAACATCGATTCCAAAGGAATCGTGTACAAGGCCGCGCTGGGTGACGTTGGCTTGGCGCGTTCGTGTGCCAAATGCATGCGGACGAAAGGATTCAGGGGAACGCCGGGGTACATGCCTATACCAAATCCCGTCGTCGACAGCACACACGACATCTACGCACTCGCCGTAAGCCTTTTGGACGCTTTCCTTGGGTCTCACCCGGGAGATGTTCACACGAGAAACGACAAGCACGGCCTGGAAGACAACACCGCAGTAGCGTTGCAACAGTTTCCTCACCAGGACTATCAAAAAGTACTGTCGGATATGCTCATGTCGTACAGAGACGGTGCTCTCAAGAACAGCGCCGAGAAGAGAGGGGAGTTCATTCAAGACATTATCGTGCAGTGGGAGAACCTGGTTTCGAGGACCAGTGCGCCCGCTCCGAAAATCACGTCATACGCGTCGGATCCGATGCACAGCAACGGTACATCAATGTCTGTCGAGACCAGTTATTAATTTTATTTTGTCAGCCAACAACAACAAAGTTCATTCGCCCCCGATGTCTGTTGTTGGGATCTTGGGGAACGGAGAAATCGGATCGTCTCTTCACAAAGTGTACCAACTCGCAGGATACCCAGACGTCGTTGTACGAGACCCTTTTCAAGGGCTCGACGTCAGCCTGTCTCACTGCGGTGCTGTGAATGTTTGCATCCCGTTCGGCAATTACGATGGATTCGTGAAAGTTTTGCGCGACCTCAAGTTGCAAAAAGGCTGTGTGGTCATCATACAGTCTACCGTCGCAGTCGGATGCACCGATCGCGTGCAGGCAGACTTGCCTACCTTGGTCTGTGCACAGTCGCCTGTGCGTGGCGTTCATCCGTACTTGACCGAAGGGTTGCTGACTTTCGAAAAGTACGTGGGCGTGAGCGATCGGTTCGCCGGAGACGATTCCATCGAGTCCTTCCTAACTCGGCACATGAAGTCACTGGGGATGAAACCAGTGGTGTGTCGAGCGAAGGAGTCCGAACTGGCGAAGTTGATATCAACCACTCTGTACGGTGTCAACATCGCGGCCATCACCGATGTTTCGAACCTATGCAAGGACACCGGCGTCGACTTTGAAAAAGTGTTTACGCAATGGCAGACCGGATACAATGCTGGATACACAGCTCTCGGGAAGTCGAACGTGTGTCGCCCCGTGCTGACACCGGTCTCTGAAAACGAGGACGGAAAACAAGTCATTGGCGGACACTGCGTTCTGGCAAACTGCTTTATCCTTGAGAGGGAGATGGCGGAGACGACCTTGTCCTCCTTTGTCCTCCGGTACGCCGACGAACGACGTTAGCCATTTACATCTTGGCGCGATCGTTGCAAAGTAAAAATAATGTTTTCTGTGACGGAAACAGGGGCATGACATGCTTCTCGGCCTGAAGAAAAACCTCTTGTTCATTGCGTATCTGTTCTTCAATGCCCTTTTAACGCTTTTGTTGCTTGGATTCGATTACGGCTACATCATCGTATCGATATTCGTTGTCGGCGGACACTTCAGAGATGTGATCAACGTAGCATACCAATTACTTCACATGCACAGGATACTCAGGCGTTGTGCCGACATCCCGGAAGACGATGCCAAGATAGTTATTTGTTGCTTGGTTCCGGTGTACAACGAGAAGCCTTCGATGTTAAAGAAGAATCTTGATGCTCTGACGACACAGAAGCTATCGGAAAACACCAAGTTGGTGGTGATGCTTCTCTTTGACGGACTGAACAACCACAACGCAGATCTCTTCAATGCCGTCGTCGATGCCATTGGCCTTGACACCGGATGCGGAGAAGAGCAATGGTTTCCGAATTGGAAGAGCAAGCTGCTGAAGAAGTTGGTGTACAAAATCGGCATATACAATGACACGTCGGTCATCCTGTCGTACAAGGAGAACAATTCGGGAAAAAAAGACTCTCTCATCATCGGGGAAAACTTCATCGTGCTCGGCATCCCGAGGATCGAATCTCTGGACGTACGACAAGTGGATTTCATCTATCACACGGACGGCGACACCATTTCCGACGAAAACTGTTTGAACGAGATGGTGAAGTCTCTCGTGGATGATCCAGACCTCGACGGCGTCTCTGGCCTCCTGAGAACATACCTCAAGGACGACGCGACTTGCTCGGAAAGTGCGTTCGTAGCGATGCAAGACTTTCAGTACTTCTTCTCCATTGTTGTCCGTAGGATGACGGAGAGCATAATGAATTCAACTACCTGCCTCCCGGGGTGCTCCAACATGATCAGGATAAGCGAAAAGACTCACGCTGCGATTGAAAAATACGGAAACCTTCCGGTCAAGAAGAGCGGTCTGGTGCAGACAGTCACGCGGATGCAAGGAACCGACCGACGATACACCACGCTCTTGCTGAGACAGGGTTCCAAGCTACAGATGAATTGGCGTGCGTTTGTTCACACGGAGCCACCGCTGAACGCGACGGCGTTTGTGAATCAACGCAGACGATGGTCTTCAAACTCCTTCTTCAATTCCATGATCACGCTGTACTCCAACAACATCCCGATGTACATCAAGCTATCGAACCTTGTCGACATCGCCCGAGTCTTCACCACGATCTTTCGCGTGATATCGTACTTGTGCTTTTGGGTTTACGTCAAGAATTTTTCCCTTGTCAACATCGTTTTTTTCTCTATATTTATCGCCCTTCCCTACCTCTATGCCTTCGCCTGGATATTCTGTATCGTTCCAGAGTGGAAGCAGATGATAGCCGGTTTTTTTTTGAACAAAATCTTCACGCCTTTTTTATCTGTGATCGCGGTCACAAAGATGTTCTTCACTTCAACCGATTTCGCTTGGGGCAGTACGCGGTTGACACCACCGGATGCAGCGTCTTAAACTCAACCAACAATCGTCTCTATTAATAAACCTGATTCGTGATTTTGGGTTCGATTCTCCTGTTTCCTTTTTTTCCTTTTTTTCCTTTTTTTCCTTTTTTTCCTATTTTCCTTTTTGATTTTGTTTTTTTCCAGAACTCCCCGCACGGACAGGCCGAGCAGCCGACGGCGGATCGATTCTTCTTGCGGGATATTTTTTTTCCTTGGTGCTTTTTTTTCTTTTATTACATATAATAGTCATGCACCCCCCCCTTTTTTTTTTCAAAATTATATTGTTATTATATTAAGTTAAGCTTGATTTCTGAGCGTGTCAAAAACTTGGCGAGACGCGATATCTCGAGCAACTTCCGCCGCATTGAGCGGGTCGGGGATGATGTAATTGATTTGGTCCAGGTACGGCTTCACCATGTTCGCGAAGGCATCCAGGTATCCGGCGTGTTTGTGGTTGCAACCGGCCTTGCCTGGGCCCGGGCACGCGTCCAAGGCGTTTGCAATCTGAGTAAAGACTTCTCTCTCAAGGTCGTTCTCCATGAACACGAAGTACAGTTTTTTAGCCACCACCACGACGGCGACCGCGATTACCGCTGCCGCAGCGACGCTTTGCTGCAAATCTAATGGTGAAGCCAGCGTAAGCCCAGCAGAGAAGAGCCCCATGGGAACACAGAAGAACATCGTGTATTGCATAAACATATTGGTGCCGGTAAAATTAGAGAGGGTCCTCTGTCTCCGGACGACGTCAAACACCAACACCGAAAAAAATGCCGAGAAGAAAGCGGCGCTTCCGGCGATCGCGGTAGCCTTCGACGGTTGGTCCACCTCCTCGTCGAGGTTTCGATTTAGATTTAGATTCCGATTTCTTTTCTGCACCACCAAGTACATTGTTGTCCACGCCACCAAAGCAACGATTGCTGCCACCCCAAACCTTGCTGCGCTGAATGCGAAAAAGGTGCTGTATCCCGACGAGTAAGCTTCGGCAGCCTGCATGAAGTACTCTTCCAAACGCCGTGTCTGATTTCGAGTCACCACATGTTTCGCTACATCACCAGCGGATTTTCCGGAAGCCATGGCTGTCCCCGCTTGCAACAAGCCGTTGCCAAAATTTGAACTCACGATGTTTGATAGAAAATCCATGCTATGGTAACTCTCCAGAAACATTATAAACTTGCAAATCAGCGTTCTCTGAAATCATCTGAGGTTGTCCTTTCACCCACAATTTTTCGCACCCGATCGACCACGTCGCTGATTCTGTATTGATATACGGGGCTGCCCACCGCTACCCCAAGTCGCGAAGGTCCTCCGCCAGTTTTAAACAGGATGAGGCTCAGCATCATTGACAGGACGACGAACACCGGATATACCATCGCAAAAACACCCTGAAGGTTGGAAGGTTTCCCCCCCACGGCACATCTCCGGATAAAAAGGATCTGAAGAGCTACCGACGCTGTCAGCGCCAGTGATCCTTTTGCGAAAGCCGACGTCCCCGTGATCGACGGGCGCGATTGATGGAGAATCAACAAAGATGGCACAATGAGCAGAGGGGGCGCGACGTAGTTGGCAACTACGGACATGTTGCTGGATTGTATCACTCACATATATTATATTTTAATCATTCGGTCAATTGTGGTTCTCAGTCGAACGTTTCGGCGATGCTCCACAACATAGCCGCGAGTTGAAGGTACGACGAGGCACCGCTCAACACCCTGTTCTGCACTAATCCGATGACCTTGGCAATCTCGATACGCTGCGATTCTCGGACGTCTATCACGGACAACGCTTTGAAAAAACTAGAAAGTATGTCCGTCGGCGAGTATCCTTCGCCTCCTTCGCCACATAGCCCCCTCAGCTTTCTACAGGCCTCGACATATCCCCCTTTGTTCCGGAGAAGGTCGACTATGTCTACGATCTTCGCCGGCTGTGGAGAACGACATGTTCTGTATACGTTTTCCGACGTGAGTCTGCGAAACCCGGAGACAATCGAAGCGAGGCTGTTGATCGCAGATCTCACGTCTCCGTCCGCAACGCACGCCAGAGCTCCGATGCCACCGGGGTCGTACTCGACGCCCGCCATGTCACAAACCTGACGAATTCTCAAACGAAGCTGCGCGTCGTCAACTTTCGAAAACCTTAATATCGCACATCTGCTCTGAATCGGTTCGATGATTTTGGTGGAGTTGTTGCAGACTATGATGAACCGCGTCGTGCTCGAGTAAACATCCATGATCCGTCGCAGCGCCTGGAAAGCACCAGGTGTCATCGAGTCTGCCTCGTCGAGAACGACAATCTTTGCAATTGTGGGGGTTGGTTCCGTGCCGACCCTCCCTCTCGCGAAGTTCTTCACGGTCGTCCTCACGTTGTCGATACCTCTCTCGTCGAACGAACTTAGACGAAGCATTCTGGCACCACGGTTCTCTGGGATCATCGTGTTACACAAGATATCAACACAGACCGTCTTCCCGCAACCGGACGGGCCACATATGAGCAGATGGGGTATCGAAACTCTCTTAGCCGCGAGATTGGACAGCAACGAAATTGATTTTTTGTTGCCAACGACTTCACTGAAGCACAGTGGTCGGTATTTTTCAACCCAAGGCTGTGCGGTCATTTGACTACAACAACAACACCGCCACTGTTGGTGCGACTTCCATACCACAAGGATTTAATAAAAATACTTACAGTACGTTTATCAACCCGCGTCCGATGCATTCAAAGTTGAAAATCATCACACAAGAGTGTCGTCGCGCTTGTTCTTGTTCTTTTGCTGCTCCGCGTACTTTGTGTGCCACGCCCTCCTGATCCACTCTTTTTTCTGTGAATCCCGCATGGAAGACATGATGGTCCTGTACAGTACGTTTCGCTTTGCCGGTTTTTCGAGAACCATGCTTTCTGATATGGACGCGCACAGTTCTCTTGTCTCGGTCGATGAGTCCGCCGTGATGATGACAAGTGGACACGCCTTGTTACACGTATCCCCTTCGCGCAAGTGGTAGGCGCACGTGACTCCAGACATGACGGGCATGATGATGTCCAGACATATGAGGTCATAGTCCTTCGTCTTGACCTTTTCAAGACATTCCAAAGCACCATTGCACAGATCAACCTCTATATCGACGTGCATCATCATTTTTTCAAACTGGCGTCTGGCGATGGCAGAATCGTCAACCACTAGGATGCAAGGTCTCGTTGCCGTATTGGAAATCTCGTTCTCTTGGAATATGGTAGACTCCTCGGCAATGTCTTCCTCCACGCGATAAACACTCGATCCCCTTCTGAATGTCAAGGCCATGCCGTCATGTTGTAAACGAAGCTCTTTCTCGTGCTTGATGGGGATGACTAGTGAGAATGTGGTGGCCTCCCCGTTCTGCACAAGAAGATCGCCCCCCAGTTCATATGCCATCCGTTTGCACTTAGCGAGACCTATTCCCAATCCGCATCCATGCACGACACCTCTGTGAATGCTGTTGAACGGTGTGAAGATGTTGGCTAAGTCTTTATCCTGAATCCGAATGCCATGGTTTTCCACCTCAAACGTCACATGGCAAGGACTGTGGCTCATCGCCATTATGTGCACCGACACGTGGTTGTTGTTGTCGTGGCGCAGCCCGTTGAACATGAGCTCCTGGAGACACTCTTTGATTACCGGACCGTCACCGATCATCTCGGATATTGGTACGTCGTGGCGCAGGTCGATATTGATGAGAGGAGGCTTTTTCGAAACTAGAAGCATTTGGTGCTTCGCGTCTGTCTTTGCATCTGCAACGATGTTTCGGATAAGCATCGGTCCCTCGACGACCTTGAACTTATCGTTGACGGAGTCGTAGTACGCAAGGACGTTTTTCAGCATGATCCCGTACTCTTCACCAACGTCAAAAATTGTTCCGACGAAGTCCGGAACAGTTGATTTGTCTGAAATTTCTTTAAATTTAATCGAGCTACGCGTGAGTCGATGAATCATGTCCGTGTCTATTCGGTACGCCATGTTGCGCAGAAATTGTGTCTTGACCACGACCATATTTCTCTCGGTGGCCGCTCGATCGTCGTCATCCTTGACCACTGTTTTCTTTTTGGTGAACAGGGTAGTGTTGTTGAAAAATTTTATTCCTCGCATGCACGCATTCCTGTACACATGTCAATATTTTTTTCACACACGTTCGGAATATCGCACCATCTCACGAATTATTATATTGATAACGGGTAAACCAAAACGATTTCATGAATTCTACGCAAGACGGAACCGGCGCAGAGCCCGACTCTTCTTTTGGCTACGGTCTGAACTACAACCCAATGGACCCATTAAACATGTATCCTCATCACGAGACGGGAGAGGAGGTCTATGGCCCCCCTCCTCTATTCGGCATCAACCCCCACGACCCTTTCAACATGAAGCCGTTTAACCCTAACGCATTCAGTGGTTTGTTCGGAGCACCGGCGATGGCGACGCCTACACCCGCGCCGGGTGTGATGAACACCGTGGGTCCCAACCCGTTCACGCCTCTCCTGCAACCGATGGCGCCTGCCATGCCTATGGCACCTCCCAGCCATGTGGCGCCCCCGATGGTAGCTCCCATGGGTGGCATGAATCCTCTGCTTATGGCGGCGACCGTGTCTGCCCTCAGTAAAGATTCGTCTTTCAACGCAGGTGCGGCACCGTCGTCCTCGTTCGACGCAGGCGCGGCACCGTCGTCCTCGTTCGACGCAGGCGCTGCACCGTCGTCCTCGTTCGACGCAGGCGCTGCACCGTCGTCCTCGTTCGACGCAGGCGCGGCACCGTCGTCTTCCTACCACTACATGAACGCATTGTACCCGTACTACATGCATCCGCTAGCCACACACGTCGTGTCGCCACAGAACCCGCACCCCACGGATCCCAACAACCAGTACCCCAACCCACTGACGGGGTCCATGACGGACCCAGGTCCCGCCCTTGCGGGTGGATACAATGTCTACGATCCACAAAACGTGATTGGAGCACCCCCGGCGTTCAGTGAACGGGCTAGGGCGTTGGAACACAACAGAGCTGCGGTGCAGTCGCAGAGCCCGTATGCGCCGTATATTATGAACCAAGTCCCGGTACCACCATCGTAGACCATTCGGGCGCGGTATTCTCGCCTGGAATTTAATGTTGTCATATATCAGGGGGGGGCATTCGATCGCCAAAATGACCCTGAGCAAAGTGCATGCGAGGATACAGGAGGAGAAAAGGAAACTGAATCCGATTGACGGACGAAGGTTCAACTCACGCAGCAGGGAAAAAATGGAAAGAGAAATCAGAGTCATCAAAAAGAGTGCATGTAAGCTTGCCCAAAAGAACGCCGCAGCGAAGCAGAGTCACCGAGGAATATTTTCGCAAGAAGAGATTGCGTTCGCAAAAGAAGAGAAACAAAAGTTTAGGGAGCAGCTGCAGATCAACAAGAAGAGTGTTTTGTTGCGTGCTTCATGAGATGTAATAAAAATGTTTGTCCTACAACAATCGGACAAACCATGTCTGTCAATCGCCGTTCCGATCTCGACACGTCCTTGTCTCGGACGGATGGTGTCCACCACAAATACCTCAACCTGTCTTCCGCGGACAGAGACAAAACTCTTTATCCAGACTCGGCCGACGCGGAACTCACGTTCGACGACCAGTCTAATGTAATTGGAATGAAGATCCTCAACTTCGAAATACCTCACACGAGGTATGCTATCGACAACACAACAAACAACCTGTACATCAGCGAAAAGCGTGGCGAAGACGAGTACTATTTCTACTCCATACGCGTGTCCCCTGGTGCACACTCGATCCAAAATTTATGTGTTGCGCTGACACTTTCCTCGAAGTGCCCCGTTATGTTCAACGGCGACAGGGATATGGGAAACGAGTACACCTTTAACACATCCCTCCTGTTCGGCAAGATAGGGATTGTGTCCTCGGGTGATTACGAGTACATCATCCACGCCTCCACCGCAACGGTGACGCTCTCATCAATCATCGTCAACTCTGACACGGAGGCTGTGTTGTCGTTCTTGGCGCCGTCCGACCAGGTTTTCAAACCTGGCGCGCTCCTCGTATTTCAACCGTACACGTACTCCGACAGGGATGTACAGGTTGTCGAGAACACAGAGTCCTCCGGTCAAAGCGAGGTGCGCGTGATTGGAGACTTTTCCGACTTGGACTGGGAGAATCTGGATGTCTCGCTATCTCGAATGGTGCCGTATGCCGGTGTCAACTCCATGGCAAAGATTATAGGTTTCGGAGAGTCTGATCTCGCCGATCAGGCCAACTCCGGGGTTCTATCGATAGGCTCCCCCTTTAGCAGTAACGACACACTCGAAGACGCGTCGGTGATGGTGTCGCTGGACAAAGCACACTTCCTCTCTGCGGGAGACTCCGCGAGGCTGTCAGGTGTTCCGGGGTTTATGAACGACATGGTGTGTACTGTAGCCGTCGTGCACGATGAAACCCACGTGGAAATGTATGTAAACAGGGCCGCACTATGGTCTCATGAAGCAGGGACGTTGGCAAACCTGTCGGACCCTGGCGTGGAATGGGGAGTGACGGACATCAGCCTCTCCGGTGTCGACAGCAACGCCGTCGAGATTGTGATCACACCATCTTCACCGACAACTCTTTCTGCCGGCGACGTAGTTGTCTTTAACGGCTTTCATTCCGAGGAGTTTCAAGACCTCAATGCGACCGCGGTCTTGGTAGACGAAGACGAGGGTATCACCGTACAGTTCGACTACCCGACAATACTCTTATTCGAGGACGGGGTTACTTCCTTGTCACCCGTCAACCCTGAAACGACGCTGGGCACAACCTATATCGCACCCAACCGATTTGACTTGAGCCGTGGAAGGAGAATGGTTCTCTGCCGCGCCATCGTCGACAATCAGGACGTTGGATCGATTCACATACCATCGCTTTCGACGCGATCGTTCTTCGGCAGAATTCAACTATTCTCCGGAGCAAACCTGGTCAACTTTTTGGGCAAAGATACTGCCGTTGGTTCACACGAGTTCAACAGCGTGATGAAAAGGATCAATAAGATCAGGTTCCAATTTTATAACGAGAATGGTACGACGTACGACTTTATCGGAGTGGACTACACCATGTTTCTTGAGCTTGTTTGCCTTGATTCCAATAAGGGACTTTAAGACTCCTATTGAGCGCATCCGATGAATAATAATGTTTGTAAACAAGCAACAACAGCATCATGTCTGAGATCGGGGAAGAAGAGGTGTGTAGGGTGGCGTGCTCGCAAACCCTGGATGGGTACAATCCCAATCCCTTCTACGCGTCCGGTATGTGCCCGGATTACATGAAAAGCGAGTGCAATCTAGGAGGAAAGCTCTGGCAGAACCAGTGGGACATGCACAAAAAGAATATCAAAGATTTCAACGCGGAAAGAGTGTTTCACGCGTCCATGGGGATCCCGACACAAGTTGTCGGGTACGGATACCAGCCCCAGCAACCACCCCCTCTTCTGCCACCCACATCTTCACAGGTTTTTGCGAACATGCGACAGATGCAACCTCGGAAATTTCAAGGACGACATCTTCAGGCAGGCCAATTTTACCCGTAAACTTTAGATGTATTGGCTCTTCTCCATGGGCTCAAACTCCATTAACGAATAGACTGGTGAAATGGAGCTGTACCTGCACGACATCCGCGACAACAGCGGGTCCTTTCAAAACCCAACCATGCAGCTCTTTGCGATGGAAGAGGACGGCACGAACGTGTTTGTCAGCGTCAAGAACTTCAAGACCTACCTGTATGTTGGCTTCGACCTCGACATATCGGAAGATAGTGTCCGGTCAAACTACCTGGAAAAGTTTAAGCAAGAGAAGTGGGAGAGAAACGTGTACAAAATGTCTGTCGTAAAGAGGAAGAGACTCATCGGGTTCTCCAATGGGGACCTCTTCCCATACATCCTCATGGAGTTCACTGGAACGATATCGTTCTACATCGTGCGGAAACACCTACACGAACTCTGTGGCGAACGCGACCCCGGGCCAAACACGTTCGTCGACCTCAACAAGTACCCGGGAATGTGCGTGTACGAGTCCAAGAGCGTCGACTCAATTCTCAAGTTTTTTCACGCAAGCGGTGTCCGCCCGTCCTCATACTTCCGGATGGAAAACTACGTACGAGTCGCCGACAAGGCGAGGAAGACGCATTGCGCCAAGGAGTTCATAGTCGACTTCGTCAACGTGCGTCCGGTGGGAGAAGAGGTCGTCGACCGTAAACCACCACCGATGACCATCTGCTCCTACGACCTGGAAACGTCGGGGCTGAATACCAACGAAGACTACATCTTCCAAGCGTCGATGATATTCTCCAGGCTTGGTGACCCGTGCCCGGATTCCGAGGGTTCCGCCACGGGCCACGCCGTGGACTCGTACACGGACGGCGTTGTCATCTGCGTAGGTGACACGGAATCTGTCGACGGGACGCCCTTGCTCATTGTAGAGAACGAGCTGCAGCTCCTCGACAAGTTTAGAGAGATCTTGGTCGAGCGGGGCTGCAATATTCTGTGCGGATACAACACTTTCAAGTTCGACTCGGCGTTCTTGTACAAGAGAGCCGAGAGGTACGGCTTCGACGGGTTCAAGAAGCTTAGTTTCATCAAAGATCTCGCCTGTGATCTGGAGGTGAAGACTTTGCAAAGCGCCGCCCTCGGCAAGAACGAGCTCAAGCAGATCATCATTCCTGGACGCGTCGAGATAGATCTATTTATGGTCATGAGGCGCTCGCAGAAACTCTCAAGCTACAAGCTCAACGCCGTTTGTGATAAGTTTTTCGGCGGGAAGAAAGACGACGTCACGTACGCGGACATTCTGCAGGCGTGCACGTCCAAGGACCCCAAGAAGCTGGGTGTCATCGCCAAGTACTGCTACCAAGACAGTGGGCTTGTCCTGAAACTCTTGGACAAGATCAAGGAGGTGTACGACGCGACAGAGATGGCCAAGTTGTGCACAGTTCCGCTGACGTACATCGTGGGGAGAGGACAGCAGATTAAGTGCATGAGCCTCATCCTCAACCGGATCCACGGCGAATATGTATGCAACTACGCGGCGGCCAAGAAGAAGATGGCGGCCGATGGAAAGCAAGTATTGAACGAGGGGTACAAAGGAGCGTCTGTCATCGACGCCAAGAAAGGGTTCTACGAAAAGGACCCCATCGTGACCATGGACTTCGCGTCGCTGTACCCCAGCATCATGCGGCTGAAGCAGCTCTGCTACACGACAATTGTCAGGGACGTAAAATACAGAGGCATCGAAGGCGTCAATTACGAGGACCACCAGATTTCGGACGGAGTCAGTGTCACATTCGCGCACCGCCCTGGGTCCAGGAGCATTCTGTGCGAGCTGGAAGAAATGCTTGGCGAGGAGAGGAAGGCGACCAAGAAACTGATGAAGTCCGAGAAGGATCCCTTCGCGTACTCTCTTCTAGATTCAAAACAGAAGGCCCAAAAGGTGACGATGAACTCCATCTACGGTTTCACGGGAACGGTCAACAACGGCATGCTTCCGCTCGTGGAAATCGCGGCCGCCGTGACTTCGACCGGTAGAGACATGATCAAGCGCACCAAGGAGTATGCCGAGAAGGAGCACGGCTGCAACGTCATCTATGGCGACACGGATTCAGTGATGGTCATCTTCCCCGAGCACCGTAATATCGAGAACCTTGGTGACAAGATGCGCTACTGTTTCGATATGGGTACAAAGGTCTCCAAGGAGATATCGGAAATGTTTGGGCACCCTATTCTTCTCGAGTTCGAAAACATTTACTTCAAGTACCTCCTGGTTTCCAAGAAGAGGTACGCCGGACTTTCGTGGGAGACGGTCGAGGGCCCACCGACGATGACGATGAAGGGTTTGGTGACCGTCAGGCGAGATAACGCTCCATTCGTCGGCAGGTGCGCATCCGAGGCCATTCACATGCTCATGGACGTCGACGTCACGGACGGGAGGGGGGCCGTGAAGAAACATCTCACCGAGACTCTTCTGCGGCTAGAGAGGGGGCAAATATCGATAGAAGACTTGACCATCAGGAAGGAGCTAAAGCAGTGGGTATACAAGACACCGTCGCCACACGCGACGCTCGCGCTCAAGATATTGGAGCGCACAAAGGAACAGGCGGTCTTCCGCGAGTTCATCAAGCCGGCCTACGAGACGATCGGCGGTTACGACGACTCGCTCCTGTCTTCTGTCTGGACCAAGATGACCAATCTCAAGTCATATTTGTCTGTGCGCGCCAAGAGAGAGATTGCGATGAGTGACATGGTCGAAAGCATTCGTGGCGACACGACCAGCCCTTTCAAGGCAGAGGCATACGCGGTGGTAGCGTTGCGCCAGCTTTACGATGATGTCCACAGCGTTTTGGTAGGCGAAAGTTTTGCGAGAGTTGTAGGCTTGGTGATGGCCGGTATTGGCGACGTGCACAAGCTAGGAGAGAGATACATGGCGTTCGTGAGGTACAACATTGTTGACTGGGACCCGCCCACGCTAGGAGAGAGGATACCGTACGTGATTACGACGGGAAAGGGGGACATTAGCTCCAGGGCGGAAGACCCCCGCATGGTCAACGTCGGCAGGTGCCGACCAGACTTTCTCTACTACATCGATCACCAGCTTAGGAACCCGATGGTGGATCTTCTGCAGCACGTAATAGAGTCGCCGTCGAGCTTGTTCGTGGAATCGCAAAGGAGGATGTCAAACCTGAATCATGGCCGCAAAGAGATTACCACTTTTTTCAAGAAGCGGAAGGTCACGGAAGGTTGATTGGCTATTTTGAGTAATTTTGCGGAAAAAATGAGGTTTACTTACAACGAGCAATGGATACTCTGAAAAAGCTGGCTTGGACACTTTTGAAATGGCCACTGAAAACCCTGTACAGGAAAGGGCCTAGGCTTTTGTACTTCTGGGAAGGCCTCAGCGAAGAAAACATTTGCTACGAGCTGACGAAAATTGACGCTTTTTTCTGGTCCTTGTCGGAAGACTCCATGTTGGCCTGCGAGCAGCTGATCTCCCGGAAATTCGAGGCTTTTGTTGTTTCTGTCTACGGGTTTCTTCTCGCATACCTCGCTTACACACTCTTTTGCATCAAAGTGTACGAGTACGTCGCCCGTTCCAGGCTGAACTATCTTCTCGAGAGTGAGAACAGAGTTCTGAGCGTCCGTGATAAGCATGAAGTGTCGAATACGAAGTCATAGCGTCACAACGAATTGCTGCGCCGGATACCAGGTGATTCCATGCTTCACCTCAAGAATCAGGATGTTATCAGAGCTCTCTTGAATGGACGGAACCCTGAGTCGCCAAATTCTTCCTCCAGACACGAGCGTCATCGAGTCTCCACCGGTTGTGCTCATGCCGTTCTCAAGGGTCACTCCGAACCCGTTGCTAGAACCTCCTTCCATTATAAAGTACCTTTATGTCATTGGTAAACATTATTTTGTCTGAGTTGTACAAGAATCTCTTGGTCATCAAGACCAAAAAAAAAAGAATGTGTTCAACAGGCCTGCCGAAAAGCCTCAGCGAAGGCTAACTTCCGTTCGACTCGTGGCGAGTTCACAGCAGAGAGGGCAGGCGTCGAGAAACGCCAGAGATATGTACGCCTGCAAGAAGAAGAAATTCGGCAATTCATGAACACCACGCATGCGATGCCGAGGCCGATGCCGATACACCAAACCCCGACTCGACCACGGCCAAAGACTCTGCGCAAGCACCAACAAGGATTACTCTCGGTTCGCCGTCGTGCCACATGCAGACGCCGTTGACCATCAATCATCGTGACCTTTTCTTAATTTCGATGCCCATCGAAGCCAGCAGTGTGTTGGAGACGTCCAACTCTTTCTTTCTTCTCATGATAGCCGGATCTAGCCTGGCTCGCTTCAGTCTGTCCACGAAAGAGTTGTTGAATTCCTGTTCGCGATTCGTGTCGATGCGCCTGGTGCCCACAAAGGGCGCCGTTGCCTCAATATGTTGAACTGACTTCCGTAAGACATTTGGGCAAGAGCCGGCGGAGTCCGTGTCGATGAACGGAAGCACACACATTCGCCGGATGTTTAACAAAGGACTCGTCTTCTCTATGATTTCCGATGGTGGAATGATTCCACAGAAATCTTTGCGGTACTCTTCGATTGACATTTCCCCACCAAACTCTTGGAGCTTAGCTCGAGGTGCGGCGGGATGGAGTCTGTAGTCGCAATATGTCTTCATTTTTTGCTTGGTCTCGATGTCGATGACGCTCTTTTTGAGCTTGATCCAAGTCTTGTATGCCAGCACCGAAATATACATGTTTCTGTTGCCTCTCCCTGCCGGCGAAGTCTCGCGCATGTTAAAGGACTTGGCGCACTGCCACGAGCAAAACTTTCCCTCGCAGAAGTAAACATGTCTGAGGTCATCTCTGCTCACTGGGAGAGGGACGGGAACCCCTTCAAAAAAATGCGCACAATTGTGACAACGCTTGTCATATGAGAGCGGCCACTGTAAGCAGGCTTTGACTACATCCGTGTCGTCCTCATGGAAACTTCTTCCCCAGACTACAATGGGGGATTCGGGGGTGTTGGGGATTGTGATCGTATTGTTAACCACTCTAACGTTTGAAACACGCTGGATAGATTTGATATCATCAGCTTCCACGCGTTCCCTGTGCAAGATGTTACGCATCTCGTTCTACGTCAAAGTGACCCTAAACGCGCCATCACCGACTTTTTTTTTACGAGAAAACTATGGGCGAATAAAACGGTCGATGTTTCCACCACCAGTACTCTGCACGATGTTAACTTCTTTGAGCGCTGTGGTGGCTGCTGCTATTTCATCAGGAGACACGCCAACGTCCGAAGACGAAAACGGAGACACTGCTGCACCGAGACTACCATAAGCCTCTTTGAGGCCAGACCCCATCCCCAAGTTCTTCGCGTCGAACGCCTCGCTGATCTTGAGCCCGGCACCAAGGCTCGCCTTGTTTCCCGAGAAAGGGTTAAACTCGGCACCCTCTTGTTCGAAAGGAGCCACGCCAAGCTTCTTGTTCACTTGTGCGCGTGATGCACTTCTGCCCCCGCCACCGGTCGCGACAGACGCCCGCGCTTTTTTTTTGAAGTGGGCAAGCTTCATCCCCATCCCGACAGGCTCGGTGCCCGGAACATTGCCGGATGCACTGGTCTTTTCGTACCCTTCACGTTTGTCACCACTCTTTCTCGAGAACGGGAATGCAGCTGCACCCTCGCTGCTGATGCCCGCCCCAACCAGTTTCGTAGCGTTCTGCGTCCCACTGGAAAAGAAAGCATTGTTCTTCAGGCTCGATTTGTCGATCCTCATGCCGCCGGGTCGAGGAGCGCCCAGGTTGCTGCTGTACTGGTCGTGAACAAAGTCGTCCTGTAGCCGGCCCGTTCCCAGCCCCTGATTTTTTAGAGAGTCGCTGGCAAAGTCGAGGCTTGTGTTATTCACCACGGCGGAAGCGTCTTTGGTTGGCACTCGTCCCATCGCCGAACCCTGTGCGCATCGAGCCCAGTCTGCGTGGGAGGGGTTGATCTTCGAACAGTCGGTCGCACCGCGAGAACCAAGCGCGCCCTTGATGGCGCCCACGACTCCGGCTACTCGCGGGTATCGATGCGGTCCCCGGAACTCTTGCTTCATGACATAAATTAGAAGACACACGGCTACGCTGGCAAGAATCAAAGTGGTACCTTCCTGCGTGGAGGACATTTTCTGCTTCCCCTCGTTCTTTCATAACACAAAATATTTTTTTTTAGAATAAGGGTTGGTCCGACGAACGACTTGTGCAAGCGCTCCGTAATACAATATAAAGTTGTAGGCATCGAAACACTGCTACACTTCATCTTTGAAGCCAGTGTGGTACCAAGAAACGACGATGCGCTCCCCATTGCACAACTGGAATTTCTACAAGCAACTTGTGTGAAAACGGTGGGATAATCCGAGGTTCAAAAAGACCCAGCAGCTGGACCCTTGAGGAGGCAACGTAGTTGTTTCTATCATTTACAGGAAACTAAATATCTCCGATCTCTGAACACAGTATTACAAAATTCACTCTGCTTTATATACAAAGGTTTTTTACGAAATTGAAGTTCTCAGATCGTTTTCTTGCGCTCGGCAGCATTGGTCCTTCGATAATGGGCACAGAAGACGACTTGAATTACTACTACAAGGGAGTGAGCGATGAGAACAGCGTGGCAAAAGCTTCGTCTCTCTTTCAAAACCTGCGCGGATCTACTGGCGTCAGGGGAGAGTTCTTCACCGACCACTCGTCGTTCATCAGAATCCACAATCACATGAAATCATCCAACCACTGGAAATCCGTCAGCAAGTGGGACACCGGAGTCGAGTACACTATTCAGCATCCTACCACCGACATCGTCGTCGCAGACACCAACAGGGGTCAGAAAACGGTCGTCTTCAAACAGCACGTGTTGCAGACAGTGCGCGGATGCACCGTAGGCAAATCTATCGACTTCACCGTGAAAAAGTATGAAACAATAGAGCTCGATCGTACAAGCAGGTCGTATCACGACTCCACGTACACGTGGGTGAAGATTAAGTCGGAAAAGGTGTTTGTTCATGAATCCGAAAGGTCGTCGTGGAAGTTCCACCTTGCAGTCGTGTGGCAAGGACACACAAAGGAAAAGGCCGAGAGCGACCCACAACAATATTCGGTCGCCGTGTCAATGGGGTCCGTGGAAAAGGCTTCTCGTGACGCCATGTACACCACGGCGTCTTTCCTGGAGAAAATGATGGACACGATGTTTCAGAATTCTAGGAGTCGTCATATCGTGCTCAACTTTTCTTGAACACTCGGTCCTTGATTTTTTGTTTTTATTTTACGCTTCACGTGCTGCCCCGTCACGTACATTAGTGCAAATTTACCCGTTGTCCACCCATTTGACAGAATGTGCTGATGGTCAACCTCCGCACCGAGCTTTCTTATTTCCGAGAGGCACGCTCGTTCTTCCTTGACGGTCATGTTTTCGATGGCGGGTGTCATTACTCTTTTTCCGTGTTGCTGCGCGTCGGCATCAGTGACCAACTCGCTCATGATTCTGAATATATAATAATAATTATAATATAAACAGATTCACATAAATTCAACAGCATTGCTGGGATGGAAGACTTTCGGCAACAGAGAGATGCCAGGAAAAAGAACTTGGAAGAAGAGTTGTCCAATCTCAATTTGGTGCTCAGGTACGACAGCAGGCTCTGCTCCTGCTACATCAACGGCATAACGTCTACGGAATGGACTGCCTCGAAAGTGGCCAAAGAGTGCGCAATAATGCACTGGCTCCACAATTTTACCGACTACGAAGAACGGTGCGTGGAGGCGGCGGCACAACTGTCTCGAAAGATGTGGTTCCATAGCGGACAAAACTTCGCCGATTACATGAAAAGGCGCGTGTACCCCTCCATCAAACAGTCTATTCTGAACGAGAACGCAGGCGGTCCCAAAGAGTGGCCATGGGTCAAACGCGCGCCCGCCTCCGATCCGCTAGCTACATCGTCGATCTGATGTATTCGAACCCTACCTCGGCACAAAGCTTCCGCCATATCCAATCCTGATACTGTATCTTGTCGACGGACCTGAGCAAAGGAAAGTAGGGAAGGTACTCGTCCCACGACATGAGCTCCAAGAACTTGTGGATCAAGAATGAGTACGACAGCATGTTTTGCCGTGGTTCACTTTGTATGATTTTCTGGAAAGGTGTCTGAATTGCGTCAAACATCTGAAGAAGAGCAGTCTCCTGCTCGCTCGTCATCTGCGGAGGCGTTATACCCGTGATCATCGCCGTGATTTGTACGCAATTGTTGTAGTGCTTGTTCAAGCGAAGCTTCTTGAGGATCTCCCTTACTTTGGTATGACTGATCGTTTTGATGTCATCGATCCGTTGCTTCTTGAGCTCGAGGCGGACACTGTCAACCACCTCTTTGTCGACGGTCGTGGTCTCCTTGCCCTGCGTGCGCTTAAGCCAGGTCTTGAAATGGTTCTGTCGCTTGTACATGTACGTGGTGTGGCTCACGTATCCTTGCTGGATACAGTCTTCTCTAGTCATCTCCTGATACGGGTGCGACAAACCGCAGTCAGGACAAACTCTCTCCGCGTCTTTGCGTATGTAGACTAGCTCCTTGTTACAAACTTCGCAAATCCATTCCTTAGAAAGACCGTTCCCCGTTCCGAGTTCAGCGTCCATGTCCGCGTCTTGCACATCGGCCTGCGTGACAACGCGCTCTGCTTCCCCGTTGCTATGGTGGGTGGTGCGATATGCCGAAATGTCAACGAAGCTATCTATTGTGCACATCACGCCCGGGAACGACGCATTCATCTTCTTTAGAAACTTGGCGTCTTTCTTTGTGGTTGTCATGTTTCTCCTGACCCTTTTTGTCAAGCGATGGAATCCATCTGTCACCGGAGGCCTGCGGGTGATACCACCAAACCTTTCGTCGTCACAACGGTCCATTACTACTTCCAAGCGAGATGTGGTTCACACACTGCCTTCACAATATAATATGTGTAGAAAAGTTTTTTTTTAAGTAACGCGTACAAACAACGAGATATATATTATATTCTGTACAGTACATTAAGAAAAGCAGAACAATGAACGAGGACGTCTCCACCCACGCTCCTCTCATCCCCATGTCTGAAATGTTTGGGTCGAACACTAATGAAAGCAGTGACTCTCGGCAGCCAATGGGACAACAGAAATCCTTACAAAAAGCTTCGCTTGCGTACGTTCTGGAGATCATCGAAAAGGAGTTGGGCAGTCTGGCCAAAATCCAAACGTCCAACAACGAAGAAATTAAAAAGAGGTTAACTGAAATCCAGAGCTTCCGTGAGAACAACCTTGTTGTAGTCGGTGCAATTGGTGGGCTCAAGAAGATAAGGGAAAAAATCTAGTCGTTGTTGTTTTGTATGCTGCGTCGAGATCCCACAAATTATAATTTATGCTACAAGTTAAACGTAAACGCTTTCGTCGCAGAATGGCCAACCCACCGAACGAGAAAGGCATCATGAATGCCATGAAGTCCATGAAGACCATCGCCGGCAAAGACAGTTTCAAAGGCGGATTGACTCCCAAGACGATGGCTTTTCCATCTCCACCCAAAGACCTCATCGGTACGATGGAATCAACGAGAAAGACCGGGCCAAATGTTAGTGCAAAGAAGAAGAAAAAGACGTCCCCCCCAAATGTTATCGGCACGAGACCGAAAAAGAAATCGAGTCTTTCGCCACCGCCACCGCCACCACCACCACCGCCAGCTACACCATCGCTACCACCCCCTCCTCCGACCAAACCGGACACCAACTCGCAGTTATTCGGGACTCTTCTAAACTCGCTGAAGACGGGCCCCGTCAGCCAAATGAACTCGGCGAGGCCGACCAAGACGAACAAGAGCAGCACGAAAGACAGCAAGTTCCGGAAGAAAAAGAAAGGGTACGCCTCCTCTTCATCCTCGTTGTCCATGTCGTCTGTGTCAACCTCTTCTTCGAGGCCCTCGTCGACTTCATCTGTGTCGTCAGAACCTTCTTCTTGCAGCGACACCGTGTCATCGGCATCGTCCGGGAGCTACTCCTCGGGGGAGAAATCAGGGAAACTGAAAATTGAAAAGAAAAAAAGAAAGGAAGAACTTCTCCACGAGAAAGTCGAAATGCTCACGCGCATAGCAAATCTGTCGAAAAATGGATTCACGACCACCAAGAAATGGGACGTCAAGGACGACATAGACGAGATTCGGTACGAGTGCTATCGCATGCAGAGGGAAAGCAACTCCAAAAAGTCCATGAAGATCATGAGGCGTGTTCTGGTGACCATCACCACGCTTGTCGAAACTGGCAACGCGTATTTCAATCCGTTCAACTTGCGACTGGACGGATTCTCTGAGAGCATGATGCTAAACCTGGACGACTACGACGACTGCTTTGAACAGATACACCACAAGTACTCGGGGCGGTCTTCTGTCGGACCAGAGATGCAGATTCTCTTCACCTTCATGTCGGCAGCTATATTCCACCACGCCGGTAACGCCATCGGCCAGAAGAGAGACGGGACGAGCAACAAAAAAAGGTCGACAGCTAATCCGATGTCGTCTGTTATGAGCATGATGGGGATGATAAACGCCAACAGCGCGTCACGAGGCGATAACTACCCTATCCCTCGTTCTACACCGCCTGCACAGACCTCAACCGGTTCCGACTCGCTTGACAGCGGTGCTGGTTCAGCAGGTGGTAAACCCAAGAGGAAAACCATGCGAGGCCCGGGCGCATTGTCGATGCCCGACTCAATCCTGGGTGTTAGCAACAGCAACAAGCAAACTACTCCTTCGATGACCCTTCCCGCCTAATTCATGTCTCACCACTGTCGTCAACTTAAGCAGCAATTTCATTTTTCTTGTTTTTTTTATCTTGTTAAGTTGACGATAATGACTTGGTCACGAACTTTTGCTGGTAGTCCCTGAACAACATGTCGAATCCGTGCGCCGATTCGGGGAGAGTAAAATTGTACTTTGCACGGATGTAGGCGTGAGTCTTGTCGTAAAGATATTCGCGATTGTGTTCGTTCTTCGTGAACAAGAGAGCTTGCGCAAGGCTGGTCATATCAAACATCGGAATGTGTTCTCCACTCCACCCGAAATCGATGAGCATTACGCCATAGCTTCCATCGGGACGAACGATGTACCCCATGTTGTCGAGAGAGAGATCTCCGTGCGAGACGTTAGCCTTTTCCATCGCCTCGACAGTCTTGACGATCTCCTGAAAGAGGTTCCTCAACTTTTTTTTACCCAAACTCTTGTGACCACCAACCAAGTCCTGCACGGAGCCATTCACCCGGTCCATGGTCAAAACCCAAACTCCCTTGGCAAGTTTGCAGGTATCGTAGACTTTCGGAGCCACACCGATCGATGCCATTTTCCTCTGTGCCCTGACCTCGCGAAACGGGTCCACGCTGACTATCTTCGCCGCACGAACCATGCCACTTTTGTTGACAATACTAAACGTGCTTCCATGCGCACCCGATCCAAGAAAGGCCCTGAACTTCCAGTTCTTTAAGCAGTTGAGATCAAGAGCCTTTGTTATGTTGCGGCACATATCGGACCTCGTCTTGACACTGGCAATTATATGAGACGGAGCCCCCATTTTCTTCAACGTGTTTACAACCTGCAGCGGAGAGATGTTACAGGTCTCTCCGTCACCCGTCTCGTACCATGAACGTTCGCTGGAAGTCGGCATGTTGGATGGTTGTGTGTGACGTATAAACAACATTTTTTAACGCCGCAGAAGCTCGTGTTCGTCGCCGTACGAACTGTATGACGGCCGAGGAAGAAATGTATTCGGCACGTTGCTGTTTGTAAACGTTCTGTTAGTAAACTGTCTCTGGCTCGAGTTCGCCCTTTCGGTGAAGGCAGCGATACTACGGAGGACACTGTTGTTCATGTCGGACACTTCAGGCAAATTTTCAGTCTGAATCGCCTGACTGAAGATCGCATCCATCGTGCTTGTCACGTCGGCGTAAGCAACGGTAGAGTCTATTTCCGACAAGGCTCGTTTGTAGACCAGTTGAACGTTTTCGGTAGAGTGAAAACGACCACTGAGTTCCTTTTCGGCGGGCCGCAGTCTCTCCTCCGTTCGCCTATAGAGGCTGAAGTCAAAAAACCTCGACATGTCGATGCAGTAAGAAAACATTTTTTTTCGCACATGCACAGCATGAAAATTTTAAAAAATGATCGACGCTATTTTCTCGCGAGAGACGTTCTTCAACGCATCCTTCACAAGGTCCCTCTTCTCTTTGACCCCCGAGGCCGTTGGCGCTGCAGGCATTTCGAGGCTACTTTCAGCTGCATCCGACTTCCCACCCCACTTCTTCCTGGGGCGTGTCTCCGTCTGCAAAGACGGACACGACCTCTTCTTGTTGCGCTCGACAATATCCGTCAACAACTCGTCGAAGTGTCCACTCTCGGTGAAATTCTTGTAGTGGGCGTCACACGTCCGTATCATGTCCTCCATGAAGGCTCTGAAGAAGTGCTGTGGGTCGTTGCTATTGTCCCTGTAGCGTCGGTAGTACGGCAGAAGAAGTTGGTGGACTGACGACTCCATGTCCTTGATGAGCGCGCCCTGCTTGACGTGCGCCCAGTTGTCCTCGCCTCTTGTCGCCTTGTACATGTCGCGCTTGCATACGGCACCAATGCTCTGTCTCTCAATCAGATCTCTTCTGTTGATGAGCGGGAGGTCACAGAATATCTCAATGTCCTCCAATCGCACCACCATCCCCGTTTGAAACACCACCACCGAGTTTCGTTTGATGGAAGTCGTGCCCTCCGTCATCAACTTTTTCAGGTCGTTCGGTCGCATGAAGACCGAGTTGCTGCTACCGCGCACAGCGTCGTCTTTGACACCGTACCCAGAAACCAATGACACGCACAGCATACCCTGGATGGTGTTATGTTTGTATTCCTTGGCCAAAATTCGGTACACCGTGTACACCGCGTTGCCCGCCTTGTCTTTGCCCGCGTGGTAGATGTCGTGGGACGGGAGAAACACCCGGGATCTTCCGGTGTGCTTCTGCAGGAATAGAGGAGACGCGAGAATGTTCACACCACCGGAGCCCGCAAAAAAAGCCAGGACGGAACTCGGGATGACTGGGGAGCAGGACATGGACATGGTGGGACGAGGTTGTGGCAAGCGTGGGCGGGCTTAGCACCAGGTGATGTGATTGTGTTGGTGATGCCAGAGATTCCCCAGACAATTATTTCATGCACATTTTGGGCGCGAAAAAATGGTTGAGGAAAATGTTGTCCGAAGAGGATAAAAATGTTTGGCTCAGGTAACATGTGAGACATGCCAGCTCTCCTCAGCGACGCATACGGTACCATATTTTTGCAAGCGATGCAGAACACCACACCAGTCCCTAAAAATCAAAACAACAAGGAGTTACCGGAAAAACCGCGCGCTCTTGGCACCGTGGCGTCACCACAGGATAGCGTTAGACCCGTAGTGAATGCAAGACCTATTTGCAGGGAGAGAGACGGAAACTACGAGATACACATCACAATCGATCGGCACGACTGCCACCTCCTATGCCTGTTCATCGGCGTCTTTACTCTCTCTGTTCTCTTCAACTCCAACAAACGAGGACCTTCCTCCGCGAGCGGCTAATTCCGATGGGAATTTTTCCAGGAAGAAGGCGAAGCTCTGCAGAAAAGCGTCAGAGACGTCATCGAGTTTCGTGCCGTATTTTGTCACAGCGTCCAAACCGACTTTCACGTCAAACTCTGTAAACAAGAGTCGTGCAACTTCCACCGTCAGCTTCTTCAACTCTCTCCCGCGGCGTTCAAAGTTAATTGAAGACAGCACGTTCTCCGGAAACGCGTACCGAACGGCCGCGAATTTTTTTTTCGGCGATACGAAGGAAATCTTAGTACCATCGCTACAACCGATCCTTTTTGTTTCGAAATACGCCATGGTGATGTAAGAGAGGACGATGTTTTTCACAGCACGCGAGAGTTGTTGCTCGATGAAGACATAATCCAGCTTTTCGTGGCGGAGAGCGTCGCTGGCGCTGAAAAAAGACAAGAGTTTTTTCCCGAGATCGTGCATAGTCTCGCGCGTGTTGCCGATCTTAACGCGCTGCACGTGAACGAGATCAAAGTCGAATGTCCCATCGATTCTAGAAACGAACTCCGTTACGCAAAACGCAAGGTTTACTACTCCGATGTCGATCGAGGCACACCGGTACCTCTGTATCGCCGTCGTCATCAAACGTTCCAAAAGAGCGGTAGCATATTATGTTTCTTGGAAATTAAACGTCACAAATTTTACACCCAAACAAGTAGTTCTGCGTCTGCACGTTCGTCGTGCTCGACCGCGGCCACGGCAACGTCTCTTTACGGATCGACAACCCAAAATCCCCGAAAATGTACGAATAAAAGTCCTCGTTGAACGTGATGGTCGAATGCGGAAACTTGAGCGCCGCAAACGACTTCAACTTCGTCACAAATATGCTCTCCAACGTGTACTCCTCGTCGGAAAGAGACACGTTGTCCGAGTTGATGAAGGCGAAAAGGGGGTTCGTGCTGTACTGTAGTTTTTTCTTTTGCTCCCTTATTCGCGAGGGCAATGCCTGCCAGATGTCCCCGTTGCCAAACCGCTGCACCGCGTCGCGGTACGCCAGAGCACTCTTGCGAATAATTGCCGGGAGCTCGGTGTCCTGGATCTCGTCCATCAGCCCGGGGTTGACTTTGTCCTCGGGAACCTTGTGCGAAAAGGGAAACACCACAATTCGACGAGAAATGGATCCACTCTTGTCCTCCCACTTCGCAGACTCGTTGCCGGCCATGATTCCCGGCGTTGTCCACACACCCGTGATCGGTGACCCATTTTTCACCGGCATTGATAGGGTCTCGCCCGTCACCATACTCTGGAAGTCCGCCTGATCCATGGCGAAGTCGCCCTTGAGTTCAGGAACCACGAAGATTGTCTTGTTGTAGATGGTCGACAACCCGAACTTCTTCTCGATGTTGTTGGAAATCACACCAACGTCGGCCCGGTTGTACATCATCTGGATCACCTTGATGACGGTCGACTTCCCCGTGCCGGCCACGCCTTTCATGAAAGGGATGACCTGCCACGAATCCAGCTCGGACACTTCGTAGAAGAGCCTCCCGACAAAAACATACATCCACCACAACATGTCTTGGTCCCACCTCTGAGGCTGGAAGATGGAGTCGAACAGCGGCGTTTTCAATTGGGAGAAATTGAGCTTGTCCGCAGCCCGGGAAGGCGTGCTAAAGTATACGTCGTAGAAGTCTTTGTATATGATCTTGCAAGAAACCAGGTGTTCGTCGATCTCCTGGTCGTACGTGGTGAAAGTGTCTTCCGTCGCGTCATAAATGCCGTCGTTAAAGCTCCAAACCCTTCTCTTGGCGTTCAGGTCCGGAAACTCCAGGTCGCAGCAGTTCGCGAGGTACTTGACACACTGTTCGTAGTTTCCACCCATGTTGCAGTGCTTCCACATCTCACAGTGGGTCTCCTTGTCGCACAAAAACCTCACGATTCCCTTGATCTCGCACAGTTCCTCCCATGCGTGGGTTGGAAAGCTGCCGATGAAAACCTGTCTGTACACGAACCCGTTGAAACGACGGTAACGTCTGCGGCTGAGCTCTCCTAGAAGAAACAGGAGAAGGTAGTGGTAAGGAGTCATGTCGTTCTTGGACAACGGAGAGTACCAGAAGATCGTCTCAGGTGTCACAGGCGCCGGGAAAGATCCGTTGCAGTTCGCAGAACGCATGAACATCATCATGCTCTGGTGGGCATGGAAGATCGTCTCTTGGAAACGAGAGAATCGCTCTTTTTCCTCGTCGGTCAGTTCGTCGTCGCATCGGTGCGTGAGCTCGTCTCTGAGGTCGATGTACAAGTTCCAATCCGCATGGTGGATTTCATTGATGCGCTCGGGTACGAGATCCTCGGCGCAGGTCACCTGGAAAATGTTCATAATGCTCTGAAAGCCTTCTGGTGTCGGGTCAACTTTCCATCGCTGCTCGATGTCGTCAAACTTCCCGAGAATCTCTTCTTTGCTCCGGAACTCCTGTTCTTCATCGTCGTGCGCATTGACAACATCCATTGCGTTGGAGGCGTTTACCCCGCTCTCTCGTTTAACACCCAAGAAATATTTTTTATCAATTAATATATACAACCCAAATAAAAAGTACCATGGCGATACGCTCCGTGGACGAGATTATTAACCTTTCAGACTCGTCCAAGAACCCGGAGAAACTGGCTTACAAGGATCTGGTCCAACACATCGATCCTCGAATCAGAGGACGCGCCCCGAGGCACAGCAGTCTTCACTTCAAAATCCCGGGAATATTGTGGGGCCAGCCCGTCTTCGACGCCGACAGGGTGGAGAAAATGATTGTCCATCACTACAAGAGAATGGGGTTCCAGTGTGTCAGGCTGGCCAAGAGGGAAATACTGATACAGTGGGGAGAGGGAGGACAAAGAGACGAAGAGGTTGGCAGACACGACTCGACCGAAGACTCCACCGAAAGCAGCGACACCGATTCCGCCGATTCAACAGAGTCGTCCGAGACGGGAACGAGCGAGGGTATCAAATCCACAGACTCCTCCGACGGCGAGGACAGCCGTGAAAACAATACCAAGTGTGTGACAGTCGAGCAGATTCCGCTGAGCAAGAGACTCTCTGCCGTCAACAATCAGCTACAACAAAACCTGTGATGAGATCAATAATAATGTTTACCATTGGTATACATACTATCCGCAATGATAATTTCAAATTACGAAATCGGTAATGAAATAGGGTCGGGGGCTTTCGGCACCGTCAACATCGGCGAGGACCGAACGACGGGCGAAAAAGTAGCAGTAAAGTGCATCTCGAAAAGCAGGGTGCAGAGAAACAACATGGGCCCACAAGTCAAGAGGGAAATCACAACCATGAAAAAGTTGCATCATCCTAATATCGTGAGCATCAAGGAGGTTCTCATGTCGAACACGCACCTGTACCTCGTGCTCGAGTACGCCGGAGGCGGAGAACTTTTCACAAAAATCGCCAGTCAGGGAAAGCTTTCCGAAAAAGTATCCAAGAGGTACTTCAAACAGATCATGGACGGAGTAAGATTTTGCCATAACCTCTACGTCTGCCACCGAGATATAAAGCCGGAAAACATCCTGCTAGATTCCGACGACAACGTCAAAATCGCAGACTTTGGATTCGCGTCCATCATGGAGCCCGAAGTAGGTTCGAATCAACAGGCAGATAACGGACGCACGGGCCTTTCTTCCATCGACGAAGAGTCCGAGCAGTCGGGGATCATCGAACCTTTGCTCGACTTCGTACCCGACGCGGCCTCTCCACAGCAGCAGCCGCGCACAAACAAGTTTCGAAACCTGCCGTCTAAAGTAATGCAAAAAATGTCCACCATGTGCGGGACGACACAGTACATGGCGCCCGAGATAGTCAACAGAGACAGCTACAGAGGAGACAAGGCTGACATCTGGTCGTGCGGGGTTGTTCTCTTCGTTCTCCTATCAGGGTGTCTCCCTTTCGACTCACACGATCCATGCATCGTCGTGCAGAAAATCAAGAACGGGCGTTTCGTCATACCGTCGTTCATCTCGGATCTCGCGCGCGATGTCATTTCGAAACTCCTGACGCCTAATCCACTAGTTCGACCGGGCGCAAGGACTATTCTCGACCACGAATGGTTCAACGACATGGGTCCTCTCACACCCCATTCTCGCACAGCGGGCTCGTTGCCACGAGTCAGGAGTAAACTACCAACTCCCGTGAAAAAAAGCATCCCCACACTTGTTTCCGAAAAGGATCGAAAAAACGTGATAAAGTTAGGTGTGTCCGAGTCCAAGTCCCAGGTCGTGAACATCTTGCGAACGAACGCGTGGATGCAAAAACCCGACGATGGAACATCAATCAAGGCTTCCAAAATGACGTCCACGGGCCTGGCCATGATACAGGTCCTTGTCGAGAAAAGGAGTGAGACCGAAACCGAAGTCGGGGTTGAGGTTTTCGGTAGACAGAAGAACTCGGGAGCGCGAGAGATCAACAAACTAGTCAGCGACATCAAGGCACTCAGTTCTTCAAAAATTTAAAGATTCTGGAGCATTGACAGCAATCGCGTCGGGTCGACAGGCTTGGGCATGGAGCCATCGAAACCCGGAAGATGGTTGGTGCTGGTAGCTGACATGCAATACACGACTTGATGATTGTCAGCACCACATCTATTCAACTTCTCCCACTCCCTGAACTGCACAAGGCACTGTGTCCCGTCCATCACGGGCATCATCATGTCCAAAAAAACCACGTCATACCTCTTGTCTTTCATCTTCTGCAAACCATCGGCCCCGTCTACCGCGACCTCTACCATGTGGTCTTTTAAAAACCGCCACATTAGTTTGCGTACGGAGGGAGTATCGTCGACCACTAAAATGGACCGCACCCGGCATGCGTTGACGTTGTCGGTATTGCTTTCAACATTACCAGCGTAGCAATCTGCGCTAAGTTTCACGGGTATTTGCACAGACAACACTGTCCCTCCCCCGTCATTATCAGTTATTGTATACAATCCCCCCAAAGCACTAACCTTTCTCTTGACAGAATTTAATCCCAAACCAGTCGAACCATGGCCATTTGTAGCGTCGTTTGTAAAGTCTTTGTCGAAAACGTCGCGTTTTTCAGAATCAGGGATACCGACACCCGTGTCTCGCACAACAATCAAAAGGTGTGTGGATTGAACAAGGTTGATATCTACGTCGATCGACCCACTGTGGGTATACCTCGCCGCATTCGTTGCAAGGGTCATCAGAATCTGGAATAACCACTCGCCGTCCGTCAACACGAACGCTGGGATACCATCCCCAACTATGCACCGACTATTAACTGCTTCCACACGTATGCAGACTAGAACTTTCTCAACTCGACGCACTAACTCGCGAACATCGACAAAATCTGTACACGGCTCCATCGCCGTAGTTGACTCGATTGTTGCAATGTCCACGAACTGTCTCACGACCAGGTTGATGATTTCATAGTGAACAAATACTTCGTCAACGATTGAAACACAGTCTGCCCCGCGCAACGTTGACCGCAAGCACGTGAGAGCCACGCCAAGGCAAGAGAGAGGAGTTCTTACATGGTGTGCGGTGGACATGCACAAGTCCATCTGCATACGGTGCAATCGTTCGGACTTTTCTTTCATATGCATTTCGGCAGTTGCGTCGTAGCCATAGACACTGCGTTGTGTCAAAGATCCGCGCCTTCTAGGACCACATCTGGATGCCTGTGCCTCGTAACATTCGATTGGCATGGTCTCTTCGGGTACCCCCACCAGTGAATCCACTATGTACACAATTCGAAAGTAATAATCGCCAACCTTTATTATTCTGTTGACATCGAACCCATCGGCGATCCGGTAAGGCTCATGCACCTCGTATGAACCTGCAACACCGCTTATAATATCATTACCAGCAACCGTCACTTTTAAATCGTAGCCCATTGTTAAATTGCGAACAACAGTTTCTCTCAAAAGGTCAATTGTAGTGACGCGTCGTCGCAAGTAGTCGTCCAAGTCTCTGAAGCTGTAGAGTGTGCACACAGCGGCCACGAAGGACACAACTGCGCACGCCAACAACAGCGGTTTCGATGGCTCTGTATACAAAATGGGGACAAGGTGCGTGAAGGCGCATAGCATCAAAAATAATCCCGCGGTAACAAGCAGGAGACGGTTCACACACGTGTCAACGTAGTGCCTGTGTCTCACGTACACATATCCGACGACGCACGAAATAACAAAGTAGGACAAAAATATGACTATCTCGATTGCGCGGAGATAAATTTGCATCGCGTTGTACTTGTAGAAAAACAAATTAATACTATTACTGCGTTAAAATGGAAAAGGTTTTGTGCGTCAAAGGAGCGCTTGAGATGTGCGACAACGACGAGGAATTCCTGAAAGAAATGGTCGGGCTCATGCGCGACGACATCATGAAGTGCCTATCATTGTTGGCAGAGGCCTTTGACGACAACGACTCGAGCCGGACTAGAGAGGTGGCTCACAGAGTCAAGGGACAGGCGGCCATGCTGGCCGCCAAGGACTTGCTGTTACAATCCAAAAAGGTCGAAGATGCCGCGAAAATTGGTTTTTGTACCAAAACAGAATACCTGAGCTTGGTTTTGAATATGAAGGAGTTTGTCCGATGCACGAAGGACGTTTAGAGAAAGTCAATATTTCATGAATATATTTTTGGCGAGAGCCATGTGACAAGTTCATTGTTAAATATTTGCACCATACAACAACACACATGTCCTCCGTTCTCACCGAAGGACACGTCAGTGCCAATATTTTGTCTTTCGGAGAGAAAGATTTCCTCTTCACTGGAACAGTCTGCAGGGCATGGAGACAGAACTCCAGGAGCACGTACACCGGTGCCGGAGAAGCAGTCGAAAGCATATCTAGATTACAAGAAGCCGGTGATCACGGCATCAACTTCCACCTGGCGTCGTTTCATTCATTGGAGGACGGCGCTAGCATAGCTGTCATCCGGAAACTCAACGAAAGCTACTGCTTCTGGGAACAGTTCGACATAGAGCGTGCCGCGGAGCACGGCCGCGTCGACGTCCTGAAGTTTATGCGCGAAAAGGGATACCCAGCCGACAAGAGGGTGCTTCACTCCGCCGTGCGGCACAATCAACAGGAAGTGGTCAAGTACCTCCTGGGGGTCGGGTGTCCAATCGACAAGACCGTCATCGAGTGGGGATTCGGTCCATACATCATCGATGAACTAAAGATGCGGTCGATGGAGGTTGCTATCTCCGAGGGGAACTTGTCCATGGTCAAGATTCTGCGCACCGTCGACTACCCCTTCATTGACGACAGTTTCGTGTTCGCGTGCGAAACTCAAAACATTGAATTACTAGAGTATCTCATTCAAGAGAAATGCCACGTGCCCCAAGGTCTCTTCGGCGAATCAATTGAACTCCGTAATTTCTTTACGCTTGAGTTTTTGATCGACCACGAGTTGTTGGTGGATGAGTGGGATCTGTGGGGATGCATCATGGACGACGACGATGACATGATGATGTTCTTGCTCGGAAAAGGCATCATCCCAAAAGACGACGACGTAGACTCGGCGATCGCCGCCGGCAACCTTGGCATCGCCAAGTTTTTGACGAAAGGGTACTCTTGTCGGCCCACGGCGTTGGCGTACATGGTCGTTTTCGACAACGTCATGTGCGACTGCCACTACGTCATGTTCCTCGACTGGCTGTACGACGACATGCAGTGCAGCATTGGGTTTTCGTCTCTTGAGGACATGTACGAAGACCCGCAGGGAGCTTACGTGCTTGAAAATTGCAGTAGTAACATCGAGGATTGGTTTGTGGAGAGAATTGAATAAAATGAGCTCAGTTGTACAGGGCTCAGCGTGGCAATGTTGGCAAAGTAATTGACATCGACCACGTATGTCTGAGTGTCTCCCTTTCGACTCATATGACCATGGTTACGAACATCACGATCGTTCCCAATCGCGTGTATGAGTCAACAAAACATGATGTTCTTTGAAAAAAACGCGTTGCGTTCAACGTTGATCCAATGCAAATATCATGCGATCATCGGCGGCAGTAGACAACACCCCTCTACCCGCAACGACCTGCCTCAAAAGTACGCCTTGGCTGGCCTGGTGTCATCTGGCCCTAGACCCCCCTTGATCCATTGAATGCGTTCGATCACAGCATTCGCTACACGCAAAGCCACTTGACGCCCGGCGTCATTGACCGTGTAAAACACAACACTCCCTTTCTGCGTCCTCGTACAGAGGGCACCACTGGATCCAGTGACGTTAGCGTCGACACGAATCACGTACACATTGCCGGTGGTACCGGACGTCTCGGAGATGTACCTCAGCCTGTCGTCGTCGTCCTCGTGGCCTGCACCTTCGTCGTACTCGATGTGGATGGCCATTTTGGTTCCATTAATCTTCCATACGTAGAATATGTCGGGACGAAGATCCTCGGTGGTCTTCGGCTTGTCGGAGACGGACTCGTCGAAATAAACCTTTGCACACGTATCAAGAAGCCACCAGTACTTCTTCTCAATCTCTGTGCGGAAGGCGCTCTGTTGGTTCAGGACCATCATCGTCTTTCTCCCGAAATGTGTCATCAGCAACCTTGACCTGTCGATGTCATCGTTCAGCATAGCATCCTCCATCAGAGCTCTTGCCCCGAAAGCACAGATCCTCGACCCGTCGTCGGGGTTTCCGTACTGGGGGTAAGGGCCACCAAACATGCAGCAAGCCAGGGTACATGTCTTGCCACCCCCGTGTGAGACGCAAAAGGGTGTAGCATCCTTGACGAGAGAGTCGCACCCCTCCTCGATACACCGCTTGTTGCGCACGTCGATGAAGCCCTCGGGGGCATGCGCCTTACAGTGTGATGCCTTGGCTGTCACCGGATCTCCGAACGCGGGCTGCTTGTTGCATGCTTCCTCTTCGCACGTTGGGTTGTTGACGAGGTATTGACCTTCGAGCATGTGCTTCTTGCAATGAGTCTGAGTACCACCTTCAAACCCAAACGATGCGCTTGTCGTACAGGACTCGTCGGCGCACAACTTCCGCGAGTGCATCCCGGGTTTCATGTGTTTAATACACATCGTCTTCGACTCTCCGTCGAATCCAAACGTCGGTCTTTTCTTGTCACAGCCCTCCTCGGCACACACTCTCTTGTCATCGGATAACCCGGTTGGTGAGTGTGTCTTACAGAATGTGTTTCCGTCATACGAAGGGCAGAGCCCACACCCTGCGTGAGCACACACCTTGTTCTTCTGCCTCTTTACATCTTGAGTAGGCAAACCCCTTGCGACGAGTTCATCTAGATGCGACTTGCAGAACTTGCGACCAGCACCTTCGATGACGATCTTCCCCGATTTGACACAGCCGAGAAAATCGCAGAGTTTGCCCAGGCACACTAGGCCGTCTTTGTGTTTTTTGCACGCTGTCTTGTGACCACCAGCGATGCCGAATCCAAGTCGGTCGATGAAGCATCCGTTCTCGCGGCACCATCTTGGTTCGACATCTTTCAACAAATCCGGAATGGAATACAGGAAGTTCTCAGACGGTGACGTGATGGTTTTCCTCTTCTTTGGCACTGGAGGAGGGTTGCACCCACTTTTCTTGGCGTGATTCACCAGAGTTGTCTTGTATTGAAATGGCTTTCGGCATACACAGTAGTACAACTGAGCGCTCATGGTCAGAACGATTTGTGACGGTAAGTACCCCCGCGAAACACGGCAATCTTTTCCGAAAATAATGACGATGAGTAATAAAAAGGACGAACGATTGCACGATCTCGAGAATTATTTTGTTGCCAGGGTTTACTCAACCATCTACATCAATCATGCCGGCTAACCTCAAACCGTCAACAGGTGGATGAAAGGTCGCAAGGCTTTTGGGGAATACGTTGAGTCATCCCGTCATCGAACCAACGATGTCATTGTTACCACCTAGTCCGTATGCTACTCGCGGGCTCTCTCACGAGAACCTGGGTACATACAACCGGGACGACAGTCCGGGTGAGATCCTCACTCCACATACCTACATGGTTGTGATTGGGTCGGGGCGAGATTCTTGAAAACGGTCAAAGGTATGAGTCTTGTGCGTCTCGAGACTCGTGCAGAGACCGTCGGTGGAATTATCCCGAAAGGGATGCCTTCCGTCGCTAACGACTGGGTCAAGAGTCGGTTGCTAAGGATTTTTCAAATCTATGTGGCTTAATGTACAGTCTAGTCTCACTCAAGTTCGGGTAACTCCGAGTACGAGAGTGAGCTGTGTGTGATCGAGATGATTGAAAATTGAGTCTCGGGAAGCATACGGGGGTCGGTGTCAATACACACCGACCTTATATCGAGGAGGAGGGGTTGCCTTTGGATAGCCCCTAAGAGGGGGATAGGTGGTCGCAAGGCTACCGAGATTTCTCTCCACGGCTGAAATCTCTCGTCGAACTAACGGCGATATTCCAACCCCCTAGTCAGCGTATGGATCGATCTATCTCATCGTGGAAAAGAGGTCCTGCGTAACCTGGACGACAGTCTGGGTGAGAAGTATATGTCCAAACCCGGCGTACCTTCGTGGCGAAATTGGTGAAAACGGTCAAAGCTGTGTCTGTTCCTTGCGAACGGAGAGGGTAAGACCGTGGGTGGGCCCACATCGAAAGGTGTGAAGTCAATCCCTAGAGAACGGGTCACCAATTGGTGAACTAAGGGTTTCTCCACAAACCTACGTTCGCTTAATGTTCGTTCCATTCCCTTGCAAGTCGAGGTAACTCTCGTTTCGAGCAGGGCCATGTGTGTTCACGATGATTGAAAATTGATTCGTGGGAAGCACATGGACACCTTGTGCGGCTATACCAGAATAGCCACACAAGGCGTGTAGAACAATATCCAGATTGCAGCCCAGGGCCGCCAAAATGATCATTTGAACGCCAACCCGGAGATGACTCTGTTCAAGAGCCAGCACAAGCGGTACACTAATTTCGCGGAGGACTTTGAGGAGAACGACTTCAGCGCGGGCACTGTTGGTTTCGGGCAGCGCGTGTCGGCGAACGTGTCTCGCTACGGCGACCTCGTGAGCGACGTTCTTCTGGAGGTGACTCTGCCTGCGATCCAGGCTTCGGAGAGCGTTGTGAACGGCGCGGGCACCGAGGTGGCTGACGCGGACAAGGCGGCGTACTGGGTGAACGCGATCGGCTACGCCATCATCAGCGAGGTGGAGATCGAGATCGGCGGGACCGAAGTGGACACTCTGTACAGCGAGTGGATGTTCCTGTGGGAGGAGCTGACCCAGCGCCCCGGCGCGCGCCTCGGCGAGCAGATCGGCAAGTTCGCGTACTCGGCAGACGTGGAAGAAGACATGATCGAGTTCGCCAGCCAGGAGAGGAAGCTGTACGTGCCGCTTCCGTTCTGGTTCAACAAGTACTGGATGGAGCACGGTCTGTCGATCCCGCTGATCGCACTGACCTACCACGAGATCAAGATCAAGGTCAGCTTCCGGCCCCTGGCGGACTGCTGCGCCGTCGTCTACCGCGAGAGCGACCCCACCTGGGGAGACTACTGGGCGCTGGCCGCCGACAAGATCCCGATCAACACGGCCTCCGCCTCGGCGATGGCCGCCTCGGACATGGACGCGCGCCTGCTCGTGTCCTACGTCTACCTCGACCAGGAAGAGCGCCAGGCGTTCGCCTCCGTGCAGCACGAGTACCTCATCACCACCACACAGCGCCAGATGCACTCCATCACGTCCGCCAGCGCCAAGTCCGACCAGCTCAAGCTTTACTTCAACCACCCGTCCAACGCTCTCATCTGGTTCGTACGCCCCACCGACTTCAAGAACCTGCGCCGCCGCTTCTCCGTCGGACACAAGGACATGTTCGACTTCTCGCTGCAGAAGGAAGACGCCACCGTAAGCATGTGGGGAGACGTAACCGATTCTGTGGCATCGGCAAGTCTCACGCTCAACGGTCATAGCCGCTTTCCAGACAGCCTGCCTGGCCTGTTCTTCCGCCAGGTGCAGCCCGCGCTCAAGTGGCCCAACACTCCGGCCGGATACACCTACCTGTTTACTTTCGCCGCTCTCGGCGGAGTGTGGAACCCTACTTCCACTCTCAACATGAGCCGCATCGACCACGTGCAGCTCGAACTCAAGTACGGTGACAACATCCCCACGTCGGATGTCATCGTATTCAACGAAGCCTACAATCTTCTTGTCATCAAGGAAGGAATGGGCGGTGAAGTTAAAGATCCCGTGGTCGGGATTCTGGACGCCGCCAATAGGGTATCGTGGGGTCGCGAGGCTCCGTTGCTATCATGTGGATTAACACAAGAACGATATTCTAGTCCGGGCGCACTCGGTTTGCTTGTTTGTTAAGCAATGGGTGCGTCTAGTTCCGGGTACTCCTGGAATGCGGAGTTTCATAGTAGAATGTAGTTGAAACTCCAGGGCAAGGTTTGTGAAAACGGTCAAAGCTACTCGTTTCTTAGAGGAAAGAGGCGAGTGGGTAGACCGTCGGTGGGTCCACCTCGAAAGGGGTGAAACCGATCGCTATCGACTGGGTCACGAATCGGTCACTAAGGGTATTTTCCTCAAAGGAAAACCTAGGTGGCTCAATGTACAGTCAGGCCTGAGTGAATCCGGGTAACTCCGGGCAAAGCTCAGCCCGTTGTGATCATGATGATTGAAAATTGAATCATGGGAAGCACGGGGGTGTAGAATTTTCTACATCGATTGGTATCAGCCTTCCTTCTTCCTTCAAACAGGGTTGATACCTGTAGCCGGTCCGCTACTCCAACTAATATTGAAGCATTTTCGCCAAATGCCATGCGCCTTTTTTTCAGCGAAAGTGTGATAAAAGATAAAAGTGATATGATTTCTTTGGGGTCAGTTATCACGAAATAATAAACAAATATATTCAAACAATTCTCATTCTCGTCAGACCAGGCATCGCGTTCAATCCAAGAGATTTTTAATATTTCCACAGATCAACAAACAATATGGATATCCTCCAAACCTTCGTCTTCAACAACACGCGTCACAAGGTCGTTATTCTGCGCGACGAGAACGATGACCCGCTGTTCAAGGCATCTGATATAGGCAAGATTCTTTCAATCAAAAATATTCACACATCGATGATCGATTTACACGACGACGACAAGGCTATACGTACTGCGTCGACCCCCGGTGGGGAGCAAAAAACCGTTTTTGTCACTGAAAAAGGTGTGTACAAGCTCATCATGCGATCGAGGAAGCCTGTCGCCAAGCCATTCCAGGATTGGGTTTTCGAAGTTCTCAAGACCATCCGCAAAAGAGGCAAGTATGTGCTAGAGGAAGAAATCGCTGGTCTCAAGCGCAAGCACGCCGAGGAACTCGCGGATGCTGATGCCGACGCCAAGTCCTTAGCTCGGAAGTATATCGACGCCGAAGACGAGCGGATGCACAAGACTCTAGTCCAGGGGTTCGACAACAAGACATGCATTTACTTCGGCAAGATACAGACCATGGAAGACAACAGCGTGTTGGTGAAGATCGGGTCAACGAAAAACATACGGGCGCGCACGACCGGCTTGGTGAATGAATTCGGAAGCATGGCGATATTTAGGATATTCGAGTGCGACAGGTACGAAGAGTTCGAGAAATCTCTGCACAAACACAACGACATCAAGCGGTACCGTTTCAAGAAACCGATCAACGGCAAGAGGTCGATGGAGGTGTTTAACATGACCAAAGAAGAACTTCAGCGCGCGGTTAATATCGCCGGAAGTAACGTATGTAAATACAGATTCGACCAGAAAGGGTTTAGGGAAACACTTTTCGAGCAGCCAGAAGTACGGGTTTTGATGAAAACCAACGGCATAGCCATCAACGGCATAGCCATCAACGACGACATTGACAACATGGACGTGCAACCGGAGAACAAAAGGGGAAGGTGCACCCTTACGGGTGACAAGATTCAAGCCTATTCCACCGACGGTAAAGAACTCGTCTGCACATACGAAACATTCCGCGACGCGGTAAGGGACTTGCCGGGCGCGTCCGAAGTGGGAATCAAGAGAGCTTGTTATGACAGAATCGTCAGGAGTGGCTACCGCTGGGCTCGTCTGCCTCGTTCACAACCCGACGAAACCGTGCAGGACATCGGAAACACCGTAATAGATATTCCAATTCGCACCGGTCATGTAGCGGGCCTCAACGATGACAAAACGCGTGTTGAAAAGATCTATCCATCCTTTAAGGCATGCGCCGTCGCGAATAACTTTGCTTCTTCTGGAGCGGTCCAAAAAAGGTCTAGCAAGGGGGTCAAGGTTGGTGGGCATCACATTGTCTCTTGGAGCGAGCTCTCCGAAACTATACAAGATGCCTGGCTCGAGAACAACACTTTGCCAATCCTTCCGAGGAACGCGACGAGCATCAGGATAAACAGGCTAGACCCCGTAACAAAAGAGGTCTTGCGGACATATGGCACCATGAACGAAGTCGTGCGCCATTTCAAGATCGGTCGAGTTGCGCTGAGGACTGCCATCAACGGGGACCTTGTGAAATTCGGGTTCAAGTGGGCTTATGCGGACTAAATATTAATATTGACAAAGAGTATCTATGGAAGTTTGCCAGTTAAAATTTTTCGGTATGTTGGATGCCCACAAGTTAAGTATTAAGCTTTCTCATCAAACAAACTCAATCGATCACCAAATTCTGAAAGTCGCGAAAATAATTGAGTGTCTCTAATGACGCGCGTCCACTCTCACGTTTAGCTACATTCAACTTTGCGAGGGATTCAATCGCAGCATCGCTCGATACCTCAAGGTGGACGACTTCCAGAGATGTATTCACCAAACCCGCAAAGATATCGGGATGATCCGTGTCGCTGATGCTGATGAACCTAAGGTTGCTGTCGACACGTGTAGTGGCCCGCAGAACACTTTTATTACCGTCGCGTCCAATGGAACACTCCCTGATCCCCAGCTTGATAAGTGTTCCCCGCTTAACCATGTTTTCCAATGCACCAATACTGCCATCCCCAATGTTGGTGAAGGACAGATCGAGTGATTGAATCGATGTGTTTGAAAACAAAGCGTCGAACGCCGGTCTCATCCAATCGCGGACAATCCCAAGCTCTGTAAATTTCACGTCGGTCACCTTCATGTTGGACAAGACGCGAACCATTTCAGACCAAGCATCCTCCCCGAAAATAGAAGCGTTAACACTTAGAGAACGGAGCGGACACGTGTCGAGAACGCCAACTAGTCCATCACCCCCTCCGTCATAGTCTGCAATCGCGCCATCAAGCTCGAGGCTCTCGAGAATACCAACTTCGGACACCGCCTCGCATACAGTATCCACCTTGTCTCCATCCATGTCACTGCCCGGGTTGCTTGCGATAGTCAACTTCTTCAGACCTTGAACACAACCATCGGCAATCGCTTGGTACGCGTCGGCACAACTTTCACCCCAAAACATAAGACTCTCGATATCAGTAGACCTTCGTGACAAACATTCGAATAAATCACATCGACAGGGCATATCGTTGTTGTGTGCAACAATTTCCACTATCGAAGTGTTGCTCTCAACTGCATCCAGAATACGAGGTGTGTATGGAAAAAAGTCATGGTCACGCAACTGCCTATCGACGGAATCACGAAGTCTTTGAATAATGAGCGCCTCCTCTACAGTGTGCAGGGTAGGAAACTCAAGAGAAATAATGTGCCTGGGAGACCAGTAGCAATCAGTTTTGCCGAAAAGACGGTAAGAAAACCATGCCAAATAGTAGTCTTTCTCTTCGTTACACCCGGTGTGCACGATCATGGAATCAATAAATGAGTCGAAGAAACCATCCGGATTAGCCTTGAACGTCCCGATTGGGATGACGTACACCCCGTTGTCCGACGAGGGTACCGGGAGCAAATTCGGCTTCACTGTCGTGACGTATTCTGAAGCAGTCGGTAGGAAGTGCTTCAACGCCTGATGCACTCTCCTGGAGGATGTTGACAATGCAATCTTGTCGCGCTGGTTCAAGAAGAAGGACACCCGACGCATCACATCTTCGTTTCCGAAGTTGACGCCGAAGTGGTTCAGAGTTGAAAAGGCAGCCATTACTATTGTATATGTATGTGGAGATTTGAAAAGGGATGTGACAATGTGCACGTGACAACATATCCAATATTTGTAGTTAATATTTTTCGCAAGTATGCAATCACCCATTTCAAACACCGTTATTATAGTCCAATTGTAAACCGGAAAATCCCCACAAGCGGATATTGATAAAGCCAAGTCTTTACTCAACAAACGTCCAGGACTCATCATCAGTGTTTCTACACGACATGAGAATGCTCATAATGCTCTCTCCGGTGTCACCAGAAGCTTTCGACAGCGATTCAAATTCATCTCCGCCATATTTCACCACAGGCTTGTCGTGCGCCCAGTAGTTTCCCGCCCTGTTCTTCCTCCCCGTGGAGCAGTTGATAGAGACGGTGGCTACGTTGACTCCCATTTGCCGAGCACCTTCTGACGACGACTTGAACCGTGAGAATGTTCCATCTTGTTTGATCAGAAGCACTGGTTTCTCTCCCGGAGGCTTCCTCCCACCGTTGGCGTAAGTGCGCCGGTCGTTTTCGCGCTTGCTCACATACTCCAGGTTGGACACGGCGTTGTTCGACTTGTTTCCGTCGATGTGGTCTACCTGGTACCCTGCTGGACATTCCCCAAGAAACGCCTCGGCAACCACAACGTGGACGTACTTTTTCTTTGTCTTGCTCGTACCCCCTGTGGTTAGAGTCATATCGACTCTCCTGTACGCCTGTTTATCTTTTTTGGAGTCTCCCGTGGTTTGCCAGTGTCTTGAACCAAACGTCCATCGACCGTTTTCCATGCGTACTCTCCCGTCACGGGATACCATGTACACATCCGATCCAGGCACACTCCGTTCTTCGCACACGGGCTTGTCGGAATCATCGTAATCGAAAGTGTATCCGCAGACGCCATCCGATATCGATCGTCCATATTTGATGGCGTCGTATATGTCGGCACGACGAGTGTCGAATAGAGAAGCAGCCTCGAGCGCCGACACAAACACCATTCTCTCTTTACGATCTTCACTGGTGGCGACAACAGGCTTGCTTGCAATCGACCGTGGGTACGATCGAGTGGTGCCAGCCTCGCCGATGGACGTCCACTCCAGGTTTTCGATCATGTCGTTGGTACTATTACCATCGATATGATGCGCTTTGTCTCCATCAATCGGTGCCCTGTCGAAAGCCCCGAGCACAAGTCTCCCAACGAGGTTGGTGAAGGGCTTACCACAAATGTTGAGAGTCAAGAGATTGTATCCATGAGGGTTCGTGGTCAACTTCCGTACAAACTGATTATCAGCTCTCCTCACACGGCCCAGATTCGAAACCTCGTAAAGATGAGTCACGTGGGTCGGCTTCCATGTCTCTTTCACCGATGCATCGCGCGTCTTGAGTGGAGTGGTCATGGCCTTGCCCTTGCCCTTTCCATTTGAGTCTTTTGTCATGGTATCCGATGAAAGTTGTAACAACACGTGCACGCGACAACACATCCAATATTTGTAGTTAATATTTTTCGCAGCAATGCAATCACCGGGTATCAATCAAAACACCATGGACGAGCTCAACTACCTGGTTCTCTACGCAGACGGGGGGTTTGGTGTCATGCATATCGGCGACGCGGACGACGACGAAATATTCCGGAAACTAATGAAGGTCTTTGCAACAGACAGGGGGTATTTTTACGACAACTATAACGGTGGACCATAGTTAACAAGTCCAAATGTGGTTCATTCAACAAAAAAGTAAAAGAAGATGAGCTAGAATTAAATTTTTGAAATACGACGATGGATAACATATCTGCAAGAGTTTCCCCCTGTGAACAGGTCTCTGCTAAACCACAAGATTGTTTTCGATGGGGATGTTTTTTATGATCAGACGAACATCACCTTGGACCTGAAAACACCTTCAAATGATGGATAACTTAGAAATGCATGAAATGTCTATAATAGAATGGTTGCTTGTTTTCTTATATTGCTTCGATGAGGAATCACCGAACCGAATAAAAAGAGGGTTTATAAGACTTTTCTTTTCCAAAGAAGACGAAGCGAGTCCATTCTTATGGCTCAGTGGATAGCAGCGTCAACTTTCAAACCTCAGGGTCTGGAGTTCGATACTCAACGTCGTCTTTACTGGCGGAAAAAAAGCGCTTCCAGACTTATTAGTCTGTCCACTGCGTAATCTCTCACACTAAAAAGAGGTGTCCGGCGTGTACAACAGTTTACCACTGTTAATTGTAGGCGTCGAGATTCCATGTACTCGAATGAGTGCAAAAAAGTTGCCTTCGGGCAATGGCTTAGCTGCATAGCTTGAACGGCCAAGCCTTCCATTCACACGGGAGGTTTATTACCATTGAGGGGATTCGGTTGTATGGATCTTGGTCCTGATAACTGCAGTCCTCCGTAATACCAGACGGACACGTTGTGCGTGTGCAGCGCACAGGATGTTTCCGCTTTTGTCGAGTTGGACGGCGCCAACGACACGCTGAAGGCCTTCGCATCGTCACTCCAGGGCCACGGCTTCGAATTGTTCATTTGTTGGCACGAGCATAGCCGAGAACTGTATGAATCAGGAGTGTACAAGAGTTGCAACATGTTTTTTGAGAATCGTAGGCGGGAAAAAATGTTTGGCCCCGTCGTCCTCAGAGCGCAAGTGTACCAGGACGAGGCCGCTGCTGCTGCTGCTGTGGAAGTCCCTGCTTCCGTCGCTTTGTTGGTTGCCGAGCGGATCGTGAACGCCAAAATTATACTCTGATGGATAAGCCCTTGAACCATTCTTCCATTTCTTCTTTTTTATTGTCCAAAGAAAGCAGTGCCGAGTTTAGCTTGGCCCGCCTTATCGGGATAAAAAAATCTAGTCCACCTCCTAAGCGCGCCACTCCGCGCCGTCTCGTTCAAGGATCAGGACTATTTATTATAGTCACTTGGTCTATTAAGGAACATCAGGTGACCAGTGATTGTATCCAATACCCGAACCATGACCAACACCGTCAACCTGCCCGACGTTATGGTCGCGGGTTCGATTCTCCCCGCGTCCACTTTTATTTCCTTTTTTTTCTTTTTGTCCTTTTTTATCTTTTTCCCTCTTCCCTTTTGTTTATCCCGAAGACCGTACGCAACATACCATTCGTTCATTGCGTGAAAAAAACAATAAAGAATATCCGACTAGGTGTGGTATGAATAATTCATAGCGTTCCGAACATTCAGGCCCTAGCGCGGGTCTATTTACCAAGGAACACTACCGCGGAGGTTTGCATTTAAGCCCCGTGCAACTCGGGCCTTGGTTTGCCTTACAGTTGCCTGCCTTACCCCTGTTGTGGGGGCATTTAAATTATTCATAGCGTCTGAGATGGAAGGAACTTTTCGCCTTCTAAACCTGTCTAAACCTCATTTGTGGTGGTGGGTTCGATTCTCCCGCGGCCACTTTTTTTCTTTTTTTCCTTATTTTTCCTGTTTTCTTTTTTTTCGACTTTTTCATGACTGTATTTTGCTATAATATTTAGCCAATAACGACAAAGTTAATTCGGATCGTCTCTTCACAGAGTGTACCAACTCGCAGGAGAACCAGTAAAATGTTGCAGTCGGATGCACGCTCAAGAAAACATAAACCACTCGTGACTCTTCGTGCGCCAGGGGAACACGCCACCCCCTTCGCCGTAGCAAACGTCGGCGTCCACACCATCAATGTCACACCGCGTGTCGGCCACGAACTTGGCGACCGCTTGGTCGCAGTTGCGCAGCTCGCCGACGTGCATTCCGGTCAGCGAAGTTTCGCCCAATCCCTCGAAGATGGATGGAAAGTCTATGTCGTCGTTGTCGAAGATGCTGACGAACTCCAGGTTGCTGCCGGCGTGCGTCGTCGCCTCCAGAACACGACGGATGCCCTCCCTGCCGATGTCGCAGTTGCCAATAGCCAGCCGAGTCAGTGTTCCGCGCGTCACCATGGCCACCAACGCGCCAACGCTTCCGTCGCCAATCTTGGTGGAGGAGACGTCGAGCCACCGGATGTTCTCGTTCGAAAACAGTGCATCGAACACGGGTTTCCCCCAACCATCGAAATCGCACTGTGTGAGCTTGACGTCGGTCGCTTGCAGCTCACTACTATCAACTTAAGATGCCACTGGTTGCGCTCTGGCGTACGTCTGCATCCGATATGATATTATAATAGCGGATGGCATCGTCACTCGACATCCCGACAACCACGCCGAGCAAGAACCGAGAATGATGGGAACCATTACAACGGACGAGGTTCGAACCGAAGGGGTACAGGGTGCGTCTGCTGCGTCTTCTGCGTCCTCTCCGGGTTCCATCACCATTGGATCCGCACTGTTCCCTTCGATCGATTCAGTGCCCAGGTCCACGGCTTGCTTTGGGGGAACGGCGTCTTTTGTTCAAAAATCCGCTCACCAGGCCGTTGTGTCGGCCACCGCCACCGTAGATCCATCGACCACGATCGTGGGCGTCAGGTTTAATGGGTCCGTGCAACTTGAATTCGTCGAAACGCCGACAATGCCGACCGAGGTTTTCGTGGTGGACGAAGGCGGGTTTTGTAGCTCAATCAACGCCATCACGGCGACACTCCCGTCGTCGGCAGTGCCTTTGGTGTTAGCATCTCCTTACGCATACCTGAGCGTACAAACAACGCCCGATTCTGTCGCACTTTAAAACAGCGCAAACCAGTCAGTTCCGTTTGTGTAAATCTTGAACGAGCCATATGGTTGCGAGAGCACCACGGAGGAACCTCCCGACAACAGCTCTGTTCCAAATGGTACGACGGTGACGCTGTTTTCACCACCACCTTCTTTCACAATGACTATCATGTCTCCCGTTACCTTCGCTGATGGGTCTGGGAGGGTCAGCGTCGTGTCCAGCGATCCCGCTACGGCCACGATGTCGTCAGAGGTACTAATGGCGTACGCCGACGACGCGGTGTCTACGGCGGTGTGCACATTCGGAACCTCGAACGTCAGGTTTCCGAGCCCGTCCGTCTTGAGAACTGAACCGGCAGGCGGAGTTGTGCTCGGCCAAGTGAACAACCCTATTTGGATGCTTGACGTTGCGCTCGTTACCCTTGATGTGACAATGGAATCACACGAGATCGACATCGATTATTGCCAACCCTAAACCAATACTAACAGCCGTGTTCATTTTTATAGGGGTTCGCCAGACGCGCGCGCGATGTTCGTTCACACGAAAAACCACACCGGATCATCTCGGTGCGGCAGCTTGGATAAGAATCTTTCCGACGGCTCTCCCGTGGAGTCCTTCTCGGAACACACAAGACCCCCATTGTGTAGGACCCCAAACCCAAGGCTTTCCATTGCCTTAACAACCCGAAGTATGTCGCCACGTGTGAAATCATGAAGTTCGTAGGATATAATGCCGAACGAATCGAGGACATCCATGGGCTCCGAGCTTGTTTTCATCTTCTTTACGGCCACGCTGAAGTCGTGGTCGAAGTCTAGGTCCACGGGGTAGTTCTTCCTAGATTTTTCTGTCTTGAAGCATATCGTGGGCTTCACGGACGTCCCGTCCTCGACGACAACGGATTTCTCCCTGTGATTGATACGCGTCTTTGTTTGGCAGCGCGCCCCGATTGCCGTGACGAGGTCGCAATGTGTTTTGGTTGTGTACTTGTTTCCCGGAGGAATGGCGTAGACGACGAAACAGTTGATTTTGTCGTCGGAGTGAATCCACTTAAATTTAAACTTTCTAAATTGTTCCAACCACAGCACGTACGCTTCCATTCCACAGGGTTTAATCAAACGCCTAGATTTGTTTTTTCGTTTTTGTTTTTGCTTGAGGTGTGCTTCTCCAAGAGCGTGAAATAGCACTTCACCATGGCGTCGACGTCGCACATGGCGTGGTGAGCGTTCTCAAACACATGGCCGAACAGAAATTCGTGCAGTTCCTCTAGCTTCGGCCACTTGTACGACCCATACGAGTTCGGGATTCGCACGAGGTTGGTGGTGCTCTTCATGGTACACAAGCTCTTGAAGCTCATAAGTCGTCGAGCGTCGTCGGACGAGCCCATCCTGAACAGCTCCGCCGAAACCACACTCCTGTCGAAGTCGAGGTTGTGCGCGACAATCTTGTCGGACCTGTCTACGTCCGCCATAAAGTCGGAGAGGACGACCTTGGTTGCGTTCCCGTACCTGTCCATGACTTCTCTCGATATTCCGTGTACAAACTCGGCTCCGATATTTTCGTCCGCAATGCCGGGGTCAGTCACCGAATACCTCTGGGAGTAGACAGTTTTCTCGTCGCGCAGGACCCATGCTATGGACACCACCCGGCACGAGTCGTATTGTTCAAAAGTCTCCGGGTTTGCTTTCCTGGGCGGAAGGCCGGTTGTCTCGACATCGAAAAACAACTCCGGCATCCTGTCGGTCTCAGTTAGGCTCTCTACACATTATTTTTGAGAGAATCGCGACGAACCTATTTGTCAATAGGGACAAAATATTCTAATGTACCATGGCTTTACTCTTGCATCGTTCTCTTGCACGAGAGTTTCCGTGATGTTGTCGAGTCTCCGGACAATTGTCTGCAGCTTCGCCGCGTAGAGTTCCAGGTCCGAAAGGGCATCGGAAACGCGCTGGCAAGACGTGTCCTGGTCTTCTTCGAAAGACTGGACGAGCTGTGTCTGCTGAGTTTTCAAGTCTTCCACGATGTGACGAAGCGATGGTTTTTTGTTATCGGGTTTGAAAATTCTCATTTTTACCTGTGTATCTTCTTTATATCAACATTTATTTCTTATTAATATGATAGCCGCTGGCATGCTTCCCCGTAAAACAATACCTTTCAAATTCAAAAGTCCGCATCCAAACAAAACTGCTGCTTCTCACGTTCGAGCAAAACCCCGGGCTTGCTGTACTCGGCCACTCTATTCTCAAAAAAGTTGGTCTTTCCCTGGAGAGAAATCATGTCCATCCACTCGAATGGGTTGGCGCAGTTGTACACCTTGTCGTACCCCAGCTGGTTCAGCCAGTAGTCCGCCACAAACTTGATGTACTCTGTCATGCTCTTCTCGCTGATACCGATGAGCGCGACGGGAAGCGCCGACGAAATGAATTCGCACTCAACGCTAACAGCGTGCTTGAAAATTTCATGAACTCTCTCCCGCGGCAGCCTATTCTTGAGATGCTTGTAGATGAGAACGGAAGCCGTGGCGTGAAGTCCTTCGTCTCTGGCGATGAGAGAGTTCGCGAACGACAAACCCTTGAACTTCTGCCGCTTCTTCAGCCAGTAGATGGCGCAGAACGACCCACTGAACTGCACGCCCTCCAGACAGGTGAAGCCGACTAGCCTCTCCGCGAGTGAAGCGGTTTCGGGGTTCATCCACTTCTCTGCCCAGAGCGCCTTCTTTTCGATGATTGGCATCGTCTGGATAGATCGCATGACGTGTCTCTGCTCTTCCGTGTCCCTGAAGTAAGTCTGAATAAGCAGAGAGTACGATTCGCCGTGGACTGCTTCCGTGGCCTCCTGGATTGCAAAATGCTGTCTGATCTGCGGAATCACAATCTCGTTCTTAAAGTTGAGACCGATGTTCTCCATAACGATCTGGTCGAGCGACGCGAAGAACGCCAACACCAGTTTTAAAAAGTGCTTCTCGTCGCTCGAAGCATCCTCCCAGTCTTTCGAGTCTCCGGACAGGTCAATCTCCTCGACTACCCAGAACAGAGCGGTCTGCTTCTTGTACAGTTGGAAAACGTCGGCGTACTCGTGCTCGGTCTTGCCGTTGAAGAGAATGAACCTATCGAAGTCCTCCTCCTCGACACACATTGGCTCGACGATTTCGCCGTCCATCTCCTTCTTCCTGAATTCTGTGGGGAGGTGGATGGTCGTCCTCTTCAGGTCACTGAAACCACCGATGAAAACAGAGTCGACAAAGATCTGAGGAAAAGTCGAGCACCTCGTCGTCTCCACCAACTCTTTCATGTCGGGCGTGTCATCGCAGACAAGGTAGACAACGGGTGACACATCCCTCTTCCGCAGATACTCGAGGGCCTGGTCGCACACAGAACACCCCAGGATTTTGTACAGCGTGATTTTTTTCTCGGTGAACATGGTTCCAGAATGAGCGAGTGATGGCGCGTCGTATCATCACGAAACATTTTTTTTGGCGTATACTTTCGTCAACGTCTGTCCCCCACCCGCCCACACAACATTCATCAGCTCCCGCGTCCGCAACTCCAAAATAATTTTGTGTGTACGAAGTTAATAACAAATACTGCGATCGTCAACAATGGACAACTTCATCTCCGCCGTCGCGCAGCTCAAAGACTCCGAAGACACAAAGTATGACGTGCTATACCTCAACACCCCCTGGAACAAACTGACCGTGGAACAGATGGGAAAGATCGACCTTTCGTCTCTCACCAAAGACGAAGCTCTAATGTACATGTGGGCCGACACCTACAGTATCAAGTCTTCCATCGATCTGTTCAAGCTTCAGGGGTTCAAGTTCCACTCGGTGTACCAGATCTGTGATGTCGCCACCTACCCTCCTGCACCGGAACCCAGGCCGCTGAAAGCCGCGGGCGAGGCCGGTGCAACACTAGTCGCCGATGTGATGCACGGCGGCGACAACGACGGACCGCCGTCGCCGCCGGTCGAAAGCCCGGAGGCGGCGGCCGTCGACAAGGCCAACGTGAAAGCTACCACGAAGCGCGCCAAGAAGCAGAGGTGCCCTCCTCTAACGCTCCCCAAGTACTGGAAAAATGTCACGCCCAAGGGTTCCACGCGCCCGACAACGGAGTTTCTCTTGCTCGGTTACAAGGGTGGACGCGATGTCCTCGACAAGCTCATGAACGAGAAATCCGGAACCCTGCCGTACCAAGTCGTTCACAAGCCCGACCTTGGCAAGAAGTCCAGGAGCGTTCCCAAGAAGAACACCAACCTCGACCCGGAGTGGGCGTGTGACCGTCCCGAAGAGTTTCTCGACACCGCGATCAACCACCTCAAGCCTTCCGCCAAAATCCTAGAAGTGTTTGGGTCAACTCTGAAGAGGATGACGGACTCCATCGGACCCAACGTTCCCGGGGGCTTCTGCCCTGCGTACGGAAGTAACGCCGGGCTCGCCAACTGTCTCAACAAGGTGATGCGGTCCATGAAAAAGGTGCAGCTGCAGGCGCTGTGCTCGGCCCTCTCCAGGATGGCACAAGCCGACGACGCCGACAGAGCTACGAAGGTGAAGGAATTCAGGGCCGTGGATGCGTCTTGGACCGCGATAGTTACGTCACTGACCGACATGAAGTCTCCTGTCGCTTACGACTGGAGCTCCAAAGACTCTGACCTCCCCGCCGAGTGGCTGCGCCTGGCGGTTCTTTCGTTCGCACAGAAAAACATGGCTGACTTCGGCGACCTCAGGCGCAAGCGCAAGAGGAGGAAGACGAACAGGGACTCGCCCCGCGCTTGTCACGGGATCGCCAAACCCGTCGTGGTATCCAAGGAACTTACAGACTTTCTGGGCCTGGAAGAGGGTCACATGGTCTCCCGCACCCACACGGTCAAGCTTCTGAACAACTACGTCAAGGCCAACGGTCTACAGAACCCCGCCAAGAAGATAGAGATCGTGCCCGACGATGCCCTCCTCAAGCTCCTTCGTCCTCCGGCGGACTTCGGGCCCATCACGTACTTCAAGATGTGTTCGCTTCTCGGACCCCACTTCCCAAAGGAGTCGCAGGAAGTCAAGGACGCCAAGGCGAAAGAGGCAAAGGAAGCCGGGGCGGCCAAGGCAGCCGCCGCCAAGGCCAGTAAGGACAAGGAAGGGAATGTGGCCAAAAAGGCTCGCAAAGATTGATACAAGAATTAGGAGCCCGGCTTGCACTTGAAACTTAGTTCTTGGACGACGGTCCCCGTGGGCTTGGCCTTCCTGACCCTGGGTTTACCCTGCGTTTCCTCGATCTGACTCTTTGCGTAGTCGATTACACGGTTTCTTGCAACCTCCAGAGAGACGTCTCTCTCGTCGAGACTTTGCTTGAGACTAAGCAACGACGTCAGCATCGCGGGATCTACTTCTCCTCGAACAATCTTGAAAAACAAGCCAGGATACGAGAACGCCAGCTTTTTGTGCCTCTGGTGAAGCATCATCTCCATCTGCTTCTGATCCATCCCCGGAGACTTGCTTCTGATTAGCCGTATATCCCTCTCAAGGGCGGCGTACATCTCTGATATGGTAGAGGCAACGAAACTCTCCGGGAGGTTGTTCTCAATGTATTCCTCAACCTCTTGGCGGTGGGTCGGCATTGCTCTCTGTTACTCTTGAATGAAACATTTTTTTTAATTGAAACGAAATCCCACGTCATTCTTAACCACAGCCTCTCCATCTTGTCCACCAGCCCCCAGCCCCAACCTTAGGAAAATTTCGACGAGAGACCTCGTCGCCGGGCATCTTTCTGGGACACACGACGTTCGGTAAATTTGCTCCTTGACCCACTGCACGTCCACCACCGACTCCTTCCGTCTGAAGTACGCGAAGCAGCCGTCGATGTCTGGATCTTCTTCCATTTGTCTTTGCGCTGCTCGGCGCATATCTTCCATTTATTTTGTTTGGCGAAAACATTATCGTGAGCGAGACCAGACGTTCTCATCCACTATTATACCACGCTCGAGCACATGGCACAAAAAACTCGTGAAGGTTCAAGCGACTACTCGGCTTCGGCCACGGTGACAACCTGTCACATGGGTGCAGACGCGCCAATGGATGCTATTCCCGTGCATATCAGTCCGAAAGAACAGCCGTCGTACAAGGGAAGGCCACTGGTCCTCATGATGCAGACGTCGCAGTGTCTCCAGTTCAAGTCGCTCATTGAATGTCTAAAAGAACTTCTGTGCGAGGTCAACATGGACTTCATAGAGGGTAAAGGGATTCGTCTCGTTTCGATCGATCCCGGCCGCGTGGCCATGATCCATCTCGTGGTGAACAACATCGAGAGCTTTTACGCCAAGGGTACGGTCACGGCGGGTCTGAACGTGGTGGTTCTCTACAAGATGATACGGTCGATGACATCGAACGACTTCATGGAGTGGAGGATTTATGAAGACGAACCCCATCAGATGGAAATCGAGCTCTCGAACTCCGAGAGACGCACCAAGACCGTGACTTCCATCAAGCTTCTTGACCTGGACGCCGAGGATATCATTATACCACAGGTTGAGTTCGACCGCGTAGTCTCAATGCCGTCGTCGGAACTGTCGAAGCACGTGCGCGAAATGGTCACCGTGAGCCCATTCATCAGCATCAGGGCCACGCGGACCACGCTCGAGCTCGTGTCCGAAGGCGAGATGGCGAAAAGTCACATTACGATCGAGCCTACGGCGTCCGGTCTCAACTGGAAGCACAGCGAAAAGGGGGGAGACATCGAGGGCAAATACTTTGCGAGATACATCGAAAAGTTCACCAAAAATTCTCTGGCGAACAACGTCGAGCTTTTCCTCAAGACGAACTACCCGTTGATAATGAGATTCGAGATAAGCATTGGTTGTTTGCGTTTTTGCATCGCGCCGATTCAAGATGGTTAGTCATAGAAGGATCGAATACGACACCGTGACGGATGCAATGAGAAGCAGCATTTCGACCCACGGTAGGTAGGCCACAAACCACAAGCGGTCGGAGTCGACAAAATGATCCACCTTTTCCGTCACGTCGCGCAGCAACGCGCTCTGAGAAGCGGACATGTTATTGGATTCGCTTTTGGTAATCGCCGAGTCGTCGAGACTCGTGACGAAAAAGACGGATAGACTCTTCGTCACTATGCTGGCGGAGTCGTTGGTGTCGTACAAGAGTCGAGCAGACACCACCGGCATCAGTGAGATTATAAAGAAATTCACTACAAGATCCATCACCACGAACGCGAGACGTCCATACATCTTCATTTTGAAAAACACGTGGAACAACACGACATTGTGGCTCATGCTCGACGTGATTGAATTCGCTGGCAGGTTGAAAAACATAAACATGATGGTAACAACGATCAGAACCACGTCGACCGTACTTCGATGATCACCGGCCAAGGATGTTTCGCCACTACCACCGCCTTCCTTCATGAGCGCCGCGAAAGAAATGATCTGCATCACGAAGCACAGGACGGCTCGGACGGTATACGCGGGATCTACATACGCAGCCTGGTAAATGTTGTACTTGTCCGAATAAACTTCGTCCAAATGATTGTAGATGAATTTCAAGCGGAACAGTTTCTTGTACAATCCGGCCTCGGGGTCGTTTTCCACAAAACGTCCCCGTTTTTCTAGCCAACGAGACGTCATCGCATTCAGGCGGGCGCCCATCTTGTCAGCGTCAATGTTTGAAATCATCACCCCGTTCGCGGTTTCAATCATGTCGATGGCATCGGGCATGTCCTTGAAGAGCAACAGGGTTCCCTGTTGCGTCGGCAAACCCTTCAGCGACAAAAACCTCCGCAGAACGCGAGAGTGGCTGATGATTTTTCGAACCGAGCCGAAAATCTGGCGAAGAAAAAACTTTCCACACCTGACCACTGCGTTGTCGGAGTCTGCGGTCGTCATTATCCGATAGTCCAGACTTTCATCCGCGAAATGCCTCTGTCTCGCCGGATTCACACGCATGCGTCGTCTCGTTTGGATTGAGAGACATTTAAAAACGTTTTGGAACGTAAGACGATGAAGAAAAACCACATGGACTACTTCGCCATATGCCACCAGCTAGCCTCCAAGTCACACCATTCACGATTTCGACACGGATCCATCGCCGTTCACAGACGGAGTTCTATCATAGGAAGAGGGTACAATCGGAAAAGCATACACGCCGAGGTCAGCGCCATCAAGAGCATAGACAAGTACTATCGCTACGACAACCTTGTCGTCTACGTTTGTCGCGTCAACTCGCAAGGCGGCTACATGAACTCCAGGCCGTGCGCCAAGTGCGTAGATTTCATGAAGCACAGTGGCGTGTGTCGCGTGTACTTCAGCGACTCCAGTGGATTCAGCAAAATAATATTAAAAAACTAAACTCCAACGAAGAAACCTGTAAAAAGGTCGTCCACACCATCTCCGTCAAGGTTTGGATGCTTATCGGCCCCAACGTCGACCTGAAAAATAGTCTTGTGATTACCAACAGTCTTGCGAGTGGCGAAGCAGTTCATGTCCGACAGCTTCTCCCGTTTCTTTGCTTCTTCTTCCCTAAACTCCTGTCTGATTTTGTCGTAGCGCGGGAGTCCTATCCTCTGCTTCACACGATCCAGCCAAATCTGAGCCTTGCCGATCGAAAACTCTGAAATGATGTCGCTGAACTCATCCTCGGGAAGAAGGCTCTCGAGCTTGTACATTAGAAACTCCAGCATCTCTGGTACGGGGAGTGCCACGAGTGGGGCGAGAAGAAACTATATATATGTTCGCGACTCTGATTGTTCTGAATTCCACTCGCTGTCCGTGGATCCACAACTAGATTCAGAATCACTTTCACTTTCACTTTCACTTTCACTTTCACTTTCACTTTCACTTTCACTTTCAGTTTCAGTTTCAGTTTCAGATTCAGATGATTCACTCTCGGTGTCGGACTCCACATCGTCGTAGGTACCATCTGTCTCACCCATCTCGACGTCGGACTCCCCATCGGTTGATGATGCGGATTCGCCTGTCTCTGTCTCATCCTCGCAGTACGACGCTGACTGCCATGATTCAGATTCGGACGGACTCGAATCACCCGATTGGTCGGAAGATTCAAAATCTACCGAGTCTCCTGACTGCGAAGAATCGGATCCCGACGACTCTGTCTCGTACTCCGTGTCGCCATCTTCGTCGGTGTCGAGGTCGTCGTCGGTACCGAAGTCACCACCGTTTTGTACTTCCTCCTCATCCTCCTCTTCTTCTCCTCCTTCTCCTTCTCCTTCTTCTTGTTGTTCTTCTTCTTCTTCTTCTAACATGTCTTCATCCTCGGAATCATCATAGCCGTCAGAGTCGCCAGAGTCGCCGGAGTCGTCACGCACAGAGCTTTGTCCACCAGAACTATCTTCGGAAGTTTTTGTTGGGACCGAGAGCGAAGGAAACAAACCTTCACTGGGTGGATACGGACCAAGCGCATTCAGTGGCGGCATCGGCACCGGCACCGGCATGTCGACATTGAATGCGGGTGGTACATTGGGGTAGACGGAGCTCGAATTCATGCTCCCAGGGTACATGATATGGCCGCTTGACAGATGATTGGACATGGTTTCCTGGAACGTCTGAGAAGGCACAGCGACTGTCTCTACGTCTCCGGTTACAACATTTATGTTCTTGGTGATCTCGAGATGGTCGGCCACTTCTTCGTTGCCACTTTCGTCGCCTCCGCCAGCACACGACTCGGACTCGTTCTCAGTCGTCAGGTAAATTCCCGAGGCAGACACCGGCTCGGCACCGGCGAAAGACTCGGGGATCAGAGAGCGACGAGCAGAAGACGACGAAGAAGAAGGAGAAGAAGAAGGAGAAGAAGATGGTGACGATGAGGTAGACGGAGACGCGGGGACGTTCGTCAGCATCACGTACTTCCGTGTCGCATTGTACACGACATCCCTGTTTTTCATGGCGATGCGGGCATTGTTGAGGCATGTTTGGTACTCCGTTGAGTCGCTTCCATGCGAGAACCATTCGGGGTGCTCGATGAACACCTTGCTGCACTCGACGATAAAAGAGTGCAAGACGTCGTGAAAGGCGAAGTCCACTGGAACGTATCGTCCGTCGGAGTCGTGAGCCTCGTCCATGATTTTGCTCGTCAGCCTGATCATCTCCGTGGCGAGCGCCTCACACCTGCTGATCGCCGGGAACTTCTTGACGAGTTTGCCACAGAAGTCATGCACGACCGAGGAGTTCCATTCGCTCATCTTCGACATGCTTTGTTTAAAGTGGTACAAAAGCTTGTTGTCAGAGTCTACCCGTTCTGCTATCTGATCATGTTGGATTTGGAAAATCGTAAACATGGGGTGGTTAAGTACATCCAATATCTGGTCGTTGCACAGCGCCTTCGCGTCGACAAGAGCGGATGACATCTTCTTCACGACTGTCGCAGTAGCTGTTATTACAAGTTTCACATTTTTTTCTTGTCGGTTCCGACGCGCAGAAATCAGATCACGGGGACAATCATCATGAACAAGAAAGCAAAGAGAGAGATACAGTAGAGGATGGTGAAGCTGGGTTTGCTGATTTCGATAGGGTTGTCGCTTTTCTCTTGAACGAAGGGAGGGTTAAGTACCGAAAGGACGGAGAAGGTACAGAGAGCAGTGGTCGCGGATATACCAACCTTCGAGTAGAAAAGATCAGTGAGCTGAAATTTCCTATACGTCCACGCTGGGATCTCCTGGTATTGTTCGTTGGAAAATGTGTTTGGCACACGTACGATAGGCGTGTCGACACCGAGGTCTGGGACCATCGGCAGGGGGGCCGTACCAGAAGTGCTGTCGGGAAACGCTGGGGTGGACATCAATCCAAGCTGTGCTCATTCACTCTTCGCATACATTTTTATTGCAAAAGCTCGTCCCGAAACCGACAATAAAAATGTCGCATTTCTTTTAACAATCTGGAGACATGGCGTCCTCTCTCGAGAAACAGGTACACGTAGAGGAGCACATCCCGGAACGCTGTGCAGAACAGTGGGACTACCAATTCTCCGTTGTAAACCAACAGCATTGTCTGATGTCCATCGTCGACTGCGAGGATCCACAGAAGCCCGCCGCCATCAAAGTCTTCGGGTGCTACCCCTCTGTCGACGCGGCAAACGCGGCGGCGGCCAAGATAAGCTCCGAGTGTGACTTCTTCCACGTGTACGTTTGCCCCACCAATGCATGGGTACCCGTCCCTCCCTCCCCAGACTTCATAGAGAACGTACAATACCAAGAGTCCAGGATGAAAGAAATTCAGGAAACTTTCGCAGCTCTGAAGGACCGCAAAGCCCAGGACGTCATCCGTCACCTCAACAAGGAGTCGGAAGTTCCGGACGCACAGAATGGATTAAAGTGATGCCTTCGGCCCGATTATAATATCAATACAAACTGAAATGAATCTTGTTGCATGGAATTCGGCCATACAGATACGGAAAAGGTCTTCTGCCGAGAGGGTGAGCACGGCCGGCGCGCTATGGTATCAGGTTGCAAGTCCGGCCAGCCACAAAGAACTTGTGGGAAACGAAAAGGCTATTCGACAAATAGATGACTGGTTTTCCGGAGCCTTGGTCGAAACAAAGACGTCCGCATGTCTTTTTTTGCACGGAGAGTCCGGCACGGGCAAGTCCACCGCGGTTGCGATGATCGCACAGAAGTACGAATTTAAAACTGTCACGACGTACGCAGACCGATCGAGGACGCCCTCTCGCCTAGAGGGTGTCGTGCGCGAAGCGGGTGTTCATGGCCCCCGAGGGGTTGTCGTCCTCGATGACTTTGAAATATTTCTCGAGGAGACCACATCCCTCAGGGTCTTGTCCAAGCTTCTCCGACAACTTCTGAGCACGGGAGACACCAGCACCAGGAGTCACTCCAGGTGTCTTTTTGTCATCATTAGCAACTCAAAGCACAAGCACTTCGGATCCCTGCAGGACATATCTACAACGATCCACTTCGAGCGACTCCACCAGAGCGAAATCAACAAAGTGCTCAATCGACTGGCGTGGAGGGTCAGGGCTCACTCATACGTTCCTCCGATGGCATCCTACCTCTCGTCTATATCAAGCTCGGGAACAATCACGCAGGGGGTACAACAGCTTCAGCTGCTGTACGCCGGGAACACACCCCCCGACTTCGTTCGCCGACCGGGTCGCAAGAAACAAAAAATAGCCGGACACACGAACAGTCACCGTGACTGCATATCGTATCTGTGGTCCGACATTTACACGGACAAAATATTGGAGCACTTGGTGGACAACAACTTCCACGGAGGGCGCGTCATCGACCGTCTTCGTGCATTCGAAAGAAGCAGACTCGACATAGTCGGTGGCCAGCTTCACGAAGAATACGCGAGACGGATGACATCCGTTGAGCAACTGCGGGACGTGGCAGAATCAATCAGCATGTCGGACACCAACCGCCTCGAGTTTCACCACGACGCGCTCTACGATGGAGAAAACAGCGACAGCTGGTCGGAGAACGACATGTCGTTTGTATCTTTCGTTACATGCGGAGTGCTCGCCATCAAGGGCCAGAGGAGGAGGGATCAGTCCTGGTCCAGGAAAACACACACCAGGCTTTTGAAATGCGAGGCGTTGGTCCTCTAACTATTAATAATGACCTGTTGCAATAAAGTCTCCTTGAAAAATTTCATCAGCGAGATGGAGTCAAGTATGTCGTCGTAGGCGCGGTGTGATCCGTTGCGCCGCGGAAGCTTCGCGGCAACGTCGGGCCTCCAACGACGCACCATCTCCAGCGGGGTGGAGACGTCGACGACTCTGTAGTGGAAGAACGTTTTAAGGCACGGGAAGTACTTCAGCAGAAATATACGGTCGAAGTAGACGGTCGAACCCGCCAGCAGGCACTTCTTGAAATTACTTCGCCGAGGGTGGTGTTGGTGGTGATATCGTGACGTGTCAGATGCGCCGATAAAAGTCCCGTTGGCGCCCAGAGTTCGGTCGAAGAACGGCTGGCTAGACGTGATTTGTGACGTGTCGTACCTACCACCAACGTCTTTGGAATAATGGTCAAAGAAGTTCCACATTCTGTACTCCGCCTCGTGGTGACTGAGGGCGCTGAAATGACACGCCTCGAACAACCCATTTCCCCCTTCCCTGCGGTGACAGAACTTCTTCCTGCACCACGTGCTGGAACGAGCCATCAGGATCGAGTGGGGGTGGTGAAGGACGAGTCGCATGGAATCGATCTCGTTCAAGTCTCGGTCGGTGACGACCATCACAATTTCGAGAATCAAGTTCGTGTCCGTGTCCAGACCCGTCGTCTCCATGTCGATCCAAAACCACGGAAACTCGTTCTCGTAGTCATGCTTGCTTGCCTTGAAGTCCCTCGAGACGAAGGTCTTGTTCCTTCTACCCTTGCCGATGCCTTCCAGACCCATCCATGTACCCTCACTTTCTGTAACAAACATTATTAATTTTCTCGGCTTTTCTCCGGGCGCGTTGCCGCCAGCTTTATATTATTCAATATTCGTCTTCACCTCGAAAAATAAAATATGTGCCTTACTTTATGCACATCGAACCACTTGCATGCAACCGGCCGCAAAAAAGAAGAGGCTGACACAGGAGCCGACCGGGGGCACCGTCCCGGGATCGTTTGCGCGCGCGACCATCAAATGCAAGAAAACGCCTGCGTACGCCTCCGCCTACAAGGCCATGACCCTTGTTTCGGCCAAGCAAGCAAACAGGCGAATCGGTACTGCGAACTGGTACCGTCTGAAGAAGGACGCCCTGGTCGCAACGATCGTCCTTAACCACTTCGCTCAGGAAATACAGAGGTTTTTCAGACGCGTCGTCGTCGTCACGACACACGACGGGGACGACGATACAAACACAGCAGTTTGTCCGATATCGTTGAAGCCGATAGCAGAGATACCCTGCGGCCACAGATTCAGGCACGGCAACATCTGGTTCAACAAGGAGATTCTCGCACAATACATGCGCAAGACAAGCGATTTCATCAACCCGGTCACGAGAGTGGAACTCCGGGAGGAAGACGTCCTGAGAATTGATCCGGGATTGATCAATCAGTACAAACACAGGAGAGAGCACGTGGCCCGCATGGCCGAAGACATGGCCGTTGTCCAGAGCGTCGAGAACGAGCTGGAGGAAGTTTTTCAGGAAATGGTGGAGGCCGCTCAGGAGATACCGACCAGAATGGAATTCAGAATCGTCTTCGACAACCTCGCGGAGGATTTCCAGCAATGCCACGGCGATCTCACAGAACTCGATCGCGACAGGTCGGCCCTCACGATGAAGTCTCTCGGAGACCTTGTCGACGGCGATCCCACTCGACGCGTCCACATGTCGAAGAAACGAGAGAGGATTCTCAGGCACTTCTTGAAAACGCAAAAATGAAACTTCCGTCAAAATGACATCCTGAAGGGTCCCGAAAACAGCTGAGGAGGTTCGGCGGCACAGGTATCCGGCCCCGGCTTCCCTTTTTTCTTGAGGATGTATCTGCGATTCTTCTCCGGCTGCAACGGTGCAACCTCCTGCTTTTTTTTCACGACTCGGTCCTGGTTGGTGCCGGAGTCCTTCATGTGTTTCTCGATCACAGACTTGTTCTCGAGAAGGAATCCAACCAGGTTTTTAGACAGGAACCACCGAAAGAAGTTCAGCTGACCGATCGTCGAGACGCGCCGTTCCTCGCCAAACAAGACGATGTGGATTCGACGCCTGCGGGCGAAGGGGTCAAAGTTCTTCTTGTTGTGAGCAGAGAGGTTCTTGTGGTAGTCCCTGCGCAGATTGCGGGGAAGACCGTCCGACTCAATCGCAACACTGAAGGATTTGGTGAAGTTCGTGATCAACCAGTCGATGATGCGCAACGACAAGCCGTTCTTGTGGTGGACGATGTCGGAAAAGGTTTGAACACGAGACTCTTCTTCGTTGAACCACATGAGCACCGAGTTGAGCAGAACTTCATCCTTGCGCGAAAACGATGCCGCCAGGTCCACCGTGTCGTGGCCGACGCCGACGTCGACACGGCTCATGAATGGGTGCACGGGCATTATTACTCGCCACGAGATGTCAGCAACAATGTCAGCAACAATGTCAGCAACAATGTCAGCAACAACGGTCGGTGCTCACTGTGAACGCAGTGCACAAATTATATTTGCCCACTGTTTTCGAACAATATGCACTTGTTCGTTCGAACCCGCAAAACAAAAATAATCATTGGCATCATATACAGACGCAAGCGAGGTGTGATACCGCGATGTCGTCGTCTACAGCAACCGACGCCAACGAACAGTGCGCTATATGCAGGAGCGACATCACGGGAAGCTGCAACAAGTCTACCACTAGCTGTGGCCACTCGTTTCACTTCACGTGCCTCGCCCGGAGCATGAGGACCTCGTCGATCTGCCCTATTTGCCGGACCGATCTCGCCCCGAACAACAGAGACGACGACACTGAGATGAAGGACGACATCGACATCGACATCGACATCGACATCGACATCGATGAGCACTCCGATGGCGAGACGGAGGAGGAAGGTGAGGTTAGGTTCCCGCTGCCACCCGGCCCACGAACCGGGGCACGAACCGGGGCACGAACCGGCGCGCGACGCGAGGTCATCGTCACGGAGATACGCGACAGCAGCTCGATGTCCGACAGCCCGGTGTTCGGTAACGAGGTCGATCTCAGGCGGGAAATTCTCGAGGGTATCATACACTCCATGTGCCAACAGGGGGACCTGGCGGAAGCGCGCAATCTTCTTGACGAAAACCCACGCTTACAGTACAGCAGGGGAAATACAGGGGACCTGCTCACACACCAAGCCGTGCTGTCCGACAACGAGTCGTTGTTGTCCTACCTCCTCAACGAGAAATCGTTCGACACCAACTTGCCCAACGACGTCCACGCCTACCCGCTCCACTACGCCGTCCTCTCCGGGTCTCTGCGGATGGTCACGATCCTCGTCAACAACCGAGCTTTCGTCGACTGCACAGACAGCTTCAAAAAGACACCTCTTATGATCGCGTGCGAAGAGGAAGACCACGACATCGCGGAGTTCTTGCTCGACAGAGGGGCTTCCACGATGACACAGGACGCGTGCGGAAACAAGCCCATACACTTCGCCGTGAAGTCCAGGGCGCAAGCTTGTCTCCGGCGCCTTCTATCCTCCGAAGCCGAAGTCAACGCCGTCAATCACATGGACGAGACGCCGCTCTTCGTCGCGTGCAAGTCCGGGTTCCACGGCGTTTCCAGGACTCTCCTCCGCGCCGGGGCTGACCCGGAGAAGAGAAACAAATTTGGCACAAGCCCCCTCGACGAGGCCTCGTCGAACGGGTCGTCGAGTCTCGTAGAACTGTTGCGAAGATATGTCTGATGTTGAAGGGTTTTCGCGAAATATTATGTAGACTTGAATAAAAGATGAATCCTTTTCAACCCGGTGGTGTTTCCCCGAACCCTCAAGGCACTGCCTATCCTGCGATACAATCGACAGGTATGAGCAACTTCGGCAACATGTTTGCACAGATGCAAATGATTAAGGCGTTCAACAAGTCGTCCGATTCGTACTCGTCGTCCAGCTCCAAGGTCTCCATCGTCAAGTACGACGACCACTTCAAGAAAAACGGGGCGGATTTTTGCTACGATACACTCAAGCTCACCAAGAATGGAGTGAATGCAGCAGGGGCGCCAATCTCGACCAGACTCTCCAAAGAAGAACTGAAGGAAAACCCTCCTCTTGCGCTCAAGTTCGGCGACAAAGACTGCCATATCGTCCTACCCATCCCCTCGTACAAAGCCATGTGCAAGGCCGCGGACAAAATGGTCAGGGATTACTTGAACCGCCACCCTAGTTTAGGGGTAACGTCTGCATCAAAAAAAGAAGCCGCCGATGCTATATCGAAAATGTTGCTCAAGAACTTTGTCGAACAATGTGGTTACGGTGACGATGAGTTGGACCCAGCGTGTTATGATAAAGGTGTCGTGGACGTTCCCGATGAAACACAAGAAGATCAAAAAAAAAGACTTGTCGCAGACGCAGAAGCGGCCACTCCAGGATCTGGCCCAGGTGTTGCCGCAAACTATGATACGGCAGACGTGGGTGATCCGGTCGGTCGTACAGCTGCCCCGGAAGATAAAGTACCTGACTATAGGGCTCGCATCACCCAGTGGATGTAGTGTCGTAGACTTGTTCAGGGGTTTGACAAGCCCACTGATAGCATTTTTCCGGATATTCACTTGCGGATGATACTTGGTTTTTATAAAGTTGACAATAGTGACGGAGGGGTTGTACCACCTGCGTCTCCGATAAAATATAATGTTGACAACACCCAAACAAAGATAAATGTCGATACCATACAACCTAATACCATTCAACTTGAACTATCCCATCGAGAGGGCGCGCGCCGACGTCCAAAAGACCAACATCAAGACCAACATCAAGCAGGCCCTGGAAGAAGTCTTCGGGGACCAGCTGAAGAGGATTGAAACTGCGGTGGGGAACGGTGGGGGCGGGGGTGGGACAGGAGGTGGGTGGAAACGGCAAAAAAGGACAATCAAAAAGCTGACAAAAGAGAAACAACATGCACTAGACTTGGCGAAAATACGTCTCGATGAACTGAATGCGCTTCGATCGAATCAAGGTGGTGCGTCGGCATCCGACTTGGCCGACGCTAAGCAAAAATTAGCAGAGGCACTCCGAAATCTCCAAACATGCGAAGGGAAGAGAAACGATGGTGCCCAGAAAATACTCGACATGAAAGCTTTGGTGACGGAGGTGACAAGAAAGAAACCTTCTCAAGACACTATCGATGTCCTGAAGCAAAGTCTCATTGACAAAGGTGAAGAAAGATTTGCGAATAAAATCGATACTTTGTTTACTGCAATCGAAGGGTGTAAGCATCGGCTGCTGGAATTACAGTCTCTCAAGACAACAGGACCAGCAGATCCCCAGCGCGAGGCAGAAATCTCTGGTTTGAGACAAAAGATTGCTAATCTTCAAGAAACAGCACAACAGGCCGGCACCGATTGTGACAAACGGCTTGATTATTTGAGGGGCCAACACAAAGATGCAGTCACCTCCCTCAAGCAACAGCTCGACGAGTGCCGAAAACAAGTGGGAGGTTTGCCCACTGACGAGGCAGTGAAGGCACTTGAGACAAAGCTGGCCGCGTGTGAGAAGAGTGTCGAGGAATACAGACGTCGAGTAGCCAAGTTACAATCACCCGAACTTGAAGGCAGCGAGAAATGCGGTGCCCTGAAAGATCAGATGGGGCTTTTGGAAAAGCAGATCGAGTCAATGAAAGCAGAGGCGACACGAATTGAAAACGAGGTTGAGCAACAAAGGGAAACGGCAGCACAAGAAGCAACACGAGCACAAAAACAAGCAGTCGAAGCACAGAAAAGCGCGTCGGAAGCCGAAGCAGCCGAACAAATCAAAAACCTGTTGGCAGAAAAGGCAAAAGTACATGAAGCTGAGCTCAAAGAAAAAGAAGGGACGCCAGCAGCCTCGATAGCGCGGGCGACAGCAGAGGTAGAGCAGGCTCGGAAAGAGGCCGATGAGGCAAAAGCGTTAACCCGCGCAGCACAACAACAAGCCGCCGATGCTAAGAAGCAAGCCAGTGATTGTCAAGTAAAACTCGATAGTTTAATTCAAAACGCTGGGACTGGAGGTGGGACTGGAGGCGCAAGTGGAGGCGCAAGTGGAGGCGGAGGCGGAGGTGGGACTGGAGGCGCAAGTGGAGGCGCAAGTGGAGGCGGAGGCGGAGGTGGGACTGGAGGCGCAGGTGGAGGCGGAGGCGGAGGCGGAGGCGGGGGCGGAGGCGGAGGCGGAGGCGGGGGCGGAGGCGGACGCGGAAGCGGTAACGTACGTGGAGTGGATATTGAACAAATTATTGCAGACGCAACTTGGCTACAAACCTTCAAGAACGCCGTGACACCAAAAACAAATCAAGCTGGAAAATTCACTCACGGCCCTGGCAAAGCCACTTTAAGCACATACGTGGTGTCGAAACTCGGTTTTGTTGGAAAGAAGGACATGATCAATCTCGGCAGCCTTCTTAGCGACAAAAGGATACCGGCAGACGAACCATCTCGAAACAGTGAACACCGCGTTCAATACCATAAATGGAACTTCGCAACGCCTACTCCGAGAAACATCACACTCCAAGAGAAAACGGTAAATCTGACAAATACGGAGGCTTTCCGTATCTTCCTCGGGATAAGATCACGTATAGTGGCAGATGGCGGTAGTCTTCTCATCGCACGCACAGAAAACGCCCGTCTGTTCTCAATGATTGTTGGTTATTTCGGATTGATCACTCCGAAAAGCGATGGGAAAGAAAGACAGGTTCATTTGAAACCGAATGAGAGTGGGCAGTTTACCCGGGATGATCTTAACAAGGCTTCTTTTGATCTCTCAAATTTGTTCGTATGGATGTAAATCGGCTCTCATCACTGCGCCGAGCTATTTAATCGATGTACCCCGCTCACGTCTCGGACACACTGGTCTCTTTAATACATTCCAATTTCAAGCTCTTCAAATGCACATACTTCCTCAGCTTGGTCAACACCATCATCAAACTCGCGTTTCTCAAAAAGACGCATGGTTACAACGTTATCGGTTGGATTCCGGGAAGGAGATGGACCGAATTCCTCATTTGTATCGCGGGCACGTATTGTCCGTCGGAGTCGTCAGCCTCGACTCTTCCTTCACAACTCAAAAGCCAGGTTACGACACACCTTGTGTACGATCTCACCGTCGAGCTCTACACAGTCCCGATAAACCCATTTATCTATCTGGCGAAGGAACTTGAGATGCACACGATCGTAGCACAGGTGACACCGGGAACTCGCAGAGTCGCCTTCCGTGCATACCACATACACGCCTGCGTCCGAATCCACCAAGGGGCTCGAACCGCCGGAACCGCCGGAACTACTGCAACCGCCGGAACCGCCGGAACCGCCGGAACCGCCGGAACCGCTGGAACCGCTGAAAACTGCGTCTCGACACAATTTGTGCACGACTTCACCGTCGTGCTCAACGCAGTCCCGATAAACCCATTCCTCCATCTCGTGACGATACTCGAGGTGAAGGCGATCCATGCACAAGTGACAATGGTAGGTATACGGCGTGTCACTCGGGCATACAACATACACGCCAGGGTCCATCGAGAGGGCGGAACCGGTTCCACCGGTGAGCATTTCACGAACTACGTCACGACACGTCTTGTGTATGATCTCACCGTCGTGCTCAACGCATTCCCGATAAACCCATTCTTTCATCTCCTTATGGTATGTGAGATGAATGCGTCCCTTGCAAGCGTGACAATGGTAGGCATCTGGCGTGTCATCCGAGCATACAAGATACTCGGAACGACCGCTCGAAGCCCTTGACTCGCTCGAACAGGTGGAACGGGAATCATCCAAGACGGATTCAGAGTGACAGCAATGGTGCCCGGAGATCCACTGGTGACATGCCGGGCAAAACACGAACCTGCGTACTGTAGTAGAAGAAGAAACGATATCTTCAGCCAACAAACCCTGGCGCGCTCTAGGCCACCCATGAAAGGCGGGGAAAGAGCACGGTACACCCCTACGAAGCTTGACGTCGCAATCCCACCTCGTCATTGCTTTTCGGAAAAGTATAACGAACGGTGGATTACACAAAGAAGCCCGCAATATTTTTTTTCACAAATTGTGTTCTCGCGAGTGCGGCTCTGTTATCGCAACCTATAATAGCCATCGAAGCCTAAAGTTTTCGCGTATTTATCTCAAACATGTTTATTGTTGACTTTCTCAGTTATAAATGTCACACTATGAGTTCACAATTCGTTCAGATATCACAACTTCCACCCTCGTTGGAACGTCACTCGTGTCAAGTTCGCGACGCATGGTACACCGAATGGATAAACATTCAAAACATTATATTTACAATAACAATAACGTGCCAGGGCATGACGTCATCGAATACGGAAAGATTGGAAGTTTCCATTTTCAGGGAGGACAAAAACAAGACAATGATATCGTCGATAATGAATCCTCGTGTCCGGGGTGGCATGGGAACGATCATGCTCGACATCGCGCGAGACGTTACAGCAAGGGTACCGACTTTATGTTACACCGGTCGTGCATGGACCATTTCGAGAGACCTTGAGTATACATTGTCGGATGAAGACGTCGTTATGAATTTTAAAACATGTACCTATCTCTTTGGGGGCTCCGTTTACCAGATACACGCAGAGAATGACAAATCTAGATTTTCGCACATACTACCGGGAATACATGACATAGATCTACTGTGTGAAATATTCCCCGATCCATCCCTCGTCGCACGACATGGAGGAGGGTACGGGAGCAACCAAGAACTAGCTCGCTTGTTCGATCCACCTGTGGTGGAGGATCTCCTCAGGAAAAAACACGACGACGTGCTGAATCAGCCCGGTCCCATGCCATATGTGTTACGTGAGCTTGTATCTACTGTTCGGAAGCGATTGAAATCTGTGACCCCAAAAAAATATTACTACAGGAAGACGGACGCAGAACCATACCCGGATGAGATCGAGATTATCCCTTCCGTCCTGGAGCCTGATTCTGAGGAACTTATCTACCAGGAGATCGTTGACGAGATTTTTCTCATCAGGGTGGCACACGAAAATATCAATACCAAGATTCAAGTGGAAGTAAGGGGACAGATGGGTGACTTTGTGGGACATGATCATGTCTTGGAGATAATTTTTGACCAAACCAAGCTTGAGTCTCGCATAGATTGTGGTGACCTCGTGAAAGTCAATGGTATTTTCGTTGACTCAAAAAAAAACCTATTTCACATGAATATGATGTCCGGTTTCAGCCGATTAACACTTGGGAAAGAGCTTTCCGATATACCAGGACAAGAGAGTGAGTCTCATCATGCGTTTGGTAAGTGTGCTCTGGATGTATTGAGATTGACATACATAATCTTGACAGACTTGGACTCTGCATCTCCCTGGGTCACGACCCCCGTGTATGACAGGGCGATCAGCGTGGAGCTGCCGATTTCTTTCAAGGGGACTGCGATGACTCCGATCAGTTACTTTATTGTGTACATGGCGTTTATGGCCCCGTGTGTCGATAGATCAGGTGTCGGGAGGTTCCAGCTACACGACGACGTTACCGTAGAAGGGAGTGTGAACCCCAGGGCATCCGTACTGATGGGGGAAATACTCAGGCTATTTTCTGAATTATCATCGACCACTCTCAAGGAAGAGACGGCAAAGCTATCGAAAATCATACAAGAAGGTTCTGAATCAAGAACTCAATTGTTTCGTGATCGCGGCCGTGACAACACGATGCTGATCAATAAAGCTGATCGAATTAAACAGAAACAAACCAATGAATGGGCGCTCAGAGATTTCGATCTGGAAACAGATGCTACGGTAAGATCACTCTGGTCGGGAGGTAAATACCACGACACAGTCCTGTTTCAAAACAGGAGTGGTAGAATGTATGTCACACTTGATGGTACGAACCATTTCCACGCAAAGAAATATAGAGTCAGAAGGGGCAACATTGAATTTACAATCACCTCGACGGATAAGGCGAACGTTGATGCAGTCGAATTCAATTACAAGGTCGTTGATATTCTCAAAAACACGCAGAATCTCGGTACCCCACTGTACCTGAAGAACACGGTTGAGGCATGGCGCAACGAATTATTCGACATGGATATTCAAGCGGTGGTGCTGATGGAAAGCCACCGGCACCACACAAATGCCCTGTTTCGAAATAGGGACGACGACATGTACATTACAATTGATGGTAGCCCGACGTATATCGTGAATAATTACAAACTGCGTGAAGGTATGCTTGAATTTTCATTCGACGATAAATCCAAGAGAGCAGTAGTCGACGCGGCCAAGTTCAGTGAAAAAGTACTGCAAACCCTCGAACACCCCTATAATACTAACAGAAATGATATCATCGTTTCTGTAAGACGAGTCGTTTCGAAATGATATCATCGTTTCTGAAAGGCGAGTCACTTCCTATAATACAACGCACGTGGTTTGAAATGGAACAAAATTGTCATTAGTCGCCCTCGTGCCATTGAACCGAGAAGGTTGACACGTTCGTTATTTTTCTGTAAAGTTACGACGTTGTTTTTCGTCGTGAAGACGCACTTCAGGTTGTGCCATATACACGAATACATGTTTAAACCAGTCACATTCTGGAGAGACCCCTCATCGGTCTCATGGTCCCGGTAGAATGCCACTACCATGCGACTATTGTCAGACAATATACACTCGGCCACACGACTGTATTCTGAAACGTAAAATTTGATCTCTTCGCAGTTGGGATCGGCAAACACGTTTTGTTTCGCGACGTCCACTAATCTGGCCAGGTATGAACCAATGTTTTTCTTCTTTTTGTGTCGGTGTTCGTACAACTGAAGATAGAAATCCTTCAGTATTTTGAGAAGCATTGGTTTCAAACGGATGCCCATGTCAACTTCACTTTTTTTGTTCAATAAAAAGGGGATTTCGCAACTGACTCGACCAATACGATGCGATTCATATTGTTTGAATAAGATGGACACCACCGTCGGGTCCATGGACGCGATTTCGGATAAAGTTCGCGTGTCTTCTTCAGTAGGTGAGCTCAGCAAGTATGCGTACAGCTCGGCTTCGTGTAACGGCAAGCACAACAATTCGAAAAGATGTTTATGCTCGCTAAGCATTTCCAATGCAGATATTACGTCTTCTTTTCTCAAACCAAGCTCTTCCTGCCAGTTGTGTGTTGCCCACGCCGCTTGCAGGAAAACTGTAAAAACGGTTGTCAACAGCCCACTGCTCTCGATAATACGTTCGATTTCTCCAATGCTGAAGTGCATTCTATCGTACGCGACGGTAACTACGACTTTTTCGTCCTCGTGGCCATAACGTACTTCGCCATGGAAAAGTGGATCGATGGACTCGACATCGGCAACGATGGTATCGATTCTCTTGATAATACTGTCGTCCAACGAATTATAAGTATCTCCCATTAGTTTCTCTGCATCGGCAAGCTTTCTCGCAACCCTTTGTCCCCCTCTGTTCTTCTTTCTTCCTCTGCCCTTCTTACCCTGCTTCTTCTTTTTGGGTGCATTCCGGTGTACGTTGTCACCGCTGGTACTCACCCCATCTCCTTGCTTGTGTTCATTTTGCGTTTGTGCCTCCTCTTCATCGTCATTCTCTTTTTTGTGTTCATTTTGTTTTTGTTCCTCCTCTTCATCACTATCATCATCAGCATCAGCATCCTCATCCTCCTCCTCCTCCTCCTCCCGCCCACCCCCAGCTTCCCTTTCTGTAGCTATAGCTTCCGTTTCTGCCTGCTTCGCTAGGTTGATAACTTGCCTGGCTTCGAGCAACTCTTTCTTTAATTTGCGAACAACGCCGCGATAAGCAATGTAAACCTTGTTAAGTTCATTCCGTATATGCTCGTGCGACACGTCGTCGTTCGTCATGACATAATGACCTCCAGAAGCATATGCAACACTTCTCATGAGGATGCATTTGGTAAAAAACTTGGTGCGTAATCTCACACACTCCCGCAATGGTGTAATTAACGCTTCGAACATCTCGATGTTTTCATCGGAGGCCGGCAAAGTAGCCCCTGTTGCAGCCAGATGTAAGAGGTGACGAACGTAGTCGTTGACGCCCTCTGTTCGAATTCTTAGCCTTGCCACCTCTTCCTTCAGAGTATTACATTCTTTGTGGTAAGTACGATTGAGATGTCTGCACTCTCTCTCCAGAGCGTCATCATCACTTGCAATGCGAAGCTCTTGCTGTTTTTTCAATCGTCGATTCATGCTCACGCGGGGACCAAGTATAAACATCTGGTTACACGCAACATATTTTTCCCAGGAATTCGTCGTGTCGTCAGGTACGTCCAAACCCACCCCCGGCGTCCTCACAACCATGCCTCGCCTACTACCAAAGGACACCCTTCAGCACATCCTGAGCTTTGTCAAGGAAGACTCGTTTGCGATCATCGGGTCAGTGTGCCGAGATTTCAGGAATTGCTACGGCTCGGGCGAGAGAGTCACCAGGACTTCCAAGTACACGCAATCCCTACGACTGTTTCAGCAGGCAACGGCAAAGAACATCGAATTCAAAAGCCTTGGCCTGCTGGACGACCTGATTTCGAGGGACGAGATCGACGTTATTCCCTCTTTGTTGGCGCGCGGCTACGAGTGGGACCACTTCTGCGTGCAGCGCGCGGCGGAGACCAACAACTACAAGTTCTTCCAGTGGCTCCAAACCACCGATGATCTCCCCTGGTTGGTGGAGAACGCACATCGCGCGGCTGCCAAAGAGGGGAACCTGGAGATGATGATTTATTTGGTCGACAGCGGAGCGGGTTTCCCGGACAGTGGCTCGCGTGCCGTAACAAATGATTGCAAGATCGTCGAGTGGTTGCGCGAGTTACAGCTCGACCCCGCGCACGCCTTTGTGAGAGCTGCGAGGGAGGACGATGTCTGCGTCTTCGAGCAGACCGAGTCCTTCGATGACCACGGTCTCAACCGAGCGTGTGTCAGAGAAGCGTGCGTCCACGGCGCGTTCAACGTGCTGGAGTTCTTCCGGGTTTTTGTCGATGTTGGTCCGACGGTGTCAGATGTAGCCGCGGCACTGCACTTCCAGACGGTTGACATCTTGGATTGGTGCCGGGAATTCTTTCCGTGCTTGGTCGAGGAGTTGTCAGGGATGCGTTTGCGTTTGCGTTCGGCACTTTGAAGGAAATATATTTCTCTGTTTGCAAGCACGACGATGGATGAGTGGTTCGTCCGTCTCGTAACCGTGCCGTCGGACGGCTCGTGCTTTTTCTCGTCGGTCGCGATTGCTCTGAATGACTCGGTCGGATCTTGGAGACACAATCACAAAGTAACAAACATGTTGCGAACTCACTGGCACAACTACCTCGAGCTAGGACTGGAATCGCCAGACAACTTCACCGCCAAGTTTGTCAGATACATCTCGTCCGTGAGCATCGGCGAAGAAGATCTGCTTGCGTACAACGAGGTTGCTCGTGCTGACAAGAAAAAAACTTTCGAGTGCGCCGACGACTTGGCAGAGCACGTTCTTCTCTCCGATTGTTGGGTCGACACCGTTACATTCGGCGCATTCCTCAAGTCGCTCGACTGTTCCGTCGCAGTAGTTGTGCTCGACCACGAACTCAAACAACCGCTGAACATGCTCGACGCTCTCACGAGAGACAAAGACTTTTACATCTGTCTCTGGCTGCAGGACTCACACTATCAGCCGATGCAGCTCGTTCACGAAGGCCGAGAGTTGGGTGCGTGCGTGTCGAGAGAGATCATTCGACAATTCATGGGAGACTGCTACCCTTCCCACAAACACAGGTTTTGAAATCAAATTTAATTCTATAAACACCTCCACCGAGCACATAGCGCGATAGAAGCACGTTTCGCCCGCCGTTCCATCTCACAGGCTCTCTTCTCCAAGCTATCGTTCAGTGCAATCACGCGATCGAGGTGATCCTTTTGCTCGGCCGCTTTCGTCGTGAGCGCGTCCACATCGCATCGGCACTCGTCCCACTTTCTCTTCAACGCAGCGACCTCGCCGTTGAGACGCGTTTCTTTCGGGGTGTGGGAAATCTTTTTCCACGTCTCGACTTCCTCAGCCTCGGACTTTACCCGGTCCTCCAGACGCAAAATCTTGGCGTTGGCCGCGAACAGCTGCTGCTTCTGGGCTTCACACATCTCCCGGGCTCTGGCGAGCTCCAGAGTGGCATGGGCTGCTGCCTTGATGCGCGCCATTTCCTTCTTGGCTTTGCCGGCTTTGCTAGCTTTGCTGGCTTTGCTGGCTTTGCCGGCTTTTTTGCCGGCTTTGCTGGCTTTGCTGGCTTTACCGGCTTTGCTGGCTTTGCTGGCTTTGCTGGCTTTGCTGGATTTTCTGGATTTTCTGAGCTGAGTGGCCTTCATGACGTCCTGGGCAGCCCCCTCGTCTAGGATAGTCTCCAGGAAAAACGTCTTGGCGGCACGGACCTTCATCCCCGCATAGGTTTCGCACGGTGTCTTGTGCGACTGCGAAATGATGGCAAACATGATGTCCAAGAACTCGCCCCTCGACCCCATCTCCGTGCCGTCGACTACAAGACAATTATTCAGGGTGTCGATAGTGGCCTTGTCGAAGTTAACGTGCGAGCAATCCGTAGTCAATCTCGGTCGCGGTACCTTGAACGCCTCGAGCCGAAAGCACGCGCAACACCTATCGGCGATGACGGCAGCGTGCCTCTCCAAGGTTGCCCGAGCGTTGCCCATGTCCTCGGCGGTCGCGCCCGCTACGACGTACCCAAGGTCGCTCGAAGACTCCCCGCGTTTTAGAATGTTGGCAAGAATGTCGAAAAACATCAAAACGAACTCAGCCTGCAGCTCGCGCTCAACTTCTCTCAAAACACCTTTCTTCCGTTTAGAAACCATTATGTTGTCGAGAAGGGTCAGGACGCTGTCGCTACACAGCGACAAGGAGAAGACCTTCTTCATCACGCGGCGATCGAAGTCCTCCAATCCACGGAAGCGATCGCAGATGGCTTTGACCAACCCGTCTTCCCTGTCCCGGCCCTCGGCGATCGATGTCGCGACACACATGGCGATTTCGACCTTGCGATCGGAAACGTTGCCACCACCGGAAGGGAACCCGCTTCGGAGGAACGACTTGGCCGCTTTCGCCAGCTGCGCTTCGGGTCGCGATCCCAGCACACGCCTGTACGAGGCCTCGTGATGTTCACGATGTTCGCCACCGTCCCCACGGCCATGCCGGAGCGCGAGGGAACATGTAGTGATCCTTTCGAAAAGCTTGGTGGGCGTGGTCATCGTTTTAAGCTGGAGGGTTTATGCATTCCTGAGGAGTCATCGGACAAAGTTATTAATAAACTTTGCAACTACAATTTGTAGCGACCGGAGCATACAGCAACATGGCGAAGGCAGAGCAACTGGTTTTCATGCATGTGGCCATAACGGCGGTGGGGTCAGACCTTCATTATCGCTTCAAGGTCGTCAGTACAAGAACGGAGAAGGAGAGGCTTGTTCTCGGGAAAGAAGCTTCCACGAGCCCCGATGACCACTTTTCCTTCATCGTTGGGCCAACACAGGAGGATGTTGACAAAACGAGTGTACCGGGAGGCGAAACGGTCATCTACCTGACGCCCACGTCAAAGAACAACCTGAGCAATTGTACTTCTCGGGACAGAAGAGTTACAATAGCCGCGACAGCAGCCATGGATGGATGCATGTGTATTTTATCTTTCCCTTCAGATCAGCGCACACGGCCAGAAGTAAGAGATCGGGGCAGCACCACTGCAGCCTTGGCGTTTGAGATGATGCGGGACGAGGCCATTGCTGAAGACGAAATTGTGTTTCATTGATTTGCAAAATGAAGATAACGCGGAAAAAAAATGTTGCGTGAGTACTATTATACATAAACGTACAACCATGTATGGCACACTAACCCACTCACAACTACTGTCCAAGGCACGCAAGATGAAAGTGATTGAGAAGAAACGTATGTCTGCAGCAACCAAGAAAAAGAGAGGAGCAGAGAGGCGAAAAGTTCGAGCCGATGCCAAATGTAAATCAGACCCAAAAGTACTGTCTGCCAAATTTAAAGCCGCGGTACCATCAGCCTACAAGATATCGCATCTTGACTACTATGGCTTTCTCGATTTGAAAAAAATGATAAGCAAACACCTCAGCAAAATTCGTGCGCACGCGAAGAGGTGCAACAAGGATTTCAACGATCAACTTGCTCAAGAATGGTAACGATCGGGCCGGTACTGTATTTATTCGTCCATTTCATCCCCACTCCACTGATCCTGAGAGCCATGACCCGCGTTGAACTTTTCCCAAATCATGTCGGCTTCCTGCTTGCGCGTCATCTTTTTCCGTGTCAACGACTCACGATCCTGCCTAAGAGCTGTCTCGTTCTTTTGAGTCATCGCTAAAGATATTTTTATGCGCTTGTTCTCCCTCTCTAGTTCGTTGCTCTTTTCCTTTAGCGCCGGAATCTGTTTCGCGAACTTGCGACAAATATCCCCGCTTTCCAAGAGCCTTTTCTTGAGCAACTCGAACTCCTCTCGTGAACACGAGAGGTCCTCCTTCAACTTAGAAATATCTTTCTCTAGGCCCGAATTCTTTTCCTCTAGAGATTTATTCTGTTGGTAAAGCTCGCGCGCTTCATGGGATGCAAGTATTGCTTTCCGCGTTTCCTCCGCCTGAGCTTTGTCTAGCATCTTTTCCAGGAAGAAGTGTTTGACAGACTCCAGCTGCAGGCGGCGGTAGGTCACGACGGGGTCGCGTGGGTTTGACGCATGAGAGATCGCAGCGAACATCATCTCCAGGAACTCTCCCTTCTCATCCTTGTCCATGAGACTTTCTTTCAGCAGGTCGATTGTATTTTTCGCGTTTTCCAGTTTGTCTTCCGTAACACCTCCGAATCGCACAGGATCGCATCCGATCGACACTTGGGGGAAACCATCGCCAGCTGGAAACAGGTTGTTATTCTTGCGAGGCAGCCGGAGAACGTTTCTCTGGAAACATGGAGAGCACCTGGTGGCGATTTCTCCCAAATGATTGTCCATGATCTCCCGCGCTAGCTTCATGTCGGTAGATGTCACATTTGACGTGTATCCCAAATCGGCGAGTGTATGCATGTCGCGCACTACCATCTCCATGCCATTAAAGAATATTTCAACAAACTCCATATTGAAGACATGTTCAAATACAAGAGTACCTTCCGTCTTGGATATTAATAAGTTGTCCAAGACCTTACGAACCCTGTCATTACAAAGAGAAATCTTAAATATCTGTTCCATCGCATGCCGATCAAAGTCGTAGACGCACCGAAAACGATCACAAACCTCTTTGGCCAGGCCATTTTCAGCATTGTCGTACGCGACGAGAATTGCGAGATAAAGTGCGAATTTGGCCTTTGCATCATCAGGGCTGTGCCAACCTCGTTTCATGTATTCTAGAGCAGCTCTGGTCACGTCCTTCGTTCTCGGAAGTTCGGACACAGGAGTGTTGCCGTGTATAAACTTCACAACTTCGTCGTACGATGAAACTTCGTCGTGCGATGAATGACGGACATTCCCGATTTTTTCGTTCTTGTGGTGGCGAATTGCATTCGAACATGCCATGATTCGCTTGAACAGTGGAGATGACGTAGCCATGTTAACAGAATGCCTATAATGTAATAGAACAACAAAATAAATACGCCAATACAACCGCGAACAGTTGCAGGTGGACAACAGTCCGTCCGCACGAGCTGTGGAAAAACGCAGGGGGTGTGTCTGGAACTGTCCTTATGGCGATAAAAAGAGGTTGAAAATCAGCTGAGATCCGAGAGTCAGATGATTTGCAAATCCTTGATGATGATGATCGATGGCAAGAACCGACGTTCTGAAGAAAACACAGAAGGTTGTAGGTATTCACGCGCGATCGGAGGTGGACAACAGGCCGTCCGCACGAGCTGTGGAAAAACGCAGGGGGTGTGTCTGGAACTGTCCTTATGGCGATAAAAAGAGGTTGAATATCAGCTGAGATCCGAGCGTCAGATGATTTGCAAATCCTTGATGATGATGATCGATGGCAAGAACCGACGTTCTCCCCGCCGACTTTCGGAGGACCGATGGACATCAGAAGAAAACACATAAGGTTGTAGGTATTCACGCGCGATCGGAGGTGGACAACAGTCCGTCCGCACGAGCTGTGGAAAAACGCAGGGGGTGTGTCTGGAACTGTCCTTATGGCGATAAAAAGAGGTTGAAAATCAGCTGAGATCCGAGCGTCAGATGATTTGCAAATCCTTGATGATGATGATCGATGGCAAGAACCGACGTTCTCCCCGCCGACTTTCGGAGGACCGATAGACATCAGAAGAAAACACAGAAGGTTGTGGGTATTCACGCGCGATCGGAGGTGGACAACAGTCCGTCCGCACGAGCTGTGGAAAAACGCAGGGGGTGTGTCTGGAACTGTCCTTATGGTGATAAAAAGAGGTTGAAAATCAGCTGAGATCCGAGCGTCAGATGATTTGCAAATCCTTGATGATGATGATCGATGGCAAGAACCGACGTTCTCCCCGCCGACTTTCGGAGGACCGATGGACATCAGAAGAAAACACAGAAGGTTGTAGGTATTCACGCGCGATCGGAGGTGGACAACAGTCCGTCCGCACGAGCTGTGGAAAAACGCAGGGGGTGTGTCTGGAACTGTCCTTATGGCGATAAAAAGAGGTTGAAAATCAGCTGAGATCCGAGAGTCAGATGATTTGCAAATCGATGATGATGATGATCGATGGCAAGAACCGACGTTCTCCCCGCCGACTTTCGGAGGACCGATGGGATTATCAGAAAACACAGAAGGTTGTAGGTATTCACGCGCGATCGGAGGTGGACAACAGTCCGTCCGCACGAGCTGTGGAAAAACGCAGGGGGTGTGTCTGGAACTGTCCTTATGGCGATAAAAAGAGGTTGAAAATCAGCTGAGATCCGAGCGTCAGATGATTTGCAAATCCTTGATGATGATGATCGACGGCAAGAACCGACGTTCTCCCCGCCGACTTTCGGAGGACCGATGGACATCAGAAGAAAACACAGAAGGTTGTAGGTATTCCCGCGCGATTCGGAGGTGGACGACAGTCCGTCCGCACGAGCTGTGGAAAAACGCAGGGGGTGTGTCTGGAACTGTCCTTATAACGATAAAAAGGGGTTGAATATCAGCTGAGATCCGAGAGTCAGATGATTTGCAAATCCTTGATGATGATGATCGACGGCAAGAACCGACGTTCTCCCCGCCGACTTTCGGAGGACCGATGGACATCAGAAGAAAACACAGAAGGTTGTAGGTATTCACGCGCGATCGGAGGTGGACAACAGTCCGTCCGCACGAGCTGTGGAAAAACGCAGGGGGTGTGTCTGGAACTGTCCTTATGGCGATAAAAAGAGGTTGAAAATCAGCTGAGATCCGAGCGTCAGATGATTTGCAAATCCTTGATGATGATGATCGATGGCAAGAACCGACGTTCTCCCCGCCGACTTTCGGAGGACCGATGGACATCAGAAGAAAACACAGAAGGTTGTAGGTATTCACGCGCGATCGGAGGTGGACAACAGTCCGTCCGCACGAGCTCTGGTAAAACGCAGGGGGTGTGTCTGGAACTGTCCTTATGGCGATAAAAAGAGGTTGAAAATCAGCTGAGATCCGAGCGTCAGATGATTTGCAAATCCTTGATGATGATGATCGATGGCAAGAACCGACGTTCTCCCCGCCGACTTTCGGAGGACCGATGGACATCAGAAGAAAACACAGAAGGTTGTAGGTATTCACGCGCGATCGGAGGTGGACAACAGTCCGTCCGCACGAGCTGTGGAAAAACGCAGGGGGTGTGTCTGGAACTGTCCTTATGGCGATAAAAAGAGGTTGAAAATCAGCTGAGATCCGAGCGTCAGATGATTTGCAAATCCTTGATGATGATGATCGACGGCAAGAACCGACGTTCTCCCCGCCGACTTTCGGAGGACCGATGGGATTATCAGAAAACACAGAAGGTTGTAGGTATTCCCGCGCGATTCGGAGGTGGACGACAGTCCGTCCGCACGAGCTGTGGAAAAACGCAGGGGGTGTGTCTGGAACTGTCCTTATGGCGATAAAAAGAGGTTGAATATCAGCTGAGATCCGAGAGTCAGATGATTTGCAAATCCTCGATGATGATGATCGACGGCAAGAACCGACGTTCTCCCCGCCGACTTTCGGAGGACCGATGGACATCAGAAGAAAACACAGAAGGTTGTAGGTATTCACGCGCGATCGGAGGTGGACGACAGTCCGTCCGCACGAGCTGTGGAAAAACGCAGGGGGTGTGTCTGGAACTGTCCTTATGGCGATAAAAAGAGGTTGAATATCAGCTGAGATCCGAGAGTCAGATGATTTGCAAATCCTCGATGATGATGATCGACGGCAAGAACCGACGTTCTCCCCGCCGACTTTCGGAGGACCGATGGACATCAGAACTCTTTCATCAGAAGGTTGTAGGTATTCACGCGCGATCGGAGGTGGACAACAGTCCGTCCGCACGAGCTGTGGAAAAACGCAGGGGGTGTGTCTGGAACTGTCCTTATGGCGATAAAAAGAGGTTGAAAATCAGCTGAGATCCGAGCGTCAGATGATTTGCAAATCCTTGATGATGATGATCGATGGCAAGAACCGACGTTCTCCCCGCCGACTTTCGGAGGACCGATGGACATCAGAAGAAAACACAGAAGGTTGTAGGTATTCACGCGCGATCGGAGGTGGACAACAGTCCGTCCGCACGAGCTGTGGAAAAACGCAGGGGGTGTGTCTGGAACTGTCCTTATGGCGATAAAAAGAGGTTGAAAATCAGCTGAGATCCGAGCGTCAGATGATTTGCAAATCCTTGATGATGATGATCGACGGCAAGAACCGACGTTCTCCCCGCCGACTTTCGGAGGACCGATGGGATTATCAGAAAACACAGAAGGTTGTAGGTATTCCCGCGCGATCGGAGGTGGACAACAGTCCGTCCGCACGAGCTCTGGTAAAACGCAGGGGGTGTGTCTGGAACTGTCCTTATGGCGATAAAAAGAGGTTGAAAATCAGCTGAGATCCGAGCGTCAGATGATTTGCAAATCCTTGATGATGATGATCGATGGCAAGAACCGACGTTCTCCCCGCCGACTTTCGGAGGACCGATGGACATCAGAAGAAAACACAGAAGGTTGTAGGTATTCACGCGCGATCGGAGGTGGACAACAGTCCGTCCGCACGAGCTGTGGAAAAACGCAGGGGGTGTGTCTGGAACTGTCCTTATGGCGATAAAAAGAGGTTGAAAATCAGCTGAGATCCGAGCGTCAGATGATTTGCAAATCCTTGATGATGATGATCGATGGCAAGAACCGACGTTCTCCCCGCCGACTTTCGGAGGACCGATGGACATCAGAAGAAAACACAGAAGGTTGTAGGTATTCACGCGCGATCGGAGGTGGACAACAGTCCGTCCGCACGAGCTGTGGAAAAACGCAGGGGGTGTGTCTGGAACTGTCCTTATGGCGATAAAAAGAGGTTGAAAATCAGCTGAGATCCGAGCGTCAGATGATTTGCAAATCCTTGATGATGATGATCGATGGCAAGAACCGACGTTCTCCCCGCCGACTTTCGGAGGACCGATGGACATCAGAAGAAAACACAGAAGGTTGTAGGTATTCACGCGCGATCGGAGGTGGACGACAGTCCGTCCGCACGAGCTGTGGAAAAACGCAGGGGGTGTGTCTGGAACTGTCCTTATGGCGATAACAAGAGGTTGAAAATCAGCTGAGATCCGAGAGTCAGATGATTTGCAAATCGATGATGATGATGATCGATGGCAAGAACCGACGTTCTCCCCGCCGACTTTCGGAGGACCGATAGACATCAGAAGAAAACACAGAAGGTTGTAGGTATTCCCGCGCGATTCGGAGGTGGACGACAGTCCGTCCGCACGAGCTGTGGAAAAACGCAGGGGGTGTGTCTGGAACTGTCCTTATGGCGATAAAAAGGGGTTGAATATCAGCTGAGATCCGAGAGTCAGATGATTTGCAAATCCTTGATGATGATGATCGATGGCAAGAACCGACGTTCTCCCCGCCGACTTTCGGAGGACCGATGGACATCAGAAGAAAACACAGAAGGTTGTAGGTATTCACGCGCGATCGGAGGTGGACAACAGTCCGTCCGCACGAGCTGTGGAAAAACGCAGGGGGTGTGTCTGGAACTGTCCTTATGGCGATAAAAAGAGGTTGAAAATCAGCTGAGATCCGAGCGTCAGATGATTTGCAAATCCTTGATGATGATGATCGATGGCAAGAACCGACGTTCTCCCCGCCGACTTTCGGAGGACCGATGGACATCAGAAGAAAACACAGAAGGTTGTAGGTATTCACGCGCGATCGGAGGTGGACAACAGTCCGTCCGCACGAGCTGTGGAAAAACGCAGGGGGTGTGTCTGGAACTGTCCTTATGGCGATAAAAAGAGGTTGAAAATCAGCTGAGATCCGAGCGTCAGATGATTTGCAAATCCTTGATGATGATGATCGACGGCAAGAACCGACGTTCTCCCCGCCGACTTTCGGAGGACCGATGGGATTATCAGAAAACACAGAAGGTTGTAGGTATTCCCGCGCGATCGGAGGTGGACAACAGTCCGTCCGCACGAGCTCTGGTAAAACGCAGGGGGTGTGTCTGGAACTGTCCTTATGGCGATAAAAAGAGGTTGAAAATCAGCTGAGATCCGAGCGTCAGATGATTTGCAAATCCTTGATGATGATGATCGATGGCAAGAACCGACGTTCTCCCCGCCGACTTTCGGAGGACCGATGGACATCAGAAGAAAACACAGAAGGTTGTAGGTATTCACGCGCGATCGGAGGTGGACAACAGTCCGTCCGCACGAGCTCTGGAAAAACGCAGGGGGTGTGTCTGGAACTGTCCTTATGGCGATAAAAAGAGGTTGAAAATCAGCTGAGATCCGAGAGTCAGATGATTTGCAAATCCTTGATGATGATGATCGATGGCAAGAACCGACGTTCTCCCCGCCGACTTTCGGAGGACCGATGGACATCAGAAGAAAACACAGAAGGTTGTAGGTATTCACGCGCGATCGGAGGTGGACAACAGTCCGTCCGCACGAGCTCTGGAAAAACGCAGGGGGTGTGTCTGGAACTGTCCTTATGGCGATAACAAGAGGTTGAAAATCAGCTGAGATCCGAGCGTCAGATGATTTGCAAATCCTTGATGATGATGATCGATGGCAAGAACCGACGTTCTCCCCGCCGACTTTCGGAGGACCGATAGACATCAGAAGAAAACACAGAAGGTTGTGGGTATTCACGCGCGATCGGAGGTGGACAACAGTCCGTCCGCACGAGCTGTGGAAAAACGCAGGGGGTGTGTCTGGAACTGTCCTTATGGCGATAAAAAGAGGTTGAAATTCAGCTGAGATCCGAGCGTCAGATGATTTGCAAATCCTTGATGATGATGATCGATGGCAAGAACCGACGTTCTCCCCGCCGACTTTCGGAGGACCGATGGACATCAGAAGAAAACACAGAAGGTTGTAGGTATTCACGCGCGATCGGAGGTGGACAACAGTCCGTCCGCACGAGCTGTGGAAAAACGCAGGGGGTGTGTCTGGAACTGTCCTTATGGCGATAACAAGAGGTTGAAAATCAGCTGAGATCCGAGAGTCAGATGATTTGCAAATCCTTGATGATGATGATCGACGGCAAGAACCGACGTTCTCCCCGCCGACTTTCGGAGGACCGATGGACATCAGAAGAAAACACAGAAGGTTGTAGGTATTCACGCGCGATCGGAGGTGGACAACAGTCCGTCCGCACGAGCTCTGGTAAAACGCAGGGGGTGTGTCTGGAACTGTCCTTATGGCGATAAAAAGAGGTTGAAATTCAGCTGAGATCCGAGCGTCAGATGATTTGCAAATCCTTGATGATGATGATCGATGGCAAGAACCGACGTTCTCCCCGCCGACTTTCGGAGGACCGATAGACATCAGAAGAATACACAGAAGGTTGTGGGTATTCACGCGCGATCGGAGGTGGACGACAGTCCGTCCGCACGAGCTGTGGAAAAACGCAGGGGGTGTGTCTGGAACTGTCCTTATGGCGATAAAAAGAGGTTGAAAATCAGCTGAGATCCGAGCGTCAGATGATTTGCAAATCGATGATGATGATGATCGATGGCAAGAACCGACGTTCTCCCCGCCGACTTTCGGAGGACCGATGGACATCAGAAGAAAACACAGAAGGTTGTAGGTATTCACGCGCGATCGGAGGTGGACGACAGTCCGTCCGAACGAGCTCTGGTAAAACGCAGGGGGTGTGTCTGGAACTGTCCTTATGGCGATAACAAGAGGTTGAAAATCAGCTGAGATCCGAGAGTCAGATGATTTGCAAATCGATGATGATGATGATCGATGGCAAGAACCGACGTTCTCCCCGCCGACTTTCGGAGGACCGATAGACATCAGAAGAAAACACAGAAGGTTGTAGGTATTCACGCGCGATCGGAGGTGGACAACAGTCCGTCCGCACGAGCTGTGGAAAAACGCAGGGGGTGTGTCTGGAACTGTCCTTATGGCGATAAAAAAAGGTTGAAAATCAGCTGAGATCCGAGCGTCAGATGATTTGCAAATCCTTGATGATGATGATCGACGGCAAGAACCGACGTTCTCCCCGCCGACTTTCGGAGGACCGATGGGATTATCAGAAAACACAGAAGGTTGTAGGTATTCCCGCGCGATTCGGAGGTGGACGACAGTCCGTCCGCACGAGCTGTGGAAAAACGCAGGGGGTGTGTCTGGAACTGTCCTTATGGCGATAAAAAGGGGTTGAATATCAGCTGAGATCCGAGAGTCAGATGATTTGCAAATCCTTGATGATGATGATCGATGGCAAGAACCGACGTTCTCCCCGCCGACTTTCGGAGGACCGATGGACATCAGAAGAAAACACAGAAGGTTGTAGGTATTCACGCGCGATCGGAGGTGGACAACAGTCCGTCCGCACGAGCTGTGGAAAAACGCAGGGGGTGTGTCTGGAACTGTCCTTATGGCGATAAAAAGAGGTTGAAAATCAGCTGAGATCCGAGCGTCAGATGATTTGCAAATCCTTGATGATGATGATCGATGGCAAGAACCGACGTTCTCCCCGCCGACTTTCGGAGGACCGATGGACATCAGAAGAAAACACAGAAGGTTGTAGGTATTCACGCGCGATCGGAGGTGGACAACAGTCCGTCCGCACGAGCTGTGGAAAAACGCAGGGGGTGTGTCTGGAACTGTCCTTATGGCGATAAAAAGAGGTTGAAAATCAGCTGAGATCCGAGCGTCAGATGATTTGCAAATCCTTGATGATGATGATCGATGGCAAGAACCGACGTTCTCCCCGCCGACTTTCGGAGGACCGATGGACATCAGAAGAAAACACAGAAGGTTGTAGGTATTCACGCGCGATCGGAGGTGGACAACAGTCCGTCCGCACGAGCTGTGGAAAAACGCAGGGGGTGTGTCTGGAACTGTCCTTATGGCGATAAAAAGAGGTTGAAAAATCAGCTGAGATCCGAGCGTCAGATGATTTGCAAATCCTTGATGATGATGATCGATGGCAAGAACCGACGTTCTCCCCGCCGACTTTCGGAGGACCGATGGACATCAGAAGAAAACACAGAAGGTTGTAGGTATTCACGCGCGATCGGAGGTGGACAACAGTCCGTCCGCACGAGCTCTGGTAAAACGCAGGGGGTGTGTCTGGAACTGTCCTTATGGCGATAAAAAGAGGTTAAAAATCAGCTGAGATCCGAGCGTCAGATGATTTGCAAATCCTTGATGATGATGATCGATGGCAAGAACCGACGTTCTCCCCGCCGACTTTCGGAGGACCGATAGACATCAGAAGAAAACACAGAAGGTTGTGGGTATTCACGCGCGATCGGAGGTGGACGACAGTCCGTCCGCACGAGCTCTGGTAAAACGCAGGGGGTGTGTCTGGAACTGTCCTTATGGCGATAACAAGAGGTTGAAAATCAGCTGAGATCCGAGAGTCAGATGATTTGCAAATCCTTGATGATGATGATCGATGGCAAGAACCGACGTTCTCCCCGCCGACTTTCGGAGGACCGATGGACATCAGAAGAAAACACAGAAGGTTGTGGGTATTCACGCGCGATCGGAGGTGGACAACAGTCCGTCCGCACGAGCTGTGGAAAAACGCAGGGGGTGTGTCTGGAACTGTCCTTATGGCGATAAAAAGAGGTTGAAAATCAGCTGAGATCCGAGAGTCAGATGATTTGCAAATCCTTGATGATGATGATCGATGGCAAGAACCGACGTTCTCCCCGCCGACTTTCGGAGGACCGATGGACATCAGAAGAAAACACAGAAGGTTGTAGGTATTCACGCGCGATCGGAGGTGGACAACAGTCCGTCCGCACGAGCTGTGGAAAAACGCAGGGGGTGTGTCTGGAACTGTCCTTATGGCGATAAAAAGAGGTTGAAAATCAGCTGAGATCCGAGAGTCAGATGATTTGCAAATCCTTGATGATGATGATGATCGATGGCAAGAACCGACGTTCTCCCCGCCGACTTTCGGAGGACCGATGGACATCAGAAGAAAACACAGAAGGTTGTAGGTATTCACGCGCGATCGGAGGTGGACAACAGTCCGTCCGCACGAGCTGTGGAAAAACGCAGGGGGTGTGTCTGGAACTGTCCTTATGGTGATAAAAAGAGGTTGAAAATCAGCTGAGCGCACTGCTGTCAACGCCGTCCGCCTGCGCCCGCTCGTTTGGCCCCGGGGGGATACGGTGGTGGCGATTCACCATTGTCAACTTTAGGAAAACCAACTATAAAGTATCATCCGCAAGTGAAAATCCGGAAAAAATCCCTAAAACCACACCTGACCGAGCAATTTGCCGAAACCACGCATACCGATATTAGTCGACCCTACGTCGTCGCGATCCATTTCAAACTCTGGTGTCAGGCGGTGAAGTCTACAGGACTCTTCCGGTGATCCGATCTTAAAGTTTTTGCAACTCCGGATTCTCCGTTCTTTGTCCTCGACCGTGTCCTCTCCACACCCCGGGCACATCTTGGAAGTGTTGTATTCGTTCACCATCAACACCACGCCTCTACTTGCCATCTCTCTGATCAAAGCTTTCCTTGGTGCAGATGCCCTCCCTTTCTGCGCACGAAAAGACGCTTTGCCGAACAACATGACCCTGCAAGTGTCTTCTACGTGTCCCATGTACTTGTCTGCTATCAAGGCGAGTGTCTTCTGCGTAGCTCTGAAACGGTCAAACCTCATGAACTTCCTTCCTGTCTGCAAAGTCTCTCGGAATAACACCGGACCATTTACACACCACCGTCTGCAGTACTGGATGAACGTTGCGAGACAGGAAGTTCTTTTCTTCTCGTTGCCAAGACGATCGATGGCTACTCCATACGGCTGGCCCTTGCGCCTGAAAGTCTCGTACTCGTCTGAACGTGATGCAAGAGTATCACGACGATAATCGTCCCCGAACACACACGTCGAAGTTTTGAGGATGACGCCAGGGTCTTGCTTCGCCCAAGTTCTAGCCGTAGCCGAAGAAACGTTGATAACCTTGGCCTGGCCCGGGTCAGCGGACATCACGACGACGTCTTCCCTGATGCTTGTCGACTTCAAAAGGCTGGATATGTTGTACACCCCTCTTCCCTCTCCCAAGAGGCTTTCTAGCTGAACGTCAGCCCGGGGAAGCTTGTTGTACCCCTTCTCGTTCAGCTCGCTGGACCCGGAAAAAGCTTTCCTTCCGTGTTCTAGTGTCTTAAGCAAAAGCTTGATCTGTACACCGTCCGTCAAGAAACTCTCGCCAATCATCCAGGGGCACTTGTCCGGACCACTTTCTAGCAGACTCGAGAGGTAGCCATGCTCGCTTGACGCGTACCTGGCGTTCTCCTTGTTCACGAGACACTTGACATTTGCCTCTTTGGAAAAAGGTCGGAGGACGTCCTTGTACCACCAAGCATCGTTGGAGTGCAGGAGCCCCCATGACCCGAGCGTCTTCATGTCGATGTAGATGAACACCGCCCCCGTTGAGCAAATGGGTAGCACCGCAGTGTCTTTGGGGGGAGCGTAGGTGAACTCCTCGCCCAGCTCGTGCTTCATGAACTCGTCCCTTTTCTTTCTGCACGCCTTGTCTTTACCGGGAGCGAACAAGTGGGATCGGGACACGGCCTCCTCGTACATTCTTCTGGACTCGGCGACGTATGTGTTGAACATCCAGTTTAGGTGTTTGATCGTCTCTGCGCTCTTGCCGTCTCCACGGTCTCGATCAGAGAACTCCTTCTCCTGCCATGCGAAGTCGATGATGATGTTGGTGTCTGTACCAGGGTCTATCGCTCGTGACATTGTTCGAAGCTTTTGTGTGTCTTCGGGTGTGCCGTCGAAGTTTGTGATGATCTTCTCCGCCAGGTTGTAGAGCTTCGTCGCGTACTTCTTGCAATCAAGGTCGCCTCGAGATATCCGCCCTCGCAGAAACCACCTCGTGATCGAAATCCTCCTCTTTTCCGCGTGGTGTGTTGCACGCGTCGACGTTGCCGTCGCCATACGCTGTGCCTCGTGCTCTCGTTGTTGGTCAAGGTTCATGCTTTTGGGAGGCACGAGTCTTGTCAAACCTGTTATCTCGGAAAAACGGTCGAAGTCGGCGTTGAGACTTCCCCCTCCTCTGCTTAAGATGCATGATGACAAGCACGACTTGAAAAAAGCCCTGTCGGGCTCCGGAAGGGCTGACCCGTTTTGAAGACGTTCCATGAACACAAAGTTTGCGAAGAGAGACGCCAGAACTCGTTCACGGGAGAGATGATCGACCGCATCATTGACCTTGGACTGAAATGTATCGCGTTTCTCATCGGTCGTTGCCGCCCGAAATCCGACGCTCACGGTCCTCGTCCGAAGTTGCTGAGACACTTCCTTTCCGAACCTGACTCTCGAGAAAAGCTGGCAACAGTAAGTACCCTTGCAACTTTTGGGTAGATTTCCTGAGGCCGTGAGGTATTGATTCGGGTACAAGCTCGCCACCGTCTGCAGAAAGCCCGGGATGTTCTTTGGAGGTGCCCTCGGAGGTATCTTCTTGTGTTTCTTCTTCTTGTGCGAGTTTCCATCCGAAGATGGTCTCACCATGATGAAGAGGATGATGGAGATGATGATGAATTGTGTGACGGGTGCGAGGTTAAAGTTCCAAACTTTTGAGTAAACTTTCGCGTTCTGTATTCCGCCGCATTTTACGTCCGATGGCATCATTGGTGTAGTGTTCCTCATCTGGTGGTCTGCAGTGCATCCGACCAAACGGCACTTTCGCCTTCAGATCTGCTACGCCTAGACATTTGTATCTCGAGGGACTAGAGACTCTTTTCACGTTACGGAGGATGTATGTGACATGCGTGTCAAGGGTATAGAGATATGACGATTCTTTCGTACTGCCTTGCATTCTCAGAGTGATCGTGTCTAACAACACCCTGGCCTCCACCTCCTGGATGTAAAGATCCGGTGTTCTTGCGTGAGCTTTTTCGAGCCTGAGGTTTGATTTCAATCGTTTAAACGACTCTTCTACCCGCCACCTCGAAGCGTACATGGTCTTGATTTTCAGCCGAGATAGCGACGGGTCGGTCGTGAGGCAAACGTACGTTTTACCATCGATAAAGTATTTCAAGAGACGCGCCTTTACACCGAGAATGAGGCACGTGGCCTCCGTGCGGCACGAGTTGAAGAAAGACCTGGTACCTCTGAAAGCGTCTATCTTGAGTCGCCAAACGCCAAATGCGTGAGAGCCGTGAACACTGTGAAGTAAGTCTTTGGAGTAGTATCCTCTGTCGAACAACAACGTGTCACCTTTCTGTACACTTCGGAGCATCGAAGTGGCAGCTCTTCTTTCATTGAAGTGCTTCGTGAGCTCAAAATCTATGCACGCTTTAGTCTTGACATCTACCATCGAAGATAGCATGACAAGAGGTCTTTTCGCAGGACGCGATACTGGTTGGTCATTTGTTCGTGTCTTGTAACCAGCGTTGATGAATGAGGGGTGCACATGTACCTTCGAACCATCTACGGCGAACACACGTGGCTCATGTGGTCCTCGGTGTAAGAACCGATTCACCTCTTTGAAGGCCCCCATCGGAAGCTTCTTCCTGGCCGAGTGTACTGCCTGTGACGAGTAAGCTTCGTCCTCCATTTTTAGGACATGGTTAACACCTCTACCCTGAACGCAGCACCTCGTGAGCGTGTAGAACAGAGAAGATGTGTCCATTTTTCTCCGTCGTTGCATCCATTGTTGGTCGCACTTTTTGAAGGCATCGTATATTTCGGGTGACATCGGGCAAGCCATTTTTGTATCATTGTCATAGAAAACATTTAAGTTTCCAACATGCTTAAGTTTACAACAATGCCACGGATGGGCAAAGCTTTACTTAAAGCGTGTTGGTTTGCGTGGTTGCGGTCGGAAAAGCTTGAGTTGATAAGTACCACTTGCAGGACCATCGCAAACAAAAAAATATTGGCCATCTACAAACTATAATACGGATGGCGAAAGCAAAAAAAGCAGCGCCGAGGCCGAAGCAGCCGAAGGTGTGGTGCGACCTGTCGCAAATTGAGGCCCGTCGTCTCATCCTGAAAGTCGCCCTCGGTCGCGACATTGGGCCTGGGGATGTGGCAACAGCTAAGAACCCCAATCGCTTGTGCGAAACGTTAACGAAAATGCTTGCTTGCTCTTGCATGAGGGGCTGGAGAGTGACGAAGTTTCTATCGGCGGGTGCCTATGGCCACGTTTTCCGCGCGGTGCACACTAACGGCACCAGTGCAGCACTCAAAGTACAGACTGGTGACGCCAAAAGGTTGAGGGGTGAGCTCAGCGCTCAGAGGGCTTTCCACAAACGGGGCCTTGCTCCAAAGATTATACGGTACTGCAGTTTCAAGCCGAAGACTCGCCTCGGCATGGTGGCACACGAAAGACTGAACAGGGCAGTGCAAGATAAATCCGTGCCGTTCCAGACAGAAGACGAGAGTCCCGCCGGCAACCTCGTTCACGTGATCATCATGGAGGAGATCGCGGGCGTGCTAGGCCAGTGGTTAAGGCGCGAGAAATCGAACCAGCAACTCCACAAAACAGCTTTCGAAATCACAAAACTGATGGTGGCTTTCCGAAACCACGGGCTGACGCACGGCGATTTGCACCTGAACAACATCGGGTACGTTTACACGGACGCCTCCAAGAGGTACATGCGGTTGATGCCGATCGATTTCGGCCGGTCGTACGTTGGCAAGGCGTTCACGAGCCTCGAAGTGGGAGCGCTCATGCGCACACTCGCCCCCAACTTTCGCGGGGGATTGCATCCCGAAAACCGTCGCCCTCTCGTCCGGTACATTAAGAAATTTGCGTTGTCGTCGGAATTGAATTTTAGGGTTGGTTCGTTCGCGGTGGTGGCCGAAAAGTTCAAATATCAGATGCGAGTTTACCTGATGAAGTACATCAGATGAGCGTCCTTTACTTTTGCATGACTTCGCGGATAGCTTGTTCGATGATGTCTTCATCGCGAGCATAGTATGTATTTTCGAGCCCGGGTCTGCCGTTGAAGATAGTCTCCCTTTTGATGAAAGCTTTGAAATTGGAAGAAAGCCTGTACTTTTTTATGTATAACTTTTTCATCAATTTTCCAACCGTCCCGCACAAGTGTTGTGGAACCCTCAAACCAATTTTAGCGGACACGACCACGATCCCTGTCTCCCTGCCCCTCTGCGCGGCGTCTAGCTCGTGTGTGGGCGTACTGGAGTCCTGAAGGAGCGGTGTGGGGGTAGGAACCGCGTCACTGACAACCAGGTCTTGGCGGCTGAGGATTGTCACGTTGTCGCACAGCTCGATCAAAGTGCGCCCGTCGAGGTTGACACCGATGTCTCGGAGCGATTTGTAGCTTTGTATGAGGTTGTCGACCCTTTGACGTTTGAGTGCCACCGTGCTCTCCTGGAGTTGTTGCTCAATCATACGTTTGGCCAGATCACCGCGGTCTTTCGCGTCGATGTACTTGAAGGCAGGGGGCATGCCCTCGAAGGAGTCGATCGCCTCCACCTCCTCGCGTCCGTCGAGGAGGAAGGATTGAGTCGCTCGCCCTTCTTCAGTGCTCTGCAGAGAATTGTGGCGGGCCTCGATTTCGGATACGAGGGACATGTCCCCGCCGAGCAGACGACACACCTTTTCCGAGCTCTGGCGACGAAACGTATGTGCCTTCTTTCCAGGGAGCAGCCATATGATTTCGATTAGGGTTTTTGCGTCGCCTACTGGGGTCTCACGACCTTTCTGATTTATTTTGAGATGACGAATCCGAGTTGTCAGCTCCGGCGATGTAGCTGTTCGCGCTGCTGTCAACGCCGTCCGCCTGTGCCCGCTCGTTTGGTCCCGAGGGGATACGGTGGTGGCGATTGGCACCGAGCGTAATTTATTACGACGGCCACGGGTGTTTCACCCCCTTTTCCATTGATTCTCAACCGTCGGGTCGAGACCCCAGTTCGTCGGTGTATTGAATTAAACGTCTTAGGGTCGTGTTTCATTCCCTTTACCATTGATTTTTTATCCGACCAAAGCGAGTGGCCAGGCGAGTGGTCAGCTCGTGGTGAGCGCACTGGTGTTTATTAACCGAAAACAAACATAAGCTGCAGTCGCGTTCGCCCTGGCTCAACAAAACGTGGTCACGATGACTTCAGCCGCAAAGGTCGACATGCTCGTTGGTGCCGGCGACGACGGCCGCGCGCCGTTGACGAGCTCGTTCTGGGATCATTGTGCGGAGGCGACTGTGCACCGCGTCGTTGACATGCTCCTTGCGGCGGAGGCCGGTGCCAAAGATTCCGGCCCCGACGACCGCGCGGCTCTTGCGGTGCTCAATGTGAAGGTCGACTTGTGTCGCGCTCTGTTGAGCCACTGTGCGGACGCCAGCAACATATGTTTGGCGGACGTGCTCGACGTGCTGGCGGCAGCCTTCGCAGACGTCAACGCCAAGAATTATTCCGACGAAACGGTTCTGATGTACGCCGCCGGATGTCCCGATGCCGTGCGCGCCCTCGTGCGCCTCGGTGCAGACGCAAATCGCTCCGATTGCTGTGGATACACCGCTCTTTTTTTCGCGAAAGACAGGGAAGTGGTCGACATGCTCCTGAAGGCTGGAGCCGACGTCGACGCTCGGGCGGAAGACGGCATCACGCCTTTGATGCACGCGTGCTTTCATACAGACATCGAAGTGGCTCGCGCCCTCTTGGAAAATGGCGCAGACCCCAACCTCCGGGACGATGAAGGGAGGACTGTTCTCTACGTGATCTGCTCCGAATTCTGCGACTTTGTCGTCGCCATGCTGGACTTGCTGCTGAGGTCGGGCGCGGACGAGAGAATCGCTGACAGTCGGGGCCGTCTGCCTGTCGATTGCTTGTCGGAACGTATTTACGCCAAGGAGGTTGTCGGTCAGGCTCGGCATCTGCTTCTGTCTGCCCCGCAGGATAGAGCGTGGCGCCGCCGGGGATTTGTCTTGATGTGTGTGTCTCGCAATGCGGGCGCGGACTCTAGGGGCGGCTTGGCACAGTGGCTCATGCGCGCTCGGGCGGGGCAGGCGGGCGTGTTTAGGTCGGTCGTGAGGTATCTCTGAGTACGGCGATGTGCAGGTATCTTTCCGACCAATACTCGAGGGGGTGGGGGGATCGCCGAGGTCGGAGAGGGCACCTTTGTGCATGATCTGTATTTAGCATGGTCGGCTATCGGGGACTTTTGCTCGCCGACTCGTCGAGTGATTGTCTTGCAGTCGGTACCCTCCGTTACCGTACCAATTGAATATTTCCTGCCCTTCTTCGATTACTTTGGTCGACTTTAGCCACACACCTGGTACCCCGTCTCCAACGGGACGGTACCTCGAAAAACAATTATGGCGGCGTAAAGCAGAGACGGTACCGTTGGAATTGAATTGAGCGTTCGCAAGAGAACCAATTCCTCTTGAGCATGCACAGTCGTAGGCAAGGTTTGCCTGTACCTGTTCAGTGTACGCCGCGGTCTCGCCCTCCGGGTAACGTTGATGTATGCAGTTCATTGTCGTTGCTTCGCCGGAGTAGGGACAAATCCACGAGTCTCTGGGTATCTTTCTTGTTGCAAACAACCCTTTCCCCGCACCGGGGATCGTCGAGTCTTTAATTTTTACGCCGTATTTCCTGGCGTTATGTACCCAGCACACAGGCGAACCAAAACACACTCTATTCTTGCATCTAAGCCCGTCATCCCTCGTGTGTGTACACTGACCACATGTCAACGGGCACGACCAGTTTGCGGTTCGAAAAGATAGCTCCGTCGGTGCGCGTTTACGCGGTGGCATGTTTCACTGGTTTCCACTGAGTGTAAACAAAATAAATCACTCAGGTGTTGGCGACTGTAAACTTTATATGTATAGGGATTTGTCTTGATGTGCATGTCTCGCAATGCGGGCGCGGACTCCAGCGGCGGCTTGGCACAGTGGCTCACGCGCGCTCGGGCGGGGCAGGCGGGTGTGTTTATGTCGGTCGTGAGGTATCTCTGATTGCGCGATGTTGACGAAAGGACCACACGTTCAAGAATAATATGTTGTTCTTTATTAAAAAGCCAATGTCTCAAACGTACAACAAGGTCACATTTACTCTCCACGATCTGGAGTTCCACTTCGCGGAGTTCGAGCTGTATGATGTGAATGGGGCCAACATCGCTCTCCTAGGGACTGCATCGAGTTCCAACACGAAGTGGAACGGGTATGCGCACCTGGGTAACGACGGAAACACCGACCCCGTTTTTACATTTGACGAATCCGTGAATTCCGTCGTGATGATGAGTGGCGACCCCAACGGGTCCACATGGACGCTTGACTTGGACAAAGACTACGTCAAGTCGGATCTGTGGAAAGTAGTTGTCTACAACCGCGTCGCGGACCGGGGGGAAGAACAGCGCCTGATCGGAGCAGAAATCTTGCTCCATTCCTCCGACGGGTCAGAGACCGATCAGGTGGGTATATGTAGCGCTGACGCCGTGCAGACGTTCGTCATCACGGAGCGTCCTCGCAGTTTCAACCAGGTCACAGTCACTCTCCACGATCTGAACTTGCACTTCGCGGAGTTCGAGCTGTACGATATGAACGGCGCCAACATCGCTCTTCTAGGGAATGCATCGAATTCCAACACGAAGTGGAACGGATATGCACACTTGGGTAACGACGGAAACACCGACCCCGTGTTTACATTTGACGAATCCGTGAATTCTACCGTGTTGTTGAGTGGCGACCCCAACGGAGTCACGTGGACGCTTGACTTGGACAAAGACTACGTCAAGTCGGATCTGTGGAAGGTAGTTGTCTACAACCGCGTCGCGGACCGGGGGGAAGAACAGCGCCTGATTGGAGCAGAGATCCTGCTGCACTCCTCCGATGGGTTAGAGCCCGATCAGGTGGGTACGTGCAACGCGGATGCCGTGCAGACGTTCGTCATCACCGCCAAACAGGTTTCCCTCGTGCTTTCTCCTCGTGTGACCAGAATACGGGCCACCATCGCGGAGATCGACGGGGCTCTGTCGTACAGGGTCGTCGTGGGCGAAGAAGGGTCTGACTCCACCACGGTGACTCACGACGACATCACCGGCATCGTTACAGATCGTATGGTGGAAATCAAGAATTTGCAGGCGGAGACGACGTACGCTGTGACGTTGTACGCAAGTTACGGCGGCGGGTACGAGGTGGTGCAAACGAGTAGCTCGCAAACTCTGGCCAACGTTGCATCGAACTACAGCGTCTCCGACTATGGGGCCGCCGGTGCATACGACCTGAGCACGTTAGACCAGGCCGAGCTCGACAGCGTCAATCAAGTCATGAACGACCTGTTCGCGACGGGAGAAAAGATCGGTGTCAGTGTGTCCGGCAAGAAGAAAGCCACGCTTTCTTTCGTGAAAAGAGGAGAAGTTACGACCACGGATGATTCCGTGCTGGCCCCGTTCAGCAGCTCTTCCGGCAGTGGCCAAATGTTCACACTGCAACTCTCTGATGCTTCAACGAAAACAGTATCTTACGACGAAACAACAGATTCGATCACGATCGGCGATCATGAATATATGTCCGGGGACAGATTTGTTTTGGACGGGAAGAAGTGCACGATACTTGAGGTGTAGTTTAGATATCAACCACGGTAACCTTTTTCCCGTCAAGAATCAGCGATTGTCCATGTGTGAACGAAACGCCCCCGATTTCGACGCTACCGGACTGATCGTCAAAGTCGACCGTCACGGACGTGTCGTCCGACAGCGTGATCGTGGCCGACTGTGTCGCCCCGGAAGAAGAGTCGAACGGCAGGAGAAGAGCTTCTTCGTTGGCCACGCTAATCACTCCCCCTCGTTTCACAAAGGTTGTCTTGCGCGACTTCTTAGAGTCGTTAATGGCCACCTCCACGGACGCTCCCGTTGAAAACAAGTCGTTCATGGCCGACGATACGGAATCGTCCAGGTCAGAAATATCGTACGCGCCACTCGCGGATACGAAATCGGCGACGTCGTAGTTCTTGGCCAGGTTTGCATAGGTCGTACAATCGTCTTGTCCGAGGAGGGTGTATTCCAGGCCCAGTCCGGCCGCGGTGTACAGACGGATGGTGTACGTTGTTTCCGCCTTGAGCCCCGATACGATTTTGGAGGTATCCGTGAAGTTTTCGTGCGCGACAACTTCGTTCAGCGTTCCCGACTCCTGATACGTGAGTTTGTTGACCGCTCCCACATCCACGAGTGAGCTGAGCAGCACCTTTATGTTCAGGGCCCTCGGGTCGCATATCAGCGCGGGGGCGGTGCCGAACAGCACGGTGGATTTCGAGTAGTCGAACACGACGTCTGCGGACGAGTCGTGCACCGTGAACGACTCATCCGTGAACAACGCCTTGTCGCCCAAGTGTGCGTAGGTGGCGTACACTTGCGTGTTGGTCTCCGAGAGCCCGAAATCGGCAAACAGCGGTGCTGAAACCTGGCCAGTGTGCAGGCTGAGGTGGGTGTAGTCGGAATACGAGGCGTTCCCACCGATGTTGGCGAAGACGAAGTCCCAGCTGTAGGTGGTACCGTCCGGATCAGTTCCGACCAGAGGGAAGTACGAGAGTTCGGTGAAGCTGGGGTCGGTGGTGTACCCCTCCAGCGCGGTGTTCGATGATGCGTAGTCGTCGCCGCCCGCGTGTGTCATGCCGAAGCCGGTGTCGACCACAGCGTCTATCGCCGACGGCGTGAAATCTTCTGTACCGCGCACGGCTTGTTCCACTGCACCGTTCATGGCGACTATCGAATTGGAGGCGGAAATGTCGCCCGTGAGTCCGGAGAATCTGGACAGCTGTCCAAAAACACCTCCGGCCGCTACGGTGGATGTCACATCGCCGTGCATGTGGTTGGCAAGTTTGGTGAAGACCAGATTGTCGTCTCTCGTGAACACGCGCCCGACAATCCCTCCAGCCGTCGAGGTGCCTTCGATATTACCCGTCATGCTGTTCACAACACAATCCGCATTCGTCCCACTAAAAATTTGACCACAAACTCCCCCGGCAAAACTTCCCACGATATTCCCCTGCATTGCGTTGATCAAACAGCTCAGGTTGCACGCATCGTTGAAACCAATGACACCGCCCGCGCTGTCACCGGTGATTCCCTTCGTGAAAGTCGCGACGTTGCGGCACATGGTGACGTCCGTGCCCACAGCGTGTCCCACGACACCGCCAGTTCGGCCGTTTGTAGACTCTTCGATCTCAACACTTCCGCGCACCGTCGCGCCGTACACCTCGGAATCGTTGACGTACCCGAACAGGGTTCCGGTGTGTGTGGCACTGTTGGTGATTGCCGTGCCTTCCGCAAAATCGCCTTCCACGTCACGAACAACGGCACTGTCCAACTTTCCGCAAACAAATCCTCTGTATGACGAGGCACCGGATGACGTCCACACGCCGCCCAGTCGCAGGTGTTTGAGAGAGCCACCAACAACTTCCCCGAACAGACCGGTCCGATCGGAAGCTTCGGTCGAGCACCAGTTGGATATTTTGTAGGAACCGCCGTCGTAGTCACCGCTGAAGGGGTTCTCAGTGCTTACCCCGATGGGTGTGATGTGTTCGTGGTCGTCGATCAGGTCGATGTCTGCCGTCTGCAAGTAACTCGCACTCCAGTAGTCGGTGGGTGGATCGTTACCGTTGACGTACAGCAAGCCTTGGTGCATAAGCTGTAGCAAGTGTTCCTTTGTAGATACCTCGTATTGTGCACCGCTTTTCACCCACGTGAGCGTCGTCGATGGAAACGCTCCGCCGAAAAGAATTTCAGATTTTGAGTGATTGTATACGATACTCGCCGTGGAGGCATTGACGCCGAGGGACGAGTCCACAAACAGCGAGTTGTTGTCGATATTGGCGTACGCGAGATACGTCATGGCGTTATTGTCCGGAAGATCGAGATCCGCGTAAAATGGAGCTTGGACGTCACCGGTGTGCAGGCTGAGGTGCGTATAGTCAGCATACGAAGCGTTTCCAGCGAGATTGGCGAAAATGAAATCCCACTCATAAACCGTTCCGTCGGAATCGGTTCCGCTCAGCGGGATGTACGGGAGAGCCGTGAACACGGTGTCGGTGGTGTACCCCTCGAGCGGGGTGTCCGAAGGGTAGTCATGGCTCGTATACGTCATACCAAAGCTTGTGTCCACCAATACTCCTACGAGAGGAAGCGTGTCTCCATCGCCTACGACGGCGTGGTCCACGGACCCGTTCATCGCTACCAACGAGTTTGACAAACTGGGATAATATGTTGCAGTATCATGGTCGACTGCTGTTCCGATGATACCCCCGCATGACAGCGTCATGGACGTTATGTTGCCACTCATGTAGTTCATCCACTCGGTGAAGTCAGAAGAGCTGTTGTACGTGGCAAACCTTCCCATTACACCGCCCGCGGAAAGGTCACCTGTGATGTTCCCAGTCATGCTATTTACCACGTTCTTACAATCCTTGCTCATCTGGGAACCATCGCCAATTATACCCCCGCACCGGTAGGTGCCATGCATGTCTCCAATCATTGCGTTGACGCACCTCGTTAAAGATGTTCTATGTGCACTTCCCGCTATCCCGCCAACAGAAAGGCCGGAGATTCCGTTTGGGAAAATTGCGAGATTTCTTATCATAGTCATTGATGAATAATACCCATATCCGCAAACACCACCGGCGCATGTAGTCGATGATCCAGTGCAATAGATACTTCCACGAAGCGTGACGCCATACACGTCTCCACGGGCACGCCCGAAAAGGACCCCCGTTATTTCACCACTGAATTCCAGAATCGTACCAGTGGAAAAATCAGCCTCGATATCAAGAATTGTTGCTGTGGAGGTGCTGTACCCGCAGAGAAACCCATTGTATTTGGCCGATCCGGACAGAGTCCACACGCCGTCGAGACGCACGTGTTTCAGTGTGCCGGAGACGGTGGCGAAGAGGCCAGCAAAGTAGGTGTCTGTGCCGGACGCAAAACTCCAGTTTGAAATTGCGTGACAACCTCCGTCATATTCGCCTTGGAAGGAATCTGAAGTGATGGACCCGATGCTCACCCCGATGGGTGTAATGTTTTCGTGGTCGTCGATGAGGTCAATATCGGTCGTCTGCAGGTAGCTTTCTGACCAATACTCGGCGGGGGGGTCGCCGAGGTCGGTATAGAGGGCACCCTTGTGCATGATCTGGAGCAAGTGTTGCTTTGACGACACCTCGTACTGCGTACCGGTCTTCGTCCATGTCACCGTCGTCATGATAAACCACAGGCGTTTTGATTTACCTGTAGTAAATAAAATAATTCAGAATTCAAGTCGCTACGTGAACGACATCGCGGAACGCGGAACAAAAATAATTGTTACCGTAAATATTTTTGGTCTCCGGTCGCGCACTCCCCTCGTCTCCCCACCTCTTCGCACTCCACACTCCCACTCCTCATCACTCCTCATCACTCCTCATTGCTCATCGCCATCGCCAACTTCCGAATCTTAGCCATGCCGTTGCCAAAGATTTCCGAGATTGCGAGAAACCAACAAAAGAATTTCCGGTCCATCGAGAGAAACAGGCGGCACATCGACAAAAACTACGACGAGATCGGGGAGCTCCTGGATCGAATCAGGTGCCTCGAAGACACGGTGAAGAATCTCGCATCGTCCAACCCTGATCACGTGCGTCAAGTCAGCACTGGCAGTGCTACGAAGAAGAAGAAGACGATGAAGAAGAAGAAGACGGTGAGGACGACCAGAAACCCGTCCGTGCTCAAGTCGAAACTGGTGGAGATGGAGAAACGGTCGGCTCAGCTCCAGATCGATCGTTCCGCGCTAATCAAGTTCGTGAAGATGAACATGGCTCTCCCGGAAAGCAAGAGGTACACGTGGAAGAGGGTGGGCAATACCGCCGACAAGAAGGTTAAGATCTTCGACAGCATCGTTGACGGACGGAGCCTGGAGTGCCTTCTGTTGAATCCGATTACCAAGTCCGTCGTGGACAACATTCTCGTGCCCGATGGTGGACCCGTGTTGAACATCACCAATACCCTCAGGACGAAGTATTGGGTATTCATCAAAGACGGCAAGCTCGTGACGCTCAGCTCGGACTTCCGGGATGGCGTCGGGTCGGAGTACCTCTGGACGGAGGATGCCTTCCTCTGCGCGCCGTCCCGCGATTGGAAGAACCCCATCAAGCGCGAGAACGACCCGCGAAGGCACCACGTCGACCCCCTGACAGAGGTTCTGTGGGTACCTGAATGTGAGGAGAAGCATGCCGTGCCCGACAGCAACAACGGTAGCAGCAGCAGCAGCAGCAGCAGCAGCGACAGCAGCAGCGACGATGGAAGCAGCAGCGACGACGATGGAAGCAGCAGTGACGACGACGGTGGTGCCGAGAACGACCCCAAGGACGTCAAGGACGATGGAAAGGACGCTGGTGCCGACAACGACACCAAGGACCTCAAGGACGATGGGAGCAGCAGCGACGATGGAAGCAGCAGCGACGACGATGGAAGCAGCAGTGACGACGACGGTGGTGCCGAGAACGACCCCAAGGACGTCAAGGACGATGGAAAGGACGCTGGTGCCGAGAACGACACCAAGGACCTCAAGGACGATGGGAGCAGCAGCGACGATGGAAGCAGCAGCGACGATGGAGGCAGCAGAGATGATGGAAGCAGCAGCGACGATGGAAGCAGCAGCGACGACGACGGTGGTGCCGAGAACGACACCAAGGACCTCAAGGACGACGTCGAGGACGTTGGTGCCGAGAACGACCCCAGGGACCCTGCGGACGACACAGGTAGCGGTGACGACGACGACCACGACGACGTTGGTGCCGAGAACGACCCCAGAGACCCTGCGGACGACACGGGTAGCGGTGACGACGACGACCACGACGACGTTGGTGCCGAGAACGACCCCAGGGACCTCAGTGACGACCGTGACGACGGTGGTGCCGACAACGACAACGAGCGTATTGAAAGCGTTGCGGATAATGTGGACAAGGGTGACAGTGGTAATGTTTCAGACCACCGGAGCAGTACGAGTAGCAGCATGGAAGTCTCGGTAGACGTAGACAAGGATGGCAGCGGTAACGTTTCAGACCTGGGAGACATTGGTGTTCAGAGCAGCGTAAGTAGCAGCATGGAAGTCGCAGAGTCTCTTAGTGGCAACAAGCGCACCGCAGAGGAATACGCCGGCACTTCGTCGGACTCTGACTCCGACTCTGACTCAGATGATGAGGACGCGCGGCCGAAGATGCCGCGCGTGATGTAAATTAAATGTTTTTTGTGGTTTTCGTGTTTTATTTTTGTTTGTGTGTACATAGAGACGACAGGGGAAATGAATAATGAAAAGATGAACGACAACAATGGGCTCTGCACGAGCACCTGGGGACCACCCGGGTGGTTTTTCTTACACTGTGTCGCCGCGGGATACCCTGTTGATCCGGACGAATACGATGACATTCGCGGCAACACTAGAGGGCACACCCGTCGAGGATATTCCTCGTTCTTCAAAAACACCGGGCACGTTCTGCCGTGCCGGTTCTGTAGAGATTCGTATGTACACTTCTCATCCGAAACTCCGGTTGAAGAGTACCTCCACTCGCGCCAGGCGCTGTTCGAGTGGCTGTTCATTATACACAACAAAGTCAATGACAAGATCGGTGATAAACAAGAAACCGACCTCGAATCCGTCGTGGACAAGTACGAGAGATTCCGAGCGAAATGTCATCACCAAAAAGCGACCGGGTGCACCGATCCCGCGAGACACAACGAGAAGATGATATGCAGATTGGTGGTGGAGCCCGTCAACAGGAAACGGAATCGGTGGGCTGCTCTCTCGATCATGGCCGTTCTCATCATTTTTGTTTTATTTTATTAATGGTTCTGTTGTTCATCACGGGGCCGATCGGCGTCTTTGATCGAGATTTGGAGAGCTGCCGCCGGCCGGAGGTAGTCGAGGTAGCATTGCAGGTGGTGCCTGTGGTGCCCGTGGTGCCCGTGGTGGCAGTGGTGCCCGTAGTGGCAGTGGTGGCAGTGGTGCCCGTGGTGGCGGTGGTGCCGTATGTGCCCGTGGTGCCGGTGGTGCAGATGGTGCCCGTGGTGCCGGTGGTGCAGATGGTGCCTGTGGTGGCAGTCGTGGCAGTGGTGCAGCTGCAGGTGTTGCAGGTAGTCCTGTCGCTCCCGTCGCTCCCGTCGCTCCCGTCGCTCCCTTATCCCCCTTCAGCAGCCCGACCAACCCTCCATACGCACTGTATCCGTAAAAGGGGTGGGTGTAGTGGTACTGAGGGTAGTGTTGATAAGAATGCTGCACGTAGTGCTGAGCAGGGTATTGCTGCGGAGACGCGTATTGTCGCTGCTGATACTGTTGTGGATAGGGCTGCGAGTGCGTGTAGTACTGCGGATGGTAAAGCTGCACGGGCGCCGACCTCTGCGTTCTGGCGCTCGCCCGCTTCTTTGGCTTCGTTGTCGTCTTCTTGCTGCTTCTTGATGATGCCTTCTTCTTCTTGGTGGTCTTCTTGCTATTTTTCGACGACGCCGGCATCTTTGTTGTATTGCAAACTTGCCAACATTATTTTTCAAATATATCTAGGCTCGACGTTCCGCCAGACTGTATTTATTACCAAAAGGAAAAACTTAAGATGTCCACGACTTCAAACACTCCCGAACAGTCGAAAAGAAATGGGTCTTCGACCCTCGCGACACGAATGCGGTAGAAATCGGCGTCTGTGTCCATCGGAATGATAATCGGGTGCGAACCACCCGAATCCTTGCACTGGTCGCAGAGGCCGGCCACGTACGTTCCACAGTCACTCGTGAACAAGTCGATGTCAAACACATCTGCGCTGGACCCTACCCCGTTTTCGTAACTAAACTGAACTTCATACGTATCGCCAATAACAGCAACGTCCCCATCCGCCGGAGCCGTGACACTGAGGAAGTACTTGTCGGGGTCTTTCGATGTGGCTTGTTCTGTTGTCAAAGTGAACTTGTCGGAGCACCCGAACGATCCATCTTCGACCCCCAGTACGCCGATCCGGTAGGTCGAGTCCGGGAGGTCTGTGGCGGGTTCCGGAAGCACGACGTCGTAGTCGCCAGTCGAGTCCGGGCAGCCGCGCTCTCCGTAGGGACATAGTGCCGTCACCCATGACCCGCACGAATCTTCGTCCATGGCGTACGATTGGTATTGATAGAGGTCGATGGCGAATCGACTGTACGTTGTTGATCCGTCATCTTGGTTCCACCGGACGGTGAAAGTCCTCCCGGAGACGACCACCAGGTCTTCCTCGGGGGTCGTCACCGTGAGCGATGCATGGCCGCAGTGGAGACCCGATGTCAGTAGTAGGAGAATACTCTTGGCCAAACCCAGCATGTTTGTATTGTACAGTATAGAAAACATTTTATTGTTCAGCGCTGCCTCATTACGGGGCCCTAAATATAATATGCAGAAGAGTCAGGGTAAAAAGGGTAAGCGTAAGTTGGTCTTTGACAGCGACGGGTCTGCGTCAACTCAACACCCGTATACCTCGACTTCCGTGAACGAAGTTTCCTTCGCCGCCTCTCCCGACTCAATGTCCTCGGCTCCATACGTCACCACCTTGACCTGCTTGACACCCTTCAGGCCCAGATCGTACGACTCGATGCCCTTGCCCTTCACACTCTCGCCGTCAATAATAACCTCCTCCCATCCGTGCGCCTCCGTCTCCACCATCACATCAAAGAAGGCTTTCGTCTTGTCGCCCTCGTACACCGCAAGCCCAATCTCGGACACCGTCGATAGCTTCTCCAGAGTAATCTCGAGTTCTTCCTCCTCCAAACCGTTGGCGGCCCATCTGGTCTTCAAATCGCCGTCCATCAAGTTCTCGGCTTTGTATTCGTCGCCGTCGTCGGCCGACGCCTGGATTTTACCGATCTCCAACTTCTCCACCTTCTCACACAACCCCTCCTCTCTTTCCTTTTCGTCTTTTTCGGGCTCGGGCTTGGGCTCGTCCACGCCGCACACAATCACCTCGGTCAGCGAGTTCCACTCATTTTCAGAATTGCCGCCACCCGTAATCTTGACGGACGACGCATCCACAGCCCTGGGGAACGGGAACCGCTCCATCGCCAACGTCTTGCCGTTCGACTGCTGCTTCTCCAGCACAGTTTTGTCATCCGCGGCCACCTCAAAGTCCTGCGTCCGCTGGTCGCCCTTGAAGAACGACATTTCAATAGCATTGATCTTGACCTTGGCACCAAAGTCCATCTGCAGCCACTCGCCCACGCCACTGGCACTCCAGCGAGTGAGAGATTTGTTGTCGACGGCCGAGTGTACCGTGTGCTTGCCGTCTTCGCTCGATGCATCCACGTCCTTGATGGGAACCGGGTAGCACTTGTCGGATTGCGTGGACTCCTTTGATTGAGTGGAGATTGCGGCGTCGAACTCCGGCTCGCTGGCATCCTCGGCGTCTTCGGGCTCGCCACCGTCGACAGCGGTGGTGGCAGTCTTGGTCGACGTGGCGAGGGGGGCGGCCTTGTTCGCGTCCACCCAGAACACTTTCATCAATCCATCACACTTTCCTTCGATGTCTTGGTAGCCCTCCGCTGCTGAACCTCCAATTTCACAACCTCCCCTACAGGTGTTTTCGCACATCTTGTGTGTATTTTCTCCGGTCTGGACCCTGATACTTCCCTCTTTGTTGCTGTGGAAGATGTTGCCATACACCTCACATTGACTGCCAAACGCGTGATCATCCACGACGTGTCCACCGATACGTACACCGGCTCCGTCGTTCTCGAAAATTTCGTTGTACCTGACAATTGTCCTGTCATTTCTCGCGTCGACACACCCGCTGTTCGGGTCTTTCTGTGTACTACACGAATTGTGCTCGACCAAGGCGTACTCTACACCTTCCTTAAATTGGCATTCATTTCCATTCCCAGTAAATTTGTTATGATGAATGTGGATGTACAGGGAGTGATCGATCTCATCGGTAGGCGATTTTCCATCCGCAGTTTGTCCGGGCGCAGTGCCTACGTAGATCACCTCTCCATTTTTCGCAGCCATTCCTCCGAAAACGAAGTCCCCGATACCACAGTCCGCGATCTCACATCCGAAAATTTCCAGGTTGCTTACGAAGTAACGGGCGCGAACACATTCACCAAGAGCCCTTTCCAGCTTCATATTGGAGATAATCACCCCATCTTGCGCCGATCGGAATTTTGTACCGTATTGCTCGATCTCGCGCGTTTCACGGTGTGCGGTAATGTAGATGAGCATGTCTTGGTAGTCGGTCTCGGCATCACCGTTGCCGCTCAATAGACCGTCTATCGTGAAGCCATCCAGAGTTATGTAGCTGTGCATCACTTGGAAAAGCCTGGCTTCTTTACCACCCCCGCGCAGGACAGCGTCCCGACTACCCGTGATGATAATGCGCTTGTCGGGCTCTCCGTCGCGGACGGTGGTCAAATCCTCGCGGTACTCGCCGTCTTTGAGCTCGATTGTGTCGCCAGGCTGAGCAAGCTCTAGGGCGGCCTGGATGGACTGCCCCGGATCGACCGTGAGCACGGCGGCATTGGTAAGAGAGAGCAGAGCTGCGATGGCGAAGAAGAGCCTCATGTTTATACAGTTGAAAGAAAATATAGATGGATAAATTCACGCACTTGCTGCCGCGTACAAAAGTTAGGATAAATTTTGTTTGACGGACTGTGCTCCACGATCGAGAAGCTGGACATCAGCAAGGTCACGGAGATCGAGCTGTACGGGTGTGTTTAAATTTTTTCGTCGACAACATCGTCAAAGTTGTCTACCTCGATATCGTTCATTAAAAAGTCGTGCTCCTCCTCGTTCACCGTGAACAGGTTCATCTTTCGTTTTTTTGGAAGAGACCACTCCGACACCTTCTTGTACAGGCTGGTGAGGGTTCTCTTGAGATGAAAGTTCTCGAGGTCGTACTCTGAGTCGAGGCTCGCGCTTATGTATTGTGCGGGCTCGTGTTCTTCGGAGGGGGATTCGGGGTCTTTTCTGAGTGCATCGTACGCCTCTCGCAGTCTCTTCTTCTTTCGAAGGCAACAGATCCAGTCCATTGTCTTTATTGTTGTAAAGGTTATATTTTTTTACGGCACCACATGGCACATCAGCCTGACAAACGACGCTTGTTGCACCCGCAGCCGTAACCAAACACTGTGAGTGTCTTCGGTCACCGTCCACTCGCGATTCCAATTATTCTGTGCCACGTTGTTTGATACGTCTTCCACCTGCCAACTATTACTTACAAAATTGCCTGGCAACTTTGTGACTATAATAAGTTGTCCGCAAGACCCCATGCCTGCGGCTGAACCATGCGTGCTTTCGACTTGTCATCGAGATACGGCATCATTGTGCCAAACGCGTCGTGTTCAAAGTCTTGTGCCACCACAAATACTGTTGGATGTAAACTGGCAACATTATTGTTTCGCAAAACGTATGTTTGGAAGTTAAAATAAATATAATATTGTGTGCAAGCAACAATCATGAATATTCTGAAACTCTTCCTCGCACTTGCGCCGGTGGTGGAGTCGCACCTCTACATGGCACAGCCAGTCAGTCGGCAATTTTGGCAAACCGTGGCCTTCCAATCCGCTCCGACGGAATACTGCCCCCATTGCTACAACTTCGGAGGTGTTTCCGCCGTACAGGAAAGAGGCGGCGGCGGACCTTGGCCACACCTCAAGTTTTACGAAGAAGGAAAACTTAATACAAACGGCAACTACATGGAGAGCAGCGCCACATCAGCGAGACACGTCTCTCCGTGTGGCGATCCTGTCCAGACCGCTTCCTCCGACAGCTCAAACGTCTACGGTCTGGCCAACTCGAACTACCCCGTCCTGACAGAGTTCCAGCAAAATTCAGAGTTCCAGGTGAAGATCGTCGTCTCCACGCACCACTGGGGCCACATCGAGCTGAATCTGTGCGACGCTTCCGGCGCGGAGGACGCGGAAGTGACGCACGAGTGCCTGTCGAAATACCCTCTTGACCGCGCCCCGGCAGAGATGGAGCCACCGATTGACCCGCTGCACCCCGGCCGATATTTCCTCGATCCTCCCTGCCGATCGGCGGAGACGGACCAGTCGTTCGACACCGGCGGGGCCGAGGGCGGCGACATCGTCACGATGACGTTCAAACTTCCCCCGGTGCTCACGTGCGATCGGTGTGTCTTGCAGATGATGTACTACGTTTCGAACGCCTGTGTGCACCCGGGCTACGCGACCTTCGAGAGCGATGACTGGCCTTCGGGATGCGCTCCTACCAAAAACGACTGGGTCAGCGAGGGCATGGCCGTGTGTGGAACCGAGGGGACCAACTACGTGGAGGAGTTTGCGTCGTGTGCCGATATTTCGATAGTCGGGAAGGACGACACCATTGACACGGCGATAGGCTCGGCGACGGCGATAGGCTCGGCGACGGCGACAGTGACGGCCACGACCAGTGACATTACGACGACCGCCACCGACGACGATGCCACGTGCGACTGCTCGAACACATGCGTGGACGTCTGGAAACAGTGCGGCGGCGACGACGACTTCAGCGGAAGTCAAACCTGTTGCGAGGGCGCGACGTGCGTGCAGTACAGCGATTCGTACGCTCAGTGTTTGCCTTAGCATTGACGTTATCCGATTATCACATCTAGCGTCCTGGCCGCTGTTACAATTGTTTTTCCCGGTGCCACCACATCCGTTCCTATTTCCACATTGTCTGCTAACAGGTTGTCGCCTTCCAGTCGTATGCTTCCTGTGAAGGTGGTTGTATGCATGGCGCGCCTGATGTACCGAATTAGATTTCGGGTCACGCGTGATACGGGGGCGCCATAAGCCCCCACGTAAAATCCAGATTCGGCGAAGCTGTCTCCTTCGAGTACATGGACTACGAGTGAAACCATTCGATGCGCTTCGGCATTGCTGAAAAAGACAAACATCCTATCGGCAAGACAAAGTAGGTCAGGGACGTTCTCGGGGGGGTCTTCAATATAGAAATCGAACTTGTCTTCACGACGCTCTATCGGCTGCCGCACTATGTCATGGACGAACAGGTCCACCTGAGTCCTCTCGTTTGACTTTTCGAGCAACTTCAAGAGGTCGTCGGTCTGACTCGGGGTGAAATTGGCATCGGGTGCTTGGTTGCTGGAATTATCGATGAAGAGTGTGTCGTTGGAAAACATGGACGGGCCTGCGCCGATGTTCAGCCGCTGGAGCATGATACCTAGCGCCTGTCGAAAGTTGGCTGTGTTTTGGTGATCATTTTGAGGTGTATTGAGGTATGCCAAAATGTCGCGTACGGTCTTGAGGTAGATGTCAGCATTGTCCACCTCGCAGCAACGGGGTTGCCCCGGGTTGTGCAGTCTTTCGGTGCCGATAACACAGCCGAGATTGTTGTCGGCCACAGGGCATAGTTTTTGCGGAGGACAGCCGACGGCGCAAAACGCTTCGGGTTGCATTCTTGTCTTCAAACAGACAATAAAAAATATCTCAGTAAATACTACAATGTCCTAGCAGCAAAATGTTTAACGAACTTGTGAAATTCATACCTGCCATAAATAAACACTTTTTCCCAAAAAAGAATACTGCTGTCCACGACGGAACCCGGTGCGTGTTGGCTGAAGAAGAACTGACGTACGAAGAGTGTGAACCTTTTCTTCCCCTCAGAGATGGGGATGTTGTTTTCTGCCCGTCTTGTTACGATGGAGATAGCTTCCGCTTGACGTGGACCGATCGTTCGGGATACAAATCTAGGATTATGGGGCGACTACTGGGGGTGGACACGCCGGAGATAAGGGGTTCATCGGACAAGGAGAAAGCCCTTGCACTGAGGGCAAAACAGAGACTAAGCGATGTGATCTCGGGAGAGTTTGTGACGATCCGTAAACCGGGTAATGAGAAATACGGAAGGGCCCTGTGTGACTTACAGACGGATACTCTTGCGTCTGTATCTGAATATATGATTGCTGACCCCGACATTTGTCGTCCTTACGATGGGGGGAAGAAGGTTTCTTGGGATTAATGTATTTTTTGCACCGAAAACAACCAATCGTAAAAAACACAACATAAAATATTTGCTATGAATAAACAATACCAATGCCGTTTTCCACACGGAGTATTTTTGCTGCGATTGTTCTTCTGGGAGCGAGGGTTGGAAAGGCGGCTGAGTGCAATTGTGCTACCAAGACTCCCACGAGTCCTCCCACGAGTCCTCCCACGAGTGCTCCGGCTCCCACGAGTGCTCCCACGAGTCCCCAAACTGAAACACGGACAATCGTCATAAAAAACGTGTGTTCGTTTGATCTAGACATGGGTTTCACAGGAGGGTACGCGGGCTCCGCGCCCTGTGCCGGCAATCAGGAGGAGGATGTAGATGGTGGGAGGTGCTTCTGGACTCTTGGATTGGCCGACTTTCTGGAAGCCGGGCAGGAAATGTCCGTGGTAATTGCGAAAAACAATGATACAGAAAACGACGTAGTCTGGAGCGGTGCGATGTATGCCATACAGTCACCTCACGTGGAGGAAGCCTGCCCGGATGAGTGTAGCGCAAGCGTTGGCGCTGCGGGCACGGTAACCCTCTCCGAATTTACCATGCTCGCGAACCCAACACTGACATTCTACGACATATCGCACGTACACGGGGCGAACATCCCCACAGCCTTTGGGCCACATGCGTCGACGGAAAGAGACGCGGGTGATCCGTACCGCAACGGGGTGGCGGGCGGCGATTGCTCGTGGGAATTTGAGCCCCCGGAAGAGTACCGAAAGTATCTCATTGAGGTCAAAAACGCTCACGGAACTTGTTTACAAGATGACGAGTGCGACGTGGATGAAAGAGAGGTTTGCGGCGTATCGCTTAAAGGTGACACCCCGGTGTATGGTACATGTGGCGAACTCTTTGGATACATGAACGCTCACACGAACTGCATTGCCGGCTCGCTAGGGTACCCTTTCTACTGCGAAGTTTACCACGATTTATACGGTTGTTCCGGTCCGTACTGCGAATCTGGTTACAGCGAGAGTGTCACCGGAGGCGAAAACGTGTGTGGGTGTAGTCACTACGATGACATGGGAATACCATCCAGCTTCCCCTGTATCAACGCCAACCCTCTGTGGATGGACAAAGCATACCAGTGGATTCATTACATCAAGAGAGGGTGCACCAGTGCCTACGAATACGCGTACTCTGACAGCACTTCTACCTTCACATCGGATCAGGACACGTTCGAGCTCGTTTTCTGCCCGGGGAACAGCGAAGAGAGATTTTACAAGTATTGAGATAACTCCTGTCTGTAATTCCTGACATATCCGGAAGGAGCGGGACCTTTTCCCCTGATCCATTTTGCCGTTGGTCCAGTATTTTCGACAATCCTATATATTACCGCTGAGTTCGTTGTACGTATATTCGGGTTTGGTGAATCGCTTGTATACAGTCGCTAACACCATCCCTCCTCCTTTTCGTGGCTCCTGCACTTTCTCACCCACCTCCCTCCCACACCCTGGCGCTCTTTGTTCCCCTTGCATGGTTTTTTTGTCTTGACCATTGTACTCTTAGACTAAATAAATTAAAATATCTCTTTACCCCACAGCAATATTTTACAAATAGATTTATGTCGATTGCGCCAACGTGTGGAGAACACCACCATGTGTCCAACACTCGCGTACCTCAGAAAAGACCCTCTCCTCCGGAGGAAACGGACCCTACTCTTGTTTGTATGCAGCAGTTTAAAAGGAGACAGTGGTGTACAGTAGATTGTACCGACCCTACTCTCGTTTGGTACACCGTACAGCAGTAGGCATTGAAACGCATGTACAGCAGTTTAAGAGGACGGGTGGAGATGGTACCGACCCTTCTCTCGTTTGGTACACCGTACAGCAGTAGGCATTGAAACGCACGTACAGCAGTTCAACAGAAGACGGTGATGTAGATTGTACCGACCCTACTCTCTTTTGTATGTACAGCAGTACAAGAGGGTTACAGCAGCATCTTTCGTACCGACGCTACTTATGTGTACAGTAGTACAGGAGGATACATCAGTGTGTTTTGTATCAACGCCGCTCTTGTTTAGCAGATCGTACAGCAGCATAAGAAGAGACAGCAGTTTATGTATCGTACCTGGTGTGCGTGGTGTGTATTATGTGTCATGCGGTTTTTTTCGTGTGCAAGAGAGGAGGGAGAATGCGGCGTGCTCCGCGGCCACGGAGAAGCAGTATTCCAAAAACGGGAATCTGGTAGAAAGTGCCACACTCAAGTCTGTCAGAGAGACGATTCGGCTGTGGTCAACCTCTTGACGAGGAAGTTCCGACAACTTCTTTTGGTACTTTTGTGTACCCCGCCGAGCGTGCAGCACAGAAGAAACGGTGTGATCAAAACGCCTCTTTCTGTTTTGTCTTTTTTGTTCTCTTCATCATCCCCTTTTTTGTTTGCCAATCAAAACCGGGGCTGCAAAAACACAAATCCCGCAGAATAACGCCCCCGAAGCACGCGATCGGTGTGCAGCGAAAACGAAGCACGCGATCGGTGTGCAGCGAAAATGCTGAGAGAGAATGACAGGCATCGTGCACCGCGAAGGATGCCGGTGATTGAGTATGCCGATGGTGTGACACCAGCAGTAGCCGCCTTTCTCACGATACAAGCTGGAGGTATCATCTCAGTCGATGAGATGTACAAAAAGCTGTTCGACCGAGTTGTTGTGGACGGAGATGTGGGAGGTCTCCCAGCAATCGAGCAGTTTGACCCTTGCTTCTGGCAGGCACTGCTTTCAGTTCTCGAGGTCAAGTCCAAAGAGCGAGTCACGTACAACGGTCCTGCCACAGAAGATGCTTCCACAGCAAGCATCTTGGCCACGGAGGTCAGCGCGTTACGGAAGGCGCATAGCAAAAGGATGTCGTGGAGGCGCTCACCATTGTCAACTTTAGGAAAACCAACTATAAAGTATCATCCGCAAGTGAAAATCCGGAAAAAATCCCTAAAACCACACCTGACCGAGCAATTTGCCGAAACCACGCATACCGATATTAGTCGACCCTACGTCGTCGCGATCCATTTCAAACTCTGGTGTCAGGCGGTGAAGTCTACAGGACTCTTCCGGTGATCCGATCTTAAAGTTTTTGCAACTCCGGATTCTCCGTTCTTTGTCCTCGACCATGTCCTCTCCACACCCCGGGCACATCTTGGAAGTGTTGTACTCGTTCACCATCAACACCACGCCTCTACTTGCCATCTCTCTGATCAAAGCTTTCCTTGGTGCAGATGCCCTCCCTTTCTGCGCACGAAAAGACGCTTTGCCGAACAACATGACCCTGCAAGTGTCTTCTACGTGTCCCATGTACTTGTCTGCTATCAAGGCGAGTGTCTTCTGCGTAGCCCTGAAACGGTCAAACCTCATGAACTTCCTTCCTGTCTGCAAAGTCTCTCGGAATAACACCGGACCATTTACACACCACCGTCTGCAGTACTGGATGAACGTTGCGAGACAGGAAGTTCTTTTCTTCTCGTTGCCAAGACGATCGATGGCTACTCCATACGGCTGGCCCTTGCGCCTGAAAGTCTCGTACTCGTCTGAACGTGATGCAAGAGTATCACGACGATAATCGTCCCCGAACACACACGTCGAAGTTTTGAGGATGACGCCAGGGTCTTGCTTCGCCCAAGTTCTAGCCGTAGCCGAAGAAACGTTGATAACCTTGGCCTGGCCCGGGTCAGCGGACATCACGACGACGTCTTCCCTGATGCTTGTCGACTTCAAAAGGCTGGATATGTTGTACACCCCTCTTCCCTCTCCCAAGAGGCTTTCTAGCTGAACGTCAGCCCGGGGAAGCTTGTTGTACCCCTCCTCGTTCAGCTCGCTGGACCCGGAAAAAGCTTTCCTTCCGTGTTCTAGTGTCTTAAGCAAAAGCTTGATCTGTACACCGTCCGTCAAGAAACTCTCGCCAATCATCCAGGGGCACTTGTCCGGACCACTTTCTAGCAGACTCGAGAGGTAGCCATGCTCGCTTGACGCGTACCTGGCGTTCTCCTTGTTCACGAGACACTTGACATTTGCCTCTTTGGAAAAAGGTCGGAGGACGTCCTTGTACCACCAAGCATCGTTGGAGTGCAGGAGCCCCCATGACCCGAGCGTCTTCATGTCGATGTAGATGAACACCGCCCCCGTTGAGCAAATGGGTAGCACCGCAGTGTCTTTGGGGGGAGCGTAGGTGAACTCCTCGCCCAGCTCGTGCTTCACGAACTCGTCCCTTTTCTTTCTGCACGCCTTGTCTTTACCGGGAGCGAACAAGTGGGATCGGGACACGGCCTCCTCGTACATTCTTCTGGACTCGGCGACATATGTGTTGAACATCCAGTTTAGGTGTTTGATCGTCTCTGCGCTCTTGCCGTCTCCACGGTCTCGATCAGAGAACTCCTTCTCCTGCCATGCGAAGTCGATGATGATGTTGGTGTCTGTACCAGGGTCTATCGCTCGTGACATTATTCGAAGCTTTTGTGTGTCTTCGGGTGTGCCGTCGAAGTTTGTGATGATCTTCTCCGCCAATTTGTAGAGCTTCGTCGCGTACTTCTTGCAATCAAGGTCGCCTCGAGATATCCGCCCTCGCAGAAACCACCTCGTGATCGAAATCCTCCTCTTTTCCGCGTGGTGTGTTGCACGCGTCGACGTTGCCGTCGCCATACGCTGTGCCTCGTGCTCTCGTTGTTGGTCAAGGTTCATGCTTTTGGGAGGCACGAGTCTTGTCAAACCTGTTATCTCGGAAAAACGGTCGAAGTCGGCGTTGAGACTTCCCCCTCCTCTGCTTAAGATGCATGATGACAAGCACGACTTGAAAAAAGCCCTGTCGGGCTCCGGAAGGGCTGACCCGTTTTGAAGACGTTCCATGAACACAAAGTTTGCGAAGAGAGACGCCAGAACTCGTTCACGGGAGAGATGATCGACCGCATCATTGACCTTGGACTGAAATGTGTCGCGTTTCTCATCGGTCGTTGCCGCCCGAAATCCGACGCTCACGGTCCTCGTCCGAAGTTGCTGAGACACTTCCTTTCCGAACCTGACTCTCGAGAAAAGCTGGCAACAGTAAGTACCCTTGCAACTTTTGGGTAGATTTCCTGAGGCCGTGAGGTATTGATTCGGGTACAAGCTCGCCACCGTCTGCAGAAAGCCCGGGATGTTCTTTGGAGGTGCCCTCGGAGGTATCTTCTTGTGTTTCTTCTTCTTGTGCGAGTTTCCATCCGAAGATGGTCTCACCATGATGAAGAGGATGATGGAGATGATGATGAATTGTGTGACGGGTGCGAGGTTAAAGTTCCAAACTTTTGAGTAAACTTTCGCGTTCTGTATTCCGCCGCATTTTACGTCCGAGGGCATCATTGGTGTAGTGTTCCTCATCTGGTGGTCTGCAGTGCATCCGACCAAACGGCACTTTCGCCTTCAGATCTGCTACGCCTAGACATTTGTATCTCGAGGGACTAGAGACTCTTTTCACGTTACGGAGGATGTATGTGACATGCGTGTCAAGGGTATAGAGATATGACGATTCTTTCGTACTGCCTTGCATTCTCAGAGTGATCGTGTCTAACAACACCCTGGCCTCCACCTCCTGGATGTAAAGATCCGGTGTTCTTGCGTGAGCTTTTTCGAGCCTGAGGTTTGATTTCAATCGTTTAAACGACTCTTCTACCCGCCACCTCGAAGCGTACATGGTCTTGATTTTCAGCCGAGATAGCGACGGGTCGGTCGTGAGGCAAACGTACGTTTTACCATCGATAAAGTATTTCAAGAGACGCGCCTTTACACCGAGAATGAGGCACGTGGCCTCCGTGCGGCACGAGTTGAAGAATGACCTGGTACCTCTGAAAGCGTCTATCTTGAGTCGCCAAACGCCAAATGCGTGAGAGCCGTGAACACTGTGAAGTAAGTCTTTGGAGTAGTATCCTCTGTCGAACAACAACGTGTCACCTTTCTGTACACTTCGGAGCATCGAAGTGGCAGCTCTTCTTTCATTGAAGTGCTTCGTGAGCTCAAAATCTATGCACGCTTTAGTCTTGACATCTACCATCGAAGATAGCATGACAAGAGGTCTTTTCGCAGGACGCGATACTGGTTGGTCATTTGTTCGTGTCTTGTAACCAGCGTTGATGAATGAGGGGTGCACATGTACCTTCGAACCATCTACGGCGAACACACGTGGCTCATGTGGTCCTCGGTGTAAGAACCGATTCACCTCTTTGAAGGCCCCCATCGGAAGCTTCTTCCTGGCCGAGTGTACTGCCTGTGACGAGTAAGCTTCGTCCTCCATTTTTAGGACATGGTTAACACCTCTACCCTGAACGCAGCACCTCGTGAGCGTGTAGAACAGAGAAGATGTGTCCATTTTTCTCCGTCGTTGCATCCATTGTTGGTCGCACTTTTTGAAGGCATCGTATATTTCGGGTGACATCGGGCAAGCCATTTTTGTATCATTGTCATAGAAAACATTTAAGTTTCCAACATGCTTAAGTTTACAACAATGGGAGCAGTGGGATCAGTGCGTGGTCGAATCGATGGGCCGTATTGACAAGCCGAAAGTTCCTCGCCTGCGCTGGAGGGAGACGGGTGACGGTGGTGCTGGCGGAGGTTCGGGATGCGGTGGCGGGGGCGGGGGAAGCCGTGGTGGCGACAGCACTGGTGGTGGTGATGGCAGCGACAGCAACAGCAGCAGTTCGGGCAGCTCGGGCAGCGCGGTCCCGGGGGAGGGGGGTGGTGGCCGCAACACACCACGTTCTTCTGTGCCAGCGTTCGACGTCGACACTACTACCAAAATGTTGATGCAGTCGGGGATGCCCCTGAGCGCAGAGGCATGGCAACGAATAAAGTATGACGTCGTGAACAAAGAGCTGTCCGTTTCACACATCTACACCCTGAATCCCGAAGTAGTGGCCAGACGCTACGAAACATGCACCTGGACCTTTCCCGACGGTCAAGTGTGCGGTTCAAAGGCATCGACGGCCAAGTCACGGCAAAAGTACGAGCTCGGGGTGGCTTTCGCGCAAATGAAGCTTGGTGGGATCGGGATGGCTCCGACGGGAGATCGACAAGAGGCACTCGACGCTCTGAACGAGACACATGGCCTTTCCTTGACTTTGCCGCAATGGGATCAGTGCGTGGACGAAGCGGTCGGCTGTAGAGAAGACGGGGGTTCGCTGACGGAGCTTCCCACACTGCACTGGGAAATGACGGATGGTGGTGGTGCTGGCGGACGTTCGGGACGCGGTGGCGGTGGCGCTGGCGCTGGCGGTGGCGGTGGCGCTGGCGCTGGCGCTGGCGGTGGCGGTGGCGGGGGCAGTGCTGGTGGCGGTGGCGGTGGCGGTGGCGGTGGCGGTGGCGATGGCGATGGCGATGGCGATGGCGATGGCGATGCTACTGCCGATGCCGATGCCGATGCCGATGCTGATGGCGATACTGATGGCGATACTGATGGCGGTGGCAGTGCTGGTGGTGGTGGCGATGGCGATGGCGATGGCGATGGCGATGCTACTCCCGATGCCGATGCCGATGCCGATGCCGATGCCGATACTGATGGCGATGGCAGTGGTGGTGGTGGTGGTGGTGGCGGCGGCAGCGGCAGCGGCAGCTTCGTGGCCAGCTTGATAACGCAGCATTACCCTACAGCATCGGTACCCATCGCGAACCCGGATTTTCCGGTAGAATCCTTCGAACCATCAACAACCCAGCTCCTCGAGCAGGCGCAGGCAGGAGAACGTTACTCCTGTCCTAGCAATATCCGCAACCTGACAGGGGTTTTATCCAGCGGGGATGCTGGATTGAGGGTGGTAAGACACTTTAATCACGGCAAGAGGGTTGCCAAGATGCGGGATGGCACGGTCCAGATGGTGTGCAGGGAGGATATGTACGGCGAGCTACGGAACACTAAAGGGATGCGTGGAATGACCCCCGAGCAGTACTTGCCGCATCTTTATGACGCCGTAAAAAGCGTTGACGATCGGAGAGCCGCCGACGCGGCGGCGCCGGCACGGTCGGCACGCAAGAGGAAGGGGGCCCCGGTGGCATGTGGTGGCGGAGGAGGAGACAGTGATGGCAAGCGTGCGTGCGGTCGAGCTGGAGCCGGAGAGGGGGGTGGTGTTGGGGACAGCGGCGGTGGAGCTGGAGCTGGAGCGGGTGGTGGCGTGGGCGTCCGAGACAAGGAGACGACTGTGCCGGCAGCTGGGGCTGCAGCCGGAGAGGAACGTGGTGGCGCAACACCGACCCTTGACACCTTGATGGCACCGGGGATGCCGCTGAACCTTGACAACTTCCCTTCTAAGAAATGGAAGCTTACCGATGCGGGTGATTGTCGGGTAATTTACACACCATCGACAACAGAGCTCTTTGAGCGTGTACGAGGAACACACGCCTTCCCCCCCGACGTGGTCAACGGGATGGAACTTGACGGAGACTCGCAGGAGGTGTCGACACACTACAATCTAGGTAGGATGGTTGCCCGGATGGGTCGCAAGGTAAAGCGGGTGGCACGAGAGGTCATGCAGGCCAAGCTCAAGAAGACTCCGGGAACGACCGACATGTCCACGGAGCAATACTGCCCGCTTTTGGAGGAAGCGGTAAGGCTGAAGGATCTGACGGACGAAGCTTACGCGGCGGCGGCGGCGGAACGTAAGAGGAAGGGTGCCTCAACGGGTGGTGAAGCCGACGTGATGAGGAAGAAGACTGCTCGGGCAGCTGGGGCCGGAGCGGGGGGTGGTGCTGGAGACGGCGGAGGAGTGGAGGACGCACCGGTGGGCGGTCGAGCTGGAGCCGGACAGGGGGGTGGCGTGGGCGGCCGGGACGAACAGACGGCTACTCAGGCAGCTGGAGCCGGTGCGGGGGTTGGTGCCGATGACAACGGGGATGGTAGTGACAGCGACCGCTCTACAGAACTGGAGTATCGTGGGGAGGAGGATGCACCACCGGTGGGAGGTAGTGCTGAAGGTCGTGCTCAAGCCGGAGAGGGGGGTGGTGTGGGCGGCCGGGACGAGGAGACGGCTACGCAGGCAGCTGGAGCCGGTGCGGGGGTTGGTGCCGATAACAACGGGGATGGTAGTGACAGCGACCGCTCTACAGAACTGGAGTATCGTGGGGAGGAGGATGCACCACCGGTGGGAGGTAGTGCTGAAGGTCGTGCTCAAGCCGGAGAGGGGGGTGGTGTGGGCGGCCGGGACGAGGAGACGGCTACGCAGGCAGCTGGAGCCGGTGCGGGGGTTGGTGCCGATGACAACGGGGATGGTAGTGACAGCGACCGCTCTGCAGAACTGGAGTATCGTGGGGAGGAGGATGCACTACCGGTGGGAGGTAGTGCTGAAGGTCGTGCTCAAGCCGGACAGGGGGGTGGCGTGGGCGGCCGGGACGAACAGACGGCTACGCAGGCAGCTGGAGCCGGTGCGGGGGTTGGTGCCGATGACAACGGGGATGGTAGTGACAGCGACCGCTCTGCAGAACTGGAGTATCGTGGGGAGGAGGATTCACTACCGGTGGGAGGTAGTGCTGAAGGTCGTGCTCAAGCCGGACAGGGGGGTGGTGTGGGCGGCCGGGACGAGGAGACGGCTACGCAGGCAGCTGGAGCTCCCGTGGACCGGACTCCGACTCTCCCCAGCTTTAGCGGACTGTTCGGTGGCGCCGCTGGGACTGATGGCGCCGCTGGGACTGCTGGGACGGCTGGGACCGCTGGGACCGCTGGGACCGATGGGACCGATGGGACCAATGGGACCAATGGGACCGATGGGACCGCTGGCCACAAACCCACCCCAACATTCTGTGGCATTGGCGCCCTGCATCGGCGAGGAAGGATGCGTGGAGGCATGCCGGGTAATGTTTCCACGAACACCGGTGGACGCGGACGCGTGTGGACGCAGGGTTCTCTCGGCAGCGGCGGTGGTGGTAGCGGTGATGGAGGTGGTGCCGGTGCCGGTGCCGGTGCCGGTGGCGGTGGCGGTGGCGGTGGCGGAGCGGTGAACGATGATGGTGGAGGCGGGGGAGTTGGTGGAGAAAGCGGTACTATCATCAACAACAGCAAGGGTAAACGCCCGGCAAGATTCGCGGGCGTCGCCCCGTCGGCTCCGTCGGCTGCCGGTGGTGGTGTCGGTGGCTCCGAAACTGAATCGGACATCAGCGCCGACGAGGACGACGACGGAGCGGCTTCGCCTGGTGGTACAGATGTTTCGGTAATCATCATCGACGATAGTGATGGGGAGTAAGGTACGTTTTGTTTTTCCGCTTGACTGATGGTTTGAGGCGGAGTTTCTTGAAAAATGACAGACAGACTCACTGGTTACGATCTCTCAACATTGTTACACCAACGCCGTTCTCTGCGCAGGAGGGACATCGGCGCACACCGGCAGGTCGGACGGTAGCCGCGGATGAGGATGAGCTGATCTCGAACCTCGGCGCGACGTTTTTTTCTTTTTTTCTATGATAAGCTGTTATTTGAAGTAAATTTTGGGGTGGAGAACACTTTTGTGTGTGTCACGTTGTCTATTTACCATGCTCTCCGACATCATCAGCCTTGGACCGACTTCGCTCATTTCGGAGTACGACGGTGGTTGTAACTATAATATAATATTTTGACATGGGATGTCTCACAAAGGATGTCCGTGGGAGGTGGCCGCTCGCAACCATGACTGCGTTGAATTGTAAAATCACTTCGACCACAAGATTGGCCGAGCTTCCCTGCATGCAATAGCACGGTGAATCGTTCTGCACAGCTGAACTGCCTTATGTATACTGCTCAGAGGGCAGAGGGGAGGAGGTGATGCTGTGTAGCACGCTGAATCGTGCTGCAACGTAACACGATCAAGCGTTCTGTACGTAGCACGGTGAATCGTTCTGCACAGCTGAACTGCCTGAGAATGTATACTGCTGCAAGAGGACAAAAGGGTGTGTATCTCACTAAATCGTGCTGCAACGTAACACGATTTATCGTGCTGCAAGGGGACAAAGGGGTGTGTAGCTCACTAAATCGTGCTGCAAGGGGACAAAAGGGTGTGTAGCTCACTAAATCGTGCTGCAACGTAACACGATTTATCGTGCTGTAAGGGGACAAAAGGGTGTGTAGCTCACTAAATCGTGCTGCAACGTAATACGATTTATCGTGCTGCAAGGGGACAAAGGGGTGTGTAGCTCACTAAATCGTGCTGCAACGTAACACGATTTGTCGTGCTTCGGAGGACAAAAAGGTGTGCAGCTCACTAAATCGTGCTGCAACGTAACACGATTTATCGTGCTGCAAGGGGACAAAAGGGTGTGTAGCTCACTAAATCGTGCTGCAACGTAACACGATTTATCGAACTGCAAGGGGACAAAAGGGGTGTGTAGCTCACTAAATCGTCCTGCAACGGAACACGATTTATCGTGCTGCAAGGGGACATAGAGGTGTGCAGCTCACTAAATCGTGCTGCAACGTAACACGATTTATCGTGCTGCAAGGGGACAAAAGGGTGCGTAGCTCACTAAATCGTGCTGCAACGTAACACGATTTATCGTGCTGCAAGGGGACATAGAGGTGTGCAGCTCACTAAATCGTCCTGCAACGTAACACGATTTATCGTGCTTCAGGGGACAAAAAGGTGCGTAGCTCACTAAATCGTGCTGCAACGTAACACGATTTATCGTGCTGTAAGGGGACAAAGGGGTGTGTAGCTCACTAAATCGTGCTGCAACGTAACACGATTTGTCGTGCTTCGGAGGACAAAAAGGTGTGCAGCTCACTAAATCGTGCTGCAACGTAACACGATTTATCGTGCTGCAAGGGGACAAAAGGGTGTGTAGCTCACTAAATCGTGCTGCAACGTAACACGATTTATCGTGCTGCAAGGGGACAAAAGGGTGTGTAGCTCACTAAATCGTGCTGCAACGTAACACGATTTATCGTGCTTCAGAGGACGAAAGGGTGTGTAGCTCACTAAATCGTGCTGCAACGTAACACGATTTATCGTGCTTCAAGGGGACAAAAGGGTGTGTAGCTCACTAAATCGTGCTGCAACGTAACACGATTTATCGTGCTGCAAGGGGACAAAAAGGTGTGTAGCTCACTAAATCGTGCTGCAACGTAATACGATTTGTCGTGCTTCAGGGGACAAAAAGGTGCGTAGCTCACTAAATCGTGCTGCAACGTAACACGATTTATCGTGCTGCAAGGGGACAAAAGGGTGTGTAGCTCACTAAATCGTGCTGCAACGTAACACGATTTATCGTGCTGCAAGGGGACAAAAGGGTGTGTAGCTCACTAAATCGTGCTGCAACGTAACACGATTTATCGTGCTTCAAGGGGACAAAAGGGTGTGTAGCTCACTAAATCGTGCTGCAACGTAACACGATTTATCGTGCTGCAAGGGGACAAAAAGGTGTGTAGCTCACTAAATCGTGCTGCAACGTAACACGATTTGTCGTGCTGCAAGGGGACAAAGGGGTGTGTAGCTCACTAAATCGTGCAGCAGCACCTTCTCCTCTCTGAGCAGTACAGCACGCAGTTGTGTTATCCAGCACGTCTCACCGTGCTACCTGCACCACGTGTTACGTCGCAACACGACTTAGTGTGCTACACAGCAGCACCTTCTCCTCTCTGAGCATTATACAGTACGCAGTTGAGCTATGCAGCACGTCTCACCGTGCTACCTGCATCACGATAAATCGTGTTACGTCGCAACACGATTTAGTGTGCTACACAGCAGCACCTTCTCCTCTTTGAGCAGTATACAGTACGCAGTTGAGCTATGCAGCACGTCTCACCGTGCTACCTGCATCACGATAAATCGTGTTACGTCGCAACACGATTTAGTGTGCTACACAGCAGCACCTTCTCCTCTCTGAGCAGTACAGTACGCAGTTGTGTTATCCAGCACGTTTCACCGTGCTACCTGCATCACGATAAATCGTGTTACGTCGCAACACGATTTGGTGTGCTACACAGCAGCACCTTCTCCTCTCTGAGCAGTATACAGTACGCAGTTGTGTTATCCAGCACGCCTCACCGTGCTACCTGCATCGCGATAAATCGTGTTACGTCGCAACACGATTTAGTGTGCTACACAGCAGCACCTTCTCCTCTCTGAGCAGTATACAGTACGCAGTTGAGCTATGCAGCACGTTTCACCGTGCTACCTGCATCACGATATATCGTGTTACGTCGCAACACGACTTAGTGTGCGACACAGCAGCACCTTCTCCTCTCTGAGCAGTATACCGTACGCAGTTGAGCTATGCAGCACGCCTCAGCGTGCTACCTGCATCACGATAAATCGTGTTACGTCGCAACACGATTTGGTGTGCTACACAGCAGCACCTTCTCCACTCTGAGCAGTACAGTACGCAGTTGTGTTATCCAGCACGCCTCAGCGTGCTACCTGCATCACGATAAATCGTGTTACGTCGCAACACGATTTAGTGTGCTACACAGCAGCACCTTCTCCACTCTGAGCAGTACAGTACGCAGTTGTGTTATCCAGCACGTTTCACCGTGCTACCTGCATCACGATAAATCGTGTTACGTCGCAACACGATTTAGTGTGCTACACAGCAGCACCTTCTCCTCTCTGAGCAGTATACAGTACGCAGTTGAGCTATGCAGCACGTCTCACCGTGCTACCTGCATCACGATAAATCGTGTTACGTCGCAACACGATTTGGTGTGCTACACAGCAGCACCTTCTCCTCTCTGAGCAGTATACAGTACGCAGTTGAGCTATGCAGCACGTCTCACCGTGCTACCTGCATCACGATAAATCGTGTTACGTCGCAACACGATTTGGTGTGCTACACAGCAGCACCTTCTCCTCTCTGAGCAGTATACAGTACGCAGTTGAGCTATGCAGCACGTCTCACCGTGCTACCTGCATCACGATAAATCGTGTTACGTCGCAACACGATTTGGTGTGCTACACAGCAGCACCTTCTCCTCTCTGAGCAGTATACAGTACGCAGTTGAGCTATGCAGCACGTTTCACCGTGCTACCTGCATCACGATAAATCGTGTTACGTCGCAACACGATTTGGTGTGCTACACAGCAGCACCTTCTCCTCTCTGAGCAGTATACAGTACGCAGTTGAGCTATGCAGCACGTCTCACCGTGCTACCTGCATCACGATAAATCGTGTTACGTCGCAACACGATTTGGTGTGCTACACAGCAGCACCTTCTCCTCTCTGAGCAGTATACAGTACGCAGTTGAGCTATGCAGCACGTTTCACCGTGCTACCTGCATCACGATAAATCGTGTTACGTCGCAACACGATTTAGTGTGCTACACAGCAGCATCATCTATTATTTAGCTATTCAGTCTACAGCAGCATCATCAAATTCGGTGGTTCCGCATGGCTCAAGTGCCTCGGTCAGCCAACCGTCTGGCACTATCTCTCACTCCCCCCACTCCCCCCACTCCCACCACTCCCACCACTCCCACCACTTCCCCCGGGCCCACACTCCATCGCTTCCGATCGCACCTTCTTCTACCAACACCAACCATGCGCTCCAACAACGACTTCATTACGCCGGAAAAGAGGAGCATCTTTACCCCCGGTGCCCCCACCAAGAAAAGGATGAAAAATACCCAAGAGACGCCAACGGAAAACGCCCTTCTGTTGATTTCGACCAAGGACGACGGGGACATTGCCACCTACTGTAGCAACCACTCCGTGTTGTCCGGGATTAGCGGCCACTTTGGCAGTATCGAGTTGTTCTTGTCCGATGAGCTTTTCGAGAGCGTGCTTGGCGTCGTAGGTGGCAGCGGCTACTCCTCGGTGAACCGCAGTCTTTACGTGCCGGAGGAAATCGCCGAACGTAAGAAGAGCGCTCTGCTGAAATTGTTTTCTCTGGAAATTCATGGTGGTGGGGAGGCACCGACGGGTGAAGTCTTTAGGGGGACCATCGTAGCGTAGGTGGTTTTTCAAACGTTTTTTAAAAACATACCCCGGGGTTTTGTAGAGATATTTCGTTAATGACGCACACACGGGTTGTTGCACTCGTCCAAGGGAAAAATTATCTCAATAACACAAAATCCATCGGTACGACCTGAAATCACCACCCCCAAAGAGCGCAACAAGGCAGTGCACACACCAAAATCATGCCTATGGTCAGAAATAATAAGTACGCCGAGGTGGCAAGCGATCGCGCATCCGCGTGAAGCCTCGTGCATGATATGAGATAATCCTCGTGAAGAGCAACCAGAGACGCACAGTCATCATACCCCGTCGTTTCCATCACATATCTCATCTCCCACCCCAACGATGGCGAATTCTTCGGATGAGAATCACAAATGGAGTCAGTATTAAAGTGGTGGTCATTTTGAATGATAGCCACCGCGACATTTTCAGGCACGTGGTTCCAACACTCGTTCCCTATCGGATGCCGAACGGCGAGGGTGACTCCGAACGAAAAAATCAGAGACATGTACGACACAATTTTAAGGTCCGCGTCCATGTTCACGTGGCACTCGCCGGAAGTCGTGTTCCAGATCTGAGCGTTGTCCGTCGAAGAACAAACTGCCAAGTCGCCCGATTCATACATAAAGTCCGGACAGATCGGACCACACGAAGCCCCGGAAGCAGACGCCATGCAGAAGAAGAGAAGACCCGGGCCAAACAAGGTTGATCTCATGGTTTTGTCGACTGCGGGTGATCTAACCACACGATGAGTTGTTCAAATTTTCCACGTAATAATGAACGTTCGTTCGTTAACCATTGACATTCGCTAAATATTTTGTTGCGAGTACACAAATGATGAACACACGAGTAATTTTAATTGTCGCCCTGGTTGTCGCGGGAGCAATCCTTTTGACAAAACACAGGAAAAAGAATGGTTCCACGGAAGAACCCTTTCAAAAACAATTTTCAAGCAGAAACGAAATATCTCTGACGGCAAACGTTATTATTGGCGAGTTAGACGAGGAGGCCATGGAGGCGCTGCCGTCAGACCTGAAGCCCAATATCGACGGCCTCACTCTAACTGATGAAGATAAAACAGAACTGTTCGCCATCCTTAACAGTGTGACGGACAGTGGCGTTTTGGGAGCACTTGGTTCATCCAGCCCCCTTGGTGCATCGGCACGGACGGATCTCGTGAAAACCAAAAACCAAATCACACGAAAGATTCGTCTTTTCGAAAATCGCATGAAACTCCTGAAGGAAAAAATGGCGAAGACGAAAAATCCCAGATCTAGAGCAAAGCTCGCCGGGCAAATCAAATCTGCGCAAAGCGAGTCCAGCCGCAACGATTTTGCTCTGAAGGCGATCGTGAAAAAAATTAACCGACTGAAAGCGAAAGGGAAAGACAAAACGAAAACAAACGTGGTGGCCGAAGAATCAAGCGCGAAACTCAAATCCCTGGTGTCTCAGAAAGAACGTTTGAGAGTCAAGTACTTCGCGTTGCTCAAGAATCGTAGAGCCTTGATGAATAATGTCAAAGCCCTAGAGAGGCAGATTAAAGCCAAGAAGATATCTTCAAAAAATGCTTCGGAGTGGAAGAGGAATCTTGAAAGGAAATATAAGGCGACGACGAAATCAATCGACAGCATCCGCAAGTCCGGTATTATGATCGAGGGCAAGATCAGTGCTGAAAAGAGAAGAATCGTCGCCGTCAAAAAGCAATCTCTGGAAAAGGCGCGTCAGACGAAGCGAGCTCACGAAACGGAGGTGGCTGCCAAAAAACTACTTCAGGAGAGCGAAAAAAAATCTGCGGTGACGGAAGCCGGTGTAAAAAAGGCAAAATCAGTGTTAAACCGACAAGTCCTCGAAGTAAAGCGGCGTGCCCAAAAAGCGCAGAAGATGGCACGTGCGCAAAAGGAACACGCCGAAAAGGTTTCCGAAGCCGACCGTGCTCGCAGAGAGTACGAGGTAGTTCAGGAGAAAAAGAAAGCGACTGCTCTCGCGAAGGGAAAAGCTGCTCTTAAACACAAGAAGGAAAGTCTCACCCGCGAGGCAGCGCGTGCCAAAGCGGCCATGAAAGCTGAGAAAAAAAAAGAAAAACAACGCGTAGACGCCGCAAAGGCCATGCTTAAAGCGGCCGAAGCGAAGCAGTTGGAAAAGGCGGCACATGCGTACGAGAGAGCAAAAGCTATCAAGTCTGAAGGCAAGCGCAAAAACATACAGGCTGCGATTCGAAAAAAAGCTGCTGATGAAGAAAAAAAGCGACACGAGGCTGCCAAGAAGATGGCGGCGATCGCTCAAAAGAGGCAGAAACGTTTTCTTGAGAAGGGACGAAGACTTGAGACTAAGTTTCAGAACGACACCGCAATTATTCGTCGCAAGGAGCAGGAGATCGCGAGGCTTGAGGAGATGAATAAGGCCAAAGCTGTAGAACAAGCCGCAAAAGCTGCACAAGTGGCCGCTGATCGGAAGCAACGCGAGCTCGACCAGAGAAAGCGTGACCAGCAGGCCCGTGCCTTGAAGCAGAAACAGCTGGCCCTCGAATCGCAGAAAGAAGCGGAAAAGATCGAGGCTGCCGCCGCCCTTGAGAAGGCGAAGAGGGACGTGGCTGCCAAGAAGGCCCACTCGGCCAAGAAACGCCACGAGCACATGGAAGCCCGAGCTCGCTTGCGCAAGCACAAGGCCGAAGAAGCTGAAAAGGCGAGGAAAAAAAAAGTCGCCGAGCTCGAACAAGGCATCGAGAAAATTTCTGGAATGAGCAGTGATTCCATCGACCTTTCTGGTTTAGACAAAACGGTGCTTTTGGAACTAAAGGTCTTCATCGAAGCTTCCGACGGGCACCATATTCTCCCGGCCGTCATCAAGATGATTGAACTCAAGTCCAAGAAAGAAGAAGAAGAAGAAGAAGAAGAGGATGAGATGGATGACGGCGATGATCAAAATGAGGACAGGCCGATGACGCCCGAGCAAATTAGGGAGGACTTTTTCAAAAACGTCCAAAGGATCACTGGGATCATCCCGGACGGCCCCGGAAGCATGGTCGCACTGGACATGGAAGTGTTGGAGGAACTTTTGGCGTACTCCAAAACTCTCACGACCGGGCGGTTGGCTACATTTTCTAAGCACGTGGAGGAAATCATTTTCTCTAAGAAATTGATCACCGTCGCCAAACAAAACGGGGTCACGATCACCCCCGGCATGCATGCACGTCAAGTAACCTGGTCTTCTGCGAACATCGTGAGTTTAGGCAAAATCCTCGAGTTCCTGAATTCTGAACCACGGTTTGCTGAAGAGTGGCTGAACGTAGTCCAGGTGGTTCACCGAAATAAAACGGTACAGCTTGTTCTAGAGAGGGAGGCGGCCGAAGAAGCGCGCGCGAAGAAGCAGGCCGAGGAGTTGGATGCAATCGAGAAAGCTCGCGTCGCTCAGGCGGAAAAGGACCTCGCAAAGGCTGCCGCGAAACTCGAACAGGATAGGCAAAAGCTGGACACCGAGATTGTTCGGGTGAACCACGCCGTTACCGCCGAGAAGCAACGGGTGATTGCGGAGCATCAGAAAGAGGTGGAAAGCATAGCGCGGGAGCACGAAAAAGAGAAACAGGTCATGGTCGAAGAGGTCAAGCAGGAACTGAAGGAGGTTGAGGAAGAAATCGTTGTGGAAGCCCGCGAACAAATCCAGGAGGTCGATGCCGCCACTGAGAGCAAGCTCGTGGAAATGAAGCAGGAACAAGCCGAGGTGGAAAATGAGCAGCGTGCCGAAGCGATCGAAGTCGTTGTTACCATCGAAGCCGAGATTTCAAACACTGAAGACCAGGCCGTTGCCGAAGCTCTGCGACAGAACCTCGAAGAACAGAAGGCATCTCGAGCTAGAGTTTTGGAGGAGACGGCAAAGACCAATGCTCTCGAACAGCAGGCCGTTGTCGAGGAGGCTAACGCACTGAAGGAAGAAATTGAGAAGAGCACCATTTCCAAAATTAAGGAAGAGAATACGATTGCCCAGGAAAAGTTGGAGTCTGCTGTTGAAACCGTGGAACAAGAAAAGCAAGACTTGATTGAAGCGAAAGAAAAGGTTCAAGAGATCGAGGTTGAGAAGGTGGATCTCGAGGGTACCGTCCAGATCGACTTGTTAGAGCAGCAGAAGAACGATGTAGAGGACGACAAGGAAATCGTCGAGGATACTTCCATCGACGACATTGTGGAAGATACTGTTCATCCTCGCGCGTCCAAGGAAGACATGGTCAAAACAGCAAGAAAACGGAACCCTGACGGATCATCCTTCATCAAAATGGGTGTTCCGAGTGATATGTCTCCCGGTGAATCGGACAATGTTTCTATTCTCTTGTCGAAAGAGGCGGGAGAACTGTTGGCACAGTACCACGACATCTACAAGAAAATTGGGGAAAACGGTTCTCTTGAGAACGTGTCGGCCGAAGATAAAAAAGTGCTGGCTTCGGCGGGCGCTGAGTTTAAAAGAATTAGGGGACAGTATGTTGAACAGAGGAAAGAGAAAGTGTTGGCGCGTACCGAACAATTGACTCTTCGAATGACAGATTGATTAATTAATAAAACGCATTTTTTTGTCTGATTAATGGTGGTATGATCCCCGACAAGCTCGATGGTCTGAGCGGCCGAATTTTAGGTCGCTCGAGCGATGTACATGTTCTGCCGGCGTTCGCGAGCGCGGTAGACAATCGTGAATATTATAGCAAGAGCCAAAAAGAAGGACAGGATCCCTGAGCAACTCCCGTGCCACACCAATCTCTCCACATACGTGCGCCGGCGCGTTACGCCCTATTAATAGCTCTTAATGTCTCTATCTCGCCAATTCTACATGGCCCGGTCGGCCCCAACTTGTGCATCGTGATCACATCAAGCAGTGCCAACTTGCACAGTGGCGCGGAGCCACGAAAAGCAAAGTACGTCTTGGTATCAATAATAAATTTAAGACACGGGTTCAAGGCAAACGTAGCGCACGGTCTTCGAGGCGCTGCATTCGTCCATCATCCGCGGAAGCCGCGTGAGCCTGCCCAGCCGCTGCAGGCTGTTTCCGTCTCCCAAAGACAAAATACAGTCAACCCTGGGAAAGTCAAGTCCCGTGAGAGAGTCCGTCTTGCCCTCGGTCGTAAACAGAATTTTCATTGGAGGTCCCCGGTTGGACGCAAAGGACGCAAGCTGATCAGAGACCATTTTTCCGGTCACGTGTTTCCTCTTGTTCCCGATAGTCTTGAATTCGATGATTCCGATCTGAGACGCAGTCATCTCTTCGCGCACATCGTTGGCGAACTTGGTGAAGAAGTGTTCGTCTGGAACAATCATGACGATCTTGTAGGGCTGGTCGCCGACGTCCGCCTTGATACATCTGAGGGTGTCGACGCACGCTTTCTCTAACCCCGCGGTCGGCCTGAGTACGGCGTCCATGTTTTGCAGGAGCGAAAGGCGGCTACTAGTTTCAACCCTGGTATTTTGACCACGAGAAGAGGCATCCGACGCGACACCAATTCGGTCGTCAATGACGGCGGTGGTGTGTCCTTCCATCTTGACTCTGCAAAGCGGGCACGTGTCGTGCTTCACGGCCATCATGGCGCGAAGGCATTTGTCACACACAATGTGCCAGCAGGGATTGATGAGGCTTGCACCCGAATCCATTTCGTACTCTTCTAGGCAGATCGGGCAGTTCTCTTTCTCTCCGACGAACGCGCTGATTTTGTTTTTCAGGTCTGTGAGCGGCGCTATCGTCCTCGAGTTTGCGTCCGTCGTGCGTAGATTGTCTATTGTGTTGCTCACAATCCTTAAGACCTGGCCAATGCTCTTCGTCCCCGTCAGGTTGATACCGAACCTTTCGCTTATGAGACGGCTTCCCGAGACTGCGCTCATCTCAAAGTTGTTGCCAAAGATCCTTGACGCGAACGACGGCGTGTACCTCACCGTGTATTTCTCGTAGCCGACTTCCCGGAGCTTATTGATCATGAGTTCGCCGACCGCGTACCTATCCGTTGTCTGAAGGACCGACGCCGAGATCAGAGGAATGCCAGCGACCATGGCGATGTGCGCCTCCGGGAAGTAGCTGATGTCGTCCCACTGTAACATCTTGCGCAGAAAGCTGCGGCGGTTCGATCCGTGGATGATGTCTTTCACGTTGCCGGCGTCGGCGCTGACCAGGATCATGCGACCGTGCAGCGGCATTATCTCCGCTGGTTTGGTGAGGACGTTGGATGCAGATTTGATGGTGAACTCGTCCACGACGATCACTGGCACGAACTCCAGCTCCAACCTCGCGAGGTTGGTGGCCGAGTGAAGAAGCACAATTTTTAGGCCCACGTCGGACAGTTGTATTGAACCAGGGAGCGGGTTCTCCAGCACCTGAACTCCTTCCATGCCAAGAACGTGCAGAGCGGAAGCGCACGCCGACTTCCACTGCGAAAACAAGTGCTTGGCGCACATGACGACGATGACGTTCGTGTACGATGGGAAGTTGTTGGGGGGCCTCTGGTGTTCTTTGGATAGCGAGCACTGAACTCTTGTGCTCCAATTTCCGTGCACTTGCTCTCGCATCAGAAAGGGCACCCTGGCTCCGATCTCGGCCCGACGCTTGTCGGCGAAAACTATCGCGCCCAGTATTGTCGTCAGCGTCTTGCCCGAACCCGTGTACAGGTCGTTGATGGCCATCATACCGATGTCGTCGTCGAACGACTTGAGCACGTTGGTCCCTACTTGAGTTTCCGTGTGGTTTTGTTCGTGCCGCCCGTAGTTGCGGGTCCTGAAGATGGTTTTGGCCACGAACGTGTTTCGAGGGCGGAAGGCCATGTTCAGAACCGCTTGGACTTGGAAAGGCAGAAGGAACTTGATATTCGTGCTTCCTCGAAACGAGCAAAGGGTCTGGGAGACGGAGTGCTTTTGTGGGTGGTCCCCTCCCCCGAACCGGACCATGACTCCGCCATGCGGATCGTTCGGTGGGCCACCGACGCTGCGCGTGAAACTCTTGTGGATGCCATTGTCGTTGGCACGGATCATGGCCGCCATCTGGTCACCGAGCGAAGAGACCATGATGGACACCATGGTGTGGCGTTGTTGTGGCGTGAAAGGGATGGCATGCATGTCCAAAGTTTGGCGGAAAGATTCGACAGAGACCTGTATTTTCTGCCATAAGTCATGCGCACGGCTGTCATGAGCATAGTGTGTTGCTTGTTCGCGTTGTCCCTGGTGTCGGGGGAGTCTTTGGTATCGTTGGACTGTAGCGCTCTCACAGGCGCAGACCTGCAGGAATACACTGCAACGGGTTTGTCGGTGTACGAAAAAGGCTACAGTGCGTGCATTGTCGAAGCCAGCTCCGGAGAGTGCGTCGCGTTGATTGAGGGAAACGGGAAGGATCATTCCACGGTCTCTCGCATTTTGACGTTCGACATAGCCACGGAACAGTACGAGGAGTATTGGCGCAAAGTACCGGGTGATGTGGCCTTTATCATGGCCACCGAGTACGACTTCGGCCAACACGGGAACATCTCGGCGTGCTCTGTTGAGACGGGCTCCTACCTCCTGTACGCCAGCGGTTATATTGGCTGCTCCGATGTGAAGGAGCGTCTCGAGGACGAGTACGACGACAGCTACGCGTTCGACACGACCGTGATTTTTGTGGCTGTCCTCTATTTTTGCATTGCGATGCTGGCATTATCCCTGTTTTTCGTGTGCCGTATCTGTTGTAGCAAATGGCTTTGAAGAGCGTTTGCTCGTTTGAATCATACGATTTATAATTTTGTATCTGAGTAATGGTGCCAATGGGTCGCACCGAGTACTACGAATTCTTGGGTGTTGATGCGGGCGCCGGTGACGAAGAGATAAAGAAAGCGTACCGGCGTCTCGCCCTGCAGCACCACCCGGACAAGAACGGCGACCCGGAGAAGTTCAAGCAGTTGACCGATGTGTACGACGTGCTCAAAGATCCCGCTAAGCGGCGGGTGTACGACCAGCACGGTCCAGACGCCGCCAGACAAGGTCAGGGCCGTGGCCAACCTTTTCCTCCCGGATTCTCGGTAGAGGAGGTGTTTGGAACCATGTTTGGAGGGTTTCAAGGATTCCAAGGAGGGTTCCAAGGGTTTCACCAGACTGGTCCGGCCGCCGCGGCGGATGCTGGCAAGAGGAAAGCGAAGCCTGTCAAACACACCGTTCTCCTATCGATGGAAGAGTTGTACAGGGGAAAGAAACTCCGTATCGCTGTGCAGAGAGCGATCATATGTCCAAAGTGTGTTGGCGAAGGGGGAAAGGAGATCAACGAAAAACCGTGTGTTGCGTGCGCTGGCAAAGGTTTTTCGGTGACCTCGCATGGCAGCGTGTTCCGCAGCTCGATCAGGTGCCAGGCATGTGACGCGACGGGCAAGCTCAGGAAGATCGGTGATCCGTGCAGCGCATGCAAATCGACAGGGATGAGCACCGAGAGGCTGGTGCTGGAGCCTGTGGTAAACCCCGGCGATCGGCCGAACATGTCTTACATTTTCCGCGGAAAGGGGGATTTCAGCAACGTCAAGGGATCTTTGCCGGGGGACGTTGTGATCACCACGGTTCAAAAGCCATCCACCGCTTTCACGAGAAAGGGCCACGACCTGCACACGGACATGCATATATCTCTCAAAGAATCTCTGACGGGCTTTTCCAAAAGCGTGAAACACCTCGACGACAGGATGATTGAGATTTCCGTGCCTAATGGCAAAGTGACTCCCCCGGAGACAGTCGTGCGTGTAAAGAACGAAGGCATTCCCGCCAAGAAGGGGACTCTGTTCGTAACGATCAAAGTCAAATTCCCTTCTCACTTCTCGGAAAGCTCGACCGAGATGCTCGACATTCTCCCCGAGTTTAACAATTAATAAATTTTATTGTCTTTTATATGATAATGTAAAAATGTCTGCCACAGCCGCTGCTGGCTTCACTGCGACGCAAAGATCCCACATGTTTTACAAGATCTGTGTCCCGATCCGACTGTCACTGTCGGCACTCGTGTATCAGTTCGGGAGCCATCCGCTTGTGAGAAGCGTGGCTGTCATTTCGGGCTTGGCATCATACTTCTTCAATTCGAAGAAAATCAGAGATGCTCGGCCACACGACGTGTGGTGGTACCGACCGGTCCACATGTTGAGTGGTGTCAGTGTTTCCATTTTATTAATTGGCTCTCCGAAAACAACGGTGCCATCTGCGATTCTACTTGCGGACGCGCTAATCGGACTGGCGACGTCCTTCTACAAGCAGCCGTTCACGGAATAATAACTTCTCCTTCTTCCTTCTCCTCCTGCTCCTTCTCCGACCCCAACACTGAAACTGAAACTGAAACTGAACTACCACCACCGTCATCCGGCTTGGTCTCGTCATCCGACTTCATCTTCTTCGCCACCGACCCGGGTGTTGTCTCTGACACACCCCTCTTATTGGATTCACCACCACTCTGCTTCACAAGGTCGGGGTAGATCCACATCTTACCCGTTTCCGGGTCGACGTAGTTCACACCCGTCGCCGGGTCGATGCCCAACCTAGGATCGTACTTCTTGGCCTGCTCCGACGCCCAACCCTCCACACCCCCGGTGTTGTTCTTCGTCTTGTTCTTCTTCTTCTTCCACAGAAACGAGTACCCGACACCACCATGATACTCGTCACTGAGAGTCACCAACTTCCCCTCCAAAACAAAAACCTTGAAAGTCGTGAGGATGTTGGACGGCAGACCCAACTTTCGCGCGTGCACCGTCGCCAAGAATTCCGCCAGCTTGTCGACGCTGTTGATTTTGACGTGTCCTGTGCCGAAAGTCACGCCGCCACCGTTGGCCACCGCGGCGGGGTTCTCTTTGTTGAATGTTATCAGGGTGTCACGGATGCCGTTGACGGAGATTGTTTGCGGGTGGAGCATCTTGTCGATCTTGTCGTACAGGTCCTTGTTGACGCTCACGAGTCGCGCGACGTCTTTCTTAGTCTCCGACAGCTCTTCTTTCGTTTCTTCCAACTCCTTTTTCAAGTACTTCATGTTCCCAGAGTCCACTTTACTCTGCTGCCTGGCGGCATCCGCGAATTTGGTCGTGGACTCGATGAACCCGTTGTCGAGTACCCACTCGGTGAACGAAACTTCTTCGTCGGCCATGTTTTCCCACTTCTGCACGAGCGCCCCGAGATAGCCAAGGTTTCTGTAGCCTATCTTGTTCAGTATGCCGATCGTCCTAGGGTCTTCAATCGTTTCTGTGGACACCATTCTGCTGCACGGGGCAAGAGGGTGCGAGAGGGGCGTGGGAGAAGTGAGGGGACTAGTGTGGAGTGAGCGAGGTGGGGGAGAGGAGGCCGGGGGGAGAGAGAGAGAAGGGTGTGCGCGCGCTGAAAGTGGTTGAAAGAAACGCCATTTTCGGACAATAATATGAAAGGTTCAAGAAAGAAAGCAATGCCGTCTAAATTTATCCTTGAACAGGCGGAGCTTCTGCACCGCACCAAAGACGCGAAGCCAGTGCTAGACAACCTGCGGAACAAATATGCACTCTCGTCGTTTCCGTCGCAAATGAGCCGCGTGAAAGTCGAATGGTGCAAGTTTGGAGAACGCCACGAACAGTTTTACACTATCATGGAGCAGGCGTACAGGACGGCGTGCTCGGCCGATAACACGTACCCGAGGAGAGCGGTCAAGGAACTCCGGCAGTACATGAAAGACGACATGATAATGCAGATGAAGAAGTGGCGAGCGGCAAAATCGCCAGCAGGCTTGACGGGCGATGAAAAGCTCGACGACCTTGTTTGCAAAGTACAGCTGCTCCCGGACTACATGAAGGAGTATCGCTTGACGGAGACCGATCGTACGAGTTCGTCCGAACTGTCAAAGAAGAGCCTCGAGACCAGGTCGATGGACTGTGTCGAGATACCAGACGCTGATGAACTGGTGGAGCGATGCATCGAAAAAATAAAAGCGAATACTGAGTGTCCGTTCGTGTTGGCGGCGTGCATCAGTCTTGTCTGCGGACGTCGGTCGATCGAGATTTTGAAGACGGGCGAGTTTTCAGAAGGGACCGATGCTCGCGGGCATTACTCCTGCTTCTTCACCGGAGCGGCCAAAAAGAAAGTTGTGTGCAAGGACAAGTGCGAAATCCCGCTTTTGATCAAATACAAATACTTGAAACACTCGCTGAAGCGCGTGAGAGAAAATATTCCATGCGAGAACTTGACCAATCAAGCAATAAATAGTAAATACTCGCACAAGCTAGGCGACGCCGCTAAAATTCTGACGGGAAACATGAGAGTCAGGTTTCACGACCTTCGTGGTCTTTACGGCATGATTTCACACAGAACGTTCAAGAACAACTGTTCAATTAATATTTGGCTGACCAAAACACTATTGCACGAGGCCCTCGACACTTCGATTTTTTATTCTAGATTCAGGATCGATAAATGCTCGACCAATAGGGGCGAATGGGCCTTCTAGAAGATCTCGCCAAATGTAATGCGTAAACTTTGGGCAGTAAACGTAGCCCACATCGGTCACAATTCATCCCACCCCAGCTCCAGCCCTCTGAAGACTCTTCCAGCTCCCAAGAACTTTCAAGACCTTCCAAGACATCATCATGAAGCTTCCTGCCGCTGCACCCGCTTCGACCGAGTTCCGCAACGCCGAGGGATCATCTGTGCCTAAGGAGTTTGCTCTTGAGGCCAGGAAGAATCCTGAGGTCATTTCGCAGATGGCTGAAACGCCTAGCGAAAAGAGTGCCCTCGAAAAAGAAGCACTTGCCCGCCAATATGTACTTTTGATCGACAGATCTGGGAGCATGGGGTGGGCGGACGGATCGACCACGCGCTGGGAAAGTGCTCGCAAGGCCGTTGAGAAGTTGGTTGAGGCCGCCTTCATTTACGACACCGATCACAGGGTCCCCGTGTACTTGTTCGACGACAAGGTTGAATTTGTAGGGGAGTGCACGTCATCATCGCAAGTGGTGGATGTTTTCAAGAACTACCAGCCTCGCGGCACCACCGACCTCGCACAGTGCCTAGAGGTGGCGATGGAAGAATATGCCGGCCGTAAGCGTCCCAACTACGAAGTTTGCCCGGGCACCACCTTTATCGTGGTGCTCGATGGCTGCGCCGATGACAAGGATGCCGTGAAGCGTGTTCTGCGTAAGTTTTCTGACCCTGTTAGTGGGTATGTGGCAAACCACACCCAGTTGGCCATTTCCTTCCTCCAAATCGCTGATGACCCGGGTGCGACCGCGTTCCTGAACGAATTAGATCGTGGATTCGTAGGCAGTCCTGACATAGTCGATACGAAAAAGGACGATATCCTGAGCCTTCCAGGGGGGATTGACAAGCTCTTCCATGATGCCATTTTTGACTAAAATTGTAAGGGTGTTGATAGAGGAAATAGTGCCGATTGGCTTGGTTCATGATCTGGTCACGTGGGCGTTTGACTTGCATACGCGTGTGCGCGATGAATACAGGGACAACGAGCCAGAGTATGGACGCTCTAGAGCATGGGATACCATGGTAAACGCGTGTCTCCATGTTTTTAAGGAATGAAGGAAAAAAAGAAAAACGGAAAAAAAGATTGCACGCAACAAATACGGTGCAACTGGTGTCGAACCCGAGCTTTCCATCGTCAAGGGTAGACACTTCGTCAGTCGTGCTACATCACCTTGATTGCGTCACGTTTTTCTGTGTTTCTATTCACGAAGTCTGCATCGAGCGTGACATTTTTTTCGTCACGCTCCACATACCTACTTTTTATGAGATTTCACGGTGCCCCCGTTGCGGCAGTCAGATGTGCAGGACGCCTACAGCAATACACGTCTCCTATTACGGTGGACCATAGTTTACAAGTCCAAATGTGCTCCAACAAAAATAGGAAAAAATAGGATGGGGTAAAAATATTTTTTTGGAATGTGATGATGGATAACATATTCGCAAGAGTTGCCCCTTGGGAACAGGCCTGTACTGAACCACAAGATTGTTTTCGATGGGGATGTTTTTTTCTGATCAAACAACAACACCTTGGACCCAAAAAACATCACAAACATCACAAGGCTCAATGGCACATGATTTGGCTAAAAAATTACTATTGTCGAATGTCGTCCTAAGCCCCGCTGGTTGATTGAGTTATGGGGCCCTCCCCAGTTTGAATGGATAACTTTCACCGTGAAATCTGGCCCTACATCAGTCACACTGCGCCTGAGAACCATGAAATAAAATATTGGTGGATTATATACCAACATGGAAGTCGACACCGAGAGTCCAGAGCCACGCACGAAGAAAAGATGCACTCGGAAGAGCGGTGTGGAACAATCGCTACACGCAGAAGGCGATGAAGAGTCAAGCTCAACGAGACGGTCGTGTATATGTCTGGATCTCGAGAGGACTCTGGTGAAGTCCGTGATACCAAAGTACATTCGAGACCGCCTCGAGAGAATGTCCAGGTACACCGGGTCCTTCAGGTACATCGTTGGTTTATTCTCAAACTACGTCGTCATCAGGAGACTCGAGCAGGGCCTGCAACCTCCTGAGGTCAAGAAGGTCTTCTACGATAGGTGTTGGGCCGCCATCAACACCCGCATATCCGGAAAGAACACGAGAAACGACTTCTCCGACCTACTTGACGAGTTCATCGACCAAACTGGTTTCGACACGTCTCTCTTCCCTCCCAGGGTCCCCTCTCGACTTCAAGAAACCGTCACGAGAGAAATGGAGGTATCTGCCAAGAACTCTATTGTTGTGCACCTGGAGGCCAAGATCAAGGGGTTCCTGAGGTTTAGGCTCATGAACGATTCTCAGTTGGCATTCCAACACCTCCCCGCGAAGGATCGATCGAGAATTATCATCTCTCTGTCAAACGACTGTCTGGAACGAGAGATGAGAGGAGACCTCGATCCCGGGTACGTACCCCACGTGCTACAAGTGAGGGACCTTCTCGCACAAGTTTACTCAACCGAACCGGACGTATCAGTGCTCAAGGTTTTGAAGAAAAAGCCCCATCTGTTCCTCGAACTGATCAGCATGATCTCAAACGTTGCCGAGGAGGCGTCCGACAACAACAGGGACCTCAGAGAGGAAACGAAGACGAGATCCGACGAGGAAAAAGTGAGGAAGGCCTTCTACATGTCAGAGAGGATCAAGCGAGGACTGGTGGATCGACCCAAGATGTGCACGGTCCTCCCTGTCTGGAAGCTAGCCCCGTGCTTTCCATACTACTCTTCCTCCGTGGTCGGGAGCACTTTTCACAAGGAGGGTCACGACTTCTCGTCCGTCTCAAGGTTTATTTCCGAGCACTTCGACCTTGGGAGGGTTAATAGGAAAGGGTACAAGCCGTCGGGCTTTAGGTCGGACGGCTACCAGGTTCAGGTGACCTTTATGACCCTGGTATCCAAAAAGCCTCTTGTTCCTGGTACGAAAGATCTGGCCAAGTCCGGGTATCAGATTGCCAAGAAGGTGGTCTCCCTGGAAACGCAAGAAAGGGGCTTGTTTGTGCTCTCCCAGGCGAGAAAGGACAGTCGGAAGATAGTCGCTGACCGACTTCATGCATACAACCTGACCGTCGTCGATCCAGGGTGCGCTTCAGTGGTTTCTGTGAGGTCGTGTCCCCTGGAATTCTGCAGGTGTGTCGGGAGTGTTCGCGAGAAAAGCACGGACTGGGAAATGAAGGGAACCGAGTACTCCGCGAAGTCTGGGAGGACCATGCTGGAAGGAAGAGAGAAGAAGCGGAGATCGAACGACGAGTACGGGCGGTGTTTCCCCAGATTTTCCGCGGTCAAGAAGAAGACAGCCAGAAAGTCGTCTTTTGTCGCGTACTGTCGTGTGGCGGCCGAAACGTTCAAGGTTATGTTCGCGGAAAAGATGAAGAGGGCGAGGAAGAGGTCGAGGTTTCACTCATCGAGGCTTGTACAGAAGACTGTGGACAAGCTGGCTTCGAGCATGGCTGCGTGCCCTTCAGACCGCAAGAACATTGTTCTGTTCGGGAACGGGAGCTTCAGGGCAAAGAAAGGGCACGCCTCCGCGCCTCGAAAGAAGCTCGTAAGGGCTATCTGTTCGAGGGTGAACGTGGGGATGTTGGACGAGTTCAGGACTTCCAAGATGTGCCCCGGGGGGTGTGGCGGGGAGATGACTGATGTTCAGGGTGGTCAGCGTGTGCGACAGTGTACAACTGTTTCCGTGGGCGTTGAAAATCCCTGTCCTCTTTTCGAAAACGCGGTGGCATTTAGGTATGATAGGGATGCGAGTGCCACCCTCAACTTTTGTCTCGCGGGATACTGTGGGTTGGTTCGCAAGTCGTGGCCAACTCATCTCCTGAGAGGTCAGTAAGAGGACAGAAAGTAGTCCCTCTGGGACATGGCCGGTAGATTGACGCAGATGTAAGGCCAGGCCTCTCATTCACACGAGAGGTCTATTGTTGGACGAGTACGTTGGTTGGATCATTTTGGTCTTGTTAACTGTATTCCTCCGTAATACTGCTGTATACTCTATACTCTATTTAGCTGCTGTCTTTTTCTACTGCTGCCTGCTTCCCCTGCTTCTACTGCCGCATGCTATTTTCAACTGCTTCTACTGCTGTAGACCCGAGCTACTGCTTGCTGTCTGCTCTAAATAGAGCAACTGCATGCGTCGATAGAGACGGCTAAAATCGTGTAAACGTCGACTCGTCTAATCTCCACACGCTCCACCGAAAATCTTAGCAGTATAGGCAAAACATTTTTTGATGCGCGCCGCGCGGTAAAACTTGTGCATTCCAGGGAGTCGGCTCCGAACTTCTGCCGTCTCGCGTCCGCACAGGAAGTAGACTTCGACTAGGGTCTTGCCAATGCTCTTGTTGGTGGTCACGAGCGTCAGGTCAAACTTTCCACCCGCTCCGGGGATGCAAAACACAGCCGGCGTCATACATAAGTTGTCAATCCCGTGGTCCTTGCGATATGCGCCGACTGTTATTCCAGCTCGGATGAAAAACATCAGATCGTTTTTCTTGAGAGAGACCCAGCCACAAGCTTTGATCAATTCGCCACGCTGATTGATTTGCAAGAGTCCCGCCAAGTCAAACGCCCCCCAGTCGTTGCTCGGCCCGGCCAGCATTGGACGTATCAGGTTGTACCAGCCGAACTCGCCCTCCCACGTGTATGGTTCGCCGTCGTCATCGGGTGTTATGTCACGGGCGTGGCTGAAGAATTGCCAGGAGCCACTTTCGCCACCAATCCTTGTCCATCGCTGAGTCCAAGTCGGCCGATACTCGCCTTCGTATCTCGTGATTGGAAACTTGCAGGGCTTGTGGCGGGCCATGGCTAGCCAGAGACTGTGCATGCGTCGGGAGGGACGGGTATTGTTTTTCGTTAACATTTACGATGACGAATGTACCTTGAAAAAATTAGCTTCTATTGTAAGAAAAATTGTACATTTCACTTTGTGGTGCTACACGCGTTGCAGAGGTCACAATTTTAATATCAACTCTCATCAAACACCATGGAATCCATGTACATCACCAAGCGGGACGGGCGCAAAGAAAACGTTCTCTTCGACAAAATCTCGGCGCGCATCAAGAAGCTCTGTTATGGTCTGGAACCCAACTTCGTCGATCATGTGGCCATCGCCCAGAAAGTTATTTCGGGCGTCTACACCGGAGTAACAACGACAGAACTGGACACCTTAGCTGCGGAGACGGCGGCGTACATGGCGATTGCACACCCCGACTACTCGCTGCTGGCCGGGAGGATCGCCGTCTCAAGGCTTCACAAAGAAACGAAAGAGTCGTTCGTCGAAACCATGGCTGACCTACATGCCTATGGGATGGTCGCCGATGACGTCCACACCGTCATTCAGGACAACGCGCACCTCCTGGACGGCGCGATTGACTACGGCAAAGATTTGGAGTACGATTTCTTTGCTTTCAAAACGCTGGAGAAATCGTATCTCCTCAAAATTGATGGCAAGATCGTGGAACGAATTCAGCACATGTTGATGCGAGTGGCTGTCGGGATTCACAAGGATGACATAGAGAGCGTGCTCGAGACGTACACCGGAATGAGTGAACGCTGGATGACACATGCCACACCGACGCTCTTCAACGCCGGTACCGTCAACAATCAGCTGAGCTCGTGCTTTCTTCTTGCCATGCAAGACGACTCTGTCGACGGCATTTATGACACGCTTAAACAGACGGCGAAGATTTCTAAATTCGCGGGCGGAATCGGTCTCTCCGTCTCCAACATCCGAGCGAAGGGTTCGTACATCAAAGGTACAAATGGGGTCAGTGATGGTATCGTACCCCTCCTTCGATGCTTTGAGTCCACCGCCAGGTTCATCAACCAGGCCGGGCGCCGAAAGGGGTCGTTCGCCATGTATTTGGAAGTGTGGCACGCCGATATATTGGAGTTCCTGGACTTGAAAAAGAACAACGGCAACGAGCTCATGAGAGCGCGTGACCTCTTCTACGGCCTGTGGGTCTCCGACTTGTTCATGCGCCGCGTCAAGGCCGACGGCGATTGGACGCTTCTTTCTCCGTCCGACGCCCCGGACCTCATCGATCTACACGGCGCCGACTTCGACCAAGCCTATAAGAAATACGAATCCAACGGCATCGGCAAGACAATCAAGGCTCGGACCCTTTTTGCGAAGGTGGTGGAGTCCCAGATAGAGACAGGGGGGCCGTATTATTTGTTCAAAGACGCGTGCAACGCCAAGAGTAACCAACGGCATCTTGGTACCATCCGCTCGTCAAATCTCTGTGCAGAGGTGATTCAATACTCGTCCAAGGAGGAGATTGCCGTCTGCAACCTGGCAAGCATCAATCTCGTGAGGCACGTGAGGGCGGACAGGACGTTCGACTTCGAGCGTCTTCACCGGACGGCGAAACAGGCGATCAAAAACCTCAACAAGGTGATTGATGTCAATTTTTACCCCCTTGAGGAATGCAGGTTGTCCAACATGAAGCACCGTCCATGTGGGCTGGGCGTTCAGGCACTGCACGACGTCTACATGGTGATGGGATTCCCCTTCGAGTCAGAGGAGGCAGCGACGCTAAATAAACAGATTTTCGAGACCATCTATCACGGGAGCGTCGAGGCGTCCATCGAAAGGGCCAAGATCGACGGACCATACGAGAGTTTTCAGGGGTCGCCCGCGTCGTTCGGGAAGCTTCAGTTTGATCTTTGGGGTCACGAGGTGGACGACTCTCGCCACGACTGGACGAAGACCAAGGCCGATCTTCAAAAATACGGGATGCGCAACAGTCTTCTCACAGCTTTGATGCCGACGGCGAGTTCTGCGTCGTTCTGTTCCGGTGGTACAGAGGCTGCCGAATGTTCCACGGCCGTGCTGTACAACAGGCGTGTTTTGAGCGGGGAATTTCCTATCGTAAACAAGTACTTGATCAAAGAGCTCATCAATCTAGGCCTTTGGGATGGTGAAATGAAGAATGCCATCATTCGCGGTGGCGGCAGCGTTCAAGGAATCGAGTCCATCCCGGAGAAGACGCGCACTCTTTTCAAAAACGTGTGGGAGGTTTCGCAGAAGGCTATCATTGAACAAGCTGCTGCGAGGGGTCCTTACATCGATCAGTCGCAAAGTATGAACATCTTTTTCGAGAGGCCCACTATGGCCAAGATTTCGTCTGCTCTTTATTATGGATGGGAGCTCGGTTTGAAAACCGCGAGCTACTACGTCAGGAGTAGGCCTGTCGCGGACCCTGTTCAGTTTACCGTTTCTTCTGAAAAATCGGTCAATGAAGAAGATGCGAAGGAGTGTCTGGACTGTAGCGCCTGAGGTTTGCGTTTGTGAATTCCGTCGACGGTATTCTGACACGAATCGCCATGCTGTTCTCGGCCAACGCTGACCGCACTTCAATTTCAGAGGTCAACAGTGAATTTCGAGACAACATAAGGTGGAATCGAGCCATGCGCGCAAACGCGATGATGCAAGCTGCGATGGAAAGTATGTGGTCGCACGTCGAATCATGCACCAGACCATCGCCGAAGACGCGGCCGTTCTCACGAAAATGTCCGCAAAGAAACCCGGCGGCCGAAAGCAACGACTGTCAGCGTTCGACTGGATTATTGCCAAGTATCGACGAAGCGTCGCCATCAGCTTTCTTTCCGAGACATCATCTTGATGCACGTCTGCTCCAACACCTTCATCGACATCGGTTTCGGTAGCACATCGTCCATGCCAGACATGAGAAGCTCGTCCCGCGTGGAGTCGGTGCAATCCGCCGTGAAGCCGAAGATGGGTATCTTTGCCAGACCCTCGTGAGCCTCGGTGTCCCGGATAAATTGCGTGGCTTCCTTGCCGCTCATGACTGGCATGTGATGGTCCATGAGAATGCCTAAAATGTTTTTCCCGCTTTTTCTCGCACGCTTGATTTCTTCGATGCACAAGTGTCCGTTGGCGAAGTCTCCAACCAATGGAGCAACACCGGTCGTCTTACGAAAAGCGACCTTGACCAGCCTGGACGTCAGCCGACGGTTGACGGTGTTATCGTCTACTACGAAAAATACGTCTTCGGCTTCCGGCACGACTTGCACCGTGCTCTTGTCTGTGACAACGACCTTTGCGGGCAGCATGACCGAGACGATCGTCCCTTTCGAAACAGTCGACGCGATGCCGATGCTACCGTTCAATTCGAAAACGTTTGCGATGCACTCGTAGACACCGACGCCAACGCCTTGGTGAGAGTTGGTGATGGTGGTCGTCATTCTCGAGCTGTCGTTGAAAGCCAGCACGTTGTCGATCATGTCGCTGTGGATGCCGCAACCAGGGTCCTGGACGCTGAACGTATACCACCAATCGGAATCCGATATGCTAGAAGCGTCTTCCGAGTTCCGAATGTTTCTGTGAGCGTACCCTTTCGTCCTGCTCTTCCAGGCCATGGTAGCCTCGCGGTGCGTCGAGCAGCACGACAGAGACAGGTGCGTGGGCTTGACCGTGGATTTAGCGCTCATGGAGTTGTCGATGATGCCACAGATAGTTTTGCGAAGCAGATCGGCGTCGACCATCACACGAGTGTAGTTTTCGGGAACTGTGATGGTCACGGTCAATGTGTTGTTTTCCGCATACTTTTCCGCGAGAGAATTGACAAAACGTTCCAAACATACACTCTCGATTTTCCGGTGCGCGCGTCCACTGGCTGCAACCAGTACGCTCTCGACAACCTTCGATATTGTCTCGAGGCACTCGAGGCCATACCCCAGTTGTTTTTGCATATTGGCGTTTCCAATGGACTGTTCTTCGTAGAGCAAAGTGAGAACGCTCGATACGCCGTGCAGCGGTGTCTTGAGTTCGTGTGAAAAGTGCGAAATGAGCGCGGCGCCGAGGGGTACCGGCGTTTTCTCGGTATCGTACCTCACATAACCGTCGGCTTCTCCCGCGTTATCAGGGCTTCCCCGAACAAGAGCTTTGGTTTTGTCGGCGAAGAACTTGGCAGTGGAGACGAGGATCTCGATCCGAGACGAGAGATGCGTGGCCATCTCTCGGTCCTGTGCGTTCCACTTGTTGAGTTTGTCAGCACCGGACTGGATGTATCTCTCGAAGGACCCTCTCGGTCCCGGGACGCCATCCGGGCGCATGATCTTTACGTGGGTCGGGTCGCCGGCCCATGCTTTATCCGATGTGATGCTCCTTCGCACGAAAACAATCGAGAGGTTACCGTGGATGATGCCGAGGACGCCGCGCGACGGCCGATCGAATTCTTCCAGACACCAGCCTTTCCCAGACGCATTTCTCGATACGCGATCCAGATCGGTTCCTGCGAGCACGAGGTCGGCATCTCCCCAATGCTTGATCTGATGGCCGAGCCTGATGAAGACGCAGTCAGTCTTCATCAGTCGAAGCAGGTCCGGGGCATTTTCCGCGAAGAAGGCAGGGATGTCGTCGGTGGAGAGGCCCTTGTCCACGATAGCCGACAGAGCCGTCTGGCGCCCGAAACTCGTGGCGCTCTGTATGTTTGACAAACACACGGAGACCTGTGTGCTCAGATTCTCAAAGTGGCTTACCTCTCTTCCGGTTGGGTGCACCACTGAGTCGCCATAAGAGTGGAAACACATCAGGCCCCACAGCTCGCTGTTGACGACGATGCCTATCGAAAGAGAGGAACGCACCCCCATGTTTCTCATGTAGCTCTTGTGGACAGGGTGGCTGGAGCACAGTAAGCACTTGGACGTATCTATATCGCCACCGATTATCTCCACGGGAGAGAGGTCGTTGTCGAACATCACGCGCACGGGGCGAATGAGAAACATTTGTCGGGCTGGCAGCGGTATGTCCGACTCGGGGAAAAACGTGTTCAAGTAGGGCTCGAGGGTTTCCGCGAGCGAAGGTTTGATGGCTTCGTACACGACTTTTCCCGAGAGATCGTCTTGGAACTGGTAAACCATAGATCGATCGTAGTCGACGAAGTCGGTCACCGCCGCACACGCCGCCTTGAAGAGCGCGGACTGATCCGTGTGTACGGTCAGCGCACACAGGTCACCACCGTGTCCCATTTCAAACGGTTCCAGTGGCGATTCGTCATCCGGAAGAACCTCAAACACGAGACCGTCCCTCGTCCTCGCGACCGTCACGAGATACCTCTTGTGTGAACTATCGCACGTGTACGAGCAGCGCGTCGACCGGTTTCCAAGGTACCTTTGGAACAATGCCGATATCCGATCGGCGAAGCTGTCGCTGAAACAATCCGGGACGCATTTTCCGATGAAGAGGTGTGGGTCTTTTCGCACGGCCGGCAGGGAGAACGGCGCGTCACCGATGTTCGACGACACGTTGCGTATTTGCAGGCGCATGCTATCTCTCTTGAAGTGGGTGCAGACCAAAAAACCTTCGCTCTGTATCTCTGCGATCTTGGCGAGGTCGAGGAGGTCACAATTCGACGTCCGACCCGCCATGTTCATCAGTATCTTATATGTTTGATATTTTTTGTGTAAACTTCTGCGCGCGTTGACCGCGATAGAACAGAGACGGCGATGCAACCCTGGGTCGAAAAGTACCGACCTAGGCGCGTGAGGGATGTCGTGCACCACGATCACTTGAAACGGGTCTTAAATGGAGCGGAGAAAACTGGCGACCTTCCTCATTTGCTTTTCCACGGTCCTCCCGGAACAGGCAAGACGTCAACCATCCTGGCGCTGGCCCGAACCCTGTTGGGCGAGGGGAACATGAGAGAGCGCGTGCTCGAGCTGAACGCTTCTGACGAACGCGGGTTGGACGTCGTCCGCGACAAGATCAAGACTTTCTCCAAGATGTCGATTTCGTCGTTCCAACCCGGCTGTCCGCCTTTCAAGCTCGTGATCCTGGACGAGGCGGACACCATGACGGCCGACGCGCAGTCCGCCCTCCGCCGAACGATGGAGACGCACTCCGTTGTGACGCGTTTTTGCCTGGTGTGCAACTACGTGTCGAAGATCATCGCCCCGCTGGCTTCTCGGTGCGCCAAGTTTCGATTCAGCACCCTCGCGCCCAAGTCGATGAAGGGGAGGTTGCTTCACATATGCGAACGCGAAAACATCATTTTCGAAAACTGCAGCCGGAGCGTGTTGGACGCGATCGTCAAGAGCTCCAGAGGCGACATGCGGAGCGCTGTCAACCTGCTGCAGACGGTGTCGCAGCAGCCACGCGTGACGCCGGAATCCATTGTCGAGATTGCCGGAGAGGTGCCCGAACGCGTGTTTGACATGCTGTGGTCGGCGGTGACCTCGCAGCCACGGCAACCTGGGCATTTTGAGGCCGTGACGGATGCTGTCTCAACCTTCGTCGGGGAAGGTTATCCCGTGGGAAAAGTTTTGTCGGAGATTCAGGGCAGAGTCGTGCATTCGGGCGAAATTGAGGATGCCGACAAGGCCGCCATCTGCCTCAGCTTGATGGAAACAGATCGATGCCTGAACGATGGCGCAGACGAGGAGCTGCAGTTGCTGAACATTTGTTTCGTTGTTCAAGGTGCGTTCTGAGTTCACACGAGGCCTCGGAAATTCAGACACGACGCGAAACGCCGCGAAATTGTTGTGGAAAGTTTTTCTTGTGTTGTCTATCATAATAGTATCACAACGAAAACCAATGGACACAGCAGAAATGTTTGAGGTCCTAAAGACCTGCATCATCGGAGAGAGTTTCCGGGCCTGTGGCGTCGGGTATCACCCTGAGGACGCCCTCGAGGCATACCACGCCAGCGATTTTTTTGACAACGTCGACGAGGACGACATCACGGGTAGCTTTCACAGCCCAGAGCATTTCTTGGAGAACCTGTGCTCGTCGAACGCCGGAAGAGTGTATGACACGATTCGCGAGATGGACAATCTTTGGAAGTCGGGATCGTCGGAGTCCCTGTCGAAGTCTTCGGCGGAAACGATGAAACTGCTGTGGGATCTGGGCAACGCCGAGGCCCTCCAGTACATTGACGACAATTTCGGCCAGCAAATGGCGCAAGGGTTTTTGGACTATGGGACGTTGTTGTTTGGCAAATGATGTTCGGCTGAATGCGTGGTCAACGGGGGCCGCCGCGTTGATCCTGCGAGCGAGGCGAAACCAAGAATTATTTTATAGGCTGAGTGAAACGATGAAAGTTCACCCTGACAACATGGAACCGGTCCGTGAAGAGAAAGTGGAAACCGTCGATCTTGAAGCACTCGATGGACCAGAGAACATTTTCTCACAGGAGTACGGAGCCGACACGATGGCGCAGGCCAGAGAAAACCGGGAACGGCTCGCACGAATCACGAGCAAGACGAAAAAACACACAGTTGACCCCGGATTACAAGTTGGGACCAACGCCCGACTCAGTCATTTCCAGAAGGAGAAACTTTACCAAAATGACTGGAACAATTCTGTGCTGGATTTGATGGAAAATCTGTTGTATGAATGCACCCAATCTTCGAAAGCCCACGCGGAAGCAGCAAGGGGTTGCCGTCGCAAGTATAGGATGTTGATGATACCGTCAATCATTGTCGCGACCGCGGCTACAAGCGCATCATTCTTCGCCGCCGGGGGAAGTCCGTGTGGTGATGACGGTGGTAGCGACGACGATGGCCTGAAGTATGTAGTTGCCTCATTAACAGCCCTTGTCGGAATCATGTCTGGCATTGCAAGTGTGTACAACTTCAAATCGAAGATGAGCGAAAACATCGCGGCCGCTGGGGCTTTTGCGAATCTTGCACGCCGGTGCAAAATTATCTGCTTTCTTCCGATTCACCTCAAGCCCAACAGTGAGGTGGCACTGACAGACATTTCGGCAGAGCAAGCGCATCTAACCAGCAGCTCACCATTGCTTTGAAACATTTCGGCATTGCACACGAAACCAAAAAATAATATATTGCCTGTAGATAAATCAAAGCGAAATGCAGTTTTTGCAACTGTTTGCAGTCTTCGTCAGCTCATGCGTCTCCCAAGTTTCATCTCTGATGACCATGCTGCGACCGACAATCGCGTCAGCTTCGTCTTCTTCCTCCTCCTCTGCGCTAACACAGGACCACTTGAGAGCCGCGAAGCTGTGCCGCGACGTCTACTCGGAGAGCGTCGAAAGTAGCTCAGACACGTACGTCGAAAGTGCCGACACGGGTGCGCAGGCGACGGTCACGCTGGACGGTACGAAAGCCATCGTGTGCTTCCGCGGGAGCGATAGCGCCGCCGACTGGAAGACAAACTTTTCTCTTGCAAAAGTACCTTTTCTGTCGCGGAAACACACCAAGCCCGAGCTAGAGGTCCATTCCGGTTTTTTCCTGGGACACAACTCTGTGAAGGCGAAAATCTACGCGAAACTCAACAAGATGCTGGAGTCCGGAGAATGCACGAGCATTTTGTTCGCGGGTCACTCCTCTGGCGTAATGTCGGCGATATCGGCGTTCGACTTTGAGAATCACAAAAACGTTCCTGTGGAAGTGGTGACGTTCGGCGCTCCCAAGATCGGCAATGCGGCATTCGCCGCCGACTTCGACAGAGCGATTACGTGCACGCGCATCGTCAACGACAACGATGGGGTCGCGCTCGCGCCAATGTTCGGCGGGTATCACCACGTCGGCAGCAACGTCATTCACATGGAACACCCCGGTGGAGACGGTGGTGTGAAGCAGTTGTTCTCCAAACTATGGAGTATCGTCCGATTGGATTCGGTGTCCGACCACGACATCGACGAATATGTTACCAGCATCGAGAGATGCTTGAAGAAGATAAATTAAATGTATCCTTTAAATTATGACTCATATTAATGCTTCCATGTGTTGGTCGCATTTTGGGCGGTTTCATCGCACAATACATCGGCGTCCTCGTTAGCATGGAGGTCTTTGTGTCACCTGGAGGAACTATCTTTTGGTGGACACAGACTGCAATCGCGATCGCGGCGATGCTGCACACCTCCGATACACACTGGCCCGAGCGCGTCGGGCACATCGCGAGCAGCATGTTAACCTACATCCCTTTCCGCTTCAGGAAGTTTCCGGTACCATTGCTGCTAGCTATTTGCGCGAGCAATGCACTGGGTCAATTTTTTGGGTACGTCTCAATGAAGCACTTCTATCCGGTGCTATCACCCAAGGAAGTTGGAACGCTGAGATTCCTTGCAATATTTGTTGCTTTTCCAGTGATTATCGCGAGTATCGTCGCGAGTATTCCCGGGAGCCTTGCGTTTTACTTTCTAGGTACGGACGTCGAACTGTCTTCGGTGGTCGTGAACTACACACTTGGACACATTTCAGGAACGATAACACTACTGTACCCTCTACTGATCGTGCCGACCCTGTGGAAAAACCGACCTCGCTCGCCCAACACGCTGGTTTGCGGCATCAGCGTTTTCCTCGGAATCACATCTATGTGCCCCTTTTCTGACTATCACCTCTTCGGTTTCGCGTCGATCGTCGGAATGTATGCTCTGCTTGTTGGAGTCAGTGCATATATTGATCAGTTCCAAGCAAGTCTCGTCCAGCTTGCGTGCACGGGATCAATCTTGGGGTTCACGGCGGCTGGCCGAGGACCCTTTGTGCATGTCATGAAGGATGGTGAAGCAGAAGAGGTGTTGATAGGTACTCAGATGGGAATCGCGGCGCTGTCAGCCTTGAACGCATTCGTGGTCATTCTGGTCTCACAGCTCCGCGATCTGCAAAAGTCCGAGAGGATCTCTCGTTGTCAAGCTGCGGAGCTGGCCGAGAGGCAGACCCTTGACCTATATCGGATCGGGCACGATATGAAAAACAATGCAACTTTGATACAGGCAATATGCGAGGTGGGTGAGACCGATGGGGACAACAGAATTCTGGAAACTGTTAAATCTGTGAACATTCTTGGCAACGTGCTGGTGTCTGACATGGTCGACATGGTCAACGGCAAGCAAGTACATCGTGCTGTCCCCAAAGAAGATGTCGACATTACCGAGCTGTTGAATGTGTATTCCATGGTTGGTACGGGATTGCTGCTGTTGGAGGAAAAGGACAAAGACATCACAGTGGGCGTGCGAATCGACGACGAGAGCGAAAACTTTGGAGCATACACCAACAGGGAGCGCCTCCATCAAATCATGTGTAACTTGGTGAGCAATGCCGTCAAGTACACACAATGCGGGAAAATCGTCTTGAGTGCCGGGTGTTCTTCGGAAAGCACCGTGGAGATTCGCGTCACGGACAGCGGCGTCGGTCTAAGCGAGGCTGACGTTTGCAAAGTTTTTGATCTCTTTTTCAGGAGCGAACGAGCATCACAGATCAATTCGGGAACTGGCCTTGGTTTGTCCAACGTGAGAAAAATTTGTGATGCGATAGACGCGAAGATAGAAGTTTCGAGTCCCGGCGAGGGTAAAGGAAGCACGTTCACGCTTGTGTTGCCACGAAGACGTCGCAGCACCGTCTCCAGTCCAAGGCAGATATCGACGCAATTTTCGTTTCGCATTCTTGCGATGGACGATTCAATCCTGATCCTGAGACTCCTGTCGAAGTATTTGACCTCGTTTGGGTGCGAGGTTGTGAATGCGTGTTCGGCCGAAGAGTCTCGTGCTCTTCTTGGTCAACCAAACCAAGAAAAGTTCGATATGGTGATCACCGACAGCTCTATGGGAGACGAGACGGGGATAGATTTTATTAACAGCTTGCGGAAGGGAGCGGTAAGGGGATTACCAAGCGATTTGCCATGCATTCTCTGCAGCGGTGAAGGTCACGAGTTCGGCGACCCCAGAACTCTTTCGATCATAAAACCTTTCTCGGCGGCCGACATTGCTGAGGCTCTCAACAATTTTGCGTCGTCAAATGTCATCCTTGATCACGCTTGAAGAGTTGCGGAAATACCGAGAAAATAAAAACATTTGATCAATATAAATGCTTTATTGCCTCATCTATTTGCTCTGTCCTCGAATGTACCACGACCTGTTCGTGGCCGATCGGCAACCAGCTTATAAATTCCACGCTCATCCGCCGCGCGACGAGTTCAAGGACGTCTATGAAGACAGCCCCGTGCTTCACGACATTCAACTGTAATTTTTGTTTCGCGAGACACACACAAACACGCACGCACACACACACACACACAACAGTCGGGTCCAAAAAACCATGCACCCCGAGATCGAGGATCGTTTGACATCCATGTCGCGCCACGGAGACATCCCTCACCTCCTCTTCCACGGCCCACGAGGATCGGGCAAGATGACGCTAGTCAGACACCTCTTAAAGAAATTGTACGGTCCGGGCGTACACAGAGTGACTACCGAAAAACGCGTGGTGGAGACAGCCTCGTCAAAACATACGATCGAGATCGACGTTCGCGTATCCAACTACCACATCGAGATGGAACCGAGCGACGCCGGCGCCAACGACACGTATGTGGTGCAGCACGCCATCAAGGAGATGGCCAACAACGGGTCCATCGCCGCCGTCTTCAAAAACTGTGACGTGAGGCACAAGACGATCGTGTTGCGCGGCGCCGGCAACTTGAGCAAACAGGCGCAGGCGGGACTGCGAAGGACGATGGAGAAGTTCACCGCCTCGTGCCGATTGGTGTTGGTGTCGACCTTTGCCTCGAGAGTCATCGAGCCTCTGCGTTCGCGGTGTGTCTTGATCCGTGTGCCACTTCCTAGCGCGGAGAATTTGGCGGCAGCGATTGAGATCGACGATAAGGCGTTGGTTTCGCAAATTGTGCAAAGCTCGGGGAGGTCCATTTCTCGAGCGATGTTCATGGCCAAGGCGGGCAGCGCCGACAAGATGCTGTGGGTCAAGTACGTTGAATCCATGTGCACGGGTGTTTTTCTGGAGCAGAGTCCGCGAAAGCTGATTGATGCCAGGGATAGCTTGAACGAACTGTTGGTGGCAGGAGTGCCAGCCTCCATTATTTTGAAAACGCTGATGCATGGGTTGATCTCCCACAAAAATCTTAAGGGGGAGGGTGGTGTGAAGCGTGAGATTGTCCGGTGGGCCGCGGTTTACGAGCACAGGATCTGCGTGGGGTCGAAAGATATCTTGCACCTCGAGGCCTTTGTCGCGTCGTTCATGGATTTGTACAAGAAACATACCGTCAACCAGTTTTCGTAATTTTTTTTGTGAGGTTAGTGTATGCCAATGGCGTGCGAAACGTTGGCCGAGAGACAGGCTGCGAACGCGGCCAAGCCATGCAAGAAAGCTTTCAGGCCGGTGTTTCCGGAAGCTATCGCTGGGTATGTGGCCCCAGGGCTCCTTTTTTTGGGGTGCTCGGTGGTGGGATACGGATTGTCCACTCGGCGCAAATGGGCCGTGTCCGGTCTAGTGTCGCCCTCCACTCAAATGTCGATTATGCTTTTGTTAATGGTTGCCGACCACGGAAGCTCGTTCTGGGACCACTCACGAGTCTCTTCGGAAGAGTACTGTCTGACCAGTATGATCACGTCAAAGACTTTGGATGATACAATCGGCAGACTTGTTTTTGGAGGATTGGGGACCCTCTTGACGGCGGCAGCGGCTCATGGGATGAGGAGTGGGTCGATCACGTTGGCGGCCACCAGCGTGCCTTTTGCCATGATCAGCTACTATCTCTGTTGGTCCCCACAGAAATTCCAAAGTTGCCGCAACAACGGCCTCTTTACGGGGGGGCTCGCGTTCGGTTTGGACATAATGACGTTCGTTGGTATCATGGAGGTATTGCTGCAATCCTCCGGCAACAAAGATACGTCCTGGCACGTGCCAACTGTAATGTATTGTGTCGTGATATCTGCTCTGTTTGTCGCGCTGTTTGGTTGGAACAGCGAGTACGGGAAAAGGGTCAAGCCCGGCTCCTGCGAGATCAACGACGAGGCAGACGAGGCTGCCGACAAACAGAGGGACAAGAGACCCGAGTTGTACACGGGGGTTTTGATGAGCGTTACGAGCGTCATGTTTTACGTGTATCTGAAAATGAGTTTCAGTGAAATCTCTTGTTGCGCCACGTACCCTGCGCTCTTGTTTTTGGGCTTCGATGTATTGATCAAACTACAGGTCTGGAAACGGGGGGAAGCGCTAGTCGGAGACGCCCTCCATAGGTCGTTCATATACCTTACCGTCCAAGCTCTGGACGTGGCTCTGAGCTCTAGTTCATTGGTGTCTTTAATGTCCGACAAAGGTTTGCTCGTTGGCGGCGTTGCAAAGTCGCGAGGATTGCTGACCCATGCAGCTCATCTTGCCGGCGGGTCCATGACATATGTCTGGAATGTTCTGAGGCTGGTTGTTGCTCTGATTTCGGGCGGCGGCAACGGCATGGCGAAGGGCTCGATCAACAGGCTCGCTGAAATAGTGAAGCTTGTATCGCTCAACGTTGCCGCAAATCTCGTCCCCCTTTTTATCGACCAGAAAAACTCCTCGTATGTCCTCAGCGCTTCTCCCCAGAACGATTTGAATGTGCCGTGTCACGTAGACTAATTGCGCGCCTTTCACACACGCTCTCTTGTTCCGAAGTCCGATGACAATGTTAACTCATGCGTTATTTAAGAAAGAAAAAATATTGCTCAAACTCAAAGGTGCGATGTCAGCCAGAGATTGCTACGAACTTGGCCACGAAAACTGTGCCACAGACAGCCGCTGCGTGCTCGAGTATAACATTGATAACGAACACCCCACATGCGTTCCCCGCGAAGAGCATCGCCAGCTTACTGATCACGAAGTTCGAGTCTTGGAAAGAGTCTTTGAGCAAGTTCTGGTGCAATTTTTTCGACCTGAAAACACAGTTCCAAGCGTGCTCAATCAGTCTATACAACGTCTTGCACACGAGCTGAGGCCGAGAGTAGAGTGGACGATCAGGAGTCTTACGGCGCAAGGGAACATTTCATCGTGGATCAACGGTGCTGCCAATGTGTCGCGAGACATCATCCGCGAAGTCAATCAAAGAAGTCCGCGGCTACAACAAGCTTCTCTGCAACAAGTTTCCGCCAGCGATCAAGAGAGGGTAGCGTCCGCCGTTCGTCGCGTACTCGACGAACATCGCAGACTGAGGGGCATCGATCGGGATATAAGGCGTCGACACACCCCGGGATGGTTTATTCGACGCCAAGCACGGGAAGCACGGGAAGCACGCCGATATGAAGAAGAAACGAGAGAACGCATTGCACAACTTGAACTGGGCGATGCGAGAGAAGCACGGGAAGCACGGCGAGAAGAAGAAGAAAGGAGAGAACGCCTTGCACAACGCGAATTAGATGATGCGAATGCAGAGTTAGTGTCTGTCGCCATCGTGTGCGCCATTATGTGTGCATTGATTCTCAACATAGATTTGAGACATTCAATATTTCGTGGATTTTTCCCTTAACGCAATGCCACCACGAGTCTCCGCCGCAGTCGCAAGGTTTCCCCCGAGCAGTCGATTTCGGTGGTCTGTTAAAACAAAGCACGGTGGAAAGCGGCGTGCGGACAACCATCCGCAAAACAAATATCCTCAGAATTGAAACAAGAAATGAAAATGAAACTCTCCATCATCCTCGCCACAACTCTCGTGTCCTCGGCCCTATCCTTCCTTCCCAAACTCTTCAGCATAGAAAATTTCATAAAGTCGCCCGGATGTAATCTGGATCGCGTCTGCCAGAAACTCCCGGCCACCAACAACGACGTCGCGGCCCTGCACGGGTCGTGGCGTTTAGTGAAACCCGCCGATCCCGAGACCACAATCTACCAGACGATCGATCGCGAGCACGAGTACGCACTGACATCCAAGCTTTTTTCGAACGGCACACGCATTCACGAGGCGATGCCCTTCGTCACCTGCCGCCGCAACGAGACCATCTACTTCAATCACGCCAAAATCTTCACAATCTTCGCGGATGACTCCGGGTACACCAGCAACGCGACGTGCTCATCTCAGTCGTTCCAGCTGGTGTATGCGAGCACGTCGATCCGCGTCGACAAGATGGTGGCGACTGGTGCCTTCCGGGTGTACGTGCCGTGCGACGAGGTTATGCTGAGGACTTAATTTTTGTGACGAGGGCACGCCACAACCGAGTCGTTCGTTCGACAGCACGTCCTGCATCTGTTCCGGACACATTTCATGGCGGCAGGATTTCCGCAGACGCAGAGTCCAGGCAGTACAGGATCCGCCGAAGTAATCGAACGAGCGGCGTCGTCCGCGGCTTGTGTCCAGGTTTTGCCTTCGAGATAGACCAATTTCCCCATTTCTTCCAGAAGTAGGTCGAATCGCCGGGGAATATCGACGCCCGACATCAGCCCGTCACAAAAGATGCGGATGGTCTCAGAGACCATCTGGAAATCCATGAGCCGAGCATTGCCGATATACTTCACGCTCAATGTCTGCAGGAATCTGTGTGGAGGTGACGGCATTCCGAGCCTGGCGAAACAATTATAGACATTGCCACTTCTCGATCCATACACCGATTCTCGGCAGAGCATGTCAAAGACTCGTGACACGCCGTAGAATCCAATCCTCGTCGGAATGACATGGCCGCTTTTAGAGAGCAGGAACTCGTACACCTCGTTCCACAGAGCACGGGTGCTGCTGCCAAACACCCGTTTCCTCTTGACAGGATGCGTCGATCGCATCTTCTCGAGCTTGGCGCTGGTGTACTGACAGAGCGCGTACATGTCGTCGCTCATGGCGCTTACGGGCAATCCATGGAGTTCCTGGTGCGTGAATGGCACCGCTCTCGACACGTGGAGACGTTCCATCGGTGTCAGGAATTCCAGTACTCTATTACCTTCGCGCAGCACGACCCTGTCCAGCGAATGGTGGACATTTTGAACCGATGACTCGATCTCCTTCCCCGAGAAAGTGTAGAGTTCGTTGGCACACCCGAAGCGGAACAGGTTTACCCTGTGTGACAGCGAGAAGTTGTTGAGCGACGACCAGATGGCCACTCTCTTGGCGAGCTTCGCGACAGAAATCTTCGGGGTCTTGGTGGTGGACGTGCAGAAGTCGCCGCTTACGAGCCCCGGTGTAGGAGGACTGACGGTCTTTATCTTGGAGGTGGCGCTTTGGATTCTCTTTTCCAGGCACCTGGCTCGATCGTCATGTTTCATTCTTTTTGCCCGCGCTTGTATCTCCTCTTTGCACTTTCTCGCACATTCTCGCCGCTCTCTATCCGCGTTGGCGATACCAGCGACATATTTCACCTCCTCCTCCAGGAAGAGATAGGTCGAAGCGGCGTTCCTGTAGTACGGATTCGGTTCCCGGCGATGGTCGAGGCGGTCGAGGTCCTCGACTCTCGCTCCAAGAGACATGGCCGACGTCTTTGTCAACAGCTCCGTAGAAACGAGGCACCCCTCGCACACGCGTGTCAGCGTGATTCCATTGATCGACAGGTGACCAACGAATGGCTCCGCACACTTGCCACAAGTCGGCATTGCTACGATATGTGGCAATGTTTGTCAATCGGCAATATTATTTAGGTGAAAGTTTGGGCAGGTCCCGATCACGGCAAGGGCTGTAGGAAAATGGGCACCCCTGAATTTTTGTGTTACGAAAGGGGAGGGTGCGGCGGCGTGCTCCGCAATTAAATAGCTATAAAGGCTGAACCCAATCTATTATAGAAATGGGATTTCTTCTTCTCGCAGGTTGACTTCTGAGTCGTGCCACAGTAGGGGTTCACTTTTGGGGCCATTTTCTTTCTGAGTGGTGGGAGAAAGACCCTAGGGCGGCCTGCATTCAACGCCAGGAAGAGACTGTCACATGGACCATGGGGCCACATTCTGGAGTGACGATCTCTGGGAACCTGAGAAAACGGACGATTTCGCACTGAACACGGATCTCCCAGCAACTCCAGAAAAAAAAGTGCACCGCTACTGCGGCACGGCACTTCTCCAATTATTTTCGACAGGGTGCCCCGTGTTACGTAAAGCATTTCTCGCGGATTGTATGTCATCCGGCAATGGCACATATTCATTGTTACGTGAAGCATTTCTCGCGGATTGTATGTGATCCGGCAATGGCACATATTCATTGTTACGTGAAGCATTTCTCGCGGATTGTATGTGATTCGGCAATGGCACATATTCATTGTTACGTGAAGCATTTCTCGCGGATTGTATGTCATCCGGCAATGGCACATATTCATTGTTACGTGAAGCATTTCTCGCGGATTGTATTTGATTCGGCAATGGCACATATTCATTGGTCTCTCTTCCACTAAATAGGCGCATGATCCAATTCACGACCTTGTTGGGAAATTCAGAGCTTGCTAAAAGAGCCCCATAAAAGGTTTCTGTAGCATATGTGACACCAACCCATACAACCAAGCGGACGGCTTCCAACGGCAGAACCATGATGAGTCCCGAAATACCCACAAGGAGATGTAACATGTTCGCCACGGATTCTTTCTGTGTACCGTTGTAATGTCCTGGTATGAAGTTGAATATAATTCTACAGATCAGACAGATCACAGCGTACATGAGAATGTGCCAACTAACAACATGCTCGTGTCTGTAAAAAAAACGCTCTCCCCGTACAGCGCCCATGATGCTTCTCCCACCTTGAACATCCATACAAAGCGAGACATCGTGGCCGAACCTTATGATGTCTGCGACTTTCATACTATGCACGTCTTCAACGTGATCCTTTAAAATCACTCTTGAAAAGTTCTCAAAGTAACTTTTCCGACCCGCGACGCTTTTAACCGAGTCACCAACATCCACAAAAAGCTTCCAAACAAAGCTCCCAATCCCAAGAGGAAACCGATCGGAGCTACCATGCTGCGCCTTTCTCGCATGATAAGCAAGAAAGATGTCAGGATAGGTTCCGTTCTCCACTATCAATGCAGCACACGTGACAGCAGCCCTCGCCATTTTATTCTGATGTCTATCGTTCGAATCTCGAGCCTGTTCGAAAGCTTTCCACCCATCTACGTTGTCCCCTGCAACTTTATCAATTAAAGATGCTAGTTTGGTTGTCGCCAGATCGTGTAGATGTGCGAGTGCTGTGTTTGCGAGTAGAGTAGTGGTATGGATGGTGTCTATTGCCAGACAAGTGCCTTCTTCACCGGAACATGCAGTGTACTCCCGTCGTATGTCATGGAGTGTATCCAATTGTTTCAACAAAGTGTCCAGCTCGCTTTCACCCTTCTCGCTGGAGAGGCGTCTCCTGTGATTGATCAGGTCGGCGAACAGATCGCTTATTCGACCGAACAAACCACTACCCTCCGTCGTAGCCAGGGATTCAAAAACCGCTATTGTGACATTTTGACGGTGGAATAAATTATCCGAGTTCCCGAATACAGTGTGACACAAATCGACGCCATTCTTCTGAATAACCGAATCGGGTGATTCCTTGAAATCGACGACTTTGCCGAGTTTCGCAAGGTCTTCCGTTTCCCGCTGCACGTTTTCATGCGTCTCCACAACAGAGGCCGGGGCATCACCCAGGTACGAGACATCAATCGAGTCATCACCGACAAAATGGAGGTGTCCTCTACTGGCTTTTTCAATGAGCAAATCCGGGCTGAGTACCATGGCAACTTTATTTCCCGACTCCCGGCCAAGAATGAATTCTATGTTGTCGATTCCTACTCTTGAGGTGTAGTCTTTTACAGTGTAAATCACTGCGGTAGTGCTGAAGGTAGCATCATCTTTGACAGAACCCTCTAAGGCAATGTCCATGGGAAAACGCTCAAGAATATACGAACGCACTAGCCCAACCAATGAGCCCAGGTTTTTATTGGATCTCACGTCTTTAAGAACCTCACTCATAAATTCATTTATATTCTCAATGTCTTCCGGAGTATAGTCCAATTCCACGCCGTTCTGCAATGCGTACTGAAACTGAAACGGGGTGGACGAATCATGGTATATCTCCGCGTATATGAAAATACCGTTAGCCTTCAGTACGCTGGATACCATATCCCAGGCCGTCGTCCATGAAACATCCGTGCCAAGTGTGGCGAGCTTAGCCAAATCACGTCTACCGTCGTCAAACTCTCTTACCTCTGGCTTACCAGTCTGCACTTTGATCGATATGCTTGGGTACCGAGCCTCTATGTTCGTCGCTGCCTGGAACAACTCTTGATTTATACGACTGTCCGGATCCAAGAAATACTCAATATCGTTGGTTCCTGGTGCAACCAATTGTTGCAGTATGGGTGCCGATGGAAGCCATTTTCTTACGTTGGCAGAAGAGAGATCATCGGGAGACTTATGTACTAATGTTTCAAACCGAGGCAAACACACTTTCGCAATGAGTTGCCATGCGAAATCGATAAATTCCTGTATCGTTTCGACAAGGTGAACCCTTTCCGATTGGTCTTTGTATGTTGGGTACTTGATTGTGTGCATGACATGGGCGTCGGCGATGACTTCAATAAAATCGGATGGTATCACACCCGGAGAAACGGTTGCAAACGACTTCCAATTATGGGAAAGAAAAACCTTGACAGTCAGTTTATTAAACAAAATCTGCGCATTGAATACATCCTTATCGCTTTCGTTGGGTTCTGGAAAAACCGTAGACCCTAGTCCAATGTCTGGTTTCTTGAGCTCGCGTCGGAAATACTCGAGAGTGACGTCGGTAATACGCTTCTTCGCGTTTCGCCCCAGACTCTCGTTCAATTCATCCATAGCGTTCTTTATCAGCATCTAAATATAATAAAAATGTTTTTTTGCAAATCTGACAACGTGTTACTTGTTACAATAAACTCTTATAACCACAACGACACAGGTGGATCTCAGGCAGTCTTCTTGTCCCCCCTCCCCCCCCCCCCCGCAGCCCCGCCCGAAGCCTGTATCGTCTGCTGTGGTGGCACCACGGCTTCGAACGACGGGTGAAAGATGGTGGACAGGCGGTCGTCTGTGGAGCGCGCGGTACAGTTCTTGATGCGCAGGTCGGTGCTCAGGAGGTGCTTGGCCCGCTTCAACTTGGGCTTATCCTGGCGGACGGCGAAGAAGAAGCACTCGGTATCCAGGTTGCCTTTGAGGTCGGCCGCCTGTTATTTTACCGATGAGAATAAATCAATCACCATGCTTTTTTCAAGTGACACAAACATCCGTGACTTAATAACTCCAACAGCTTGAAATACTTACCAAACAAGCCTCGGATGTGACGTGGCTCACGTACTCCGCGACCAGCTGCTGCATACAAGCCACCGTTTCCGGCAATGGGTGCTCGTCATCTCCGGCGCCGTACATCATCCTGCAAGAACGGTGACATTGCATGCGTGCATGTCGTTCGCGCGTAAAAATATTGTGAAACTTGATTTCCCACAATTTGGCGACACAAAGATCTATGCCAGGAGAAAAATCACTCACGCTGACAAGCTGTCCGCCATCGAGTTGCTACCTCCTTCCATTTCCTATTACGGTGTGTGTGTTGTGTGTGTGTGTGTGAGACTGGTGTGAAGGCAGATCAGGAAAGGGGATTCGCAACATCGAAATTATTTCGGTCATCACCCGTTTGCGGACCAACAAGATACTTTTCTGTACAGCAGTAGACTACGGCAGAATATATTATATTTATGATATTTAGCATAGACAGACTGCTGTGTGACCGGGGCAGCGGCTGCTCCATAACACGTTTGTGTCTCACGGAGCAGTATTGTATATATCATATGATAATAGTTCCCGTTTGACATCGTTTATAGGAGTATCATTGTCTGAACCGGATTGCACACCTTCAATCTCTTCTCTCACCACGTCGCGTAGCACTAACTTGGCAGCTTCGTCAACCTCGATTTTTTGAGAAGTGCAGACAACCGTACCCGACTCACATCCTCTATTTGAAGCAACCTCGCCGAGCTTCAAAACGATTCTGCTTTTGAGGTCCTCCATGTCATCCTTGGATAGCTTCAAGTCTCTATTTCGTATCAAAGAGTCGATGTTGTACTTGTTCACAAAAGCGCCAACATCAACAACACCTACTTGAGTAGTATCCTCTGTCGAACAATAGCGTGTCACCTTTCTGTACACTTCGGAGCATCGAAGTGGCAGCTCTTCTTTCATTGAAGTGCTTCGTGAGCTCAAAATCTATGCACGCTTTAGTCTTGATATCTACCATCGAAGATAGCATGACAAGAGGTCTTTTCGCAGGACGCGATAATACTGGTTGGTCATTTGTTCGTGTCTTGTAACCAGCATCGATGAATGAGGGTACACATGTACCTTCGAACCATCTACGGCGAACACACGTGGCTCATGTGGTCCTCGGTGTAAGAACCGATTCACCTCTTTGAAGGCCCCCACCGGAAGCTTCTTCCTGGCCGAGTGTACTGCCTGTGACGAGTAAGCTTCGTCCTCCATTTCTAGGACATGGCAAACACCTCTACCTTGAACGCATCACCTCGTGAGCGTGTGGAACAGAGAAGATGTGTCAATTTTTCTCCGTCGTTGTATCCATTGTTGGTCGCACTTTTTGAAGGCATCGTATATTTCGGGTGGCATCCGGCGAGCCATTTTTTTATAGTTTCCAACATGCTTAAGTTTACAACAATGATACTTTTGGGAGTGTGTCCTGATTTAAAGTGCAGAACGTGTTGGCACCACCAGTGCCAAGGCGTGGCTGTTCGACCCGTGTTGCCGTAGGCCGCTGAGGAAAGCCTCGTGCTCTTCGCGCGTCCACATGCCCTTGTTCTTTCGAATTCGAACCATCCTTGGATTGTGTTGTGTCGTGTTTATGTCTTGTTGTCTTTTTCGATAAAGTGTCTTGTCGGTCCGCACGCAAACGGGTGATGACCGAAATGGAAATAATTTCGAAATTGCGAACCACTTTTTCCGACCTGCCTTCACGCCAGTCACGCGCACATACAACACACACACACATACACACACACGAGATTACCCGGACGGAAATGGAAGAAGGTAGCGACTCGCTGGCGGACAGCTTGTCAGCGTGAGTGATTTTTCTCCTGGCATGGAACATTACCTGTCGCCAAATTGTGGGAAATCAAGTTTCACAATATTTTTACACGCGAACAACATGCACGCATGTCACCGTTGTTGCAGTATGATGTACGGCGCCGGAGATGACGAGCACCCGCTGCCGGAAACGGTGGATTGTATGCAGCAGCTGGTCGCGGAGTATGTGAGCCACGTCACATCCGAGGCTTGTTTGGTGAGTACTCCGCTGCTGAAAGTATGAAGTCACGGGTGTGTGTGTGCGTGTCACTTAAAAAAAGATGGTGACTGATTCATTCTCACAATTAAAATACCAGGCGGCCGACCTCGCCGGCAACCTGGATACGGAGTGCTTCTTCTTCGCCGTCCGCCAGGATAAGCCCAAGTTGAAGCGGGCCAAGCACCTCCTGAGCACCGACTTGCACATCAAGAACTGTACGCGCGCGCGCTCCACAGACGCCAACCTGTTCACCATCTTTCACCCGTCGTTCGAAGCCGTGGCGCCACAAGAGCAGACGATACAGGCTTCGGGCGGGGCTGCGGAGGGGGACAAGGAGACTGTCTGAGATCCACCTGTGTCGTTGTGGTTTGTTTTAAGAGTGTATTGTCGTACATTGCGTTTCTCAATGTGGCAGATTTGGGAAATATAATTATTGCGTTATGGATATGTGCGATTGAATCCATGGATGTCCACGGCACCCGCCCACTCGGTGTGAACTGGTACCGGTTGCTGTCCATTTATTCAGACCTTGGTAAAAAGTCCAACTCGCATGAAAAAATATGCGATATTGGAACCGAGCTGCAAAGTTTCAGAGCAGATGTGGGGACAGCCATACAAAGCATCAACACGAAGCTAGACGACTTGATAAACGCAAATAAAATCGAACTATCGGGTGATGACTTGACCCGGCTCAAAGACGACATCGTCTCGGGGTTGAAAGACCATGTTCAGAGCTCTGGCCAAGAGTGCGCGGCGCCCGTGGTTTGTAATGGCGAGTCCGTTTTCTTCACCGATGATGTGAAGGAACTGTTGTCGGATCTTGTTCGACAGAAATCCGGGTCTCTTTCCCCTGGTGGTAACGGTAGAGATGAACAAAACTACAAAGCGCTGGGTCGAATTGAAGAATGTCTGGGAGATCTTTCAAATAAAACTGATTCTGATGCGATAAAGACACAGCTGCAAGCTCTCCAGGATACCATATCAAACCAAGCTGGGTTGACCGCGCAGGATAAGGAGACCATCGCAAGAGAAATTGCATCAAAAGTGTGTGAAGACGAGTCCTTCCGTTTTACCGATGATGTGAATGAAGTGTTGGCGAGTCTTGTTGAACAGAAGGCTGAGGCCCTGAAACCCGATGGAGAAACTAAGCGTATTGCAACTGCGTTGATTGCGTACATTGAAAAAACACTGAGCGGTGCTATAACTGGAGCTGGCAAGAGATTTGATTCTGTCGCGACTAAGAGCGAGTTGGAAGGTCTCCGAAAAAGCATTATTCAGAAAATGCACTCAATGAGCTCGCCCGTCGATGCACCTGACTCGGCCACTATAACACTGGACGATGCATCCGTCCAGCGTATCGTAGATACGCTTCTTACCCAGAATCGTGAAGAGGATGCAAATATAGAGCCATGGGAACCTGACAAACCTGATTTGTACAAAATCGACACAGAAAATATCCGTCAAATGTTCGTAGAAAAAAACGATGACTTGATGTTACAAAGCGCTGAATACGAAGACGAAGCCTTGAGATACTCTCGGTACATAGTGGTTGCGGGAGATGAGTACAACAAGGACTCGGTGATAACCAAAAAGCAAATTGTAAGCGATTTGAATCAGAGATATAAAACCGCAGACACTGTATTTACAAAAGGTGTAAACACGGTGAAATCCCTCGTTTCTACGCCAAAATTAGTTCCAGGTTTACCATTCTGGCTTGCTGAGAACGGAATAGTAGAGATGGTAGACAGGCTGCTGGGGTATTATCCTCTACTTTCCACTGACGTCTATCGAGTACTACATACCTTCATACACCACATTAACCGTGAGAGAACGACCTGAACGACCCTAGCGATATTTTTTTCCTTGCCTGGTTTCACTCCGATTCCCTAGGCTCCGCAAAGCTTTCGTTGTTCTCTTTGCTCGTTCACGTGCACTCGTTATGGCGGGATTCTCGGGAGCGTCTGGTTTTTGCTCGTATCTTCTTGCAACAGACTGGTATATTTTCCCGATGGTGAAAAGACCCTTTTGCAATCCCCAAAAGAGAAGGAAATGTAACAGCGTTAAGTCGAGACGTACTCCCCCAAACACCCCGGTAGCTATAACGAGTTGTTGACCCTTGAAGACGTCATTCCTGTTCAGGATGTTCTCGGGAAATTTCAACTCGCCGGCGTCATCGACGGTCAGGGGATAGTACGACACACCAATCCCTCTACCAACCCACGTGGCGGCGTAAAAGGCCAGAAACCCTGTAGCTTCGCTAAAGAACTCGAGCTCCGATGGACGCATAAAAAAAGGAAAGTCCCATCTTGGCGTGAGATACTCCATGGAAAACATGATGTCCTCTGCAAAGTTTTTCAAATCCGCGTAGTTTTCGTCGGCAACTTCGCCAATCAGCTTCGCGTAAACCAATTTGTAGAAATTCAACTCAAACAACTCGCCATCTCTTCCATCGCGTAGCTCTAATTGCATTCTCATATAATTCCAACAGGCGCTCGGGGCATACATGATACACTGATCCATTAATCCATGATGTTGTTTTCTCATCATATTGCCCCACCACCAGAGAGGAGAGGAATTTCGTTTCCGGAACAGTTTTGCAAGTTCATAAGCGCGATGTGCTTTGGCTTGCTTGGCACGGTCTTCTGCCGAAGGTTCCTTTCCGTCTTTCTCGGCATTTTTTACCGCGTCTCTGTATGATTGAAAGAGAGTCCAACCACTAACATCTCGCGCCAGTCGATAGTCTAGTTTTTTAGGTGTGAAAGAGGCAATGTATGCAGCAACTGTTTTGATCAATTTTTTCTCAAGATGTGGGTGGGCATGTAGGGCTGGGATATTGTCAGGTTCGGTATCGGTACAAGACGGCAAACTTTCTATCTCAGTTGTCATCTCTTTGAACCTTTTCGCTTGGTCCAAGTTCCACTGAAGCTCGCATTGATTTTTTATTTGTGCCAGCTCGCCTCGATAATAGTTGTGTTTGGTCATCACATCCATCATACCCGTAAGCTGCTCCGGGTGTCTCTGAACCGTTTCTTCATCCAGAAATATTATCGTTGCCACAAATTCGTCTTGATCTATAAAATTTTCATTTCCCTGGCCACGGTCCGCGTCGCCATAGAGAGCTTGACTCAATACACGCGAGTTCTCAATCGCTGCTTCCTCGCTGTCATTGGTAAGATCAAGCGTCTGTTCTTGCAGACCGTCAGTTTTTCGCATGTCTTCGTGTGGATCACCCCCATCTTTTTGACCAACCCATCGTGCCATATCCACGTAGGTCGTGTCTCTAAGCACATTCTTTTCGATCACCATCGTTGTTCTGTTGGCGCTTCGCGAATGCATGTCCGTTATTTCTCTCATGGTTTGCATGCGCATATCAGAGTTAACAACGTATATCATGGATTTTGCATGCCAAGCTCCGGACGTATCGTAGCTTCCTTTAACCGAAAAGTCGAGAGGTATTGTGGTTTTCTGCTGATATCGGACAAGTTTTTCGAACACGTCGAGGTTTTTGTTCTCCAAAATGGATAACAAAACCTCGTTTATAAGTGCGTTAAAGTCTTCAACTTGTTCCACAAGAGGGATGATTTTTTTACCCCTGTGAAATACATCAACCAGCTTCCAGTCATGTGTTTCGACATCTTTTGCTATTTGATAAATCACATCTGGATTCATTTTCAAAACGCCTTGTATGCAGTACATTGCCGTTGCTTCCTGTATCTCAGTATTTTCAGCGGAGTTAAGTATCTCCAGCGTTTTAACACAGTCGGCGTACAAAGGACTCTCGGGTGTGTGTTTATTCAACTCAATGCTGACAGATGTTGCCAGGGCTGTGGGCAAGGTCTTGTTATAATTGACAACGGTTTTGGCCATGGCGTTATGATGATTCCAATTGACGTTTGCAGTCATATTCATCGAAGAATCGGGGTCGGATCGCGTAAGGTTACGTGTGACGAAGTTGAGAAGGTTCCTCCGTGCGTCAGAACAACCGCCACGCGTTCTGCAATTCTCCAAGGCTTCCTTCATCTTTAGTCGCATCACGACACAACTCTTGTCCGACTGATATATACATGGCATACACAGACTCTGGATGAACTCGAAAACGAAATCAACAAAATCGTGCACCGTCTCAATTGCATGTGCCTGTAAGGTGGTCATATCCATGTACGGATACTTCATCGTGTACAAGAAGTCGGCATCTCCCACGACATATTCGAAATCGTGAAGGCACGGGTACGAATCCTGAATACCCGACCAGTTGTTCAAGAGACATGTCCGGACGGCGAGCTGATTTATGAAGATAACCTCGCTGTTTGTGGGCACGGGGAAGACACGTGACTTCATGTTCAGCGAATAGTCATCCAACTCGGTTTGAAAGTACGTCAGCATGAGATCACTGATACTCGCTTCACCGATTGCCCTGAACGTTGTCAGAAGCTCTTCGTCAGAGACGCCTGTGGTCATGATACACCGAACCTCTCTTTAAAACGAAACACACAAAATATTTCCCGATTATGTTGACATGGCAAACCTTATTCGAGTATACACTCGTAGAGTCAGCAAGGTGCCGGATGACAAATAGGGCCTTCATTAACGTCCCCGATCTTTCCTTTTGTGCTTTGTGTGTTCATCTTCCGTTGTTCTGATTGGTCAATTCCGACAGCACCAAATACATCTATTCCAGAAAAAGCAAGTCATCGTGCCCAGCGCCCAGGTGGAAACCACGCCTTTCGATCAGTTCACACACACACAGATACCCATACCCACACTGCAACCGCAATGGACTCTCCCTTTGTGCAGCACCCACGGGGCCCATGGACTGCTCTGCACTCCGCCGCCAACCATGGATCCTTCGAACAAGTTTTCGGGATCGTGTCGTCAGGATCCGTCCAAATCAACCAAGGATCTCCGGAAGGCTGGACGCCTTTGATGCTCGCTGCCGATGGTGGATACTCGCGCATCGTGAGTTTCCTGCTAAACAAAGGAGCTATCGCCAGGATCATGGGGGATGAGGGTGTCACGGCGCTACACGTTTCCGCTAAAAACGGTCACGTGCTGGTCAGCATCATGTTGATACGAGCTGGAGTTGATGTCGGACTATCTTGCTCCAGGTCTGGTGGATATACCCCGCTGCACCTAGCGGCACAACACGGAAGGTGTGCAGTCATGGAGGTGCTCATGTACGCAGGCGCCGACGTGGATCGCTGCTTAGAGGACGGCGCGACGTCCATGTATCTCGCGGCCGAGAGGGGTCAGCTGCGAGCGGTCGAGATCCTTCTTGCAAACAAGGCCGATCCCATGCTTGCAACCATGGAGGGGTATGTACCTCTGGATGTGGCGACCGAAAAGGGTCACGTGGACATTGTACGCGAGCTGGTCGAGCGCGTGGGGATCGAGGGGTGCGGCGGCTTCGACGGAGGAATGGTAGCTCTGCGCCTTGCTGCTCAAAACGGCCATCTCGACATACTGGACATCCTACACAAAAAAGGAGTGGTGGATAGCTCAGGACTGGCTCTTTGCGCCGCGCTCATGCACGGAGGAGAGAAGACGGTCAAACTTCTTCTGCAGAGGTCAGCGGAGTATTCTTCTCCCGGTGGATCTTCGTATGCCAACAGCGCCCTTGGCGCCATAGGCAAGCCATTGTTGTCGTGCCTGGTTAGAGACAGCCTGAGGGGAAGTTCGAGCAGGGTCATGCGCAGGCTCATCGACGCCGGCGCGACCGCGGCCTTCACGTTCACCCGTCTAGACTATGACGGCAACTTCATGCACCAAACCACGGCCCTGGACATGGTGACTACACTCCTTCGTGAGAAACGAAGCGGAGGTACATTTTTCACCCAACAACAAATGTATGCGCTTCGGGGGATGCGGCAGCTGCTGATGCAAGTGGACGCGGTTCATGCTGTGTCGTGGGGATGGACCACCCGTTCTGCTGCGACTGCCTCTACCCCGGGTGCGCTCATGGTGCCGATCTGGAGGGAGAGGGCGGCAACAAAGACTCGTGTGTGCCGGAAAGCTCTGTTCAGGTGACTGCTGTAAATAGGACACATACGTTGTTACATGCAATGCTCATATAAAAAATGTAGTTATTATATTATACAATGGACGACATCGGAAAGATCTCGCTTTCCAGTGATTTCGTCAAGAATTCCAACTTAATATCGGCGAACGACGATCTCAGGAAAGACGCGAATGAATGGTTGAATAACAGAAATGCGAGGTTCGCTACGAGAGACATGTACAAGATCACCGACAACGACATTGCAGTGATGAGAGGTATAGCCGAAAGCGGCGCGCTCAACATCGAAAGAGAAATCGGTGGTCTTTACGATCCGAAACGTAGTTTCAAGCCATGTGACAACCTTCCGAGCCACCCGGAAGAGTACATGGAAACAACGGATCTGTACAAGTGTGGTCTTTCCGACCTCGTCCTCGGTAGCTTCGAACAAGTTGTCATATGGTGGTCCAGCGACCTGGTTAGAAAGGCTTATGATAACAGTCTCATCATGTGGCACACCCACCCCGACCAAGCTGACATCGGGCTGATACACTCGCCACCGAGCGTTCTCGACTTTGAGTTTGCCGTGAACGCGTGTAGGCATATGATGTTGAACGTGGACCAATTTATCGTCACGAAGCTGGGGCTGTGGCGGCTGCGTGTCCGTGTCGTGGACTTGATTACTTTGTCGAAACAGCAAGAGGAAGATGCGATTGCAAACTTTAACTTCTATGCGGCTTTCATACAGAGCGACGACGAAGTCGCCAAGACCAACAGGCATGTCGACGCATCACACCGGAGAGATCGTATGACACCGGAACAGTTTGTGGACATGATTAGCCGTAACGTGCACTGGTTCACGATCCAGTACTACGCCTTTTTTTAATTTAATAATGATTCTTGTGACGCGAGTCTTCGGGGGAACACCGGGATGTGTTCCAACATGTGCACATACACGTCCATTTTTTCTTAACGGCAGGTATTGTGGAAAGACGGATGGTGCATGTGCCGAGGAGAACGACGACGGGTGTGATTAGACTGCAAGCCGGGTCGTCCGATGGCCGCCGACGAGGCAGCGCGCGGGGCTTTTGCTGTCGGAGAAATGTGTCGTTGTTCGACGTCGGCGTGGGTTGCAGCCTGTGATACGGATGGAATTTAGGCCGAGAGTTGAGAGCACTTGTGCTTGCGTGCACACAAGTAGATCACCAGAGAGGTTGTCGGGGGAGTTTGTGTGATCTTTGTTTTTGTTTTCAAGAGGAGACGCGAGTGTGCATCATCAAACACCACCGGGACTGTGCAACCATTGCCCGCGCTGCTACTGCTGCCGAGCTGCTGAGACGCTTATTTCCGAGACTTGCCGCCACTCGGAATCGCTCGTGGATTCTCTGCAAGTCATCAATCCCCGGCCTTGATTTTCGTCACTCGTCTCTCAAAAAACATGACTTGGCCGTAGAGGATAGGGTCATTTTCGGCATGCGAGCTCCGTTTGCCTGTTATCAGGGAGCACAACTAGAGTATTGTAGGATCTCCTGACCTGTTACTCGCTGGCTGACAAAAAAAATTGGTGAACCCTCGTTCCACTGCGTTGCCTTCCCACTCCTATATAACCCTCTGTGGCTGTATCATACTCTACGAGTTTGTGTAGAGAGAAGTCCACCCCCACCCGGATAATCGGGCACCAACCACCCCCACCCGGATAATCGGGCACCAAAAGCGAAAACATCCACATGTAGAGTTGCAAATGGCTTCGTCATCGACCATGTTGTCCGATTAACATATTTGGACGAGTCTTAAAATTATGCTGGAAGTTGCGTCCTGCCACTCGCAAACACACTGTCAAGTAATTGGCCAACTCCTGATTTATAAAAGACGATCGCAGACTCAGGTGATTTGCCTAGGATAACTCCTCAATGTACTTGGCGAATTGCTCGGGGAAATGCTCCACAACAAATTCTGCCACACCGTCTGCATCGTTCAGGAAGTAGTGCAATCCCTCCACTTTGTCTTGTCTTAACAACATGTCCTTGCACTCTCGAACGCCCAACTTCCTCAACTCGCCATCGCCTTCAACCACTGGTGGAATACGAAAGTTTGTGAACGGGATACTCTTATGACTACCTCCGCTCATAAACCGCCACCCTGACATATCGTCGTTGACGTAGGCTAACGCGTTCATTTCGTGGTCCTCGCTGTCCATTCCAGTGTTTCCTGTATCATTTTCGAAAGCGTCGAGACGAATGGAACGAATGAACACATTTTGGTGATTTGTGGCAGAGTGCCCAGATTCGAGCGAAAGTTTTTTTATGGGAGGCCTCGTATACGCTCTTCAAAGTAGCTTCAGCACGAATGTGCGTCCTACGTGAGATGTAAGCTCCTCTGTGCTTTAGAAGTAAGGGTTTGAAAAGCAGTGGGGATGAGACCCGTTTCAAGGGGCTGCCGGGTATTCGAAGGGTGTCAGCGATATAGTCTTGGTCTTTCAAAGTTTGGAGTATAGCGGGAGATGCATTTTCATTACCTACAGTTGATGGCAACGTCGAGTCCCTACCCGACACGGATAGACAACGTTGGTGAACAACGCAAAGTGATTGTAATCAGATTCTTCAATGAATATGCACTTACCCCCTCCTTCCGCAGTTTCGTCGTTGTCGGTGGTGCCGGGGGAGCGCCTGGTAGAGCGTAGAGGAGGTGTGTCCGCAGCTCTTTTTGTGCCTATTGAGTTGTATTTGAGTACAACCGCGGAGAGCAAAAGGAAGAGTGGGGAAGTGAGACGCCCGTCACGAGTACCTGTTTCGAATGCTCGGGTTGTTACCTGAAGAGATAATTACCCTTTGTTCAATGATCTATACAAAAGCATTCACCTTTATCGGTGGTGGCAGCGCAGGGGGGGGCAGACCCAGCGATGCTCCCACCAGCGGCAGTGGAACCGGACGGCACTCCAGCGTCAGCTGCATCGGTCCCAACTGCTTCACTGGTGACACCAGCGGCCTCAAACTCGCCGCCATCGGCTGTGTCTGGCGGGGGTGTGCCAAGATGTGAATCGGCAGCGGTAGCAAGAGCACCAGTGGCACCTGGGGCAGGAAAAAGCGCGTGCGCAGCGGCGGTGCCGGAAGCGTTTGGGGACAAGTTGATTTTTATAGACGCCTGAAAGAGTTTCCAGCGCTTGTCATCATCTGCGCCACTACCACGAGCAGCAGGTGGTGCCGGCACCACCGGCCCACCAGAAGAGTCAGCGGACCCTGACGCGTTCGCGATAGATATTTTCGCCAAGTAAACGGAGAGTTCGCCAAGTGCATGCTCCTTTCCCCTTTTTTGGTGCCATATTTTTGCTTTTGCCACCTGTCGGGGTAACCACGTGATGACGTTGTGCGTCATCTTTGTGTTCGATTTGAAGAGAAACGCTCCGAACAACGGATGCCACGGCGAACCACGTACTTTCCCCGAGGGCCACGTGAACCACGTACGTTTGCTGTGAAACGTTGAACAGTAACCTATGCAAGCTTACCTCTCGATGCTGAATGATCGGCCAGAATCTTCGAGAGCGAGACCAATCATTAAAATCTCCTACCAACTTCGCTGCCTCGGAATAACAAGGGCACTCAAGAACACCTCGCCCACATATCATGATCCCAATCTCAGTCCAACTCCCTTCCCGGACCACGCTATTATTGATGAGCGAATTACGCAACCAGCCCGCAGCACGCAAGGCTATGCAGGCATATCATTGGGGGTTACGAAGTGATGCACTGGTTGCCCGAACCCAATTTTTCTACCTCCTTCATGTTTTCCTGTTTGTACTTTGCCGGATCATTCTTGTACTTCAAAAACTCTCCTGTCATGTTTGCCCCCTTCACAATTTCTGCCACGTGCCGACGCTGGACACACTCCAACACCTCCGTCCGACAAGTGAAGTTATCTGTGTTTTTTTTTCGAAGCTTTGCCCAGGACTTTTTCGGGAACGCCTTCTTGTAATCTTGCAAAGAAGGGGAAACGTAGAAAAAGTCAACTAACCGTATGCCTTTGACACACCCCCACCCCAAAACTCGATGAACTCCCACGCACGTGTCAGCAGCTGTCGGTGTGAGGTGGTATACCAGCACTTACCAGCGTCCCTCGTGCTATAATACGAGGAGTCTTCTTAAGCTGCGCCATTGAACAATATGCATAATAAATAACCTGATGCGGCTCGACACTTTCCAGAGCGAGCGGTGCGGATGGGGCTTTCAGGAGCGGTAGCGGATCCACGATCACCGGCATCACGCGGCAGGGGAACTTGGTCGGTCTTCCTGTTAATGCTCGCCGTGTCTGGTACAAGTAGTTGAATGGAACAGGAATAAGCGAGTAATCTTGGGCGCGGTGGATTTCACATTACAACGATGCTGGCGTCGTTTTCTCACATGTGAGGTGGTGCACGCACCTGCGTTACCCTTGCTGTCGAGCCATTCTCGGATGTCTCGGGAATGGTTGGCGCAAACCAAAAATCCCTCGCGGAGAGTGGACTTGCTCAAAACAACTTGAACCGGGTGTTGGCAGCACATCATCACAGCGCATGTGGAGTGATCGAGGGCTATCGCTCCAGCCACTGGGTGCATAGTTCAAGTTTATCGGAAATCGCTTGTCAGTTTTAATGACCGTGGGACTACACAAGAGTAAGGTTCCAGGATCATATTTTCGTTTTTGTTCTGTTTGTTGTGCACACCTACAGTTGTGTGCAGCAATCTAGTGCTTACGGTGCACAACAACCTTGTCCTGCAGCATTAGACCTACAACCACCGCTCAGGCAATGCACGCCTCAAGTAAAATTCGAAGCGGTCACAGCTCACCGTTTCTGAACGAAGCCTCAGCGATGCCGGGGGCCCGTGTTGAAGCAGCGTCGGCGGGGGCCTGGGTGGCGGCAGCGGCGGCCGGGGTTTCCATCAAACCTGAGTGTTGTACCGGAGAAAGAAGCGGACGGATATGTTGTCTGGACTGCCAGGCATTTATTTTGAGGGCGGTGGTGAAAAAAGCGGTCGGGAATCTACGCAACACAACCAGAAAAGTAGAAGGAATAAGACGCCCTGCACGGCCTTTCTGCTCACCTGTTTTGAAGGTAGGCGTGGGGGCCGAGGCGGCGGAAGTACATGGGGTGGTGCCAGAAGCAGAATTAGCCGCGTCACGAATGCTGTTCGTGCCGCGTTGCTGCCTCTGGAGTTGAATCTCCTCACTGTTGAGTTTTATCCACTCACGTCTGACAATATCCCGTGTCACGAACAATTGTTTGGGGTCCGTGCCCAACTCCCCATATCCCATTCTCAAACATTCCGAAATTGTATCGTCCTTTTCTTGCAATTGTCCAACCTTTTTGTCAAGTTCGGCGATCCTATTCGCAAGTTCGTCGATCTCTTCCGCCGCAGCGGCGAAAGTGGAAGGATCACACGGGCTGTTGATCTCGCTTCGCTGTTGCGTTAGTGCAATCTTCGCCACTATGAGCTGACTAAACTTTCGCATGACAACATCCCGAGACACGGCAAATTGTTGTACATCCCTGAACACACCAAATTCTTCGGGGTTGTACAAATCGTTGGGCAAACATCCAGTGGTCATACTTTTCGTCAATGCCTCGTACTCGTGTTCTGCTTGTCGGATACTGGCGTCAAGTTGATAAATCTTTTCGCCAATAGCAAAGGAGGTGTTTGTACCGGAGGTGGCAGCGCAAGCCGCTCCCGTTGCGCGTGTGGGAACGGCGGGGGCAGGGGCCGGGGCGCCAGAAGTGCCGATGGCAGGAGAACCTGAGCAGGCAGGGCGGGCGCGAGGGAGAGTTGAAAGTGTACTATCGTAGAAACTCGGTCGGACATTCGCCCACGAGTAGTGAGTGGCAGCATCGGTCGCGGCAGGAGCAGGGGCGGTGCCGGGGGGCAATCGCACAAAAGAGTCAAATTCAAAACGGGATTGGGTGGTTGTACTACGCAAAAAAAATCCACAATATCGCGTACCCTCAGCGGCGGCAGGGGCCGTAGTGGCAGCAGCGGCGGCTCGGGTCCCTTCCAAACCTGCGTTTTGTACCGCAGGGAGAGGCTCACCTTGGATGGAAGTAGGGTCTGCGGCGGCAGCGGCGGGAGTAGGGCCTGCGGCGGCGGCTGTTGTTTCCCCAAGACCTGCGTTTTGCACCGGAGAGGAGCGGACCATTTGACTTGTGAAGTGTTGTCCTCAACTTGTCACGATCTACGCTACCGAAACAACGTTGCCAACACAGGTACTGTCGACAAGACCAGAGCTCATTTGTCGGGTGCCAGAAGTACAAACACCCGTGGTTCCCGAACAAGGAAACGAGCAACGATAGTCCGTTGCGCATCCGAGCACCACTCAGCGGAGACTTCTGTTTTGGGCAAGCGCAAGTCGTAGTAGTAACAAACATACAGGGCCTCGTATACGCTCTTTAAAATAGCTTAAGCACGAACGTGCGTCCAGCGTAAGATTTAAGCTCTCCCGAGGCTTTAGAAGTAGAGGGGATGAGACCATCTTGCGGTATCGAATTCGTTTCCAAATTCGCCCCGTTTTAATAGGCTGTTTGGCGAGGGTTGGATACGTTTGGATTTAAAGCTGTATACGGACCGGAGTGCTCTTTTTTTCTTACCGTCGTTCATCTTCTCGCGGAGGATAGCGGCAGTCTCCGACGCGGTCGGTAGCTAAGGCGAAACACGACACGAGCATCGGGTATAAAAACAAGGCATTGTTATTATAGGAGGGCGTTGTCAGAGGGGACTTCTTCCGCTCCAGTCAGAAAACAAACACCCTCACAACGTGAATCAAGCCTCGGGTTGGTGACGATGATGCTTACCGGTAAAGACGCGCCAGATGCCGAGGCGGGGGTGTCGGAAGCGAGTACATCAGCAGCAGCAGGAACAGCAACAGCAGAAACAAGGTCCTCTTTGCCGCCCGCCGTGGCTGTAGCAGCTGTGCGTGGTGCAATAGCATCACAACGAAGAAACGACAGTGGGAAGTTCCGAGGTTAAAAAACCCTAGAAGCTGGAGCTTGAGGAGACACCCTTTTCAACAAAGACGCCCTATTGTGAACAATATTATCTGCTGCTTACCTTGGTGGGTTGTCCCTTCGGCAGCATCCGAAGCGGCAGCAACAGGGGCGGCAGCACCAGGCGCGGCGGGGGCCGTGTGATTAATTTCGCGGACGGCTTTCTTATCAACAACGAGTACTTTTGTGCTCATGTAAGCCGAACCTTCACTGCTGCAAAATCTAGGGAACAAGGGTTTCACGTCCCCTAACTGGCCACGGTGAAAAACGTCGGCGCTTTTGACTCAGCGAAATATTTACAAGTCTTGCTTCATTGTGATAATCAACTGGACCACTGTTCGGGTATGAAAACACAAATGCCGAGGTGGATACATGCACTGCGCCAGGGATTCCCTAACTCCCCTTAACAAGTACCAAATCCGGCGCTGCAGGGGCAAGAGTTTTCTGGCTACCGGAGTCACGAGGGGGCTCGCGACACTATGCACATGTGCACGGGTGCCAAACAGCGTGGTGAAGCGCTTGGGCTGTACCAGCTGATTCTTGTCTTACATAGCCATATTATCGGATTTGACCGAACAGTCGTTGATGTCACGAATTGCAAGACACATGAGAAGTTCGCGATGGTCACCAATCTGATTTTTGAGACAAATTACAACATAAAATTAATGGGGAATACTGGCCCACACGCAGCTAGAGACCTGCCTGCCTTAACCCCCCGGTCAAAAAGATGGGTTTCGCGGAGCCTAGAAATCACACCGGCAGGCACATCGGTCAAACGCTGGACGAAGCTTACCGTCCGTGATGATCGCAGCAGCAGCGGCTGGGGCTTGTGAGCCAGCAGCGGCGGCTGTAGATTCCCCTAGACCTGCGTTTTGCAACGGAGAGAAACGGACCCTTTGACTGGTACAATGTTGGTGAAATCAAAGTGTTCGTAATTCATGTATCAGCTCGTCAAAGGTCTTATCTCTGATATTGTTACCAACTTGACGGGAAACCACCGGATTGATCGCTCACGCTGCTCACAATTCACTTTCACAATGGCAAACACCACTACAAAATTGGAGACAAGGAAGAAAATGGATAGGGCCGACATCAGAACACTGCTGTATGAGGTCTGCCAAGTCAACAGTGGAATGTTTCGGATTTGAAACACCCTCAGAGCTGGACCCCTGAGGAGACACGATCACATCTGCTGCTCACCTTGGTGGGTCTTTTTTCCGGCAGCACCAGGGGCTGCGCCTTCCACAGATGCAGCAGCATTCGAAGCGGCAACATTCGCAGTGACAGCACCAGAGGCGGCGCGTTCAGCAGGTGCATCGACAGCTTCCGGAGCGGCAGCATAAGCAGGTCTAACACCTTCGGGGTCGGAAGCGGTGGGGGGAGAGAGAAAGAAAAAAAGAGAGACGAATAAGATGTCAAGTGTGTGTGTGTGTGTGTGTGTGTGTGTGTCGCCGCACATTGCTTAGGCTGTAAACGCATGCTCCTGTTTGAGGCGCCTATGGTCCTTACTGTCGTCCATCTTTTGGCGCTTCGGCTGCCGAATGCTGTCGACAACGGTTTGCTGAACAGCCGTTTCCTGCTTGCGGAGCTCCGCCACACTTGTTGCATGAGCTTTGAGAAACTCGTACAATTTGTCGGGGTCGCTAATCCCCATGTACGTTCCCCCCCCGCTCATGGCGTTTTCCACCTCTGTTAACTTGGCTTCTGTCCTCTCGATCTTTTGTTGGATCGCAGCCAAACCTGGGGACGTAAAAGGGGATCCCGGGGACCGGGTGGATTGGCTTAGAACACGCATACATCTTTTCAAAAATAGAGACGTTGTCGGCGGATGAACACAGGATGAACCCCGCTCACGTTTCCGCCTTCTGTTTACGCGAGTGTCGTTGTACCCAATTTGTGGTTTGGAATGAATAAGCATTTCAACAAGAATATCAGTTGCAACCATCAACACCATACAGTCTAAACTCACCCGGGAGCAATCCAACACTCCTTTTAGCGCCTTTGAAGGCTGGTGCTTGTTGGGGCGGGCGATTTTGGCCGGAAACACCATGTACCTGGGCATTGGGCAAATCAATTTTAAAAATGTTGACATGTTAGATCTACCATACCGATTGAGTGGTCTTAAGGGCCTATAAAATGCGGTGTGCTATCGAATGGGTATGAGATTTCTAAGCCAACACTACCTGTTTCTTATTTACGGAACGACGTGTCTACAACATCGTGCGAACAAGTCGGAATACTTTCTTGTTCTCACCAGGTTTGTGAAGAACGTGCCGAACTTCGATTCTGCGCCACCCAAAGCCTTAATAAAGTCCGGTGTACGTTCGGTGCTGGAGGAAGCCGCCTGGCAGGCTAGTTCAACGGCCTTGTCGTCCTTAGTCTCTCGGGCAAAGTAGCAAACCGTCGTGAAAGTTGGCTTGCACCCGACGGTTGTAGAAAACCGCATCAACTCGTTCCGGTTCAGGGTCTCTGTGCCGACGAAAATATCGGTGTCTTGGATCCATTGTGCAAACTCTCTAGCTGACTTGCCCTCTCTTGAGTGAAGAAAATCTTTGAATGCATTCCACTGCTGTTGCCACTGCGATGAACATCCAACAAAAAAGGGTGGTGACATAATTATTATAGAACATGTACTCATTGGGCTCTTTTCCAAATAAGATCAGACAACGAGATCGATTCGGATGAGGGACATGGATAACTCGGTACAGCGCACGACATTGTTGGCGCACCAACATGTTTGGCTTACCTCTTCCATGTTGGTGCTCCGTTTGCGCGAGTCAACCTCGCGCTGGTTCAATGCGGCCGTCAATTCCTTCTTCCGTTCCTCATTCTCTGCCAAAGTTTCTGTCCTGTGGTCTCTCACTACAACTCCATCAGCGCACTTTTGACGAACAAAACAAGCGAAGATTAGCTGCAAGAGATGATATGCGTGTGTGTGATTCTGTCTTATTTAACTTAAACATTCGCCGCTTGCTTGTCAAGGCATGGGCAGCAATCAAATCACGTGGAGCTTAGCTGCTTGAGATGTTGTGGATGATACTGCTCTGTCAAACTCCCCCGTCAAACGTTGGCATCTACCCCACCGTGTGTGAAGCTGCGTCGCTTGTCAAGGCATGGGCAGCAATCAAATCACGTGGAGCTTAGCTGCTTGAGATGTTGTGGGTGATGCTGCTCTGTCAAACTCCCCCGTCAAACGTTGGCATCTACCCCACCGTGTGTGAAGCTGCTCGCTTGTCAAGGCATGGGCAACAATCAAATCACGTGGAGCTTGGCTGCTTGAGATGTTGTGGGTGATACTGCTCTGTCAAAACTCCCCCGTCAAACGTTGGCATCTACCCCACCATGTGTGAAGCTGGTCGCTTGTCAAGGCAAGGGCAGCAATCAAATCACGTGGAGCTTAGCTGCTTGAGATGTTGTGGGTGACACTTGATCTGTCAAACTCCCCCGTCAAACGTTGGCATCTACCCCACCGTGTGTGAAGCTGCGTCGCTTGTCAAGGCATGGGCAGCAATCAAATCACGTGGAGCTTAGCTGCTTGAGATATTGTGGGTGACACTTCATCTGTTAAACTCCCCCGTCAAACGTTGGCATCTACCCCACCGTGTGTGAAGCTGCGTCGCTTGTCAAGGCATGGGCAACAATCAAATCACGTGGAGCTTAGCTGCTTGAGATATTGTGGGTGACACTTCATCTGTTAAACTCCCCCGTCAAACGTTGGCATCTACCCCACCATGTGTGAAGCTGCTCGCTTGTCAAGGCATGGGCAACAATCAAATCACGTGGAGCTTGGCTGCTTGAGATGTTGTGGGTGATACTGCTCTGTCAAACTCCCCCGTCAAACGTTGGCATCTACCCCACCGTGTGTGAAGCTGCGTCGCTTGTCAAGGCATGGGCAACAATCAAATCACGTGGAGCTTAGCTGCTTGAGATATTGTGGGTGACACTTCATCTGTTAAACTCCCCCGTCAAACGTTGGCATCTACCCCACCGTGTGTGAAGCTGCTCGCTTGTCAAGGCATGGGCAACAATCAAATCACGTGGAGCTTAGCTGCTTGAGATGTTGTGGGTGATACTGCTCTGTCAAACTCCCCCGTCAAACGTTGGCATCTACCCCACCGTGTGTGAAGCTGGTCGCTTGTCAAGGCATGGGCAGCAATCAAATCACGTGGAGCTTAGCTGCTTGAGATGTTGTGGGTGATGCTGCTCTGTCAAACTCCCCCGTCAAACGTTGGCATCTACCCCACCATGTGTGAAGCTGCTCGCTTGTCAAGGCATGGGCAACAATCAAATCACGTGGAGCTTGGCTGCTTGAGATGTTGTGGGTGATGCTGCTCTGTCAAACTCCCCCGTCAAACGTTGGCATCTACCCCACCATGTGTGAAGCTGCGTCGCTTGTCAAGGCATGGGCAACAATCAAATCACGTGGAGCTTAGCTGCTTGAGATGTTGTGGGTGATGCTGCTCTGTCAAACTCCCCCGTCAAACGTTGGCATCTACCCCACCGTGTGTGAAGCTGCGTCGCTTGTCAAGGCATGGGCAACAATCAAATCACGTGGGGCTTAGCTGCTTGAGATGTTGTGGGTGACACTTGATCTGTTAAACTCCCCCGTCAAACGTTGGCATCGACCCCACCGTGTGTGAAGCTGCTCGCTTGTCAAGGCATGGGCAACAATCAAATCACGTGAAGCTTAGCTGCTTGAGATGTTGTGGGTGATACTGCTCTGTCAAACTCCCCCGTCAAACGTTGGCATCTACCCCACCATGTGCACTACTATCAACTTAAGAAAACCGGAACTATTAAGGTGTAGTGAACAAAAACAGATAGAAACAACTAAGTTGTCTCCTCAAGGGTCCAGCTTTTAGGGTTTTTTAAACCTCGGAATATCCCACTGTTTCCAGGCAAGTTGCTTGTTGAAACTTCGGTTGCGAAAGCTTGTCGTCGTTTCTTCGTAGCGTGTTGACTTTGAAGACCTCATGTAGCAGTGTTGTGATGTCGGCCTTCTTCTTCCTTTTCTTTTTCTTCTTCGTCTTCGATTTTGTAATGGTGGTTGCCATGGTGAAGGTGAATTGTGAACAGCGTGGGCGACCAATACACTCCAATGTTTACATATATAATTGAAATAATTCTTCTAGAACGTTTCGAGTTGGTAAGATTATTTAAAAATTGTTCTAGAAAACCTTAACTTGATAACAATGACCATGTGTGAAGCTGCTCGCTTGTCAAGGCATGGGCAGCAATCAAATCACGTGGAGCTTAGCTGCTTGAGATGTTGTGGGTGATGCTGCTCTGTCAAACTCCCCCGTCAAACGTTGGCATCTACCCCACCATGTGTGAAGCTGCTCGCTTGTCAAGGCATGGGCAACAATCAAATCACGTGGAGCTTGGCTGCTTGAGATGTTGTGGATGATACTGCTCTGTCAAACTCCCCCGTCAAACGTTGGCATCTACCCCACCATGTGTGAAGCTGGTCGCTTGTCAAGGCATGGGCAGCAATCAAATCACGTGGAGCTTAGCTGCTTGAGATGTTGTGGGTGATACTGCTCTGTCAAACTCCCCCGTCAAACGTTGGCATCTACCCCACCGTGTGTGAAGCTGCTCGCTTGTCAAGGCATGGGCAGCAATCAAATCACGTGGAGCTTGGCTGCTTGAGATGTTGTGGGTGATACTGCTCTGTCAAACTCCCCCGTCAAACGTTGGCATCTACCCCACCATGTGTGAAGCTGGTCGCTTGTCAAGGCATGGGCAGCAATCAAATCACGTGGAGCTTAGCTGCTTGAGATGTTGTGGGTGATACTGCTCTGTCAAACTCCCCCGTCAAACGTTGGCATCTACCCCACCGTGTGTGAAGCTGCTCGCTTGTCAAGGCATGGGCAGCAATCAAATCACGTGGAGCTTAGCTGCTTGAGATGTTGTGGGTGATGCTGCTCTGTCAAACTCCCTCGTCAAACGTTGGTATCTACCCCACCGTGTGTGAAGCTGCTCGCTTGTCAAGGCATGGGCAACAATCAAATCACGTGGAGCTTAGCTGCTTGAGATGTTGTGGGTGATACTGCTCTGTCAAACTCCCCCGTCAAACGTTGGCATCTACCCCACCGTGTGTGAAGCTGCGTCGCTTGTCAAGGCATGGGCAGCAATCAAATCACGTGGAGCTTAGCTGCTTGAGATGTTGTGGGTGATACTGCTCTGTCAAACTCCCCCGTCAAACGTTGGCATCTACCCCACCGTGTGTGAAGCTGGTCGCTTGTCAAGGCATGGGCAGCAATCAAATCACGTGGAGCTTAGCTGCTTGAGATGTTGTGGGTGATGCTGCTCTGTCAAACTCCCCCGTCAAACGTTGGCATCTACCCCACCGTGTGTGAAGCTGCTCGCTTGTCAAGGCATGGGCAACAATCAAATCACGTGGAGCTTAGCTGCTTGAGATGTTGTGGGTGATACTGCTCTGTCAAACTCCCCCGTCAAACGTTGGCATCTACCCCACCGTGTGTGAAGCTGCGTCGCTTGTCAAGGCATGGGCAGCAATCAAATCACGTGGAGCTTAGCTGCTTGAGATGTTGTGGGTGATGCTGCTCTGTCAAACTCCCCCGTCAAACGTTGGCATCTACCCCACCATGTGTGAAGCTGGTCGCTTGTCAAGGCATGGGCAACAATCAAATCACGTGGAGCTTGGCTGCTTGAGATGTTGTGGGTGATGCTGCTTTGTCGAACTCCCCCGTCAAACGTTGGCATCTACCGCACCGTGTGTGAAGCTGCGTCGCTTGTCAAGGCATGGGCAGCAATCAAATCACGTGGAGCTTAGCTGCTTGAGATGTTGTGGGTGATGCTGCTCTGTCAAACTCCCCCGTCAAACGTTGGCATCTACCCCACCATGTGTGAAGCTGGTCGCTTGTCAAGGCATGGGCAACAATCAAATCACGTGGAGCTTGGCTGCTTGAGATGGTGTCAAATTGCCGTGTCGAACGTTTGCATCGGATCACGCGAACCCATTTGCTGTACATACCTCCACGGCCCAATAACGCGTACTTTGCCCTCTTTTCTTCAAGGTGGGGAAATAAATCGCCACTTCCGTCGAACTGCGACGATCCTCCATGACGTTTTCGGGAAGTCACCTGCATCGGAGATAACAACATGCGCCGAAGGCATCGAGAGGAAAGATCAATGGGGCGCAGGTGATTGAAACAGAGGCTAACGCCCAGGGTCCGACCGCCAAGAGCATGCCTGAGGAGACGACGGTCACTCGCCCAGAGAAAACTTGAGGTTTCTAGAACTATTAGACAAGTTTACCGAGTCGAAACGTTATAGAAAAAAATACTACGTACTTGAATTTTATATGTAAACATCGGAGTATATTGGTCGCTTACGCTGCTTACAATTCACCTTTACCATGGCAATCATTACCACAAAATCAAAGACGAATAAGAAAAAAGATAGAAAGAAGAAGGCCGACACCACAACACTGCTGCACGAGGTCTACGAAGTCAACACGCCACGAAGAAACGCTGGGAAAGTGTGTTGTCTGCGTGTGTCATGCGCTGCTGCTGTGCAACGTCTTCCGGGGGATTCTTGCTGGGCGGCATGGCCATCGCCCACTTATCTGTCTCTGTTTTTCACAATGTCCTACGAATCAACATGTGATTTGTTGGAGGGCGGCATCTATCCGGATCGTTCCATTTGAAACAGAAATATGTTTATTTTGTTGTGTTTTTCTGGTACAACATAATTTGTTCCGTGATGCGCTGAAAAGTGGACGTATCAGCGGCGGCAATTCAGCGGCAAATTACAAATCCTTTTCGGATAGCGAAAGGCTCAAAACCCTAGCTGCCCTGGCTCACTTCGGCAGTGCAGTCGGCCACGAGAGAGAACGTAGAGTCAGGCGGGCTACAGCACCGCGTACGGGGTCTCCGGATCACTTATGACAAGGCGCGCGCACACCGGCGCGGGCGGCAATAAAAAAACACAAAAGCAGCTGCCTCGTTCCGAAAGGGAGAGAGAAGGCGGGGGAGGGCAACCCGGTCTCACCCCCCCCCCCCTCCTCTCTCCCCCTCTCCCCCCGACCCACCCGTCAAGACAGTTGTACAGCAGGCTACTGGTGTCAAAGCGTGTGCGTGAGTCCGGGTGCTCTTGGCCTTCAGGCATCGCGTGAGGTGGGCATCACACGCTCATTCTGGGAAGAGCTGTGTGCCACAAAAAAGCCATGAAAAAGCAAGGACACACGTTCACCGCTTACCTCGCGCGGTGCCCAGCGGCCGCGAGGCTGTCGTAGCTGCTGCCGCTGCTGCTGCTGCTGCCGCTGCTGCTACTGTTGCTGCTGCTGCGGTCGCTGCTTGCCCGGGCGCTCTTCTCTCTCTCCTCTTACGTGAACACGAGGGGGGCGGGAGATGTTGTGTTGTGACTCCTGCGCCCATGGTGGCGCGTGCCTAAAAAAAATCAGGCTGCTTCAAGTACCCGCTCGGACCAAATGCGGTGAGTTCTACGCAAAAAATTGGTTCTCTCCTCTGCCGTTGGGGCTGTGGTCATCTTTTCTGCTTCCGGGCACCAAACAGTAGCCCCGCCGCACGTTTATGGTAGTGCAGGGACGCGAGATATAGCCCCCTCGCGGTTGCTGGGTTCCTGATGGATTCCTGCTGGGTGTGGGGAAGCTAGGTTTTCCCTACAATACTTCGTTCTTCAAAAGTCTACGAGGTATGGGATAGATAGCACATGTGGAGCAGTCAAGTGCATATATCCAGGGACTACTGCTGCTGTGGTATGTACAAGCTACATGATGTAGCAGTGCGTAGACTGCGAACTTACCTTCCATACAGCAGTACAGCAGTATGTTGTAGCCATGTGCCTGTACAGCAGTGCAGCATTACCTGTGTACCTACGCAGTAGACTACGGCAGCCACCTTTGTATTAACAGCAGTATGTAGTAGCCATGTGCCTGTACAGCAGTTCAGCATGCCTGTGTGCCTACGCAGTAGACTACGGTAGCCACCTGTGTATTTACAGCAGTACAGCAGTATGTAGTAGTGCGTGGACTGCGAATTTACCTTGCATACAGCAGTACAGCAGTATGTAGTAGCCACGTGCTTGTATAGCAGCTGCAGCAGCTTCTCAGATGAAATATTATAGTTTGTTCCCATGGTTTCTTCGTAACGCTTAAGAGCTCAGCGCGCGATTCGTATCATGTGTTCGAACAGTAGCTTCGGCTCCAGCCGCGAGCGAATGTGGTACATCAAACGAACGCCGCGGCCGCTTTCGTGCCCAAAACCACCGCCACAGCAGTATGCAGTAGCCGTAGGGTTCAGCGCGATGCGTATCGCACGCAACAGCCGTCAAAAATGGGGCCGATATGTGGCACATAAAACAATCGCCCGTGCGCCGCGGCCGCCACCGCTTCCAGTTGGCGAGGCGGCCGCTTTTTCGTGCCCAAAACCACGGACTGTGTGTACTTGACCATCGGCAGCAGCAGGAGCGTAGTCTTCTGCTGACCAGTGCACTGCTGTACAGGTAAAACAACGGTCATATCGGTGGCTTTTGCCAGAAGGACTGCTGTTGTCGGGAAAGGAATTCGGCCTGAGGTTGCGCATCAGGGTTGCTGCGTACGGACTGCTGTGTGTATTCCGCGAGAGGGGGCAGCGGTACCTTTATTTATTTATATGTTTACTTATTATAGACTACATTTCAAAACCATGACGACCAGCCGTCCCCTGAAACCGTGTAAGCAAGGGTGGGTGAGAAACCCGGAAACCAATCGCTGCCGAAAGTGTCAGCCCGGTTCTTCATCTGTCCTGCTGTCACAAACTGCGCAAACTTGGAACGATGTGATCAAAGCATGGAAGGCCGGCAAAGACTTGCCCGATATCAAAGGCAGCGTGTTCTGGGAGACCTCTGTTGCAACAGCGGGAGGCGACAGCCCCTTCCGGCAAAAGACGAAATCAGCTGCGCGCGCTCTGCCGATGACACTGCCGGCCGATCCCGCCGTTTTTTCGCACCACATGAAAAACAAAAAGACTCCCGTTGCGTTCAACAGCTTTGGAGGGACGTTATTAATAATTCCTCCGGACACGGGCAAAAACTTTTCGCACTTGGCCACATTCTACAAACATGGTTCCGACGCCGAGAAGCGCGCTTTGTGGAAAAAGGTAGCCGTGGAGCTGCAGCGCAAACTGAAGAGGGGAGAAACGGTGTATGTGAGCACGCATGGAACAGGGGTGAGCTGGCTGCACGTGCGGCTGGCTTCAAGGCCGATGTACTACGTCACATCGGTTGCTTAAAAAAACAGAGCTTGACCTTGCCGGCAACAGTTTACTTCCCCGGCCACCGACACAACAGGACACCCCTGCAACCGCGGCATGTAGTCCCTAACGCCGGGGCGGTAGTCCCTTACTTCGTGTTGTCTTGAACCATTCGCCGCAAGGTGGTATCAGCGGAGCTCGAGTTACACCCCAAAACCACGCCTCACCATTTCCAGCGGTACATGTACAGCAGCAGCGACAGCAGCAGCCCCCTCTCGCGGAATACACGAATGGCTTGTCTGTAGGCGTCTACTTCTATGTAGCCTGCTGATTTTGGTTGGGGTTGCTTAATGAAAGTCTTGAATACAACTTTTTTAATATTGGTTCTCATTCAACAAAACAGTCCGATGTCGATCAAAACTTGCTTGAGCAGGGGCGGCGGGGCCGATTGTACGAAAGATGATCTTTGCGTCCTGCTCCCGACCTCAAATCCTCGCGGTGGAAAGGTTTGCGTACCGGCAAACAGCCCCCCTGTGTTGAACAACCCGGCGGATATTTCTGACCCAGAAATAGAGCTTTTGAAAACTATAGTTTCATCTATATCACACATTGATCTGGGCGACCGTTTCGACAAAGAGCTGAGGGAAATGTACGCCCCACTAGTGTATTACGTCAACAGAAAGCTACGGTCCGAAGTTGCCGGTATGACAGGAAATATTCCATGGGGAACCCTGGCGGACCGACTGGCTACTATGGTACACGAAGAGCTGACGCACTCGACGTGCGTACTATGTTTTTATGAACTGAATGATGAAAATAACCAACAAAGCGTGATGTTCCCTAGTTGCTGTGGCGGGCAGCAAGCGTTCCACAAGAAGTGTTTTAGGAGGGCAATCAGGACTTCAGGCACGTGCCCTTCGTGTCGGGCCAACATTTCGATGGAGACTCTTCGCGAAGAGGAAGAAGCAGCAGTGCACCTTGAATTAGCATTACGTCCTCTCCCTTCAAGAACACTGCATATCTCACTGGCAGCTTTGAACAATCAGCGAAGGAGATGTGTGGACAAACTAAACCGCTGGTGGGAGATAGCGAAACAAGAATCAAGGGAGGAAACTCAACGTGTTTTGCGCGGAGATAGAGAATTGCAATTGCAAGAAAATTTACGGCATGATTTGGGTCGGGAAATAGATTTGGGTCACGATCCCGACGGGAGACTTTTTGAAAGATGGGATACTATCGACGCAGAGATTAATCAGCGAAGAAATCAAATCAGAATCGAAAGAGAATCCCTTGGGTTGGTGACAGTCGGGCCAAGCGGGGATCTTGAATTAACAACAAGAATGAAATTTATTTATTTTTTCATCATGGCCTTCGTTGTAAGTAAACTTATAAACCTCAGTTGAACTTTTCGAACGCACCGCTGGTACCAAAACGGCCACCGAGATCATTTGGCTGCTCCCCGCGCGCGCGCCGCTCGCGAGTTCCGCAAGCAATCCGCCGATGGTAGGGCGTACCAGTTTTTAATGACGGGCAAAGCGCCGGCCAAGAAGCACAAGTCGTTACCGGCATGGTTCAGTCGGTCAGTCAGTTCCACCGCCTGCGCCGCGAGGCGCACCCTCGTAGCGCCATTTTAATTGACTGGTCCATGGTGTTGCCGTTCTCGAGCAACGCCTGCCTGTAGGCGGACTCGCACGCGTGGTGATACTCGCTCCAGAAACGCGGGCCACCGGTATCAAACAGCTCGCGGGTGATGTACTGTATTCCCACGAGCTCCTCGAGGTCGACGTCTATCAGACCGCAGATGTAGTCATGGCAGTACACGCTATCGGGCCGAATGTCTAGCCCTCTCAAATCCATGGCGTCCTGCAGCACACGGCGCCGGTGCGTGCGGTCGTCTTTCGTGCGCCAAAACTCCGCCATCTTGGCCGCTACCGTCTCGGGGTCGTGGGCGTACTCGATGCATCGCCGCACCCTCGTTCTCATCGCGGGATGCTTCATCATTCGCTCGACCTCGGTAGTACTACAACTCCCCTGGCCCTGCAGCGCCATGCGTAGCATTCTTGGTGCGTTTTTTTTCAGTCGCTCGACGCTGGCCGGAATTTGGGAGAGGGGTCCGTTTTTTAGTTCAGCCAGCTCCGATGGACAGAAAAAGCGCGAGATGGCCACCCCCTCCAACCGGAAGGCGCGGGTGGACACAAACAGCGAGTACTCGAAATCCCGCCGCAGCTGGTCGTACACGAACGCGGTGATGCCGCGGTTCTCGCAATAATTCATGGCCGCAACGGGGTCGTGCGGGCATAGCCGCACTGAAATGTCGTGTGCCGAAAACCTGTACTTGACCTGCTTCAGTTTTTGCTTCGGGTGTGTCGCCCACAGATAGTCCCCGAAAATGTGAGAGAATAGAGCGCGGTGCAGCGGAGCAGCGGGGCTGATGCCGTGCACCCTCGTCAACCGCTCGAGCCGGACCTGCCTCTTTTTCTCAACTTCGAGGGCCTTGGCCTCACACTCTTCGTCCACCGCGGCTTGCAACACCCTCAGCTCCGCCACCGAATACATGCGCATAGGCGCGGCGTTACGGTAGTGGGGGTTGCGTCGCGGCGTAGACATCAATTGTTTCACGCGCTTCGGCGGTATCGTAGGGAAAAGGTCCCTGGCCTTGGAGAAGCAAACGATGGGGTCACCCTCGTCACTGCGTGCGGTTGACGCGCATGACGTGCAGACCAATGTTAACCTGATCCCTTCGAAGATGCCCAAATTTTCCGAAGTGCAGCAAGAAGAAGCCATGTTTGAAATGTGGTATTATTATTAATGCTGAGTCCGAAGTTTACACGTCATCTTTGACAGAACGCAGGCCATGATAAATAATAGTATAGGTACAATGTTTACTCAAAACTTAACACTTGAAAGCGGCGCACATGTGTCTCACAATCAGCACCACCGCGTTCAAAAGCTCCAGAAACAAATCTACTGCCTTGAGTAAAACTATGGACAGCATCACGATCGACGCTACGACGGGCGTCGTTGGGGTCAAAACGCTCATTTGGCACATCATGCCCCAGCTGCACACTTCGTCGGTGCTGAAAGGCGTGCACCGCGCCTTGCAGGACTCCGGTGCCTCGATGGACACGACCCTCATCAACGGACGTTTGACCAAAACAGCCACCGTTGGCCTATGTTGCTCGATTCTCGACAACATGCGCGGGACTAAATGGGATCAGTGGAGGCAGTCGTCGGGTCCGGCCTTCAAAGATGCTCTCCGCGAGCACGTCGCCAGCGTTGTCTCCTCCGGTCAAGTCGAGCAAGCTCACCCCCCGGTGCAGCAGGCGGATGAACAGCATGTGGAGGGAGTCGAGACGAAGGCAGTCGTGTTGCGCAAGTCGCTTCGGGCCATGAACATTGAAGGGTCCGTTCGGGTTGACGAGCGATCGGGCATGGTTTCCGACATTGACGTCATCAAAATGCTGTGCCCCGAGAAGAACGATGACTATGCCAAAATCGCTCTTAAAAGGATTCTGGAAAGACAGCAACAAGAAGCGGATCACAATGATTCCGACTCGGCGCCCCTGGCCGATCGCGTGCACTACCTAAAAATCAACGGCGTTGGGCATGTTACCCCGGTAAGCGACGCCCCGACGGCCATCGAGATCATTTGGCTGCTCCCCGCGCGCGCCGCACGCGAGTTCCGCAAGCAGTCCGCCGACACCATCGCGCGCGTCCTCGGTGGCGATGTCTCGCTGTGCGCCGAGATAGAGCAACGATGTGCGCGCCTGCAGAACACCGAGGAGGGCAGGGCGTACCAGTCTGTCATGACGGGCGAAGCGCCCCCCAAGAAGCACAAGTCACTGCCTGAATGGTTTGAGTACGCCACGAGCGACCAGAAGAGCGCTTATGTTGCTGCGAAAGTCAAGAAGAGCGTGGTCGTGACTGAGATTGAGATGCATGAGATATGTAAGGTTGGCCTGGAGTCGGTCGGTCAGTTCGCTGGGCGTGACGAAATCGAGTACGCCGATAGGATCCGGGACACGCAGAGGCGCGCGAGCAGGGCTGACAACCTCCTGGGCGCTCCGGCCCCATCCCCGGCGGTTGTCGGTGATTCGGCCATGCTCATCGCGACGCCGATTGATAACTCGATCGACCCGGAGACAGGCATGCTCATCGCGACGCACAAGGTCAGCGCAAGCGTTCGGGGTCCGGAGACCTCCATCTGCGTGGAGGCGGCAAGGCTCGGCATATCGACCGGAGAAAGGGCGGGACAGGTCGGCAAGGTGGCCAAACGACTGTATGGCGAACGTTACGGCGAGGAGGCCAACCGTGACATCCCGACGAGGCACACCACCTTCAGGGGAAAGCCTTTTGTCGAAAGGACCTACTTTTCACGCGACGCCGATCTGATTCAGCGAGCGATCCGCATCGTTTGCTGCCCCGGCCAAGTTAGCACGCCGTGAAGATTGGCATTAGGTTCAGCTGCAACAGCTTCTCAGTTTAGTTTGTTCACATGGTTTCTTCGTAATGCTTAAGGGGAAAGCCTTTCAGTGAAAACACTTGATTCAGCGCGCGATTCGTATTGTGTGTGCCCCGGTGGCTGCGGCGAACAGTAGCAACAGGAATAAAAAAGGCCGTGAGGCTTCGGCTCCAGCCGCACGCAACAACCGTCAAAAATGGGGCCGAATATGGCACATCAAACAAACGCCCTTGCGTTGCGGCCGCCACCGCTTCCGACTGGCGAGGCGGCCGCTTTCGTGCCAAAGAACAAGCGCCCAATTGATAAGGCCGCGGCCGCCGCCGCGCGCGTGCTTGGACCGGGGTGTTCGCCGTGTTGGGGGAAACACAGTCTTCGTTTGCCGCGTTCAAACGGCCGAAATTAAAATACTCTCTGTCAAGTAACCAAGCAAAGATCATGAACAACAACATAAACAACATCGTGATCGACGCAAGCAGCGGAGATGTTGCAGTCAAATCTATGATCAAGAACATCATGCCGAACCTAAGCGAAAGCGGTATTCTCAAAACAGTGCACCGCGTCCTCGGAGATTACAACGGCCCGAAAATGTCCACGCGTCTGATGAATGGGCGCCTTGCGTGTGCCGCGACGCTCGAGCTGTGCTTTGATATTCTCGATAAAATGACCGGGCCTCCGTGGCGCAAATGGCGTGAGGAGTCGGGGAATGCGTTCAAAAAGGCGCTGCGCGAGCGTGTCGAGAGCGTTCGGTCCTCTAGCCAAACAGAACAACTCCAACTCCAGCCACCACCACAGCCACAGCCACCGACGCAAGTCGGGATAAAGACGGCCGTCCTACAGAACGCGCTCCGATCCATCAACATAAATGGATCCGTGCGCATCGACGATGGATTAGGGAAAGCGTCCATCATCGACACTACGCGCCTGGTGTGCCCCGGCGCCTCTTCTGCATATGCTGCACAGATGTTCACACGCGTCCTTGAAAAGGAGCGGGATGATGGCGGAAATAGTTTCATGCAAGATGCACAACATCCGACGCCCATCGCCGACCGCGTTGACTACATCAGGATCAACGGTCATGGCAATGTTACCCCCGTAAGCGACGCCAAGACCATCGTCGAGATAATTTGGCTGCTGCCCTCGGGCGCGGCCAAGGAATTCAGGCGCCAGTCGGCCGAAACTATCTGCCGTGTTTTGGGAGGAGATATCAGTCTTTGCGGAGAAATTGAGCAGCGCTGCGCCCGCCTCCGGAGCACCGAGGAAGGCAGGGCTTACCAATCCTTTGTGACTGACCAAGGTCCCGCCAAGAAGCAGCGGGCCGCCATGCCAGCCTGGTTCGAATATGCGACGGCTGAGGAGAAGAGAGCCTACATTTCGATTGAAGCTACAACGAGCATAGTCTTGGCCAAGAAAGCATTAGTCCTGGGAGAAATTGACGTGTTCAAGACATGCAAGGAGGAGCTGAAGTCGGTTGGACAGTTCGACCAACGCGACGAGATCGAGTTTGCAGACAGGATCAAGGACGTCCAGCGGCGGGCGACGAGGGTCGACAACATGATTACCGCCGCGCCTACTGTCGATACTTCACCAGTTTCCGTGTGTGTGGCGATGCCGGTAGACGACACCATCGACCCGGAGACGGGTCTGCTCACTGCAACCCCGAAGTGTAGCCCGAGTGTTCGGGGCCCGGAGACGTCGATTTGCGTTGAAGCTGGGAAAATGGGCATTAGTGTAGGCGAGAAGGCCGGTCAGGTCGGCAAGGTGGTCAAGCGGCTGTACTCCGAGCGCTACGGACAGGAAGCTGGTCGCAATATACCTAAGCGCAGCACCACGTTTAGGGGGAAGCCCTTCAGTGAAAACACTTACTATGCCCGTGATTCGGACCTGATTCAACGTGGCATTCGCATCGTGTGTGCCCCGGCGGCGACACCCTGATTTGTTGCCAGCAGTTCTCACAATAGCAACATGAATAAAAAAACATATTGTATTTAAAAAAACGTGGACCACCGGAAGCAGCAGAAGAAGCCAGTCTTAATCAAATTCAATTTTGCTGAAACAATTTCCTACCATCCTCCGTTTGCAGGAGTCGGGCCATGCGCTCGAGGGTTTCCATGTCTGCTACGGGTTCAATCGGTCCCTCTCCGTTGATTCTTATGTAGGAGACCTTCCCCTTTAAATCATTGCGTAGCTGCGAAGCGATACACCCGTTCCAAATGTCGGGCGTCTTGGGGGAACTCCGCAACTTTCTCGCAGCGATCTTCGCCTTGTGTTCCTCGGAGCGTTTTTTCTTGGCAGGCATGATGACTTTTGTGAGGTTTCTTTCGACACAAGCATTCCAATCTTAAGGATAAACTTTCGCTACTGCCCCGACCGTCGTTATCTCTTTCGGGAGAGCGGGCGAAGGGATGGAGTAGCGGTGACCCGGCAGGTGATAACTTTGGCGCCATTTTGCGCCTTGGGTTACCGGAGTCGCGATGAGGCACCGTTGGTACCGCTTCCACCGCCGACTTCCGCCACTTGGGCTCGGGTGGCTACGATTGAAGCGAGCGCGACAGCAAGTTGGAGGGCAATAAAATGAACAAACATTGTAAACACCCCTCGTGTGAAATCAGTCCTGTGAGCGTGGCCCCGCTCCATTCCGAACGAATAACTTTCGTGTGGCTTTGACGCCCGAGCCCACACACCAACCATGGCTTCGCAAGCAACAAAGCGCACGAAGCTTTCATCGAGTGCAGGACTTACCACTCTCTTGCGAGCTGGATTCGATCCGTCGGATGTTGCCACACTCTCACCGCGCACCAAGGTCACGTACAAATCCCCCGTGACCTTGAAAAATGTGTTCGAGAGGCCGACCGAGTCTCAGGTTAAGGTTTTCTACCATGCGCGAAACCACAGCGGGGTACCGTTCGACCGCCTATCCGACGCCGAGAAGCTCACCTGGACCGAATCTCTCCATGACAACAGCTGTTTGATGGGATATCTCGTCTATTCGCAGTTGCTGCCATGTGCCGCCGAGAATCGAGTTAAGCTAAAGTCAGGAAGCGCGCACTGGAACGAACTGAACGTCTCGACAGACAGGGCAAGACTGGAGCAACGCCGGGCCGCGTATGACAGGCTACGGAGGAATGGGTCTACTTTATCCGCGTTCTACGGGCTCCCTTACAGCGTGGACATGACGAAAAACGTGTTGGAGTACATGAACATAGATTTTGAACAGAGCGACTTGAGGCACAGATTTTTCTTAGGCCGTGAGTTTGCTATGACGTCATCGGAGCACGGGAAGATGAACGCCAGCTCGGTGTACACCTCGTGCTCTAAAGCATTGTCTCTCATGTACTTCACCGTCGTCATTCTGGGGCGGCCGTGCTGTCTCGAATCCGTCATATTGCCACTGTCCGTGACGGAACGCTCTGTCTTGGAGCAGACGTGGGGTTGCCCGGGGACGCATCTTGACGGGCCCATCAACAAGTTTCAGACGAATTGGCGCGAGGTTTTCCGTGCGATCGGCACGCCTCACAGGAGCATCAATTATGTGTGTCTGGAGAGGGCCACGGAGGAGTCTTATATCGGTGGAAAACACGTAGCTGATTGCTTTGCTTTGTACAATGCAACTCGTTCAGCTCCGGGGGACGCCAAGACCATCGCGGGGTTGGCCAATCACTACAGGCTAAACTCCAAGATAGGCGTCGAGTCGGGTGCTGTCGTGTGCGTTCTCGACGTGCTAAGGGAAAAGCCCATGGAAGCCGTCGGCAAGATCGATGGCTCTGTGCTGGGGGCGATCACTTCAACCTACGGGCAGAGGGTGAGCCTCGACGTACAGGCGAGGTGCCTCGGTCTGCAAGCGGGCGAGCACTCTCTGTTTGACTGTTCTGTGAGCAACAAGCTAGGGGAGATCATCAATCACGCTGACATTGCGCTCTGGAAGGCCAGGAAACGACTGAAAGTCGAGCTGAAGGTCAACGACAGCCTGGACCCGGCGGACATGAACAAGAAGATCAGCGAAGGCAAAATGCTCGACCCCTGTGACCCAGCATCGTCGGAGAAAATGCACGCAATGCTTCAGTCGATATCGAGGCAAGTTTGGCTACCGCTCAAGACCTTGATTGGAGAGGCTCTCGGGGTAAGCATGGATCACCCATCCGCGTTTCTACGGATCTCCGACGAGGAGGCCCACCGGCTATACGAGCACGCCAGCACAAAGGGTATGGTCTACGCCGATATTGCCAACCTTAATACGCTTCTGGTCTTGAGCAACAGTTTCCAAAGATCCCAGGTTTTGCGCGAGGCAACGCTGAACGAGTTTGGACTTGTCCCAGACGGTACCTTCTACAGGCAGACTTTCAAGGATCGTGCGTTCAAAACTGCCGGCGCGTCAAGCGGTTCACCGCCCGTGAGTCACTTCAACCTCTCCCCCGGTCAATCCATGATGGTACATTTCATTGCCGTGGTCGGTCACCGCTTCTGTAATGCGGACATGAAGGACAGTAAAAGGAAGCTGCTTCTCAATTCGAAGGGAAGGGGGTGCGTTCAGAATGACATAAATTCGCCTTTCAAGAAGATTGGGGCGCACTGGCTAGGCCTTCCCAACTTCTGTGTTCACACGTGTAGAACCTTCTGGGCTACGGCCGCTCTGAATTCGGGCCAGGTCGATCCCTCGAACATAGAGGATTTTGGAAGCTTTTTGCAGGTGTCTAGTTCCACGCTCCGGAGTAGCTACATGTCGGCCGCTGGGAATTCGGCGGCTCACACGCTGGGTCACGAGGTCCTAGGGTCGGTAGTGACCTCGGCTACCTCGGGAGAAACAACTACCGAGCAGGGTGATGCGCCACAAGGGCCGAAGTTGCGTAGAATCAGAATGGAGTTTGTTGGGGAGATCCGCGCATCTCTGCTCAAGCACTCGGGCAATGCCAAACTCTTGTTCCGCGATCTTGTGAAAAAGCGTAAAGTTGGTCAGCTCGGGGAGGGCGAAATTTGGTTTCGCAGGGAGAATACGTTCTGGAAAGATGATGGAGAAAGGGTGTTTCTGCGTTTCGTAGGAGGGTGTGTGTGAAAATCAAAATGACATTATAATGGTGCCAAACGCGGGCCGACGAGGGCTTCTACAGCTGCTGCTGGTGTTGCTTCTGCTGGCGTTTGAGAGGGAGGGGAATGGCTGCGGGCGCTTGGCCGTTTAGCCTACCCCGAGCGGTTGGAATCCACCACGCACCGCCCACGTGCAACCCCTCGGGTAATGCAAGCAAGTGCATCCCCGACCTCGCTCTCGCTAACTTTGTGTGGCACGGTTTTTGTCGAGGCCTGTGCGAGGGTGTGTCACATACACTTCTGGAATTAAATCCAAATCTCACATTCGTTCTCGCCTACTTCTCTGCATCAGCTACGCTGGTGTACTATAATAATCAATATAGCTGAACCGAACAAACTGGACTCTTGCTGGCAGACTCCACTTGTTTTTCCTGCACTTACGAGAGAATCCAAGGCACGACAGGCACACGGCCGACAAACTCCATCTTGCGGACAGACTACTCGTGTTTCCAAGACGACCACCTGAATCCATCGATCTGATTCTCAACTTTCTCGACCAATTCCGTAAAGCCCTTGGGGTAGCCACCCACCCCGAAATCCTTGTGCTTCGTAAACCAGTCCCCCGGTTTGTACTCTTTGTCTAGTGCGAGTAGTTGGTATGCCAGGGGGAGCATTGACTTGAAGATACGCTTCTTAGTCATGAACTTGTGGACATCGTCCTCTTCCTTGCCCGCAGCCTTGGCGTCGTTGTTCCTGAGCTTGGCCTTCGCGAAGGCTGTCCGGAGTGCAGCCACCACCTCTCTCACTCCATCGCACTCCACTGGCGACGCTAGCTTCGGCTGCAAAACGAGACAATAGGCGTTGGGGTTCGCGGTTCAGATTTGCGTATTTAGTTCAGTTTAGTCAAAGATTGTTGTTTCTCTTGATTGTTGATAAATTAATACGTTTACAAACTCCCTCACCTTGGTTTTGTTTTTCCTCTTTGTAGCTTTAGCCACCCCCTTTCCTGAAGTAAGCGCACCCACAGCCCCACCATTTTGGTCGCCGGCAGCACCACCCGCACCAACGTCATCGCGGCCACCGATGACAGCAGCGGGCCTAGCCCCCGGAGCAACCGTAGCTGCAGCAGCAGTAGCGCTCTGAGCTGCGAAGACGGGCCCAGATGCGACGTGGGAGTCGGGAGCTCCACCTCTCTTGAGGTTCTCGAGTTTCTGTGCCATCTCGGCACGCTTCAGCTCAAATTCCATCCGTTCGAACTCTGCCTTGGCAATCGCTCGCTTCTTCTCCGCGTCGGCCAGTTCCACGTCGATAGGTCGCATGGCGCTCCCACACGAAGTTTTAAATAGTGTGACCGTATCGGGTCCGGCACCGAGTTCTGATTTCAGGGTTGACGTCGACCTGGAACCCGACTCCGACCCCGACCCCGACCCCGACTCGGACTCGGGCTCGGACTCGGACTCATACTTGAAGCCGAAATCGGTGTTGACTTTCTCGGGAATTCTCGGCGGCTTCATCGAGGCCATTTCGCGATACAATTCCACGAACTCTTCTTCGTCCCATAGTCCGTCCGATGGAGTCTTTGGAAATCCTTCCCGCTTTCGTTTTTCCACCTGCATTCTTCGGACCCCACCGTTCAAATCCATCGGTGTCTTCAGCTCCTTTGTCGCGGTCGTCTTCTCGCTTCTTATAACGCTGTAGGTATTCGTGCCGTTCTGGAGTTGATGTGGAGGCGCGAGTGGTGTAAAAGAAGTTGATTATCAGTGTACGAACTTAGTAGATAATAAAAGTTGGTATCGACGTTGGTGTGGCTCGTCCTCAGCTTCGCCAACAAATGTTGCATGTGTTCAACAATGAGTGATGCAATCGGTCGAGCAAATGACATTCACAATAAGTTGACACACCTTTTCAGTAGTTCGTTGCCTCCTGAACAGGTCTTGCACACAGTGTGCCGTGTGATCAAGCCCAACCTCGACCAAATCCTCCGCTGCCATCGTATCTTGCACGGTCCGCATCGAGTAAACGTCCGCGTTGTCCACGCCGAAGTACGTCCGCCCAACCGACGCCACAACTTTCTTGAACACATCGTCCGATAGCCTCTGCCCGTCCGGTGCCAGTGGACCGAACTCGGGGTCCACATTCCCGTTCTTTTTTCGAAGAAACGCTCGGCCGACCAGGTTCATCACCATGCACCACCGAATGACGTCTGGTCCCCAGATCTCGTGCTCCTTCAGGACGTTCTTTAGTTCGCCATTGGCGGATTCGGTCTGCTTGCCCTTTGCCGGTGGACGCATCAACAGTGTCCCCCGTTTGTTGTTGTAGTACATGGTGTTGGCGGACAGGTGGAAAAAGTCCCCGTCTCGGAGAGCCGCCGCGTTGAACATGAGGCCTAGTTGGGTGTAGACACTGAGTCTACAGATATCCCTGCACTCGAATCCTCTTTCATCCAGTCCTTCCACCACCTTCGCGACCCACTTCTTCGCCTCGGAGGAGTTGCCGAGCAGATGATCCTCTCCAATCACATCATAGAGGGCTCGGTCGCCGTTGGGGAGAATCTTCTTCGTGTAGGAGGTCGACACCTTCTTCGCTTTCACCAGGCAGGTAGTGGCCAGCTTGTAAAAGCCCGGGCAGATATCTGTCACCGCTGTCAGGAGCGGCCGCAGTTTTTCGCCCAAAGACATTTGGAATGCCATCGTTAGCGTGAATCGCCTATCCCGGGGATCGCGGATCAAGATGAGCTTGTTCCGGCGTTCTTTGGTCCCCTCTCCAATGGCGCCGTTAACCTCGGCGCTCCTCTCCTTTCTACACGCACGAGATTTTTTCAGGAGTTCGTCGGCGTCTTTGCTTCCAAGCGCCTCTAGCACAGGCTTCAACGAAGGAGAATCCAGCCCCATCGCCCTCTCCAAAAGGCCCGAGTACACACCGCGCATGTTCTGGAAGAAATTGCTGTCTTTGGAGTGATCTTGAACCTCACCGTACTTCAACGGGTCGCGAGTCCCGGTAGAGAAAGCAACGACAGGCGTCACACGGTTGTAGAAATCGTTTGAGCGCTGCACGGCCAGTCGGTACGCCCACTTGTTTTTCCCGTCCAGCTGCTTGCCTGTGGCAGCATGTTGGCTCACCGTGTCAAACGGTAAGCCGTCGAAACCACTCCTCAGGTTTTTATCCCAGTGTGTATTGTACTTCTTCAACACATCCAGCTCTTCCGGTGACACACCAAGGTACGCCTCGACGAAGTTGACGGGTCGTCCCAGGCGGTACGCGCACATCAATAGCCTGACTATCATCTTCAGTTTTGCTTTCCATGATCCGCGTACCAACTTCGCTTTGGGTACCCAGTTTTTCCCGCCTCTCACGACCTTGCCGTCCAACAGGTGTCCAAATGCCTTCTCGTTGTTGTCGGTGCAGTTGAGATCAGCCATGAAATTGAGCTCCTTCAGCGATCCCGGGCGGTTCAGAAAGTCTCGGGTGGGTTTGTCCTGCTGGTGTTTTCACGTGAGGCAGAAATCGGTGAATCAGTTCGTCACGTCACAGAAAAGGGGTCGAATCACGCGAAACGGGCTCCATACACTTTCGGAGCAAGTTTAATCAGAAACAGATATCGGGTTTCAAAAGAAAAACTCTCGCATCTAATGTCTAACAATTATCCTCTGTAAAACATATTTAGCAACATCCTCACCTCTCCCTTATCGTCGCGAGGTACCGGAAGTATATCTCGTACCGACGATCCGGTGAAGATTTCCAGAGCGAAGTCCCGGACCCTATCCGTATCGGTCTTGATCCGAAGCAGCTCCTCTCTCCCCAGCTGGCTGAGGCTATCGATACCATCCAAGCTTTTCTCCGCATTAGCTAAGCCACCGTAGACGTCTAGCATCATCCCGTCATGCACGTTACCGTCGTTCTCGATCTCCGGGACTCCGGTGCTCTGCATGACAACATACGTTAACACTAGCTGTCCGATGTACCGCCGGAGGTCTTGTTCAAGTGTCACCCCTCTACCATGTCGGTTTTCCAGGACATCCCATTGGGTCAGCTTGGATTTCTTGTCGCCCAGCGTGTAGATGCCGTAGTCGAAAGCTTCAACCGTCTGCACCTTGTTTCCCCACGTAACCGTTGTCCTCCCCACCTCCACTCCGATGTCTGAAGGATCGAAGGCGTAGTCCAACTCGTATTGGGATTTGATTTCACTTTTGCTCGAACGCGGGAAGTAGACCCCCTCCTTGATTTCGATGCTATCTTTTTTGTCGTGAGATAGCATAGCGAGAAACCTGGCGGCATCCGCGATCGTACCAGTCCCAGCAGGCTTGTTGGGCGCACGCGGCGCCGTATCCCTGCGCTCTTCAACTAGCTCGTCCGAAGCTCGCCGATTGTTTTCCAAGAATGGCTCCATGCAAGCCAAAATTGGCTCCTCCAGTTCTTGGGCAAGGGTGGTGGATCTGAGACCCCTTTGACCCACGGGCTTATTTACCCTCGCCGTTTTCTTCCCAGAGGTCCGGCCTCCACCACCAGCACCGCCGCCGCCCGTGCCAGCACCACCACCGCCACCGCCGCCGATCTCCATGGGTGTTGTATCAGGTCCGTCGTCACCACTGCCTTCGTTGATGCCGTCACCATCGCTGTCGGCGCCCTCGCCGATGGCCATGGCCTCCACAGATCCGTCCAATCCGTCGCTGCCCTCATCACCATCGCTGCCGTCACCGCCGTCACCGCCGTCCCCATCAGTGTCCATGGGCGCGGTAGTCGCCCCACCAGGCCTGGTGGTCCCAGTCACGCCGCGTGATGTGGCAGCGGTACATCCCGTGTGCTGGCACGTGTCCCTGCCATTATTCTTTCGTCTGCCGTAACCCTCCCCTCTGCCCCGGGAACCGATGGGAGACGATGTACTCGCCGTGGGACCGGTCGGGACAGCACCGTCAAACACAGGGGCAGCCTGCACGGTTCAAACGAGAGGAGTAAACAGAGATCGGTTAGGGATAGAAAGCACATACACACGCGTGGAGTTGAGCGCGAGCTACGCCGTTTAGCTTCGAGAATAAACCGCTTGTGCGCAATCTCTTACCCGCCGTTTCTTGGCCTCTGGTTCGTCGTCGTCATCCAGTGCCCCTGTGTTGGCGCCCTCGGTCACTTTAGCTGACGGCGTCCTTTTCCTCCGTCCCTCCATTTTGGGCGCCCAGCCATCGGTTTTGAAGGTGTGTTTTTGACAGAACTGCACTTCGCCACCACGATAGCCCCAAGTCGCTACCTCGCTGCACGCGTCGGCTTTACACCGCCCGTCAACTGGTGCAGCATCCCCCGGGGCCTCGGATGAAGACGGGAAACTCGACGCGGAAGCGGACGGAATAGCACCGGCAGACGCAGGTGCCTGGACGGTCCAGACGAGAGTGATACGTGACAGGTGAGGTAAGGAAAACACGCACGTTTTATCAAGCGCAATCTATCCTGGCCAAAGCAGAAATATTGTTCAAAGCAAGAATACACACCTCCTCGTCCCCTGGGCGGGCTCCGCCCCTCACCACCCCAGACCAGGTCTCTCCGCGCGCCTCCTGTCCACGTCCTCCCCCACGCTTGCGTTCGACCCGTGTGTCTCTCGCGGGGCAAGGTTTGAGGTACTTGCTACCTCCTTGCCCTGCCCGGGTACTGGGTTGAGCCTTGCGCCTACCAGCCACCCGGCGACCCCGGCGGGGCGGGCGCGCCCCCTCCCGGTGAGACCGGTACCGGAGAAGCTGGGCAGAGCTACGCGGCTTCCACACTACCGTGAACATTCCCTCGTCGTCATTCTCTTCATCTTCGCCACATAGCACGTCGAACTGGTTCTCGCTCGTGTACTGGGGCCGGTTCGTACCCTACACGGAGAAAAGCAAAACAAACAACGGGGTTGCTTCTCAAATTAGTACGAGGTCGTTTCAGGCGCGCCATACCATGAAGACTGCCACACTACCTTCCAACAAGAGAAGAAAAATGGGGGCCCAATGCGTACGCACCTCGCTACCGGTCGTCGTGCGACGACTCTTGCCCACGACATACCACCCGTTTCCACGATCGGTGGTGTCGAGTCCATCATCGCCGCCAGTCTCCGCCGCAGCATCGATGCCACCGGAGGCCTCCCGCTGCTCGGTGGTGGGGGCGTCAGCGGGGGCTCCCTGCTCGGCCGGGGCAACAAACATGCGTAAAAGAGAATACAAAAATCAGATGTGCGATATGCGGATCAAGTCTCAACATATTATTGAAAAGAAAGAACTCCCCCGTGCTTCACGCCAAGAAACACAGTCAGGACTCACCGACGTCCAGGGGATCAGAGCTTTGAAGTGAGCCTGGCCGTCGTGCAGCACGAGGGGGGCATCTTTGTCAGGATACTTCCCGGGCAAGGCGTCGACCGTCACCAGCTCCCCGTCCACCACGCTCACGACCCTGAGCCCGTCCATATCGAGGTGCTGAGCCGCCAGCCGCAACATCAAATCGTCCACGTATCCATTCGCCATCAGCGCCACCGTTCTGAACATGTTCTTCGTCCGGATCATGTAAGACGGCTTCTTCATCACATCCTCGAGATCATGGGCCTCCTCGCCGTCGCACAAACCACCGAGGGCGCTGTCCGGCGCATGAGCGACCGCATCGCGGATACCCTGGAGTGTACGCTCGAGCTCATCGGAGATGTCGCCTTCGCCGTTGTCGGGGAACACCCGAGAGGAAACCTCTTCGACGGGGGTCCCTTTGGCGACTTGACTCAGAGCATAGACAGAGAGAAGCCCGCACCTGCCGTAGCCCTTCACGTCAACTTCCATGTGGGTACGCCCGTCAACGTCATGGAACGTCGGCGGTGCCGCCCGCGCTGCAACCTTCTCTAGCTTGCTGGCCTCCGCGACAGGCTGCTTCTTCTGCGTAAGCTGCCCCCACCCGGACTTCGTCTCGGGACGGGACCCCCAAGCGCGGGGCTTTCGGAATCGGACCACTGGAAACACCATGATTCACTTGCGTTTTTTTGTGAGCAAGGATGGGGCATAGATGAGGGATGGAGGGGCGAGTTACGTATATCTCTTGGTGGCGGTGGTGAAGCATCAGCTCGGGAGGAGGGGGTGTTAGCTACTGTAGCCGCTGTAGCAAGGACTAGGGGGTGGGATGTGTGAGTGATTTATCGCTATGGGTGGGGCGGTGGGGCAGTGGAGTTGTTTCAATTCCGTGTAAGTCTTTCCCCGGATCGCCGAGAGAGTGGTAGGGGTGAGCTAGGGGGGGGGGAAGGAGGGTGGTTTGGCCGATGTAGGGAGGGGAGGGAGTGTAGCTGCTGTAGGGAGAGGAGTGGGTGTATCCGCTGTAGCAAGGACTATGATAGAGGGTAGGATGTGTGAGTGATAAAGCGCCATCCAGAGGACGAAAAACGCTTTATCTTTTTGGGTTTCAAAAAGTACTTTCGGTAATTGAAAAGTACTTTTTGAACTATTCAAAAAGTTGTTTTTAAACTACAGAAAGTACTTTTTGAACTGTTGAATGATGGAAAACGCCATCCAGGAGCCGAAACCCCGACCATTTATGCAACAGATAACTGGGAGGGTCATTACTAGGGTTTAGTGTGTGAACCGTGCTTTTTTATTTATGCTTTGCATAACTACAGGACTGTGAGAGGGAATCGTGCAAAAACGTTTATACCACTTGTATAAGTGTTTTTGCGACACCGCCAACCGTGCTCGAACTGTGCAAGACTACTTAAAAACACTATGGCACGGTTCCGGCACGGTTCAAATCCTATAGGTCGGACTGTGTCGAAAAAATGTACAGTTACTTGCACGGTTTGAACACCCCCTGTAAACTGCCTCTTATATACTACACGACCAAATCTATGGGGGTACGAAAAGTGTACAGTTCACTGCACGGTTTCACGCCCCCTGTAAGCTGCACGAAATACGATCCAGGAACTCCTCGCGTCTCTCGCTTGCGTCTCGTGCGACACCTGCAGCAGGTTAAGCTGAAAAAATGCGACAAGAGCGGAGGGGGGGGGGGGTAATGACGCACGCACGATGGCGGGTAGTGCACGGAAGTGCTACGCGGTGCTGGACAGTGCGGGAAGGGGGGTTGGGGAGACATACATAGAGCATACGTGCGCGCAGAATTTGGCAGCGAATGGTCCGGGGCGCGTGCGGCGGCGATTATTGGAAAAGGGGGCCCCGTGGATGTGATTTGTCACAGAACGGCGGTTGCGGCGCGCCACGCACGGCGAAATGGCCGCGTTTTTTGCGGAAGTGGACACAACATACACTGTACACCCGAGATGTGAGCCACAGCGATTGTACGTGGACTGTTGTATATAATGTATATAATGTTTTGTTGTACAGCACTGAAATCGGCCGCCAGCGCCGCCACATGCTTCGATTTCATTTCTGATTTTTTGTGCACATGCGCACGAGTCGGGGGCACCATCGTGCAAAATTTCAAGGCCGAACACTAAAATGGTGCACAGTTATGCTTACACTTTACCCGCAAACACTGCTGTACAGCTTGTTTCGAGCTTTAAAAATCAGGATCTTCACGGATTAACTTGAAATTTCAGTATGTTGTTCCGCTAGGTCAGGCACACTGCTGTATATTTTTTTTATGGTCAATGGATATTTTGGGGCTGAGATACGGGCCTAAACGTGGTACGCGCGGCAGGGGGTCTCTAATTTCAAGTGATTTACTGCAGGCGGACCGGGAGAACACCCATACACCTACCATTTCGTATTATTTGACCAGTGGGTACGTGCGAAACTCACATAATTTGTTTTTTTTGGGTGGGGGGGGTGTAGGGTGTAATTTTGCACCCCGTGTTATTCAACGTACAGTATGTCACGTGCGCACGCGGGGGTGATACAACAGCAAACACGAGAAGCGCGTCTAAAATAAAACTTTCTGCACAGGGAGGCACCCGTACACCCACAGGAACGATTTGCCGGCGTTCACGCAGAGCGCGGGCGAGTTTTGTGACCTATACGAGCGTGAACAAAATCTCAGAATGCGCGCCGCGCGGCAGCTGCTGTGACGCACACGCGGCTGTGTCACACGCACACACGTCTAACCACACAGACACCGGCAAACACACCTTCCTTTCGCACAGAGTCCCCCGAGTACCTTGGTGACCGATCCCGCTGCTCCGCCGCTCGCTTCCGTTGTCGTGTGAGGCAGGACGAGCGTGTGACACAGACGCACGGATGTGACGGTGACGGGACTGTCAGGCGGCGGGACTGTCAGAAAAATATGGAGGCATTTTTCACCCAGAGAGGTTTTCGGGCATTTTCTCGACACCACGTGCTTCGATCGACCTCGGGTTTTTTGCGTTCGATTGGCATGACCATGGCGCGTGCTGTGAGCGCCGCTTGCACTGTGTGGTGCTGTTCTGCAAGACAAACAATTGCCCGACCCGAGTTCGATCCCCACTTTGGTGATTTTGGAAAGAATGAGGGACTGACAGTAAAAGAGCAATAAAATGTCGCCAAATAATCGGATCGACTCGCGTTTTTTTTCAACACTGCTGTACGAGTCATGTGCATGTGCCTGCAAAGTTTCGTGAGTATGCCCAGATTTATTCCCACAGACGGCTGGCACGCTTGGCTTGCACAGTTGTCGTTTTGTTGTGTCTTCTTGTTCCGACCACCAGCCCCGACTTGAATTAATTTACGACAGCCTGTGCCGCAGATGTCTCCTTGTACATTTTCCAAGACGTGTACTCGTTCGTTACAACGCCATTAGCATTGGCTGTCGACGTAGTGGCGTACATCATGCGGTTGGTTGCGTTACTGACGAGGTAAACCCTGTCCGCAACTCCGATTGGATCGTTTTCCTCGAGCGAGTCCACTCTAGACCCTAGGTCTTGTGATTCCAGGGTGTCAATTCTTTGGATGGCTAGCGCGAGACTCGTATTGACAGCATCAATTGCGTTTTCGGCAGTGGTCACGCGAGCCGACAAGTCTGAGATGGTGGACGCAAGACTCGTATCTTTCTGCTCCAACGCTGCAATGTCGTCCTCGGTTGCACCAACGCGAGTCGATATGGCCGCCGTCGCGGATACCTGTGCCACAATATCATCCTCCGTTGCATCGACCCGATTCGATACGGCCGTCGCCGCGGATTCCAGTGCTGAAATCTCACCGGGAACACTCGATACCGCCGCGACTCCCTGCTCAACGGACGTAACGCGATCCGTGAGGGCAGATGCCGCGGATGCAAGTGTGTCCTGCTCTTGCTCCAAATCCGCGATCCTCGACTCTTCCGCACCGGCCTTAACGATGACGAGCTCTTCCTCGACCGCGGTCACGCGACCGGCCACGGCAACTTGTTCTTGTTCGATAAGAGAAACTATGTCGCCTATGTTCTCGTCGATTATGACACAGTTTGCGATCGTCAGAGTTCCGCTCGCCATTCAGGAATGACAGCAAAAGACGTTTGCTTGTACACCAATGGGAAAACATTTTTTTTGCGTTTTTGGACCACTGGATGCACCTGCCAAGTGGTTCAGCGGAGAGTGGACTTCGACCGTCGGCTGTCGTGGTGGTGTTTGTCCGCCTGAGAGGACGGGTTTGCTCGTTTTGCACCCGCTACACCAACCTGGCTTCTGCCTGGCGTGCACGCATTGAAGCAACGATTGTGCATGATCATGATTTATTATATTGGTGAAACATACCACACACTATGACTATCTCCGAGGCGACGGCCAATCGTAAAAGACGGGCAGAAATTCTGAAGCAGAGGCGGCGTGATGGGAAAGTAAAACAGGTCATGTCTTCAACGCTGAGGAATAAACGCGCCGCGGGTGCCAAACTAAAAGCGGACAAGCTGGCTCAAAGAGAAAGAGCTCAGCGAGAGAAAAGGGAAATGCGTGCCGAGATTAAAGCGCAAAAGAAGGAGATCAGGGAGGAGAGGATGCGCAATACCAAATTAGAAAGAGAATTGCGATCGGCAAACGCTCGTGAAGCCAAACAGAAGAGAGAAACAAGGAAGAAGGATGGGTGCACTGATACCAATTTGATGGCTATCCGCCAAGCTATGATGGCGGCGGTGCCGACAGCTTTGGAGATGAGAGGTTTGACGAGCGCGGCTTTCTCGCGACGCAGAGAAACAATGAGCTCCACGTGGACCTCGCTAAGGAAGTACCTCGTCGCGTGTCACAAGAAGAACTTTGAGTCCGCCAAGAAGAAAAAAGGAGCTAAAGCACCACGAAATCCGTCGAAAGGTTCAGGCGCCCCTGTTTTTAAGAATCGGGCAGTATTCCTGCCTGATATAGGTCAGGTCATTGACGAAGCCGCATATAAAAAAGCTACAGCGGCCGCGTTCGGCCGAGGAAACGTCCGTGCACCTGGAATACCAAAGAAGAGGGGAAAGTCGCCAAGAATAGCTCCTATTTTCATCGGAACCAATGTCTAAAATGACTCCCGTAGAAAATATAAAGCCGGAGCGCCTGGTAGGGGGTGGGGCCGTCGCCACGGATGGGCGATGGTGGTCGTACGAGGCGACGTACGTTGGATTTATTTTGTTTTCCATACGTAACAACGAATAGATATGACACTCACGTGCAAAACACACAAAAAGTGCTACACCAGGAAGGACAGCAAAAAGTGCCTCACGCCAAACGCATGGGTCGTCTTCCTTCGAACCAACAAAAACGTGTTCACTTCCAGGGGAGAGGCCTCCGAGACTTACCGTAAAAAATTCAAACCGGTTCTTGAAAACTTGATCGAGGCAGGATCCAAGGACGCAAGTGCAAAACAAAAAAAAGCTCTTTTCCACAAAGCTGTATGTGAGTACTTCTACGCACAAATGAAAGCTTCGGGCAAGAACACTGCAGTCAACAAGAAAAAAGTGAGTAGCGGTGTTTCCAAAGTCCTCGAGAAAAACAGCATACCCAAAACACTCAAGATCATGGGAGCCAAACATGTTGCAGCGGCCCTGGCTGCAAAGGAACAGGCTATGAAAAAGGCAGATGCCAGTGTCGCCGCCAAAGAAAAAATCGCAGAGGCCGAAAGACGCAAAGCGAAAGACATCATCAGGAGGGCAATTGAGGCAGCTGCGCGGGCGAGGCTACTAAAGAAGGAGGCTGCCTCTGCCAAAACCAGGACGAGCTCATCGTCTTCCACACGTACGACGACCAAGGCCAAAGAAGCCAAGGCCACGGCCTCGAAGAAAAAAACGGCCTTCAACAAAGCCAAGACGAAGGCTGACACCCTGCAGAATAGCGCCGAAAAGGCCATTAAGAAGATGAAAATAACGAGTCAAGCCGTCACGTCGGCCAAAGATACAGCCGACAAGGTAGCGAAAAGGAAGATACCACGAGCTTTAGCCGCACTTGATACCAGTCTCATAATAAGTGGTGTGGGTAGAAAGAGGAGGAAAAGAAGTTGATTCAGCACACCAACATTACCCTTGCTTATTAAACCTTGAAAAAAAACTCGAAGCAGCCCCTTTCTCCCTCATTCTCATCGTAGATTCGCTTATACAGCAAAACTTCTTCGCGACCGTACTCCTTTTTAGATCCGTCTTTGAAAACGACCTCGAATACTTCACTTTCTTTACCAGGCGTGTGGCCTGCCTTCACATACCTTTGCCTGACTTTGCTACATATAAAATCGCCATCAGCATCGTCCGGGTCTGGCGTCGCCAACATCAACCCAATGGGTTTCTCTATGCACGGGTCTTCGTCATCTTCTTGTTCCTGGCAGGAAACGATGGACATCTCCGACACGTCGTCCGACACATCGTCCGAGGAGCTTGAGCTTGAATCAGATGATGGGATGCAACTCGATGCGGACGCGTCGGGCCCCTCCCCGTCGATGCTACCAATGATAGAGGACCAGTTGCCATCGGAACCACCCATGTTTCCATCGCTGGTGTGAACGACGTCTTTTTCCGTATCGTCATCAATGAAGCCGCATGAAGCTTGGCTGTCACCACCGTCCCCACCGTCCCCACCGGCACCATCGGCACCATCGGCACCACCGCCAGCCGCACCGAATCCTGCCGCCACGAGAGATGAAGGCTTTTCAGCGACCGGTTGGCCCCAATGAGCTGCATCCGCCTCACCGGATGCCGTTACCTCGTCGGATGCTTTTTCCGCCGCGCCGGGTGCCGCCGCCGCACCCGAAGATCCCGCCGCACCCGAAGATCCCACCGCGCCGGATCCTCCCGTGACCGCGAGGGACGAGGGCTGGTGCGACATTGCACCACCGCCATCATGACCGGATCCCGACATGTCATCAAAGTCGAACACGTCTGAAAAAGGGCCCGGCATAGCGGTGTCCTCGGCAGTCGTTCCGAATGCTTCGGGTGTATCAAGGTTGCCCAGTGACTGGGAAGCTAGACCAAAGTCACACCCAGAGTCAATATCAAGGAAGAGGTCGAGTAGATCTTTACATCCGTCGTCCATACTTCTGTAAAAAACAAACATACAGCGGGAAACAACGGCAATTTTTGTAAAATACATACATCCATACATACTGCGTGTCCGAAAGTAACAGCTGTTGCCACTAAATATTACTGCTGTAAGTATTGCGTACAACAGCACTCACCTCACTCTGCTCTCCACAAGCCCAGGGGTGAAAGCTCTTTTCCTCACGTGCAACGGCACAGGCTAGCTTGAGTACGGAGCAAAGCGGATGTGTGCGGCAATGAGTACGGAGCAACACGCGAAGCGTGAAGGATACCACCAGGATCTACCTGGAGGAAGGTCGTGCCACGGCAATACATTTTTTTATTATACCCCGAAAAATATTCGCTGTCGATCCTTGTTGTAGAGGGGTTGGATCTTGGAATAATAATATTTATTTGCTGTAACCAAAAAAAGAAAAATACATCAGCACATGCATACACATACACACAATTCACACACACACACACCTCACACCAACCTGTCCCTCACCCATTTTCAAGTATGGAGCAGCTGGCTTTTGACACCGGGAGCCTCTCGCGAGACACCACGGATGGTCGCTCACAAGTCCAGTCCAACCCAACCATGGCCGGCGCACCGGTTGATGTTCATGAGAAGATCTGCAAAATTGTGTCACTACTGTCACAGGCTCTGGTCCTCACTCTGAGCTTATTGAAAGCGATGATGACTACACGAGACGTACACGGCGACAACCGCCTCGAGCATATGCCCGATGAAGAACATCAAGTGCTTCCTCCAGCGCGCGGGCAGCTCGAACGTCCGGATCCCGCGAACACCTACAGGTGAAGTTATGTCATTACATGTATATATGATGAGATGGATCCTCGAAAATAACACCACACGAGTAGCAGCAACAGCAACAACAACAACATGCATTTAGCACGCGTAGCATTATATACCCTTTGTTCGGTAACTACTGCACGGATCTGGTCACGGGCAGAGTTTGTTTGTCACATACACACGCCCGCCCGGAAGCGAACTGACAGAGATTGAGATTGACACCGAAGCAGGCGGTAAATTCAACCATCCATCACGCGCGCTGTTTCATGCACCATCATGATGTTTCCCCGGAACATTCCAAAGTAATTTGTTTATCCGAGCGTGTCACAACGTTCCACCGCGAGCATCTTATCTGCGACAACCACTGGCACACCTTTGGTAGCCAGAGGGATCTGAAAATAGGTGCAATCTCAAGGGTTGTACACTTGATCGCAACCTGGCAGAGATTGACAGAATTGGCACCAGTAGCAGGCGGTCGTTTCAACCATCATTTTCCTTCAAAAAAATATGCCAACAATTTTTACATCACCAGGTTCCGCCGCCACATGGCCACCGACAACATCACCTTCACGAGAGGCCAAGGGTCTTGGAGTGGTTACTCCGGAGCGGGTGTCGACAACGATGGATCTGCTGAAGAATGAAATGGTAGCTACCGTCGAGAGTTACGCATGGAAGACCTTTGGAGAGAGACCTTTGGAGAGAGACCTTTGGAGAGAGACCTTTGGCGACAAAGACTGTGGGAAAAGAGATACTTTGGGCGTGGATCCTTATTGAGTAAAAAAGAGTTCCGGTGTGTTGCGATGTGCGGCGTATATATATATATATATATCGCGGGAGAGCCTCATGCCCCGCCAGTCCTTTTAGCAACAGAGTTGTACCGGCAGAGGAGATGGTCGGATCCTAGCATTTATTGTTAATATACGCGACAGACAGAAGAAGAGGATGGTTAGGTCCTTTTTTTCTCTTGTTGTTATCGCCATAGGCAGATATTTCGAGAGTTTTTTTATCGCGATGCTTTGTTGTCAGGAACAAATAAATATTCGCATGCGTACGTTTCGTTATTCCTACACATTTTGGTCATGGACATGGACGACTGCACCGAGTGCCCCGTCGAGCAAGGCATTGTTTCCAAAGGTGGCATACGTTCGCGGATCCATCACGACGAAGCCTTTCGCGGCATCCGAAGGATCATGCCGAGTGCACAATTGAAACTCCTCGATGTCTCTTTTCTATCATATGTGGGTTTGTTCAACTGAAAAAAACAAAATATATTTTGTACGTCTGTTGGTAAGCGACGCGGCATGATCTTTTCGGTGAACGGCATACTAAATACCAAGCTACGCTTACGCCGCCACCGCCTTTGTCATCTCTGGTCTAATAACCTATTACCTCGGCGCAGAATACCTTGTAACAGACTTCAATCAAGACAAGCACGTGTCTCCTGTAGAGGAGCGCACAAGAAAATATGTACAGGTGGCTACATCCGCCCTATTACGGAGGAATACAGTTAACAAGACCAAAATGATCCAACCAACGTACTCGTCCAACAATAGACCTCTCGTGTGAATGAGAGGCCTGGCCTTACATCTGCGTCAATCTACCGGCCATGTCCCAGAGGGACTACTTTCTGTCCTCTTACTGACGTCTCAGGAGATGAGTTGGCCACGACTTGCGAACCAACCCACAGTATCCCGCGAGACAAAAGTTGAGGGTGGCACTCGCATCCCTATCACACCTAAATGCCACCCCGTTTTCGAAAAGAGGACAGGGATTTTCAACGCCCACGGAAACAGTTGTACACTGTCGCACACGCTGACCACCCTGAACATCAGTCATCTCCCCGCCACACCCCCCGGGGCACATCTTGGAAGTCCTGAACTCGTCCAACATCCCCACGTTCACCCTCGAACAGATAGCCCTCACGAGCTTCTTTCGAGGCGCGGAGGCGTGCCCTTTCTTTGCCCTGAAGCTGCCGTTCCCGAACAAAACAATGCTCTTGCGGTCGGAAGGGCACGCAGCTATGTTCGAAGCCAGCTTGTCAACAGTCTTCTGTACAAGCCTCGATGAGTGGAACCTCGACCTCTTCCTCGCCCTCTTCATCTTTTCCGCGAACATAACCTTGAACGTTTCGGCCGCCACACGACAGTACGCGAGAAAAGACGACTTTCTGGCTGTCTTCTTCTTGACCGCGGAAAATCTGGGGAAACACCGCCCGTACTCGTCGTTCGATCTCCGCTTCTTCTCTCTTCCTTCCAACATGGTCCTCCCACACTTCGCGGAGTACTCGGTTCCCTTCATCTCCCAGGCCGTGCTTCTCTCGCGAACGCTCCCGACACACCTGCAGAATTCCAGGGGACACGACCTCACAGAAACCACTGAAGCGCACCCTGGATCGACGACGGTCAGGTTGTATGCATGAAGTCGGTCAGCGACAATCTTCCGACTGTCCTTTCTCGCCTGGGAGAGCACGAACAAGCCCCTTTCTTGCGTTTCCAGGGAGACCACCTTCTTGGGAATCTGATACCCGGACTTGGCCAGATCTTTCGTACCAGGAACGTGGGGCTTTTTGGATACCAGGGCCATAAAGGTCACCTGAACCTGGTAGCCGTCTGACCTAAATCCCGACGGCTTGTACCCTTTCCTATTAACCCTCCCAAGGTCGAAGTGCTCGGAAATAAACCTTGAGACGGACGAGAAGTCGTGACCCTCCTTGTGAAAAATGCTCCCGACCACGGAAGAAGAGTAGTATGGAAAGCACGGGGCTAGCTTCCAGACAGGGAGGACCGTGCACATCTTGGGTCGATCCACCAGTCCTCGCTTGATCCTCTCTGACATATAGAAGGCCTTCCTCACTTTTTCCTCGTCGGATCTCGTCTTGGTTTCCTCTCGGAGGTCCCTGTTGTTGTCGGACGCCTCCTCGGCAACGTGTGAGATCATGCTGATCAGTTCGAGGAACAGATGGGGCTTCTTCTTCAAGACCTTGAGCACTGATACGTCCGGTTCGGTCGAATAAACTTGTGCGAGAAGGTCCCTCACTTGTAGCACGTGGGGTACGTACCCGGGATCGAGGTCTCCTCTCATCTCTCGTTCCAGACAGTCGTTTGACAGAGAGACGATAATTCTCGATCGATCCTTCGCGGGGAGGTGTTGGAATGCCAACTGGGAATCGTTCATGAGCCTAAACCTCAGGAACCCCTTGATCTTGGCCTCCAGGTGCACAACAATAGAGTTCTTGGCAGATACCTCCATTTCTCTCGTGACGGTTTCTTGGAGTCGACAGGGGACCCTGGGAGGGAAGAGAGATGTGTCGAAACCGGACTGGTCGATGAACTCGTCGAGTAGGTCGGAGAAGTCGTTTCTCGTGTTCTTTCCGGATATGCGGGTGTTGATGGCGGCCCAACACCTATCGTAGAAGACTTTCTTGACCTCAGGAGGTTGCAGGCCCTGCTCGAGTCTCCTGATGACGACGTAGTTTGAGAATAGACCAACGATGTACCTGAAGGACCCGGTGTACCTGGACATTCTCTCGAGGCGGTCTCGAATGTACTTTGGCATCACAGATTTCACCAGAGTCCTCTCGAGATCCAGACATATACACGACTGTCTTGTTGAGCTTGACTCTTCATCGCCTTCTGCGTGTAGCGATTGTTCCACACCGCTCTTCCGAGTGCATCTTTTCTTCGCGCGTGGGTCTGGATTCTCGGTGTCGACTTCCATGTTGGTATGTTATCCACCAATATTTTATTTCATGGTTCTCAGGCGCAGTGTGACTGATGTAGGGCCAGGTTTCACGGTGAAAGTTATCTGTTCAAACTGGGGAAGGCCCCATATCTTAATCAACCAGCGGGGCTTAGGACGACATTCGACAAGAGTAATTTTTTAGCCAAATCATGTGCCATTGAGCCTTGTGATGTTTGTGATGTTTTTTGGGTCCAGGGTGTTGTTTGTTTGATCAGAAAAAACATCCCCATCGAAAACCATCTTGTGGTTCAGTACAGGCCTGTTCACAAGGGGCAACTCTTGCGAATATGTTATCCATCATCACATTCCAAAAAAGTATTTTTAACGCATCCTCTTTTTTCCTATTTTGTTGGAGCACATGTGGACTTGTTAACTATGGTCCACCGTAATAGTCTCCCTTTTGGTCGCCGACACTGTATACGACATATCTTTTAAAGTCAGGGGCTACATGGCAAACAAAAAACATTTCGTGTACAAGCGCTGGTTTCCAAAACTCTATTCCAGCTGATGATACACTACTTCTCGAGAGCCTTCGCGACAACGGGGAGCATCACGAAGAACATGGCCAAAATGTGTGCGATGGTAAGCAATTTTGCCTTCGGAGTTTTCGGCAACAAATCGCCGTATCCGACAGAGGAAGACGTGACCGCACTGAAGTAGTAAGCGTCGATCGCGGACGAGAAGCCGAAGTGTGTGTGATCATCCCCTTGGTCCAGCTGCCAATAAAGTTCAGCGAAAACGACGAGCAAAATCAGATTAGACAATATTCCGCCGACGAGCGAAGTATCAATCAGTGGCCTGAACGATACAATCTCTTTTACGCCCCCGCTCACCACCAGTCCCCTGAGCGCGATAGCGATGCCGCAAGTCGCAAACAGTCGCCGGGACATTGTTTAGTGATAACTAGAGGCAAAGAAAATAAAGAATATCTATTCACAACTATCCATGCACACATGGTTTCATGGACAGAAAAACATCGCCCAACAAGACTCCAGGATGTAAGCGGTAATGATCACGTGATCAGAGCCTTGCAATCGTTTACATCCATGGAGACTACCCCAAATATGATTCTACACGGTCCACCGGGAAGCGGGAAAACCTCATCAATCATTTCAATGGCGAAAAGCTTCTTCGGAAGGACCAACATCTCCATCATGACCCTTGAACTTAACGCGGGAGACTCCCGGTCGATCGGGACCATGCGTGACCAGATTCATTTCTTCACTAGATGTTCCTCTGTGACCGACAGATCGACCAACGCGCTAAAGTTAGTCATACTAGACGAAGCGGATGGCCTCACTAGTTGCGCACAGCGCGCCTTGAGGCACCTGATCGAAACCACAAGCGGTCGCGCAAGATTCTGCCTTTGCTGCAACTACATCAGTAGGCTGTCCAGCGGGTTGCGATCCAGATGCACCTCATTCAGCTTTTCTGGTATTGGGAACGTGCAACTCGCTCACACTCTACGGGAAGTAGCGCGAAAAGAAGATCTGGAAATATCAGAGGAGGGGCTGAATGCAGTGGTGAAGGTTTGCGCAGGAGATGCGAGGCAAGGCATCAACCTTCTACAAAGCCTCAGCCTTGGTGACGCCACGACTCTTGTTGTGCGCGACGACCAAGCCGTTTATGCTACGTGCGGCTTACCATCCCCTTCCCAAACCAGTGAGATTTTCGAAGTGCTACTCAATCAAAGCTTTTCCGTTGGGTACACAACGCTTACATCCTTTGTTGAACTCTACCAGTTTTCTCTCCTACAGATGATCCCCCCTCTGGTAGAGAGTATCATTTCGTGCAGTGATAAAGATATTGGTGTGGACACAGTGGGAGAGGTACTGTCCACGCTTGCTGATGTCGAACGTTGCTTGTCAAATGGAGGGTCGGAAGGTATCGCCGTGGGCGCCATGGTGGGTGCCTTTCATCGTCGTTGAATCGATTGCGTGGCTCAATAATCAGTAAAAAATATTGTTGGTTTGTATCAAAAAATGGGGAACTGTTTGCCGTGTCTACGCGAAAAAGAAGTGGATAGAAGGTCAGCGAGAACCAGCTACTTTGATGCCAAACTCAGAGAGAAACAAGTGATGGCATACACAAGCAGCGAGTTTAATAAAGAGAAGAAGCTTGGAGTCAATGTAAAGTATAAAATAACTTTAACTTCGCCAAAAAAGCAGCTCCAATCTACAAAACTCGATCGACGGAGCGACGGCTGCGCGATCGACGATACAAAGGGGGCCACCGCTTGATCGAAACCACAGGGGGCTATACACTCCACAGACTATCTTTGCCGACCTGCATTCATGCCCGATGTACTGCTGCTGCTGCTGTTGCCGTTCATCATCCAACTCTCTCCTGCGACCCGTGCTCATTGCGATGACACAACTGTGACAAACAACTTGCAAACCACGCATAGACAAATGGTATGTGAAAAAAAAAGATCCGCACACGTACTCTACACTTCACCAACTGCTGTGTTTCAGCTACTACAGCAGTAGACAACACCCTCCATTGTCACTCCGTAATGCTGCTGTCATGCACATCGCACCGACGTACCATAGCACCGTAGCACCACGGTGTGTCGCATTTCTCTTGTTTTCTTCAGACCATAGATGAATTTGTCGAACAAACAATTTATCGGAAGGTCGTACTCGCAACGACCTTCGGAATAATTTCTTGCAACATCTCGAAGACAATACCCCGTCACCCCTCCCCTCACACAACCCTCCCCGATCACAATCTCGCCACCACCCTTCCTCCAGTCACACCCTGTTCATCCCATCTGCACTCTAGCGTGCCGTTCTTGCGGTACTCGAGTGTGCGTTCTTCGCTCACGTGATCTGGGACGACGCGCCGGCATCTCTCTTTCGGCAAGGTGAGGCGTCCCTCCTGGTGTGAAGTCTCGATGTATACAAGGCGGATCTTGGTTTTTGCACTCTTGACCCATCTCGCGTTTGCTGGCGTGGCCGGCGGGAAGGTTTATAGACCTGTACCGCCGTACACACCGACAAACGACGGGCACGCCACTGCATCAACGAGCTTTGTCTCAGATAAATGCACAGTGTTCAGAGGTTGGTTTTTAGCTGCTGGAGTCGAGTTCGCCTGCTGTAGGAGGGGATCCTGCTTGTCAGTCTGTAAGACCAAGTGAAAAAACATCAACAGTTCAACTGACAATCTATGCCCGCCCGATCTCGCTCGCCCTTCCTCGCCCACTCCCTCTCTTCTGTCAGCAAGCGAGGACAAGCGGGGGCGGTCAAGTGGATATCAGCAGGCGAGTGGTGGTTACTGCTGTCGTAGATGGCGGATCTTGGTTTTTGCGCTCTTGACCCATCTCGCGTTTGCTGGCGTGGCCGGCGGGAAGGTTTATAGACCTGTACCGCCGTACACACCGACAAACGACGGGCACGCCACTGCATCAACGAGCTTTGTCTCAGATAAATGCACAGTGTTCAGAGGTTGGTTTTTAGCTGCTGGAGTCGAGTTCGCCTGCTGTAGGAGGGGATCCTGCTTGTCAGTCTGTAAGACCAAGTGAAAAAACATCAACAGTTCAACTGACAATCTATGCCCGCCCGATCCCGCTCGCCCTTCCTCGCCCACTCCCTCTCTTCTGTCAGCAAGCGAGGACAAGCGGGGGCGGTCAAGTGGATATCAGCAGGCGAGTGGTGGTTACTGCTGTCGTAGATGGCGGATCTTGGTTTTTGCGCTCTTGACCCATCTCGCGTTTGCTGGCGTGGCCGGCGGGAAGGTTTATAGACCTGTACCGCCGTACACACCGACAAACGACGGGCACGCCACTGCATCAACGAGCTTTGTCTCAGATAAATGCACAGTGTTCAGAGGTTGGTTTTTAGCTGCTGGAGTCGAGTTCGCCTGCTGTAGGAGGGGATCCTGCTTGTCAGTCTGTAAGACCAAGTGAAAAAACATCAACAGTTCAACTGACAATCTATGCCCGCCCGATCCCGCTCGCCCTTCCTCGCCCACTCCCTCTCTTCTGTCAGCAAGCGAGGACAAGCGGGGGCGGTCAAGTGGATATCAGCAGGCGAGTGGTGGTTACTGCTGTCGTAGATGGCGGATCTTGGTTTTTGCACTCTTGACCCATCTCGCGTTTGCTGGCGTGGCCGGCGGGAAGGTTTATAGACCTGTACCGCCGTACACACCGACAAACGACGGGCACGCCACTGCATCAACGAGCTTTGTCTCAGATAAATGCACAGTGTTCAGAGGTTGGTTTTTAGCTGCTGGAGTCGAGTTCGCCTGCTGTAGGAGGGGATCCTGCTTGTCAGTCTGTAAGACCAAGTGAAAAAACATCAACAGTTCAACTGACAATCTATGCCCGCCCGATCCCGCTCGCCCTTCCTCGCCCACTCCCTCTCTTCTGTCAGCAAGCGAGGACAAGCGGGGGCGGTCAAGTGGATATCAGCAGGCGAGTGGTGGTTACTGCTGTCGTAGATGGCGGATCTTGGTTTTTGCGCTCTTGACCCATCTCGCGTTTGCTGGCGTGGCCGGCCTGTACCGCCGTACCCACCGACAAACGACGGACACGCCATTGCATCAACGAGCTTTGTCTCAGATAAATGCACAGTGTCCAGAGATTGGTTTTTAGCTGCTGGAGTCAAGTCCGCCTGCTGTAGGAGGGGATCCTGCTTGTCCACCTGTGAGACATGTACAAGTCCGCAATCACGGACATCTCTAAGCGCCATCCTGCCCTCCTCTGCTGTCTCCCATGACCGAAAACGATTGCACGCGCTGTCGGTGCAACGGCGGAGAGCAATACACGCCGCTTGGGACCGGCTTTGGCACTTGTGGTCGAGGAGGGGACCACAGGAGTGTCGGCCACGACGAACGCAACATCAGACTTTTCCCGCGTTGTTGGTTGGAAAAAGATGGGCGCGAGCTTTAAATAGTATGTACTTATGAAATGGTGCTCCGAATTCCATTTCGCGCGTGGGGTAAGCTTTCTTTCGCTTGCATCGTACAAAATAAAATATTGCTTGAATATAAAAACATGACTCATTCTTTGGGTACAGTTTTTTTTCTTACATGTGGTTTCTCTGCCTACTCTGGCGTACAGTCAAATACACCCATCCCCAAACCTGTATGCGATGCATCCAAGGAAATTTCAGTTCGCTACAGTTCTACATCTCAGCGCATCTATCTAGAATCCGTCGACGGGTCTCGTGGCGGGTGCGCTAGCCCTACCATGGTATACGAGGCCCTAGGCGACGCTAGCCCACTTTTCCCCCTCGAAACATCCGGGGAATGGATGCTCACAGAAACTCTGCATATTTTGGATGGAATTACCTTGAACCTGTATGGAACCGATGTGGGTGGTGATGTAGACTACATCAAGCTCAGAAGCGACTCTGAAATGACGGTAAGCATTCGCGCTCACGGAGGATCGCTGGATTTGCTCAACACAAAGGTAACCTCATGGGACTCCTCCAAAGGTGACGTAGACACTGATTGGAGCGATGGTCGCTCATTCCTCAGCGCCATATCTGAAGTTGTTCTCGACGCCAGCGAGACGTGCGTAGGTTCCGCCAAGAACGACATGGGAGAAGCACGCATGGACATTGAAAACTGCGAAATCGCATTCCTGGGCTACGAGGAAGCCGAAAGCTGGGGAATTAGTTGGAAATTACGCGGTGTTTGCAACGATAAATCTAACCTGGACATGTACGAGGGAGTCGGTGTGTACGGCAACCTGCTCGGAAGCGACGTCCACGACCTCTATTATGGGCACTATGGGTACAGACAGTCATTCGCCCTTTTGAGCAGAAACAGCGTTTACAACAACGAGGTGTATGGATTCGACCCACACGACGATTCTGTCAACATTACCATTTCGCACAACGACGTGTACTCCAATTTCAATCATGGCGTGATATGGTCCAAGTATTGCCACAATGCAGTAGTCACCAACAACCACGTGCACGACAACGGCGGCGTGGGAATCTTTGCACACTTCGTTTCCGACAACGCATACATCTCGCACAACACTATAGAAAACAATGGTGACAGCGGCATTGCCTTTTTGGAGTCTAGTGGAGGCCTCGTGTACAACAACACCGTGCGTGAAAACGTCCACGGAATTCGGTTCTCTGTGGGCTCTCGCCAAAATGTGGTGGCCGAGAATACGTTCGAGGAAAACACCGGATACGACCTGTATCAATACGCGGGTAATGATCAGGTGGTGGAGGTAGACGACGGCAACCCCACTGGAAATGTGATATATGCGAACCTGTTTTCTGGGAACGTCGGGGGAGCACGACTGGACGACTCCACAGACACGCAGCTCATTTTCAACTCGGTCGAAGACTGGGCCAGTTTCGAAATGGTGGATTCGACGAACACTCTGGTTCAGGGCAACATTTTTCCAGCGGACATGATATACACTTCCAGCGGGTCTTGTATCAATTCCGCTTCAGACGTGTTCTTCGGTGAAGTTTGTACCAACGCCGCGATCGACCCCTACGACCAGAGCGACTACCACACCTACCACACAACAAATGATCCGGATACGGTCGCCGTCGAAGCTACGCCCGACCCCCAAACCCATGCACCTACTGCGTCGCCATCTGCTTCCGCGTTTACCACAAGACCCACCTTTCAACCTTCTGCTTCTACATTTACCGCATCTCCCACCACCATCATCAAAAGTGGTACGGAGAGCAGCTACAGGAGTCGGGGTGCCAATGAAAAGGATGGTGATGACTATTATGATGAGTTTGAAACGATGTCACCAACACCCATAGATGCTCGTGGCATCGTAGTTGACGACGATCGAAACGCCCAAGATTTGACCAGTGGCACATCATCATCATCATCGCCGCGTAGCAGGTCAAATGGGGCAGTTGGATGGTTTGGCTTCGTCGCGGTTGTTGGTGTTCTCTTATTGCAATGATTGCTCTGGCGACCACTGCCAAGATATCAGGATCCGACTCTTTTGACTTTCCACCGGAATTTACAAGTTATGAACAGGATTCGACTCTTTTGACCTAAATTAGTTGCAGAGATCGCTTTTACCCCTTTGCACCCCCTCACTCTCACAAACACCATCCCGAGGATCGGATCACGTACAGAAGGACCACTGCTGGTATCGGGACAGGCATCGCAACAATCAGGTGCTGGATCGTCGAGGGCATTGATTCTCGCAGTAGTATTAAACGCTGGAAATAAAGCCTGTGACTGTATGTAGCACCACCACCAACAACTGCTGCCCGCGCCGATCTTTGATCTCGTGTGGCACGATCGCCGACGTTGTCCACCAACGCTGCCTGCCACCGTCAACTAAATATGAGAGATATGCATAATAGTAACCTCGTGTATGTACATCTCGGTTTCCTATGGCATGGCAGAACGTTTCAAGGATGGCTCTCCCCAACAAGTTTACCGGAAGCGGAAATACAACCCCGGTTGCAGAACAACGAGAGGGTATTCCGCAAAACCAAGAAAGCGGCGACGACGGCTTCGCCATGGAATTGCTGGAGAGCCTTTGCTCTCAACTAAATGGCCACCAGCGCGTGGTTGACCAGCTGGACAGTTTGCATCACTTTTGGGATAAACAGCAGAAATGGAATCAGTCTGCACAGAAGAACAAGTGTCTTAGGGAGAAGATTCTTCAACTGCAGATGAAGCACAAAAAGCAAGATGAAGAGCGGAGGATCCAGAAACTGATCATGCAGCACGAGTGCGAAGTGAGAGAGCAAATTTGTAGGAAGGAGCAGTCGATGGAGATGCAGGCGGTGCAAAAAGAAATGACTGATCACCGACAGGAATGGCAAATTGCGAAAGACGACCTCGAAGCCCACCAAGCAGCCGTGCACACCCACTTGTCGGGTCGTATCGTGACGAAGAATGATGAAGAGCAGCGGCAGCGTGACAAGAACAAGTCTGTGCTTAAGATGATCATGCACGAGCTGACTCGGCGCAGGCAGCAGAAGGAACAGGTGTGTCTGCTATAATAAATAATATGTTATATTATCATCACTTTTTTTATTTTTTTGTAATTAATTAATTTGCCACACGAACACACATACATGCCATTGATGGTGATCGGAACAAATGCTTTTCCTCATCGGTATTATAGGCTGCTACCAGACCCCAAGGATCGGTGGCCAAGAGCATCGGCGAAGCAGCTGGTGCCAGCATGCCTCGTAGCGCTGACATCGGAGGTGGTGAGGACAGCGGGGTCAACGGGGCCAAGAAAGGAAAGGGAAAAAAGCGTCACCGGGAAGAAGAAGAAGAAGAAGAAGAAGCGGCCCGTCAGGTACAAGTATTTCAATTATATGTGTTAACAGTCGACCACCCCTGTCATCGTAGACGCCTGACGCCTGCGGATGATATATCCACGCCGTGGAATAGCCGTAGACTGCGCTTGATGCTATAATATTGAGGTTGGCCGGAGACGGACGCGCGGCCAAGTCGGGTAGATTATGGTGCTTGTTCACTCAGCACCTCATCAAGAACCTCCTTCACTTTCTCAAACAGCCAAAACGGCCTCCCCCAAACCAAGTCCACGATTTGAACCAGGAGAGCATCTTCTTCCACAATCCTGACACACGTGTCGTTCTGTAAAACATGCTCGACCTCGGGCAAAACGCCGGACAAAGAGTATGCCAGAGGGTGAGTTGCCATCGGCACGTTCGTAAAAAAGTTGGGTTCGTTGTCGCCTTGGCGGTACATTGTGACATTAATGTCATGCGTCAAGGCGTAAGGAGGGCTTTCACCGTGCCAATCGAGGAAAAAGTCCACTCCGTCAACCAAGCGCATCTTCTGCGCGAATTTCCCCCCCAGACCTTTCGCCAAGATGCCGCTGATGTAAGATCGCTGCCACTGCGTCACAGGTGGATTAAGAACGTGTCCGTCAAAATGGTGGCTTAAGTGCTTTTTCGCTCCCATCTGCGAATCTGTCGTTACGAGACCCCTTTTATTCACCTCGGATAAATACGGCCTTGCTTGCGCCATCGACGCATCTTCACCAGGGTCTCCCACGCGCACCGTTGTCAACATCGCGACCGCACTCAACTTCCCAAGCGCCTGCACAGGAGACAATTCCTCCGGGCCCTGGTCGCCGAAACAGTCGTAGACCCGCTGCCGTCGTATACGAGTGCGAACACGATCGCTGCTGCGCCGAGGCGTGCCCGGTGGCGTGGCCGGAGGAGAGGCCGCAGGCGACGACATGATATACTAATTGAAACAAACATTTTTATAAATTTCGTTGACGAGACCACAAACCGCATTTTCTGCCGATCGATGCTGTGCAGGCACGCGCTGTGAACGATGAGGACTGAGTGGCGTCTTCATCGACCAGGAACATAGGCGACGCCGTGCACGAGAGGGAGAAAATCTTTCTTTTGTGTTGCGTTTTGCGTTTGGGATGATGGTGTTGCCTGCAGAGGACATGGGGCCAATCAGAGATTACCACTTGCTGGTTGGTCTCTGAGACAAGGGAGGTGGCGTGAGGCTGCTGTAGACAAGTAGAGTTGAATAATGTATTCCAATTGATTCAATGAAGAGCACCGAACAAACAACGTCCAGCGGACGCAAACTGGGCGTTCAAGGAGCGCAACCGCGTTCTCGGAATGTCGAATGGCGAGAGAGGTGGTGGAAATGGAAAGGTTCGCCTGACCAATCAGAGAGCGTGACACATAGGGAGACACGCAACCGCGTTCTCGGAATGTCGAATGGCGAGAGAGGTGGTGGAAATGGAAAGGTTCGCCTGACCAATCAGAGAGCATGACACACAGGGAGACACGCAGAAAACACAATATAGCACACAACCTACCCTACCCTACCACACAAGAGCCAATGCGCCTACGAGGTATTCTTTACTCGTCCCCTCCCTCGGACTACACAAAAAGCCAGCACGGCTCAGCCATGAACTTTCCAACGCGAGAGGAGAAAAACAATGGAGTGGTGGTGGCGTGCACATGCCGGCAGCCGTCGTGGCGATTCACGTACGTGGCATGCAACACGCGCGCAATGCTTGTGTTGGGAGAGGGATGGGGATAAAAAAAGGTGGGAGGGAATCGAGTAGCGGATGTGGCATCCAACACACAGCAAGAGTAACAGAACTGCCGCGCACGACGCCTATGTTGGGAGAGGATCGAGCAAGGATGGGGGAGGAGGGGGAGAATCGGGGACCGGACGCGGCAGTTGGGGAGGCATGGCCACGGAGACCTTGGCTGGAAGGAAACATGGCACGAACGCTGACGCCACAGCAGGCCCGCTCGCTGGCCAGCAGCCTTCAGGTGCGTAAAAAGTTCAGGAGGCTTGTTTATATTAAACGGGGATGAAGACTTTGTGTCCCCTCCCAACCATCGTTGTAGCGGCACACAAGAGCACAACACCGAGCAGATACACGAACGCACCGGGCGGAGCAGAGACAGCTACTGTGCACGGCACCACCTTGCACCACCTTGCGGTACACCACGGATACAGAAGCAGAGACAGCTGCTGCAATCGGGGCAACAATATTCCATCTTCTGAAAAGTGAGACAGAGAGTTTGTGTTGTACGCGTGATACACATGTCTCGATAACAACATCTGCTGTTTGCAAAGATCAACGTAGACACATGTGTCCCAGACTGCTGGCTCACTTACCCAAGATCCTCGCAGGCTTAGGCTTGGATCAGACATCAAAACAGAGCCTGTTCTATGCATACATCTGGTGTTTACCAAGATCAACGTAGACCCAGGTGTCCCCAGCGCCGACACTGCTGAACCACAACTTACTTACCCAAGATCCTCGCAGTCTGCTACACATACAACTGCTGTTTGCGAAGATCAGCGTAGACCCAGGTGTCCCCAGCTCCGACACTGCTGAACCACAGGCTCACCCACGATCCACACAAGCTGATTGCTTGTATCAAACCTTTGAAACAGAGCCTGTTCTGTGCATGCGTCTGTCAGCAATTAAAGTGTGTACCTCGATCTCACCACAGCAAACATCCTATACCAACAACACACAGGATGAACAACGACCACGGACCAATCATCGATGACGACACCAGCTCGGACACCGACAGTGTCGGTGTCGGTGGCTCCACGACCCACGATCCGGCACAGGTCTTGCATGAAATTCCGGATGATCCGGACACCGAGCTTGAAGACACTGAGCTCGAAGATCCCGCGCCGATGGCACATGTTTCCGACAGCGACGGAGCCAGTGTCGCGGAAACGGAGCTCGACGAGTCCGCGCACGTTGCTCATGCCTCCAACGACGGCGGTGGTCATGATGCCGCAATCGCCTCCACGCCCAAGCGCCGCCGCCGCAATGGTGTGAGCCGCTGTTTCAGCAACGGTAGCCTGCTGTGCACGCCTACTCGCGCTCAGGTCAAGAGGACGAGGAAGCTGTGTGATCACATGTCTCCCCCCAGGTCTTGCAGGCTGGCCATGCGCCGCCTTGAGGACCACAACGGCCCTCCGTGAATGCAACGAACTAACTAACCCTAAGGGTGTGGGGATGCCGACTGGACCGGTGACAACAAACTCGGCAATGTTGCGGGTTAGCGCAGTGATGCGATTTAAAGCTCCGTAGTCGATGGCTGACTGGTACGTCGAGAGCGCGTTGGGAGCGCTTTGTAAACGAGCTTGCGCTTCTTGTCGCTCCAGCCGCCCATTCGACACAGGTTGTCGGTCACGCTGACAGCGATGTTGTTGAGAACCTTGTTGCGCCTCCTTTCGTACAACTTCCTTTGCTCGGGTACGGCGGAGTCCTTGTGGGCGAGGATGCTGTCTGAATACATGTCGAAATGATCGAAGTAGTATGCCGGAATCGTCTGTCTGAACATGCTCACGGCTTCCCGAGTCTTCTCGACCAAGATTTGCAGAATCTCGTCGTATGCCTCATCCCTGGGGACGGTGATCCACCCTTTGCGGCTGCAGCACACCCTGGCGTTCTTGTCCCCTTTGCGCGCCCTGAAGTTAATGTTTTGGTGAAGAGAATAGAGCTTCAACCCAAACTTATAGAATACGTCAATACCGGGAAGGGGTCTCAGCAAATCGGCGACATAGTTGCTGGTGATGTGTTGCAGAGACTCCTTGCCCAAAGGGTTCACGAATACCGCGGTAGTGTCGGCTTTGACCTCAACTTTCTTGTTTCCACGAACTGGCTTAGCGCGCCACTCTTCCTGTAGCTCGCCTACGGGGGCATCATACGTGGAGATGTGTACTATGACCATGTGGCCCTCCAGTGCTTTGGTGAGCATGGTGTCGGACATACGCTCTGCGCCTTGGACGTACACGTACACAAAGCCGTCACGATACCATATTCCGAGGTAGATGAGCTTTGGACACTGCGTGCGGACGGACTCCAATATAGTGCTCAGGTCAAAGCAAGATAGGTTGGCCCTGATCGCGAGCTTCCTGTTGCGCAACGCCATTTTTCCTATCACCACAAAATACTTTTGGCAATTTATACGAACCGAATACGGCGTGTCTTTCGCGACAATTGTGAGCAGGGTGCGAGGAAAAAAATTCATAACTTTTGAGTAAACTTTCGCTTTCGGTATTCCACCGCATGTTCCGTCCGAGGGCATGATTGGTGTGACGTTTCTCATCCGGTGGTCTGCAGTGCATCCGACCACGCGGCGTTTTTGACTCTTGCCCCACTCGAGTGTTCTTTCACGCAGTTGTAGGCAAACGTATGTTTTGGCATCAATAAAATATTTCAACATACGCGCCTCGACACCAAGAATATGGCACGTGGCCTCCGTGCGACACGAGTTAAAGAAAGACCTGGTGCCCTTGAAAGCGTCTATCTTGAGCCGCCAAACGCCAAATGCGTGAGAGTCGTAAGTACTGCGAAGTTCTCCTCGCTAAGAAAATACCAAGGGTGAAACTCCTATCATAGGCCGACGATGAAAAAACTAGGTCCAGGATCTCAGACCAGACGGACTGATACATTTGAAAAAAAAAATCAGATTTCAGAAAATATATCACCATCCTGGCAACTGTAGTGCACGGGACACACTGCATAGCTCCACCGAGACTCCCTTGAATTGCAATAGCACATCCTCCATTTATACAAGCAGCCAAATGGCAATTTGTCTGGCTACACAGACAGGTGTTACACCTTTGGGCAACCATACTGTACATAAATCTGAGTTGAGTGGTACCCTTGGTTGCGTCGCATGTCAACAATTGGTGTTATGGAAAGACCCTCGCAGACCAAGCGTCAACGAAAGACCGTGTGACAACGTTATCGAAATACCAAGCGACAACGTCATCGGAAACTTCATCGGAAACTTCATCGGAAACTTCATCGGAAACTTCATCGGAAACTTCATCGGAAACTTCAACGAAATACCAAGCGTCAACGAAAGACGCAACGACATCGGAGGGGGCATCACCCAAGAGATCAATTTGGTGTTTCCCCTCGTTAAGAAAATACCAAGGGTGAAACTCCTATCATAGCCCGACGATGAAAAAACTAGGTCCAGGATCTCAGACCAGACGGACTGATACATTTGAAAAAAAAAATCAGATTTCAGAAAATATATCACCATCCTGGCAACTGTAGTGCACGGAACACACTGCATAGCTCCACCGAGACTCCCTTGAATTGCAATAGCACATCCTCCATTTATACAAGCAGCCAAATGGCAATTTGTCTGGCTACACAGCCAGGTGTTACACCTTTGGGCAACCATACTGTGCATAAATCTGAGTTGAGTGGTACCCTTGGTTGCGTCGCATGTCAACAATTGGTGTTATGGAAAGACCCTCGCAGACCAAGCGTCAACGAAAGACCGTGTGACAACGTTATCGAAATACCAAGCGACAACGTCATCGGAAACTTCATCGGAAACTTCATCGGAAACTTCATCGGAAACTTCATCGGAAACTTCATCGGAAACTTCAACGAAATACCAAGCGTCAACGAAAGACGCAACGACATCGGAGGGGGCATCACCCAAGAGATCAATTTGGTGTTTCCCCTCGTTAAGAAAATACCAAGGGTGAAACTCCTATCATAGCCCGACGATGAAAAAACTAGGTCCAGGATCTCAGACCAGACGGACTGATACATTTGAAAAAAAAAATCAGATTTCAGAAAATATATCACCATCCTGGCAACTGTAGTGCACGGAACACACTGCATAGCTCCACCGAGACTCCCTTGAATTGCAATAGCACATCCTCCATTTATACAAGCAGCCAAATGGCAATTTGTCTGGCTACACAGCCAGGTGTTACACCTTTGGGCAACCATACTGTGCATAAATCTGAGTTGAGTGGTACCCTTGGTTGCGTCGCATGTCAACAATTGGTGTTATGGAAAGACCCTCGCAGACCAAGCGTCAACGAAAGACCGTGTGACAACGTTATCGAAATACCAAGCGACAACGTCATCGGAAACTTCATCGGAAACTTCATCGGAAACTTCATCGGAAACTTCATCGGAAACTTCATCGGAAACTTCAACGAAATACCAAGCGTCAACGAAAGACGCAACGACATCGGAGGGGGCATCACCCAAGAGATCAATTTGGTGTTTCCCCTCGTTAAGAAAATACCAAGGGTGAAACTCCTATCATAGCCCGACGATGAAAAAACTAGGTCCAGGATCTCAGACCAGACGGACTGATACATTTGAAAAAAAAAATCA